TATGCCCACAGGTATCCGTAAAAGTCAACTAGCCAAGGTGATGTTTCTCTGCACGAGAAAGGTACCTGGGAATCAGGTAGCTGTAGGTGTTTGTGTTGTATTTCTTTTTATAGAGCGAGGCTCGTGCTGACCTCGTTCCAATCTTGTCATCCAACTGGAATTTGGTGACAAGACAATAATACGTTAGGCTCACTGCAGCTCCATACTGAACATTGTACTTACGGTTCCAACTCGCCGACTTTGAGTGGTCGTAGTACCGCATGATCTTTTCATACGCTTCAGGGTTGAGCTTTTTGATTTCTTTCATGGTGCAGCGATCAGTTGCTGGAACAAGCTGAAAAATACCTTGCGCTGGACCACCCTTCTGTTGGACAACCAAACCCATATCAGATTCGATTGCTGCAGTTTCCATCAGTAAATCGTGCGTCTTCTTGCGATTCTTGGTGTAACCAAGCGTGTCAAGCACTGAGTACACCGTGTTCGACAACTTCTTAATGTCCAAGTATGCCCCACCAAACCAGGTACGAACCAATTGTTTGTCTTGGTTGTCCATGTCGTTGAGAGCATTTTTGTAGCACCAATCTGTCAGATCCGCTGCCTTCAGGGTGAGCAACTTGTCGTCATTCGGAAGAAGCACAAAAGGATAGCACTTATCCGAAAGCGCTCTCAGCAGTTCGACTGTCCGGTCAAGTTGGTCAGTCTTCTTGTTGAAAGTAACAGGCATTGATGCGGCGTAGGCATCATGTTGAATGAAGCTGGTTCCGTATTCATACTCAGAAGCTTTCGCCGAGGAACACGAGAAACCAATAACCACCAGAAACATGATGCACAAAACCACTCGAAGGGTAAGATATTTGTTCATGATTAAACTCCGATGAACACCAAAGATTAGTACAAAGCGTACTCGATAGTACTCCTCACTATGAGGGTAAAACTGTTACATGCAGACTAGCAGCCAGTTGGGCTGGCTGCTAGTCTGTCCGATATGAATTAACTAGACTACTCGGACATTGCCTGCAGATTGCGGACGGTTGTTTCCTCACAACCATCAAGCAATTCAAAATAAGGGAAGTCTCCAACCAGACGTTCGAATGCTGTTGTGATCCCCATCACCCGATCCAATTTCATCTTGCGTGATAAGATCCGGTTGAGGCCACAAGTTAAAGTGTTGAACAAGTATTTGCTATAGCCAGCCCAGAGCATGTCTGCCAGTTCAGCATGTTCATCAAACAGCTGATCAGCGGTGTACACATTGGCAGCGCCGATCACCTTGAACATCTTGTCGGACAGCGGACCCGTTCTGACCTTGGTTGGTTTTACTTTAATACCCTGAACTACTTTTTCACCGTCGGTAGCAGTCAGGGGATAGGAAGCTGTTCTGTCATCCATATTCTTGTACCACCGCAAGAACTCTTTGACCCGTTTTGGGGTAGCACGGACGACCTCGATCAACGACATTGCTCCAAGGTTGCCCATTGGGATTGGTTCCATGAACCGATTACACAACCGCCATTCATAAAGGAACATCGGCAGGCCTTCAGTGTCCTGATTGACCAATCCAGAACGATCATTGAAGTAGTTCCGGATATGATAGGACATGTCGTCCATGAAGTTCTGGTTGGCAGCCAGACCGCGCAAAGAGCCATGCATGCTGATCTGACTCTTAATGTCAGAATTGCGGGTGTAATGTACCAACAAGCACACATAGTGCGGTGTGATTTCCAGTGGTACCGGAATGTCATCCAGACAAGACACCTGTCCGGCTGCAGTCATTTGTTCCAGATAGCTGGAGAACTGTCCAGCCAGGAACATCATGTTGTTGATCATCTCATTTCTGGTTGCGTACCTGAGCGGGAACTGCGCAAAATTAGATACGTCCTGTTCCATTTTCTGGTATTGCGTCAGCCGCTCCAAATCAAAGGTGGGCACCTGCGGCATCTGCAAACTTTCCACTGTTAACGGTTGCCCAGGTTCAAACCCCTGACCCAACCGATCCATTGCAGCTTGCAAGTCAATCACCGCTGGTTTCTTTCCAATACCGATAACTGAGGGCATGGTAGTCTCCTTAAAGAAAGTTACTGAAGAAGTGTCATCCTTCTAGTAATATATTCTTTAAAGAATCATCATTTACCTACACAGTCCAACATGTTCCCGGCTAAAATCACACACCAAGTCAAGACATTGTCGTTCACTGGTGTTCAACTGTTCACCAACAATGATGAACTTCTTCGCTGCTTCAAAGTACTGATGAGCAAGCTCACGTTCGCAGAAGTACCGAATCAGGTCAGTGTAGATTTCAGTTTCCTGAACTTTACCGATCCTGATTGCTCGCTCCAATTCAGCACAAACCTGAATGGTGACAATTGTCGCCATCTTCACTTCTTCTTTAAAGTCGCCAATTCCACCAGCGAGTTTACACTCCACTGACTTCATTGACTTCAAGATTGCTTTTTTAAGCTTGTAGCCATTAAACTTTTCAGACTGACCGTTCCTTTTCTTCACAATCCAAGTATTTGTTTCATGAAGAAAAGACTCAGATTCCTTCCGCATAATACCCCCTTCTTTGCTACAAGTTTAATATAACGCTTTCAAGGTATGCGTAAACATATTGCCTCTATCCTTGGGAGGATCATTACCATGGCAGTAATCCAGACAGGCTGGACATATAAATTCAGCTTTTTACCAGCTTTTGCTGATTATGACGGTGTGTACACTCTTGTTCGCACATACTCGTACGATGAATTGTTCAAAGACAACATTTCACTTTACGATCAAACGTATTCACCGTTGAAAGTATCGAAAGAAACGTATGACAAAGATGTCGTCGCTTTCCGTACTCAAACAATCTATAAACTTGTTACCCCAGACGGCCTGACGGAGCGCTTCATCCCTGAGGGATTGTGCAGCTCTCAGCCACTCTATCCCGTACAAAAGTATGGGAAACTGGTTCTTTTCATTCCTCTTGGTATCTACCAAGATGACGCTGGGCTTGATTACTTGATGACTCAGGTGTCAGATCAAGTCAAGGGAGCCTTGGGAATTACGGCAGAACCAAAACTGACTGCGGTACAATATCAGTATCTTACGGAAGATGAGTACAAACAGATCAGTGCCGAAAGAAACAAGACTGCGACAAAAACATTGAACTTCTTTACTGAAACAGTTCGGCAAGCAAACGAAATCAGTCAACTGAAAACGGCGAATCAAAAACTTACTGAATTGGTAAAGAAGCTGGGAGCGTGAGGTCATGGCGTACTTTATTCCAGATAAAACCGGAACAAATCCTGCTTACTACGTTCCGAACCAAAAGAAATGTGTCATCACTGACTCCCAACGGATTGAACTCTTCAATCCTGTTTTTCTGGAGACTCTTCAGGTTACACTTGAAGGTACCGTGACATCACCTTTCGTTCGGGACTTCGACTGGACAATCACGAAGGATGACTACGATTGGGATGCCATGGGTCGAATGACTCTACTTGATCCTTCTTTTGACAAGAAGCTGATCAAATCATTCACCATCTTGAAACCCTACGTTGCCCCGTACGCCCTTAACTGTGCCTACAACCAGCTTTATCCGAATGAAATCAGTTTCATTCTACAGAACCCCAATAACAACACAGTAATCACACCTGAAGTTATCTGGGCGTTGCTGCAGGATGTTGACAATCTCAAATTGGCAACAGCACCAGTCAAGGATGTTCATGCTTCCACTGAAAAGAAGCCAATGCTGCTGCCGCCTGACCCCAACAAGGAATATGCCAGCACCAACTTGGTTGATGGTGAGGTCTGGACGATTGATACCACCGCTAACAAGAAGGTTCTCTTCCCAGTAGCTGGTGCATTCTTCCGCGACAGTATGATCATTGTTCGTGGAGAGTACACCACGACTGATGGACATCCTGCTGATGAATACCTCAAAGAAGGTACTGATTACATCATCACGGCTCCCGATCCTTACGGGATGTACAACACCAGCAATGCATCTGGTGTCTACCAACTGGTAGTCTTCTTGACTGCCTTCGTTGGTCCGGTGACTATCAAGTACCATGCCTATGGTGGTTCTGTCACGCAGTATGACATTCGTCAGCTGTCGGAATCGTTGACCAACATGTACAACTACGTCACAGCAGCTCAAATTCTCACTGCCAACACCCTTGGTGCTACGCCGTTGATGATGCAGGTTGCTGCCAAAATAAAAGCACTGGAGGATGAAGTGAGAAAGCTTTCCCAGAAAGGTCAACCATCATACGCCGACACCGGTGGTTGTCTGCTCAAGAAAATCACTGCGGTAGACAGTGACCTGCACTGGTGGACAATCGCCAAGCTTTACCAGGTTGCCAATAACAATGGTACTGCTGGTGATGTGTACACAGCTGACATTGCTCACTTCCAGTTGCAGACCTTGTACAGCAAGATGTTGATCGACTTTACTGTTGCGGTCAACATCAACAAGGATGACCCAACACTGCTGCTTCCCCACGAAATGAACGTCCAGACGATCGCCTCGCTGATTCCTCAGGGTTACATCCCGTACCAAGACAACAGCCAACTGGAACAGGTGATTCGCCCTCAACTGCGAATCATCTACAATCGCAACACGGTTGAAGGCAGTGGTGTCTATCTGCAGATTGGCCTCAAGCTGAAACGTGCAGAAGAAACCCTCGCCATCGCTGACCTGTCTGGTCCTGAATCCTGCTGGCGGTTGATTGATTCTCCGACGGAAGCTGTCAGCCCTGAGGATGATCACATCCTGCTGCCCAATCCCACCCACTACTGGGATACGGTCAACCCAGATTCTTACACCGAGTCTTGTTTGATCCCGCTGTCTGATGGTCATGTCTGCTGGGCTGGTTCACAACCGCTCAACCGTCCAAACAGCGGCTGGCAGGACTTCACCCTGTTGCACTTCCTTGAAAAGGAAATCGACATCAGCCGGCTGAAGAACATCAAGCTCTATCTTGAGGAATCGAACTCTAACCGGTTCATCATCAACTTGGAGCCTTGTGGCACGGACAAAGAGATCACTGCGGTTTCTACGTTCACCTACGCCAGCAAAGCGGCTTCTCTTGTTGTCAAGTTCATTCGCAATCCGGTAACGAAGGAACTCACACTCTCACTGAGTGCTGAAGTCGTCGCCGGCATCACGTCGAATGAACTGAACCTCAAGTATGTCGTCGTGAACACCTAAACAAAAAAAATAAAGAGCCAGTGCACTTCGTGTGCACTGGCTCTGCTTATTTGCGCAACAGTTTGATCACGTAGCCATACCAGTTGACCGGGGATGACTTCCTGAAGTAGATAACACAAAGAGGAACAGCTACTGCCATGGTAATCAGGAACATCAATTCATCATGTCCCGTAACAACCCAACTCAGCAACAAGAACAACGGAACAACAATGATATCACACCACACCGACATGTTGAACATCAGCTGACGCTGTTCATCTGTTGCCCCACCCATATTGGCAATCAGGATTGGAGTAATCAATGATGATACAATAAACGCTGCGAGCATATCAAACTCCTCCAAGACTATTAATCTTGTGATGGTGTCATTTAACTTCTGAGGTGCAACATGATTGCAGTCACACTCCGCAAGGACCCGATCTCAGGGAAACAATTCGTCAGTGGGTACCAGTTTGTTGGTAAGAACTACACGATTCAAAACCCTGAGATCCCAGGTGAACGAATCTATGTCGATGAAGCAAAGGTTCCGAACAGCTTCTACAAAGATCCGTACATCCACTACTTTGATAGTGGGCAGCTCATTGCCAGCTATCCGAACAGTGATCCTCTATCCAGACGCTTTGCTTAGCAACCAGTGGGCTGGTCATCCAGCTCACTGACGTCTTCTGTAAAGAATACCCTCGTGTATGTTGGGTAATTCTCGGTAATATCAAGCCCAGTGTTACAAAACTTATACCGTAACTGGGTTCCAAAGGATTCCATCCGTTGAAATGCCCCATTTCGTTTATGACTTCTTACATCAAGAATGAGTTTGTCTTCTCCTGAGTACAAACCAATCTCATTGACATTCGTGCAGATGAACTCATTGTGCTGTTTTGCTTCTGTGAGCTCAGCATAGGTGATTACCGCACGACTGCCCCCATGATAACGCTCGAGAACTTTCAGGTAATAACACAAATATGCCTTCCCATCAAATTCTCGCTTTACACGAATTCGATACTTCAACATCTCGTTCGGTAGGAGGTCATTATCAATCGGGACGCACCGAATTGGCATTGGGTGGTACAGATCGTATTCATGCCCAGTTGGCTGGAAAGGATGAAACACATTGTTCAGCCCACCAATTCCGATGCCAAAATACAACACGGGATGGTTATCCTTTGGGATAACCTCGCGCTGATGTAACTCGTACTTTGCATTTAAGGTGAGATCCAAAGTAGAAGCCACTGAGATATAAGCGCTTCTCTCAATCACCATAACTTTTCTCCTCAGTCAGGGCTGGGATATCCCAGCCCTGACTCAATGATTATTTCTTGCCAGCGCATTTGCAGACATGACGCTCAGCCAACTTCTGCTCACGCATCTGCATGTGGGTAAGAGCCAGACGCAGGTGGTTCAAAGCGAGATCGTTTTCCAGATGCTTCGCCGTGCCCTGCTGGAGGCAGCTGAGACGGTGAATCAGGATCTCGACGACATCTTCATTGGTCAAGCCGTCACGACCGGCAGACAAGCCGGTCGTCTGGAATTTGATCATTGCCAATGAGTTGTCATCAAAATTGTGTTCAGCCTTGCCAGCCACGTATTCAACCGGCATACTTCCGGCCGTGGTTTCATCACTGTAGAAAATGTTGATACCGTTTTTGCTGAAAAGAGGCTTCACGTTAAACTCCGGGTAATTTATTAATAATCGGGAGTGGCACCCAATGTGCCACTCCCTTTCCTTGGTAACAAACAGGCGTTCAACAGGGTGTGGTAGAAGTATGTTCAGTAATCTCCAAGAAGCCTATTCCTGCTGGAGTACTTGGGGCAACTTCACTTATTGAGTACCATAGGAAACTGTTTTCACAATCTCCTCACCGAACTTTCACTCACCTTTCCCTGCATAATTTACCATCTGGTTGTAACCTTCTACTGTGTCGATCATGTCAACCGGGTAGTCAGGATTAAGTTGCTCTTTCCACAACGGAGATTTGACCACCTGCAAGGTTTCACCCATGGTCTTTCCATTCTTGGAAATCGTCTGTGACCTGATAAGGTACTTGTAGTTGGCGTGGTCACCGAGACCAACCGTACCAGCGACTCGTTCCCCTCGATCTTCAAACATGTACGTCGGTGCGAACTTCAGCTTGACCACTGGTGCACGGCCAACCGATCCGTACCACGTCACCAGCCGTTTGGTCTTGGCTGATGTGTTGATGAATTCCCGATATCTGTCCGGGGGCAACCCAAAGTGTTCTTCCCAGTTACCCGGGATGAGGTCAACCTTTGCTCCCTGATAAGCAAACCGTTCAGCAGGGAACGACAACCCAAATTCGAGCATCAGTGCTCTGAGACGTCTTGTCCGATTGATGAACGCAAGATCGTTTTCTTCCGGAGCAATCTCAATCGGAAGAGAATTGTTGATGTTGCGTTTGGGCAACGTAGCCCAAGAAGATATCCACGGATGCATCGAGAGTAAAATCTCAAGCATATCCGCCGGACAATTGTCGTGTACCTTCGACATGGTGCCATCTGAATTGATGGTGCGAAGGTAATACTCAGGGGTTTTCACACCCCGCATGTAAGAAATCTGTAACACCAGATCAGTTTCACGAGTGGTCTGATACGTACCACGTTCGTAGATTGGTGTGGTTGGTTCTGTTTTTCGATGTGCAACCGGACCGAGAGCAAGAGTTGCCCGATCAAAGACCACGTAATACGAACGTTCAGGACCACGATAAGAACGGATGAAACCCATGTGTCAACTCCTTAGAGCCTGATGATGAGAATACTTTTTCCATGTATCTTGTTAGCGACATGGAAATCCCTTTTGAACTCTATGACAATCAGATACTTGTAACCAGGTCTGACTGCTTCTTCGAGAAACTCGCCCGCTTGAAGTTGTTCATGTGTGAAGACATCAACGATTGTGGGTTTACCAACAGCTCTTCTTGCTGGTTTGCCATCCCCATTACTGAGGTAAGCTTCACTCCACTCTCGCTTATGTTTGATCATCCCATCTTCAGTAATCACCTTTTCCAGAAGCTTTGTCTTCAGGACCGCAGTTCCTGTGATGGGATTGAAAAACATGTACCTTGAATCAGCAAAGATGAAGTCCTCTGCTGATATTGGCAAGCCATACTGCGTAATTGCTGCGGATACTTCTCGATGGAGCTTCGCCACAGCGATGTCTGCTCGTCTGGGAGAAGCTTCCTCTGGAATAAATCTGGAATTCTCCAAATCGTTTATCCAAGAAAGTATCCATGTGTGCTTTGCGTATAACTTACCAAGCAGTTCGTCAACACTGACTTTAAACACCTTTTGGGTGTACAAGTCAGTCAAGACCATCATCACTGGGATCTTCGGATGATCCTGCATCATCAGACGAACTGACGAATTCTCAGAATCTCGTTGCAGTACTAAGTCATGCTGACGAATGACTTGTACTGTTCCAGTGGTGGCAATGTCAGATGACGAAATGACTCGATGTGCAACTGGTGTCAATTCCAAAGTATTCGGATTAAACCCCAGCTGCAAGATGTACTTTGGGGTCGGTTCCCCAGAAAGTTTAACCCAATTCTTTAAGAATGCCATGACGACCTCGTATTCGTCTTCAACAAAGGTGAATCAGTAAGTAGTTCCCAATCAGTATTTGTTTTTCATGATAGCCTCCATTCAGTGTAATATGTTGCTAAAAAAATCATGAGCACCAAGGATAGACGGAGCGGGTTGACCCGCTCCGTCTAGTAATCAAAGTGAACAGACACTCGCTCTGTCTCTTCCTGTGATCGGGTTATACCTTCGAGTTTTTGGTTCGACTGGAATCACTCGAATAGGAATGTGCCGCGCACGACACACTTCGATCAGCTTGGCCGTTCCAGCACTACTACCATTCCAGAATGCGATGCATTCATCACAATCATCGGTGATGGCCAAGATCTTGTCAATCTCAGAAAGCGGTCGGTGCACTATGTTTTCAGAATACTCTTGAAACGGAATCCCGTTGAACTCAGCATATTCCTCAACTAATGCATCCGCACCCACTGCTCCGCCACTGATCAGTTGAACATTCTGAAACCGATAGCTGATCACGTTATCCAGAACCTGATGAAGCAAGATTGCATCATCAAAGTCCCTGCTGCCTACCACAGCAATGACTGTCATGCCCTCCACCTCTTGTTACTGGTTACAGATCCCCGATGACAAAGTTGACGCTGCGTGTTTGATACACCGCCTTCTTTGTCTTCAAGTGCCGCATTTGACTATCAACACGTTTGTTGACCAGGTCAATGAACCGACACTCTTTCCCTTGCAATTTTCTGAGTCGACCAAACATCTGTTCCAACCCAGGTTCAGATGCCAGTGACACAGTATTGACTACTGTGATGAGTCCAGGTATATCTTTACCAACACCACAGGACTTTGGTGTTGACACAATGATGTCAGAATTCTTCAAGTTGTCATTGGGGTCATGATGCAGGTACGTGTTGACTACAAACCCAGAGGCTCCGTGTTGTCTCTCAATTCGTTGCTGAAGCCATTCAGCCATACGGACCGTGGAGACAAAAACGAGACACTTATCTTCCTTCGGAATAGCCCGATTGATGTAGTCTGCGCAAACAGCCCGATCGATAAACTTAAAGAACTCCTCTCTGAGTTCAGGCGATTGAACAAGGACTGATTCGTACTTGATATGGCTGTAGCCATAGCCAAAGTTAATAAACTTCTTCTCACTCCGACGAGTATCGAGATCGTACGGAACAATCCTCGTGTTGACGTATTTGTCGTAGACGTTCGCACCATCAATCGTTCCCTTTGGATAGATCCGATTAAAGATAGCTTGCTCTTGCTTATCTGTGCGCTTTGGTGTGGCTGACAGTACAATCGTGTTTGCCACGTTCAAAACTAAGTCAATCCGTACATGCGCATTGGTGGCCAGATGGATTTCATCATGGATCACCATCCCGATCCCTAAACGAACGCACAAGTCATTCAGAGTGGGAACACTGGTGTACGGAGACTCAACATAGTCAGTGTAATTGACAAGGGTTTTCAATGACCCGATGAGGACATAAGGATCTTGATCGTTGCGTGAGTTCAGCAACTGCCAGAGCATTATGATTGATTCAGCACCCTGTAAGGTGAAGATTCTATCAGGTGGTACTTTGGTTTTCTCAAGATAGTTTTCAATCCACTGATCAGTCAAACTTTCACAGACCACCAAGGTCGGACAACTAAAGACCGTTGAGGTCTTGATCCCAACGTAGGTCTTACCTTTACCAGTCTGCAGGTTGTTCCCACGGATTGGTCGACTAGCATCAGTAAGGTGAGCAAGAGCGGCTTCGTGCTCTGGACGATCCTTCCAGTTCGGCTTCATCAACATAGTCGGCACTTGCCGCCATGGATTCGGATCGTGGAACATCACTTCATAAGAAAAGAGCGGATCAAGCTCAGTGATGCCCTTCAGGACATCTTCCATGATGTCCAACGTATTCTTCGGAAAATGGAACTTACCATTGACGTACCGATAGTAACGGATTGAGTCGATGTAGACTCCATGTCCATTAAACACTGGTACTCTAAGCTTGTTCAGTACTGAGCGAATGTCATACAGGCCTTTAAACAAATACCCTTTTGGGTCTGCCTCAACCGTGTAGTACGTGGAGTACACATCAATCAAGAGCTTCTCAGGCTTAGTCAAGGAAAATGATGGGTACACCGCATACTCCTTTATCTACTAGGGCGATCTCTCGCCCTAGCTGTGTGTTGAACAACTACCAGGAATGTTAGCAACCAATGCTGCCAATAAACAAATTGTTCCAGCTCCTAGTAGTACATGATGATACTCAGTGATGAGAAATGACATCAAATGAAACCATTTCCATCTTACCTGTCTTGGGATCAGACAAAGCACGCATGGCAAAATCACTAGAGCCACCAATCTTGGTTGCTTGTTCCAGTAAGCTGCGGATCTTGTCATTTCCATCACGCAGAGACGCAGATATCCGGTTCACTTGTTCTTCAGTGAGCTGAAGATCAACTGGCTGGCATTGAACATGCATCAACGAATCGCGTAGCACCACACGATCTGGATTGCCAAATTGGCTTGCTGGGTGTGACATTTCTCCAAACTTGGACTTAATTGATTCAACATCACCGCAGATCTCTGCAAATTTCGCTGGATCGATGCGAAGAACCGGATGATATTCAGTTGGTATTGGGAAATTGGTGGTGTTCTTAAACATTCGTTTCGACCGACGATGCCATCGCCCCCAGTAATACTCCAACTGGTTGTAATACCAAGCCAACGGTCCAGCAACCAGCACTGAAATCAATAAACCAATAAGTAACCAGGTCATACTCCCTCCGTTATCGTTGTCCGCTTTTTTCAGAGTTCAACCGATAAGATAGATCCAATGGTTCAACATCTTCAGTCTTCTCAATCATCGCAATGAGCTTGTTACGAAGCTCAATTGGAATGTCCGGTGGGATTTGCTGCGTGAGAATTATGACTTCCAGTCCAGTCCAAGGGCTAAACAGGTTACGGACAAGCAGCTCTGAAGCAACCACCGACAGTAAAATGCACAGAACGATCCAGATCATTGGTTTGCCCTCCGTAATTTGACTCCAGAAAGATCCTGTTTCCAACTACCTTCCAGTGCTTGCTTATGCAACATCTCTCCAACACTGATACAACCATTCCAGTATTTTGGAATTTCTCCAGTAGCCATCATGTTCCATGTTTTATCTGCCACCAGATGGAGAGTCAAACATACATGAACGAATGGATCATCAGACTCCATAGTTTCTCGATCCATCTTTGGTAATTTCCTAAAATATTGCCACTTACCAAAGACCAAAACACAATGAGAATAGTACCGTGCCAGCCAACCAGCAGCAATACTTGAGAATATCAAACACAAAAACAACCAGATCATTGTTGCCTCCTTATACTGAGAGGGGAGTGACTCCCCTCTCAGTGATTACTTTAGATCTTGAAGCACTCATCAAACGGTGACTGTTCCTTCAGCGTGACATACGTCAAAGGATCAGCAAAGTGATTGTTGTGCCCCTCATGTGCCAATTGCCCACCAATGGTACGGTTAGCAATTATTTCTTTGGTTTTCTTAAACATGACATCCGTCGGATCAGTGATCACTGGTATACTCATGTTTGTCTCAGAGGTCACCATGTGTGCACGCAGTAAGACCTCAAGCTGGAAGATATTTGCATTGCCGACCTTCTCAAAGATCTGCTCAGCAAATGCCTGCAAAGCCTTACCAGCATGCTTGTACTTCGAGAGATGCTCTTTCTTGAACATATCCGCAACATGGTTGACGAACACCATCATGGAGTTGTTATACACGGTAGTACGCAATATCGGGAGAGGATTCTGCGCCATCGGTGCCATATCAACCCAAATCATGTCTTTGTCAAAGGACACCCCTGACCGCATGTGATCCCGGATGTACATCAGAAACTCTGTTGTCAGATAGGGCACCATGCGATCACCAACCATCAGCGGCAGTTCAATCGTCGTGGATGTCCGTGTATCCTTCAGTTGCAAGGAATAGATCTCAGAATACTTGGCTTCTGGTGTGTCCATCTTTTCCTGAACATGCTCAAGATCACCAATTGTGCAGTTGAGATCTCTGATACTGATACCAATTTCCATTCGATCCAGCATCTTCAATCCCAGTGCAGTAAACCGGATACCATTCTTACCAACTTGGAACCAGTCATTGGCTGGCTCAGGTACCTGATACACAATCGGGACTGCAGAGTCAACGTGCTTGGTCGACAACACCAACTGCGCAGCTTCAGAGATCAGGTTACAAGATGAGGTTACACCAATGTTGATACCATTGGTGTGGTTTCGAGCAAGGAGACCAATACAACGCTCACAGATACCATTGGTGTGCCCGCAGGTGATCGGTGAGAACATCAGTACATCTTTGCCTACGTACTGATCAGCATTGTTCTCCAACAATACTCGGATTTTTCTTTCAGTATCCCCAGGCAAGATAAAGTTCTTGCCAAAGCACCGTTCCACCAAAGACGCAGAGAAGTTGAACGGCAAGAGGGTATCGTTCCGGCAATACCCAGGATACTTGTGAGTGAGACTCGAACAAATAATCGAGATCTCACGGTTCAAATACTGAGTCATCCGGATGGCATCATGAGCGTAGTACACGTTCTTTCTGGCCGACAGGTTTTCAAAACCATAGTCGTGGAAATCCTGTAAACCATACAAGGCAGAGCCATACACCGGACGTTTGATTACACGGTCGTTGATTTCTGTTCTCAAGCCATACGAACCCATGACTTGGAACAGCTGTGAAGTCTTAATACAGTTCACTGACATGAAAGGATACAGTGCATCGTTCTTGACTGCACCTTCCACCGACAGTATTCTGGCAAGGTCTTTTTCACCCTTGACCAATGCAGACTTGATGTGGGTGACACCAAGTTCTTCACGAATATCAACATCACAGACCTGTTTGATCTTTGGTTCTGTCCTGATCTCGGCAAGGTCAATGATACTCAGACCACAGACATATTCACCAAGTTCATGGTTACCAAAGTCATCCAGATTGTTGATCGCCACCCAAAGACTTTCTTTGAGTTCATCAAAATAATCCTCGCCTCGTTCAGCATCAAACACTTCTGTGTAGATCTGTTGCATGATGCGAGAATAGATCTTTTCATTGAACGGCGGCTGAGTAAAGAACAACTGTTTTGTTGTTACTGATTTTCCCAATCGCCGATAGATTTCCCAAAACGGCAACTGTAAGATCACTGGTCTAACTGGTGCGACTACTGTCTCATCGTCAAATACGACTTCGCACATCCCGGAGATATCCCTGTCCATTTCAATCAGCGTCAGCGCCGTCTTATAAGACATGTCGTCTTGGCAGATCCTAAGCATTATCTTCTCCCAGGAACAGCGTTTCCATGTCTTCCTCAGTGGCCACAGATTCTCGCAAGTCAATCCCGCAAACATTCATGATTGCGTGCATCGCTGCGATTGTTCGACTGTGGTCCTGAATGAATTCATTGGTCTTTGGAATAAACTGAATCCTTGTCGGATGCTGTTCTTCCAAAAGCATATCTGCCAAGATCCCAGTTGCTTCTGGGGAGTTTGCATAAATCCCCAAAAGTCTGGATGCCATTGCCGGGCCAAGATTGACCATTGTGTTTCTGGTTTCATCTTCACCCAGACGGATGGACGTCTGCGAGATTGGGGTCATTGATTTTGTCACAGTGTCTTTTACTGTGATTGGTACACCCCATTGGTTCACAAAACCCAAGCCGCTGCTCTTGCAGAACGGAACCTTACAAAGCAAGTACACGTACTTCTTACCGATGAACAAGCTTCGTTTGGTTCTGATCTTTCGGATGACCTTACCTTTACGGTCTAGTTTGTTGTACGTGACTGGGGTGACCCGGATGCGGTATTTATCCCGCATGGCCAATACCCATTCAGGAGAGATATTGTCCAAAAATGGTGGCACTACGACAATCAGATAATCCGACTTAATTGCTGTGTCAGCGAACATCAGCTTTTCTTTTTTCGTCGGAAAGATCTTGGTGTCAATCAGCTTGGCATACGCCGGATTGATATCCTCGAACAATTCCAGCATCATGTCGTAGGCTGCATCCAAACTTTGCTGTGCTCGCATTCTTTTCAGAACAACGTCACACACACAGGAGATGAATACTTCATACAGCTGTGATGGATTCATTCGATTCGGGATCGCCATCGGTGATATAAGCATGTCTGCTCGAACACCGTAATCGTTGACTGGCATGTGTTCATCAGGGATGATCACTGAAGCAACGCCTTTATTCGCTGACCGACAAGTCAACTTGGAGCCAAGAGACGGTGCGATGTTGTACTTCAACACAATCTTGATCTGCATGAATGCGATCTGTGCGTCCCTCTTTTTGAACTTGGCTTGGCTCTTTGCGGTCTGGCCAAGCACCTTGCGTTTGATCGTTCTGAGATATCGTGCGGCATACGTGACCAATGTGGAGAACTCAGGTCCAGGTTCACGACCTTTGTCGACACATTCCTGCTTGTACACCTGCAGGATGTGTTCGTAAAATGCATACGTTTCACCACGATACTTCTCCACCTGGCTGAACACAAAAGGTGGAGTGGTGACTTTCTTGGTTGGGTTCATCACAACTTCAATGTCAATAACCTGAGCACCAGGATCAACCTGAAAGAACAGTTCATCATGAATCGGTTGTGACTTGCATAATGCATCAGGGGTCATGTCTGCAAAATACGTCAGATCATCCACTCTACGAAAACCGCAGACGATCCCATCTTCAGCCACTCGTTCACCAATGTCTGGCATGAACTTGTAGTGGAGATCATTTCCGTAGCGGTTCAATGGGACCATGTCTTTTCGGACATCCACCGTTAATGTCCGGTAACCTTTGGCGACAATTCGTTTCGCCGCTGATTCTGAAATCCCAATTGCATCTTCAACGGTTTCCGAAAAGGTACCATAACAGACGTTGAGGTTCAACCCAGGGCAATACTTCGACCCTTGCACTGCTCTGGAATGCGCAATGCAGGTGTCTTTGCGTACTGGGGTATTGGGAGTCATCATCGATGTGTTGATGGTGTTCTCCCAACCAAACCCATTTGTTCCCTGAGAATAGGCTGACACCCACATGCAATGCACCTGTTTGTCAGTGTCACCGAGATACACTACCAGATACTGTGGGCAGTACCCGATCTGATCCATACCAACGTTCACTCGGAATTTCGGTATGGTCATGAGCACAAGACCATCCTGTTCAAAACGAGTCGGATTGAACGTGTACTTCATGTACTCACGTTCACACCCAGATGCTACCTGGGGCATCTCCGCACCGTTAATGATCAGGGCTTGCGCAATGTTAGTGGTGAACATATTGATTCGCTGAGATGAGACGTGATCCCCTAACGACATCAATGGCATTTCCAGTCCCCACAACTGTGGTGGAACTCGAAGATTCTCTGTCATGATGTAGTAGGGTCTGCCGTCATCAAAAATTCGCTCCTCGACTATACCCATGCATGCCCTCCACTGTGGATTAAGAACGTGTCGATATACCTTTATCGATCAATGTAGTAATATATAGCTCACCGCTTTACGGGAGAATCAACAATGGAAATGCTCGCAACGATGATGAAAAAGCATTACGACCCAATGTTCAATCAAGATGATTTTGAATATCGCTTGTACTTGCAGGATCACCGAGCGACTATTCTTGAAAACTCACAAACGGTAACCATTCCTGCGAATGCCATGGCGATGTACGAGTACCGGCCTAAAGAATACCTGAGGTCCAAAGGATTGCCAGTAGCGGCAGATTGGCTGGTACTCTGGATCAACCGTATCCAAGATCGGGAACACTTCAAGAACTTGAAAGAAATCATCATCCCCAGCATGAGTACCATTGAAACACTGTACGATACGTACCGTACTCTTCGCAGTAAGCAAGGCGAAGTGAAAAAACAAATTGCGGTGTAACAAATCCATGGGACCGGAGGCATTTGCCTCCGGTCCCATTTAGTCGCTACATGAAGTGCTCAAGGTTGGCAACTTCTTCAATCCCGTCGAATTCGACGCGGTCATCAAACTTGAGCCCAAGATCAGCCAATGCTGGGAACAACTCGTACAGACTGCAACCAGTAAAGCGAAGGATGTTTTTTGTGTCCTTTCGCAACTGAGCATACAACCCTTGCGAGGTGTTCTTGGTAATAACTGGCGACTTGTGACCAACTGCTAACAGTCGTAGTTCGTCATATCTCAATCCACATTTACGAGCCAGTTCTCTGGAGGTGATCCCATTGTTACGGCACCAGTCTTGGATTGCGGAGATTTCCATAAGGCATCTCCGTACTCAAGAAACAAAAGGATTTTGGAAATCTTTTCCACAATCCACGCAATGTACCAATTTGGAATTCGGAATCCGTTTACCATCATCCGAGTCCAAGAACTGATACACGTTTCCATGAGTACTGCGATCCATTACTTGCTGGATGACCGTATCGGTTTTGCCTTTACTGTTGGTATATCCAGCTTCAAGATTGATGCCCTGGCAATGTGTGCAACGCATTCTGCGCTCCTTATGTTGAGATTGGTAAACAGTGGTTCATCTGGTATTAGCTGGTTACGCTTCACCACCACCACTGAAACCCATCTTTGCATAGATCGCGGCAGGGTCAGCAAATGCAATTACCTTGTTGATGTGGCTGAAGCTGACAATAAACCGCTTGTGCAAAAGCACAAACGAGTCCAGCCGAATCAGTCCATTAGCCAGTGGGCGAAGTTCCAAACCACGAGGATCAGGAAGAAAGTCATCGGCCAGGGTGGGGAGCAGGACGGTGCAGGCCGGCGTCTTGAGCTGCGCAAGAATATCTTCCGGTATCGCAACAGCAGTCTGCTCTTTGGCAGCGAGTTCTTCCATATAGTTGGTGATGGCGGTGCCGTCAACGTCATACACGTTGTACAGACCAAGGAGCATCAACCCATCATACTTGGCTTCCCGCAGGAATGGCTGCAGCCATTCTTCCAAGTAAGCCCGCAACGTCGGTACATGCACGAGTGACACAAGCGCATTATTCTTGCGAATGGCGGAATACGTAGAGTTGATGAACACGAACAGCTCGGACATTTCACGAGCGGTCAGCTTGCCGGCGATGTTGCGCATGGTTTCAGCATTGAAGAAGAAAGTGTCTTCAGGATCACCACGCATGGCGTCCTTGTCAAAATGAATGACTGTGACATCCGGATCAGGGACAGGGCTTTGCTGCATGGCCAGAAACACATTGAGCAGTTCGTTGGTTTTCTTGTCGTCCAGATCGGACTGTTCACGGCCGCTGAGCGCGTCGATCTCGGGATCAGCAATGCCCATTTCCTGCATGTAGACAACCGAGTTGCTGGAGCGAGTGGTAGAAGACTGTTTGGCAATGTGTTCAAGCAGTTCCCTGAAAAATTCGTTAGCCATGATGTACTCCTTAGGAGTTGTTGTGTTGATTGATCAGAGATTGATCATGTCGGTAATATAGCGCAATAAATCCTTTCATTCACATTCCGGCGAACACTGTATGCATGCGCTTACCAAGGACTTGGTTGACATCACTGCGGATAGCCGGATCAGCAGTGATTGCGCTCAGCTAGGTCACACCTCCGTAGGGGTAGGGTTTCCCCTACCCCTACTGGAGCAAATGAAGGCGTTGCTGCTGAATATTCGGGTGATCAATTTCAAATTCGATCACCTTGATCAATCGTTCTCTCAATGCTGGAATATCTTTCGAACTAAAAGGTAGACTAGCAAACGCGTTAGACAACACATCCTGCAGTTGTTGGCTATATCCAGCTTGTACGGCAAACTCATCTGCTTCCAGTTCTTTGGAAATATCTCCAACAAAATACGTAGCTTTCCCAAGCATGTCGGTATCGAAATGACCTTTCACAATGTGACCAAGTTCATGAAAAACCACGGCATTGCTTAAGGTTTTATTCAACTGCATTGTTGGATCGTTAACCAACACAATTGCGTACTGTGTGGACATCATTGTTAACCCAAGCGCCTGTTGATGTTCCTTTCGAAACATGTACGTCAAGAAGCGGTTGGCTAAGACATAGTACACTTTAATGATGTCATTGGTTTTAGTCTGTACAAATGACGCACCAATGATACTCATCCCAAAGCGATCGGTAGAAGCATTTGTGATGTGTCGATCATTCACAAGTGTCGTGATTTGTCTGACGTACATCTGAAATATCTTCAGATCAAGCCACCGGCTGAACTTTCCCAACTTCTGATTTACCCATGAAAAGATTTTCATTGTCTCTCCTGAAGATCTAGGAGCAGTGATGCTCCTAGATCTGGGTTATGCCGTTTTGATCAAGACCAGTGTTGACATCAAAACCCCAAGTGGTCCGCCAATCATGGGGATGAGAAAGCCATAAAGGACAGCTGGTCGCCACAATTTCATGATCTGTTCTGGTGCCCGCCAGATCAACAGATACACAAAGATCGCTGGGGCGAGATTCACGTTGATCAGCAACCACCAGGTTTCACGAATAAACGTGAACCACTCAAAGTAGTTCACCAAAACCAAAGCGATTGTGACCAAGAGGGCAAATGCCGAACAAGCAATCATCAGCAAATGCAACTTGTTTTGTGGATTGACCATATTTTCCTCCATGTTCTTTTTTCGGTACCGACGTATCCTCCGACGGAAAGCATGGTACCAATAGTTCTTATAGCCAGTGTCACGGTAGACACGCATGGCTGATTTCCATTTACGATCATTACGAAATCGTCTGCTTACTCCTAACCCCATGACCCCTCCACAAGTAGCTCAAAATGCGTTCAGGATTGATTCTAAGCAACCTTTTTAAGAAAGATGAATACTTGTCTAGCTTTGACTTATTTTTGCAGAGAAATGAAATTTGTTCATGTGTATAAAACACATCACAATGGTGATATATCGATAAATACTCATTGATCAAAAACTAAATATTTCTATCAAAGGTATCCCAGGGCAATGCCCTGGGATACTCATCTAACCAGACTGGAGGATGATGATCGATGCTAATGTAGTCCAAGCAATCACGAAAATGATTGTCGTGAACACCGTGACAAATGTATACCAGATACGACTGATAAACCGATAACGAGTGTCCTTGTCAAATCCAAGATAAGGATACCTGATATTCAGTTCAACATGTTCATGCTTGAGGACTCGACTGATGTTACCAACCAGCAAGAATCCGACAAGGATCATGAAGCTGAACATGTTCACTGCCATGATGTCAGGGTTCTTGATAAGAAACCAGTTGGCAACTAAGTTTAATAGCATGCTGCCGATACCGATGAGAGAAAGCTTTTCGTATACCCAGCTAAAACGCATCAGCTTCAATGGCCAGAAAAAGATTCTCATATCTTCACCTCTGTGGTTAACAACAAGTGATAAAGAGTAGACTGAACCCCTCTTTAAAAAGGATACCCCAAGCTGCTGTCATCGTCAATGGGGAGAGGACCACTAAGAAGTTCTCAGCGATCTGAAGAAACGCCAAAGCGATTGCTTTCCTGAACAACCATGTGGTTGTTGTGTGCCGGATGAGTTGCCGGAGGTACCGACGTATCCGACGATCCAATACGAACATGGCATAACTACCAACAAACAGTAGCCCGGCAAAACCACAGTACGCCTGGTGGATATTGACATCCGTCAAACAATAGATTTCGAGGTAACTGTAAGCAAGCCCGATTAAAAATGTCAACAAGAGGCCGTACCTGATCATCCGGGTGCAGAGTTGCTCGATGATTTTGGCGTATTTGCGGTCCATGATATTCTCCTAAATGTTATTCCTTCAGATTATCGATAGCTAGGAGAATGCCACTTAGAAAAGCAGTGGGTGATATCGGGCAGACCACAGAAGGCAATCAAACCATTCAAAGATTGCCTTCCCAATGTGATAGAGACAGATCACTTGGACACCAATTGTCAACCAGAAAGTTATCCAGAAAAAGAATGTTCCCTCTGGATTCTTATAACCTTTCAGGATGACATCGATGATGATTGCGACAGATGCAATCATCATCACTGGGGTCAATTTAAACACAAAGATCAAATTGAAATTAGACGTCACTGTCTGTGGTAAGAACAACTCAGCGGTCCACAGCATGAAAAAGAATCCATGAACCAGACGTAAGTGATACATGTTCATGTTCACTCCTAGTAACTTTGTTGGATATACCAGAGGACCGCTACTGCTGAGATGATCAGCATCCTGGCAGTGCTGAGGATCAGGACCATCAGACACAGAGGGCCATGTGCCCCTTTCACAAACTTGATCGATGAGACACCAGAAGCGACATAGATGATCCCACTGATGAAGATCGTAGAGGCCACTGCCAACATCTCAGTGATCTCGTTGAGCCGATAACATTTCAAGCTCAGCCAGATCGCCAGAGTAAAAGACCCAAAGCCGAGGACCATCGCCCACAAGACAGCACGGTCCAGCACGGGATTGTGTTCAGTCATGGCATACCTCAAAATGGTTTTGTGATCAGGATCACCTGAAACAAGACATTCCCTGTGTAGGCACCATAGACCCCACAGAGGATCGCACCCATGACAGGAGCGCCAGTCTTGAAGATAAACTTGGCATCATCTTCCGTCCGTTTCATCAGACACTGCATGACCCACTCTGTGGCGTAGATGCCACAGATGGCGACCACACAAACGTAGATACTTCCCAAGGTTTCCACACGCAGATTGTACAACCGGTCATCATTGAGGTGTTTCGGGAGCTGTGGGATCAGATACAACCATGACCAGATCGAGAGGCCAAGCAGTGCCCCGAGGATTGCCTTGAAAAACCAAGTGAACTTTTCCCAGATAGACATTACTCACCTCAGCAGAGTAAGAGTGGAATGACCATTGATGCATCATACTTGACGATCAACATGAGTGGTGCGCCAAATAACACAAAGAACACCGACCGAGCAAGACTACCTTCATCGCAATGATAAAAAAGGTCCGTCACCACGGTAAATATCCCATAGTGGAGTATTGTCCACCAGGTGGCGAAGATGTTGTTGTGATAGATCTCTTCCGAACCAGGAGCCAGAAGTATAGCGACCAACATGATGATCACCAGTGACATCCGTAAAAAGTAGATGATTCCCAGTTCGATGACATCAAGTCCTACCTTGACCATCTCCTTCACCTGATCCAGCATGTAAACAATCTGACTAAACATAGCCAAGATACATACAGAAAAGCTCTTTGTGATTATGTTCATTTTCAGACTCCTACATCAATCAGGTAGTGACCCACCCGTAAAATTTATAGATCAGACCCACCACCCCAAGAGTGAGCATCCCAACAACAATCACCGCTGCAAAGATCAGCATGTAGACATCCTGTCGATCGAGCATCACTGATCTCCTAAAATAAGTTTAATGTTCTGGTATCTGCCAACATCCAGATATTCATGGTGCCATTCACTAGCACGATGGTTATCGCAGTAAAGACCTCGAGTGATGTTTCTCGTACTGGTAGATGATACATTGTTGCAATTTTTGCATTGTCCCGACTTTGATAAACATCAAGCAACTTAGCTACATGAATGATCAGAAGACTGAGAAGACTATTAAGTACATGAAATCTCAGATATTTGAGCAAGACTCTCATCCAGTAATCTTGCTGGTCAACTGGGTAACCGTCAGGTAGACTGTTGAAATAAGGGAACACCTTCATCTGCAGCACCATGATGTTGAGGATGATCATCAAGATAAAGAATCCTATACTGGTTCTGATGATCAGTTTACCAAGCAGGATGTTGTTCATGTCTATTCCTTTTTTCTCGTTGCTAAGATAGAGAAATGTTTTGTGCGTACAATCGCATCACCTTGGTGATATATAACTTTTATTTCTTTGATTCACATTCTCACACTCACTACTATCTCCCTTGTAGGAGATAGTAGCTTTGCTTTATATAAAGTATCTTTTTAATTCTTTACCATCTTTATTATGTGATGCGTACACACACACTAATAGGGCCTCCGGCCCTAGAGAGTATATATACGGAGTGTGGAAAGAGTCTTGTCGGACCATGCACTCGCCTGAAGGTCTCGTCGCATGGGTGAAGAGAGATAAGAGGGAAAGACAGGGGTCAGTCACTCAGACACTCGTTTCACATCGTGTCTTCATTCCTTCCAAGGATGAAGCCAACCAGCAACCAGTCACTTGAAACTTTAAACATAAGATACAAACAAATTGAAATTGAAATATACACAAAGACTACTACTCCCCTACAAAGGGAGTAGTAGTCTAATATAAGAACAAAGACAGGTTTATTATCATCGCAGTCAGTAGTCACACGATGGCCTGTGGACCTCGTGACTACTGACTGCTATCACCAGCCAGATTGATTGGTTCAATCTTACTGAGGATCACTTGGTCCAAGGACCTATCCATGTTCAGATGTTTGTACAGGAAGAAGAGATAGCAGTAAGGCATGAAGACAAACAGGTCAAGGACCTTATGTACTTCTGCCGGAGGTGTTACCATGGTGATCTTACCATCAAAGTCATGTTGGTCAACAAGCGTGACCCGCCTCTGATGGAGAAGATAGTTGAACATCTTCCATTTGACAGTGGACACGATGATCGGTTCGATCGTGAGATCAATGATCGCAAAGAGCTTCTTGAATCGTGTCCACATAGGGAGGTCCTTGGTCAGGACATTCTGGATGTGGTACATGGTCTCAGGGAGAGCATCCAAGTTGGTCACATCAAAGGTCTTGTGGAAGATATCGTATCCGATATCAGAGAGCATCTTTTCATGGTTGACGAAGTTCTTCATGAAGACCATGAAGACTTTCTCCAGTTCAGCTAGACCAGTGATGTACTGATCTTGATCCATCTGAACCATGAATTCTACTTTCTGACGTTTGAAGAATCTTCCTCTGGTGATCACGATCTTTTTGCGAGTAGATCCTTTGATCGGATACGACTGCAGTTTGATCTTGGTGTTGTTGGTCAGATTGATCATGGACTTCTTCAGTTGAAGATCATTCTGAAGAGTAGACCCAATGTCAATGTCCTTGTACTGCTGAGCAATGCTATCCTGTATGGAATCAGTTTGCTCAAATGGATTGTTGAATTCTGGCATGCTACTTACCTTTATTGAGATTCATGATTGCTTTTTCAGCTGCTGCTCTGATACCAGCTGTGTTGTTTCCATAACCGATCTTGGAATCGATCCGTTCTAGGTCAGCACAGATGAGATCAATTGTTGCTTTGAAGTCTTCGAATGCAGTGCAATGCCGGTTGCTTGCATCACTTCCATCTCCATTGTTAGCAGCTGCTGAGGAGTTGGTCACTGAGCCATCAGCGATGTTGATCTCTGCCTTGTCATACGTGTCATAGCCACCTTCAATAGTCGAGTAGCCAGTGGCATAGTGATGACCAGAAACTATACTGTTTGCTTCTACAGCTGATTTGAAGCCTGTCTTAGGTGCATCTACAACAAAGGACTGTTCACACTCCATCACCAAGTCTTTAGCATTGATGACTGTGGCACCACCTTTCTCGGTGTTCTTAAAGGTAAGTGCTGGAACATCAATGCAAGCTTGTCGACCAGCTTTGATCAACAAGTCTTCAGGAGCAATGAGGGTCAGATTCTTCTTAGCCAACTCGATCATGGTGCCTTCATTGTTTCTGGCATAGATACGAGGGATGGAAGACTCAATTGCGATCTCATTGTTCTGATCGTCGCAGATACGACCAAGCTGACCTTTACCATCAAAGAACAACTGGTACTTGAATTGTTCACCAGCTGAGGTACTGGTGTGCAAGTCTAGTGTCTTGCCTTCCTGGGTGTCAATGTGGAGGCCATATGTGTTCTCCTGATGGAGTGGGGTTGGACCTTCCGGTGTGTTGGCTGCACTGATCTCAGTGCGCTCAGTACGACGCTTGTCGTCATCACGACCAAGACTATCCCAATAGTAGATATCTTGGTCGCTATAGAGGAAGACCGTGACCTGTTCACCTTTCTTGACATCCGGTGGGTAACGTTTGTTGGTGTTCCCACCGTACCAAGTAGCTTTGATTGTGTTCGAGAGAGTAAGTTTCTCACTGTAGTTCTTTGCAGTGACATCATACTCTTGCTTTTTTGGTTCAAGCTTACCTTCATAGAACGGAGTCAGATCTTTGATGAAGACGTCGATGACTTTGCTGTTTATTTCTTTGTCTTTGGCAACAATACCAATGAATTCACAGATTTTATTTGAGCCATATTGACTGGCTTGTTCTTGACTTTGATCCGCAGTACGGTTAGACCCAACTGTAACTGGCATGCTGAAACCCCTTAAAACAAGATTGGGAAATCATCACATCTATAACAAAAAAGAATTACTAAGTTCAAATACGTGAGCCCGGGATGTTCTCCCGGGCTCACTAATCAGTTAGACAATGCGGTCAAAGTAGTCCTGCTGGTTGCGAGGAGCACGGTACTGGTTCCTGGTTCTGGAACGATAGTTTTCCGTCAACGCAGCATTCTCCAAGGCTGACCTGGGTGCATCGTTGTACGGGCCATCATCAGGTTCATCCAAGAAACGGTTACCACGACCACTGAAGTTCAAACGGCTCTGAAAACGACCCTGTTCCCTGGAGAAGAAGTCAGGTCGTTCATCTTCTTGCTGTCGATCAGTGAAGCGGGTCCTCGGATCACTCTGGCGCCAGCCATTGTCATCTTTGCGTTTTCCCGTGAGCATCTCCATGGTGGAGAGGGGGCGTTCATGGACTTCAGTCTTGAGGCCAACCGGCTGATCAAGTACCTGTCTGGATACCGGCTGAGATTTGTTCTTGGCGGTGGGATCAACAAGAACTTCGGTATTCTTATCGACCACATCACCATTTGACAGCTCGATGGGTTTCATTGTGCCACCGCCAATCCAACGGCCTTTGTCAATGAGCTTGGGCAGAAGCGGCAGACAAGATTCCAGGAAGACAACCGATTCTGCTGTCTTTTCAGCACTGGTCTCGTCAAACGCACACCGCAAGAACGGGAGCAGATGTGACCATGCCTTGGTCAGCAGTTCAAGGTGAGCTCTGAACTGCGGACACTTGAGATCGTTGATCTGGACCTCGATCGGTGCCTTGGTCAGGTCTTCGACAGCGTAGATCTCACGGAAGAGATCTTCCAGCATCTGCCAAGTCTTTTTCCTGATCCTTGTTCCGAACTGCTTCTTGAAGGTTTCTTCTTCGTCCTGGAAGCAGGTGACCAGAGAAGCGGTTCTGGACTTCTTGTTGTACGCAATGGTGACGAAGTCAAAGATGTTCACCTTGGTGATAAGATTGAACTCTTCGAGGATCTGTTCATCCAAGACTTCATCGTAATTGCGCATCTTCTTGTTAAGGATAGCAAGTTCCTTTTCAGTCTTGCTATCCACAGCACCGACGATGTTCTGCAGCGCATGAATGTAGTACGGATCTTTGAGTTCGAACGTACCATTGTGCACCGCAACTGCTGTTTCCAGCATGCTACGGATCACCTGAGCAAAAGCCATGCTGTGCGCCATGTTGGTGACACTGTAGTACCAGCGTTTTTCACTGGTCATTTCACCAACACTTTCATTCAGTGGGTTCAGGATTAGCGCCCCAGGGATACGGCAATCCGTCNTGTACGTGCACAACGGCATGGGGTCTTTCTTTTTCTTCTGATCCTGAGTAAGTACAATGGGAGTGTTCGGTGATGTCGCCCAGGAGATGTGCCCGTCATCGTGAACGATCAGTGTCATTCCCAATTGCAGGATCTCAGTCACGATTCGCTGAAGCGTGTCGTGGACCTCGACTGCGGACAGTTCGTTTGTATCCGGCATTATACCCTCGTCTACTTTTAGTGGTTAATAGAAGTGGCGGTCCTGGGACGGCGACATTGTTGCATCCACCAAGTCAAGCATGGATGTCAGAGTACTGTTGTGGTTTTCAAAGTTGTCACTGCCACCAAGGTTGGGTGACACGATCCCACCAAGTGATCCCTGCAATACAGAGAAACCATCATTGATTTCTTCAGTGTGGTCACGTAGCTGCAACTGGATGACAGTATCCGCGCATGACCGATGCTGAATGAGCACTTCGATGTCATCGCAGATGTTTTCCACAACCGAGAACACATACTCCCGAAGATGTCTGAACATCATTTCGACACGTTCACGAGTATGCTCAATCGGTTCAGCCATGAACGGTTGGCACTCAATGATGTCCCAGATGGGTTCACGATCACGTCTGGTGATAAAGTTATCACGAGGATCAGACGTGGCATACCGGAAAGCGATCTGGCTGATGCCATGATCAGCAAAGACCGAGGGCACTGAGTGTTTGAGGAAACACGACATGATCGTCAAGAGATCAGTGTTTTCCTCATCGATCACAGACATGGTCATATCGTCAGGCAGTTGGATATACGTGAGGTTGTCTTCAACACTTGGATACATCCGTGACAATTGCCCAACTGTAATAACCTTGCGGTAGTCCGGACCGATCAGTCGATCTGAATACGTACCGCCAAGGAAGTTCTGGAATGTCTTCTTGATCCCGAATCGATCAGAGAAGAGAGAAGGTGCCCGGCCAAGACCAGACATGGGGTTGGAGGTGTCAGCGTCGAATTCCACCACAGTTTTTGCCAAACTGCTGAGGACGCGATTCATTTGCTGACGCGGAGAATTGTAGACTGAGATTTCGGTAGCTGCAAAGTCTTTGCGTTCCAGCGTGGCGATTTCCTGATCCACAACGTCGTATGGCCGATCAGGCGAGGTGTCATCAGCAATTGCCCCAACGACTTCCACCGGAGAGAGTAAATACTTCCGCTCATCATCGTGAGTGCTGTCAAGATCAAGAATCCTGGGACTCAGGATATCAACATCCAGTCGGGGTCTGGCAATGGCGTTGTAACCAGTGTTTGCCGCTACTTCATCAACATCAATCTGAGTCATGTGAGTAAAGACCATCTCACATTCAGGGTTCAGATAACCCCCACGTCTGGAAATGGGTTCATCAAGGAAGTAACCCGTGTAGATGATGGAGTTCTTGAGATTGCCATTGACAGCCACTCGTGATTGGATTGATGCGTTGTTCACCATCAACACGAATGAAGGCAGATCATTCAAGTAGTTGCGACCAAAACGAAAGGACATGTTGCCAGGCATCAGCGCCTGATCAATGTTCGGATCGTTTTGCAGATAGAATTTATCTCTGGCCACACCGCTGATTGACCTGAGAGTATCCTGACGAACATTCGACACCGTCTCCTGAATCGTGTTCATCGTTTCGGGATCAAGGTTGTACGAATGCGGTCGGATGATCGGATCTTCGCGGGTGCATGGCGAGAAGATGTACAACATGACACTCGGCTGACTCGAGTGTGTTTTGTTGAAGATGGAGTCATTCACTCTCGCTGGAGAGGTATCCTGCCCAAACAAACTGAGATCTCTTAGAGACCGGTTTCCACCACGAAAAAGACCGCTGCTCACTTTAACTCCTCGGCTTATCGGTTAAAACGGGTGTTTGAATATTGAGCGGAGTTTCCTCCGCCCAACATTTAGTAATAGGTTTTCGTCAAATATAACTACTCGTCAGCTTTCCATTCAGTGATTGGTATACCATTGATCACTGAGAGGATTGGCAGTACGAGAGATAACGACTTTCGGTTCGTTTCTGTTGAGAACAACTGAATCACCAGATTGAAATCAGCAAAAGTTACCTTGACACTTCCAAGGTTGAAGTCTTTTGGGGTGTGCGGTTTGATGATCCTGCTGGTCAACAACCGAGCAAGTTCGAGTATCCACCTCTTTAAATTAGAGGGAACTTCATCAGCGTTTTGGAGATTGATTGGTTTCTTGGTATCGATAAGTTCGTTACTGCATTCACCCTTAGTAATATAGAGTTTACCTTCGGATGCAGCATAGCGATACGTGATCTCCATGTTGGTGATGGGTGATGTCAGGAAGTGCAAAATGACATCACCCGCCATGATGAAGCTGTTTTCGGTGTGATATGGCAGTCGACCACTGATCCCATCCTGACGCATACTGATGATGCCAGAGGATTTGGACAAGAGATCTTCAAAGCTTTGCTCAAAGAGCTTTGCCGTATTGGTCTCCACACTACTTCCAGCCACTAGATGACTTTCCAGATCTGAGCTATGGAAGATTTCGTTACTGGGAGCATCATGAAGTAACCGGCTGGTTTTCATTTCTGCATCAGCATTGAGACCAAACTCACTCCTGTAAATGTCATCAAGCCAGGCACTCAGAAACGAAGGATGCGCATGGCAAGCAGCTTCAGCTTCCCTGCAGAGACTGTCAACATGATCCAGATCAGCCACTGCAAAGATGGGCAACCTGTTTGCTGACTCCAGTGTTTCAACCAGCCCACACCAGGCTTCGATGTATGGAGTTTCCTCAAGCCGCTGATCGTCAAGCAGGATACGGCTAAACGTGAATTTATCAGCGTTCCATTGATGTACATTCTTCAGCTTGTCCACGTTGTGAGTGCTGGGGATGTGGTACGTCACCAGGTTCCCAGTGCGCTCTTCGTAAACGGCGGAGAGGATCACCTGGAAACGACCAGGTTTGATTTCTTCAGCATAATGGACATGTAAGTACGGATGGCAGACTTCAACGATCTGCCAGATGTCCACTGCTTTTTTATTTTGAGTACATTTGGGCAGCCGAACTAACTGCCCAAATGACCCAAAGTCAATGTCGATAAGATCATTTTCCTGTGGAACAGAAACACAGTACTGCACGATGTTATCAACATTGATGGTTGGAAGATTGCGAATTCTAGGAAGTCGCCGAATCAGCTTTATCATTGGTGAGGCTCCGTTGTTTCCAGAGGGTTGAAATCAACTTCAGAAGCTGCAGCATGAATGGTAGCTGTTCGTTAAAGACAGTTCCATTTTTGTTTTCCTGTCCAAGGATATCCCACACATGCTGCGGAGTATGATAGATAAATGTCTTGGACGTCAGGGTAGTCGCGAGCTCCCGGAGATGACAATCCCAGGTGATCTCACCAAAGCCGTTGCAGACTGTTCTGCGGCATTCAGCGTACTCAGGAGAAGCTCTCCATGAGTTTGAGAAGTTAAAGTCAGTAGCTTGGCCAAGACGATCCTCAGTGGTGATCTTCATGGTCAGCATGTTGGCAATTGCGTCGGCGCCTGAACGAGCAGCGATGATCTGCAGTAGAGCCGCTAGACGAATCGTCAGCGGAGCATCCAGCAGATAGATTGAGTGACCACCGCCAGCATCAGGCCCAAAATAAGTGCTCAGGATAAACAGCGGGATCGGTGAGATCACAATAGGATTCTTCTCAAAGAAGCTGGTGCTCTTTTCAAATTCTTCCGCACTGATGTTCTCATCAATCAGTGACTGTCTGATGATCCACTTCGCCGCGAATCTGGACATTGGCGGCGCCAGCATTGGTTTGTGAGATGCAGATGACTCAATCTCGATACGGGAGCTGTTGGTTTCCTCAGTACCAGTGATGGCATCACCATCCTTGGGATCGGTGAATGAGTCAACCTTAAACTTCGCACCACCATTCTTTTGCTGACTTTCGATGTAGCTGGTGATACAGGCGGCAATGTACTTGATAACATTACCGTCTGGCTTGAACAGATCGATAGACACGAACTTCTTGATGATCGTTGTGTCCATGATGATTCTGGCAATCATCTCAGGAGTGAATCCCCGATAATGGATTGTCATGTCAACTGACTTCATCTTGTTTGCAACAAGATTTCCGACATAATGCTGCATCTTCTTGATGATGTCAGAATACTTCCGCTTGAACAGCTGAGTAAACATACTGCAAGCAAAGCTTTCCTTATACAGGTTGTTGATCAAACCAGCATGTCGGTAGATGAATTCACCGACTACAGGAGAGAACAACTTGGATAGGATTGTGATCGCCGTAATTGTGATCGCTTCATCCTGATGGAACGTCATGTCGGCACTGTGGTGTGGACCACTGCCGGCAGAAGACATGTCAGAGATGGGCACAAAGGTTTTCACCCAGCTCAGGATATCGTCACACAGATTGATTTCCTGATCCAGAGTGTCAAGGATCATCCCACACTGATCCAGTAGCTGGTTGATGTCTTCAGTGTTTTCAGCAGCTGTCCGCATGATGCCATTCATCATGACCAGTGCAATTGCGATCTTCTGCTGTTTTTCCACGGTTAGGTCAGACAAGAACTGATTGACGGGACCATACGCCATATCCGTGTTGCGAGCCTTGATGAAGATGTAGAACGTTTTGACATTGAACTGCCCAAGTTCAGGATGCTGACTGAGAAGGTCAATTTCAAACCCACTCATTTTCAGTTCAACAACCATTGTCTTTTCGTAGAAGTTATCGACTTCAACTAACTGAAGCATGCCCACTCCCTTTACTTTAAACGATCGAGGTTTGATGACTGTATCAGTAATATAGTTGTACCTCTGTAATCAAATAAATCTCAGTGAGGTAGGACAAGCCTACCTCACTGATCACGGAAAGGCTATTGCCTAGAAGATGTCGTCTTCACCCTTAGTCTCTGCGGCCATCTTGTTATATCCGCCGCCATTGTTGCCACCGCGATATCCACCCTTGTTTCCACCACCGTTGCCACCACCATTGAACTGTTTCGTCACAAGGTGGTTACGCGTGAAGTACGCGCTGACAGGCCAAGCGTTTTCAAGGAAATGCTTCAGCATGCGCAAGGTCGACAATGAACGCGACTTGTCGTCGTCGTAGTCAACCGACTCGATGTTACGGTCACCAGTCAGTTCAAACTTCGAAATGAAGTTGTTGCCCTGATCGTCAATGTGCTTGACACCGATGAAGCACATTCCGGTGTCATCCATGCCGATGGTCAAGACCGTGGAGAGTTCTTTCTTGCGGGTGTCCGGGTTCCAGCGCCCATTGATGATGATGGGGAACTTCTTGTCTGGGCCGGGAGCATCGAGAAGCTTTTGCATCTTTTCGATGATGACATAGCGCAGGATGTCGTTCACCTTGATGGACTTCGGGCGGGTTCCCTTTTCAAAGGGAAGAGTGTTCAGGGAGATCTGGGGATCACCATTGTAAACCCCAAGGGTCATCTGCTTGTCCCGCTCCTTATTGGTCAAACGCTGGAGCGAGTTCATATTGAACTTTGTGTGATCAGTATCATCCATCGCCATGGTCAGTCTCCTTGGAGAGTTAGAATTTGAGATGCGTCAAGATTCGAGCGTCGACCTGTCCGGTACGCCCAACCATTTGAGCGATCTCATACGGTGTCCGCACATACCACTGTTCACGGGCTGCTTGATCCATGATGATCTTGCGGTTCTTACGTTTTGCCATCGGCAATATCTGAACAGGATCACCAAATAACAAGTGTGTCACAGAGTTAAATGGGACAAAGTTGTTTTTGAATACCTTGAACCCAAGTCTCTTTGGTGGAATCAATTCACCAGTAAAGCTCTCAAGGATCATCATCCTGCGATACAACAACAGCAAGTGATAATCCAGAGGACAATGTGAGATCAGCAGGTACTTAGTCAACTGAGTAGCCGGGTCAATGTGACTAAGTGTGTTGATCCTGCCGATAAACTTGCTGATGGACTGGTGAGGCAACTCAGTCTTTCCACCTGCAAACAATTCATAGATCGTCGAATTCCCTTGGTGGCTACGAATCTGCTTCTTTGTTCTGATGTTGTCTTCCTTCATGAACGCTTCAACAACGGCATTGATCTTCACTTTGAGAGGTGAAGGTTTCCGTTGATGGATTGTTGGAAGCCAACTGTAATCAGGAAGATAGAAGACGATCATGGGGTTGGTGAGCATACGGCTCATCTCTTCCTGATAGGTGACTATCGCTTGGATGAGATTGACCACGTCGTCTTCAGTATACTTCTTGATTTCTGAGTTATCTCGGTCAAGAGTGGAATTGTTCCTGATGATTGTCGACACGTTGATGAGAACGGTATCGAAGATGTTGTCACTGGACTTACTTGGAAGCCCATTAAACACCTTGATCAAACTGTCAGTACCATATCCAGTATCTTTGTTGAGCTCATAGTCATCGAGAAAGTTGTGTTGACCATCAGTCTGTTTTTCAGTCTGTGGAGCTGGTTCATCATCAAAGTCATGCTTAACTGCAGGACGGTTGACTGGTGGAGCCAGTATTTCAGCGGGATTGAATTTGTCCATCAGTTACTCCCCGTTTGTAATTCCTGTAAACCCGATTCAATTTCTATTTGCGACAAATCAAAATTCATCACATTGTTGTTCAGGTATTCGTGAACCAGAGCTGCAAGATTTTCACGGGTTGGAACTTCAGACTGATGTTGCTTGAACCCAAAGTCAAGTCTGGTTTTTGTACTGGACTTATTCTTTAGGTTGATGTCAAGTTCAGTGATTGTCAGTTGACCTTTATACTTCTCACGAAGCATTGCCGTTACTGTTTTGAGTGTCTCACCACCAATGACTCGAAGGTATCCCCGTAGTGGAACCGGAAAGACCTTTCTGATCTTCTTGTTGATGTCACTGAACTGATCTTCTACTGTATTGCCACACAGCTGGAGTGAGATGTGTGGCATCGAAAACTGATTGGGAATAAGATTGACCTTGGTGTTCCCGTGTTCCAGATGGATTCTAAGGAAACCTTTGGTCTCTTCTTCACCATGACAGTTGCAGTCAAATGACCCACTGTACCAAACGATCCGACAGTTGCTGAACTGATGCACGTGCCCCATGACCACAACTTCATTGACAAAACGTTCAAATGTCTTGACTTTGTAGTGTGTGATGAAGTGGCCTGGTTGAGCAGCGATTGGTGGAAGGACATAGTCAAAGTAACCATGTCCGAACACACAATCAACCTTTCCATCAAAGGGTTTCAAGAGTTCCTTAATGTTTGCCATTATTGCCTCCACAGTAAGTGGAAGATTGTCAGGCAGATACAAAAAAGAAAACCCTTTGTAGACATCCACAGCAATTCCAGTGTAGTACGCAAAGTCAATCCCATGCTTTCTAGCGATTGGAATCATTTGCGCTAACTGGTCACGGTCATGTGTGTAGGTACCACGAATGACTCGTATTGCAAAGTCATGTTGTTTTGCCAGTTGACAAAGTTCGGTCATGATTTCCATTGCATGCAGTGAACCGACATCATCCAGATATAGGGCGGAATCAAAGAAGTCCCCACCAATTGACAACATGTCAATGTTGCCTTGAACTAGCAATGGATATAACAACCTTTTTAGGTTGTCATGTGTATCACTTGCTGGGATGTGTGGATGGTTTAGATGTAGGTCATTCAACGCAAGGATGTTAATCCCCATGGCTAGAAACCAAAATCGTCAGGGTCAAGATCTGTGATTGTGTTTTTGTCAGCCACAACCGGGGTTGCACCAGTAGTGGTTGGTGTAGCAGCTGGTTGAGTTTGTTTGGCAGTTTGCATCTTTTGCAGAAGCGGGTGGTTGGGCTCAAAACACTGCAGTACCTTGATGATGGCATCGTTTGTTTGTGCTTGCATCATCTTCAGTGCTTCTTTGGTTGTTTGCTGTGCTTCAACCCCTGCTCTCACCAGATTGAAGTTGGCGGCTTGCTCAACATCAGGACGGTCACAGACACCATACGAAATGAATGAGTCAATTGCGCCATTCGCACCACCCCGCAATGGCTGCACCTGACGGTACATTGGTGGCATGATCGCAATAACATGATTCGGATTGCGGTCTTCAAAGATCACGATGGGATGTTGTGTGGAGAATCTGTTGAGATACTCCGACGACAATTGTGCTCGACGTTGCTTGAATTCATGTTTGGTTTTGCAGCCAGAGTGTTCAAACAGCAGATGCAAGAACGCCCACTTGTTGGCGTACTCGCTCACAGAACAACGGTTTTTGGTTTTGATGATTTCGTTGTTGATCTGTTCGAATTCTTCTTCGATTGTAGCGATTGCAAGCACATCACTGACATTGCTTGGGTTTTGGTTTGTCCCACCCTTCAACTGAAGATGCTTCGGAAGACGGGAAGTACCTTTCACAAAGTTCTGAAGTTCTGGTTCAACCAACTGCTTCATTGCTTCGAAGTTGGCAACCACACTGTTCGGTTGATTGGAATCATTAGCCATTGGAATCTCCTTTGAATTTCAGAACGATGTTGTGGGTGGTTGGATCAATGGAGATCCTGTCGGTGATGATGATCGGTTCAACCTGCCCACCAGCGAGTTGTTCTTGCACATCGATTGTGACATTGTATCTGACATTGTCAGATTCCATTTCGTAGGTGATCATCGGTAAAATGTACCGAGTCGGGTAGTACCGACGGATGATTGCCAACTAGTTTTTTCTGGAATTCTGCAACAAACAGAGCTGGGTCAGTACCATGGTTTGCTTCCAGTTCTCGAACTGAAAACATTGGTGAATCATCAACGTTATCGAAGATGGTTGAGACATTACCGGGTTGAGCAAACACATGTCGGATGATTGAAGGAATGACATCAACTGGATCAGTCAGTACCCCACCGTGACTATCAAGGGATAAGTATACGTTTGGCATGGGAAGTCTCCTATAAAAATGATGACTTTGCATGGGATAGTACAGAAAAAATAAAAGAGTTTAGGATAGTACTGAGTGAAAATCACTCAGTACTATCCATGGTTACTAAAGTAACGTTTTAACTAAGTGTGCACATCCCCCAGGTTCTTCTAAAATGTGGAGTCCTTGCTTTATGTTGTCATGATCAAGCCACAACCCAATGTTGTTTGTGCCTTCAATTGGGATGATCTCGAATTTAGGATTTACAAATTCGAGATGACGAGGCAGCCATTTGGTAACTGGCATGTTGTTCGCCAGTTCTACAATCCTGAGGTCATCACATTTGTAGTTTAAGGCATTCAGACATGCCCACAATGCGGTAAGACCCATGGCTTTTGGGTCTAGACTGCAGTAAAGTATTGATTGCCAGTGATATTTGAATTCTTTGTATCGTTCAACCATTGCTTCAATCTGCTTTGCCGGAACGTCGGGATCAAGACTGAAGGTGGTGTGCAGCCGGATCAAATTTGGGTCGTAGTCCAATTCACCAATTGACCACACATCATGAGTTTTTGTTGAATCGTTAAAAACGATGCATAAACTGACATGGGATTTGAACATTGGCATTCTGATACAGGTTACCAGTAAGTTAATGACGACATCAATTGAAAACGGTGTTTCCAAATAAGTTTTGTCATTAAATTTCCAGTAGTACGCATGCATTGATCCCTTCGGTTGCACCGAATTTACTTCTCGTCTAGTTTCCGTTGGGCAATTGAAAAATGCTTGCAAATTCCACCAGCTTTCATCGGCGTCCAATTGCGTATGCGCATAATTATCGCGAACAAACTCACGCAACCGAATGATCGTGTCCGCCTCGGCAACCAAAGCAATCTGAATTGTTGGATTGTTTTCATTGTAACTAAAAAATGAATGAATGTCCATGTGGTTGAGTTCATTTGGATTGATCCGAATCAATCTTGTCATGATTGCTATCCTTTCAATACCAGGTGGATTTCCCACCTGGTATTGATGTTTAAGTGATCACATCTGAACTTCAAGCAAACCGTTTTCGCGGCTCTTGGCCAGCACGAGGTCAAGTACATGATCCCGGCTGGGGTGGAACAGGATCGTCTTACCGTCAGTGGTTTTGCGGTATTCAAAATCCGCGTTGAAGAATGTGATGTTGTGGGGGTTATTCGCAGTGATCACCCCAACCGGATCGGTAAGGTTGGTGAGCTTTTCATCCTTAGGCTTTTCAAAGATGATGCTGCTGGCTTTAAAGCCGTTGGTGGTAAGAAAGGCGAGAAATTCAATGCACCCAGCGTCAGTGGCAAGATCAAATTTGGGAGTCTTGCGACGAATAACTTTGCGACTCATGTGTTTTCCTTTAAGTAATCGCTAGTGGTAGGTTTCCCTACCACTAGCTGGTTGTTAACTTCTGACCATATCCAGATCAGTAGGATCAAGCTGCGAGTTCTCCAAGACATGTTCAACATAACGTCGGGTACGTTTGATATCGATGATCTGTTGGATTGACAGATCAGGATCTTCAGTCGTCCATGTCCAACACAACCGATCTTCCTTCTCCGGATTGTCATGTTCGGGATCGATGAGCATTGCGCCATTTCGATCAAGCAATCTGGTCCAGCGACGCACTTCAGGTTTGATGTCCTCAGGTGTGTACTCACCCCAACCCTGGACACGCCCTTGTCTGAACAAATTGTACAGCGGACGGTGAGACAGGATTGCCTTGTACATACTCGGAGGCAGCCTACGTAACGATGCCTCCGATATACACGGTCTGATAGCATCATCCTCAGTGAACACTGACAACGCATCGCGTATTGCGAGGTCAGCTCTTCTGGTGCGATCAATCTGAGTACGGATTGTTCGATCAAATGTATCTCGATATCGATCAGCTGTACTACCGAAGTATCGGTTGGCACCGCGCTGATTAAATATCGATTGGAGATAATCAAGCCCTTCTGCTTGCTGGTCATATGTTCCCAGTGAGCTGAAGTTGGCCATCATTCCCCATGAGGGCATGGCATCTACCTTGATGACATTCACTTGTCCTCCTTTATCGATAATAGAGAATGTCTGCCCGACCGCGGAATACCTCAAAAGCCAATCTCAACCGCTTAAAGATCCTGGCATACAGACTGATGTTTCTTGCTGGAACCCACCAGATGTTGTTCTTGTTCCCAATACAGAGGTCACTGCTGTTGGCGTGATACTGCCTGGGTTCTTGAACATTTGCCTTGATTCCGGTCAAAGTGAAGATGTTGGGTTCTTCACTCAAGTTCTGACGGAGACCGTACTCAAGAGCTTTATCAGGTTTGACGATTGTTGATGGAGTTACGTCATACACAAGGATGTCCGCTTCTCCACGCAACACTGCTTTGGTCAGACGCCAACGATTCCCCCAGTCAGTTGCCATGGATGCACAACGACTAGGGAGTGGCAGATGGTTAGTCTCAGTGTGCTGTAGTGAGGACAAAACTGATGACAAGATAAATGCCATTGGTTCTGTACTGTACTGACGCAGACCGAATTTATACTCAGATGGTGGCACAACCAACCTCTATCGCGGAAGAACCAGTTCACACGGACCAGTGTTTTCACGACCGTAGTGCAAGAACTGATTGATGTGGATGATCGCTTCCTTCGTGGGGGTGACATACCCGCTAACACCAAGAGTGGTTTCACTCAAGATGCCTTCACGAGGATGCATGCGCATGGCAAAAGGCACCATACCCATTTCCTTAATAAAGTAGATGTAAAGCTCATCCCCGTCATTATCAGCATTATAACCTTTACAGATTCGCATGCTGAGGTTGATGGATTTGTCATTGGGATCTTTCTTGTAACCAGTGCAAAAGACCAGTCGGATACTGGTGCGCAGCAGTGTGGGATTTCGCCCCATGCCACAAGGCAGACCCTTGTACGGACATTCCTTGATTGAGGTCTCAAGGATGTTGTCAATCAGAGGATCATACTTGTTGACACACCGGAAGAAGTATTCCAATGCATCAGTAGGGGTATACCCATGACGGTTGCAGAGGAAGTTGATGATCTCCAACTGCATGCCGTACATGATGATGTTCCACGGGAGATGAATCTCATCGCCCATGTGTCTGGTGTTGATTGGCGAGATAACTCCTCGACCAGTCCAGAACATGCGAGCTGCGATGTTGTGACGACGGATCAGAGCTTGTTTGTCACCAAGCTTAGACTCCATGATCTTCTTGATGTAGTCAATGTACTTTGTGAAGACTTTCCAGATCTCACGATCACCAAACTTTTTTCTGGTGACTGACCGTCTCAGAGTAAATTCCGTATTGGCCATGTCAATCACAGCTGGCAGAATGATGTCAGCTGTCTTATCAATCTTGCGACTACGACCATTGACATGCAGCGGATGGAATGATGGGTGAAGCAACGGGAACTTATCCAGCACGAGCTTATCTTTGTTCGCTCGATAGATTCGCATGATCTCTTCAGCTTTTGCCGTCTTGCTGAACTTTGGATGTTCCTCAAAGATGTAGGTCATGATTTCATCCATGTGCTCGATGAAATAACTGAAACCCTGACCATGCACACCATCAACCAAATCGTCTGGGAGCTCTTCATCCGGATTCAGAATGAAGTCGATGATTGGTACTCGTTGTTTCTTACCGGCATTGCGGGTACCTTTCTTACCAACTCGCATTCTGCTGGACCAGTTTGCGAGGATCATGTAAAAACCGTGGGTGAATAATCCTTGGGAGATTATCTGGAATCCCTACCCAGTTTGTCGGCAAGAAGTTACTGGTGAAGTCAGACAAGATGACTTCACCACAATACGGACAAACATGTCCTTCATACTGCCGGCCACGATACGCCCCACAACTACACTTGGGTTCGTACTCAAGATCACCCTCGGACTTTTGGAAAAGCATGTCAATGACATTCTTACCAGCATCACTGAAGAGTAAATCGTTGAGGAACTTTGGTTGAGTTGCACTTTCAAACAGCTTGGTGTAGTCGACCAAACTAACCTTTCGGTTTTTGGACATACCTCCTCCTGAGATAATAAGCTAGTCGGATAGATAATAGTAGCTAGCTTTAAAGTAATATATCAGTCCAGGCTGATTGAGATTGAGAAAAAATAATAGGGAAGGGAGCTTGCGCCCCCTTCCCTATTTGTTACATGTTAGAACTGGCGACGGCCGTCACCGAAGATCGAACCCACGGTGCTGCGACGGAAGCTGGAGTTGCCGGTGGCACTGCGGTTCGAGAAGATGCTGCCGCCCTGGCGCAGACCGAGACCCTGCTGACGGAGATCGTCGCTGTTGATAACAGGGCGATTGTCGCGGGTGGTGTTGCGCATGATGTCCAGAACAGAAGCGATGCTGGCAAATTGCGAGATTGCTTCGGCGCTCAGGATGTATTTGGTGGTGGGGTACAACACGTTCAGCATGTTGGTGCGACCGTTGTAGTTGCTGAAGCCAACTTCAGCGATTGCACGGATGCGGTCATCAGGCTGATCGGTGTAGATCAGGAAGCGGTCACGCAGGGTGGGATCGGCGACGTCGTCCACGATGCGGAAGTAGTCAACGGCACGGGAGTCGCGGATCTTGTCGCCATCGGCGACGGTACCCGTGTAGTATTCCACCTGACGGAAGACCGGGTCAGCGATCTGAGCGAGGTCACCATCGGTGAATTCTTCCATTTCCAGAGACAGGCGCTTGAGCGAGGCGTCGGCCAGCACTTCAAAGCCAGGGTAGTTGAAGCAACCGTAGCGCAGGTCGACTGCGAGGTTCGGGTCGCCAACGAACGCCTTGAGGAAAGCCTTGAGCTCTTCGCGGTCCTGAATGCGGGTGGGCTTGCCGGTCTTGGGATCGGGGTACAGCACACCGAGGTTGCGGCCTTCGGAGCCGTAGTTCTTGAAGGGTTCGAGCCACAGGCCCTGGTTGATGAAGATTTCATACGAGGCGGCCAACACGAGCGGCAGCAGCTTGATGGACAGGTAGGTGCCTTCGTAGCCGGTGATGGTAAACCACGGGGATCTTCGGGCGGTTCGTCTTCGGGGTAGTCGAGGAATTCGGTCATGGCCACGACGGTGAAGAAGTGGTTCCAGTTCAGTTCTTCCTCGTTCTTGTCAGGACGACGATTGCGGCCCTGCACTTCTTCGTCCATGCAGATTTCCATGGTCAGACCGTACATGTAGTGCGGCAGCACGCCATGTGCCGAGTTGGCCATCATGTTGCGTTCGACCACCTGGGGGTTGGTCACGATGCGCAGGCGATAGTTGCCGAGCTCGGACAGCTGAGCGTCAGCGTTCAGGGCCAGGTTGATGTAGTTGCGGATTTTGCTGATGGCGGCGTAGGCAAGACTGGCTTCTTTGGTACCGTAGTCGTCGGGAGTGATCATCACCCCGGTCAGATTCATGACTCCGAGTTGCTTCAGGGAGCTGACCATGATCGGATCGTTGAAGATCTTGTCGATGATCTTGCCACGGGGCGAGAATTCGTTACCCACAGTGCGATGCACCGCTTCGTCGAAGATCACGCCGACGCCGTATTGGTTGTTGTGCACCACGTAGGCGCCATTGACCGGCATGGCAGTGACGGTCAGCTTTTCAGCAGTGGCCTGCTCCATGAACACCTTGAGGTATTCTTCGCCGATGATAGACATCTTTTCGCGGTTCTGCGAATCGATGAACTGACTGCGGAAAGAAGTGCGGGGTGCCTGGCTTTCACTGCGTTCAGCCGTGTTGATCGGAGCATTGCTGCTCAGCGTGCCGCCCTGAGGGGTAGCGGTGGACATACGGCCACCCTTCTGTTCCCTGTTGGCATCCGTGCCAATATCGGTAAGAGCAGCGTCAGCAACAGAAGCCGAAGTGGAATTGGGATCGACAAAGTTAGGCATGTTCAAGTCCTCATGAGGTTTTGGTGGTTACACTCTGTCGTGCACGACAGAGACTGGACTAATGATATTCAATCTGGACTACCAATACAGATCGTTCATCACTAGCACATTTGTAATATATCGCTTACTCCGAGATGGTATAATTTGAAAAAGCAACTATTTCTTTTCAGGAGTTTGTATGCTTCAGCAATTCAAGTACTTCTATCGTCCCACAAGTCAGATCAGGATGTTTCCGTTGTGGACTCAATATACTCACAGCTTGCAACCTCAGCAAGAAACACTGGAACGTCGCTTTCAATCATTGGAAGTCCTACCAGAGACCCCCGGAAGTAAACTGCTTTCGTTTATTTTGCGAGAAGCTGATATCCCAAGACTAGCTGCAATTGCTGATGACTTTTACATCTACAGCACACAGCTCCAAGACATTGTTGATCGGCACAAGAACATCTTTGATCTTGCACGATCAGGCAAAGCTTATAAGGGATTATTTATACATTCACACAGTACACCAACATGGGAGTACGTTATCCCGGTTGATGATAATGACTGGTTAAAGTTCTTCCCGATGCTTCAACCTTATTCAGCTTGGGAGAAACTGAAACCATTGCAACTGTGGTGGCACAACAGTGCCGAGTACACCATGGACATGATGTCAGGTAGCTTACGTTTTCATCAAAATTACCCCTCGATGGTTTTGTGGTTGCTGGACATTCCAACCTTGGTTATGAAGGCCGTTAAGTGGTACCGCATGAAGCAGGTACAGGGTGTTACATATCCAGACCTACGTGAGTATATTCATACAGGGGTCTTGAATTCGATCCCTGATGATTGCAACCATTTGTGGTTGTACAAATTGCACCAGTTGACCGTGGACATCATGCTTGATGTGACATCCCCAACAGTGATTGACTCCATGAGGACACGCAGTCAAACTCAATGGGGTTCAATTGGTGCTCGTTTTACTGAAGTGATGGAGGCATTGGAGAAGTATTACTTCCCAGTGACAACTGGTGAATTCCGACCACAGGTCTTGTTCAACCAGAAGTTCTATCGAGATGGAACAAAGTCCTTTGCTGACATCGCGAATGAGATTCCTGTGTATCAGGATATCCAACACCAAACACCATTCCAGTACTTGCGGTTACTTCGGGACTTGCCATATCTAGAATACCTCTTTCGAGTGTATCTCCTGTCAAAGGCAAAGAACAAAGACGCACACGACCTGCGAAACCTCATGACGAGGTTGTACACGCTTGTTGTCAAGTGGAACAACAATATCCCATTGTCGAACATCAAGAATCTAGAACATCGGGCAATCATCAAAAGCACGTTGGAAAGCTTCATGATGGTTGCTCAAGAGTACCAACACGGAGACTAGTGCATTTAGTACACCAGGAGGGGTTACCTCCTGGTGTATGCATATATTCAGGTAGATGATGTAAAAAGATATTTACGCCAACGCTTTGAACGTTGACAACATATCTGGCTCAATCTTTGTTTCGGTGACTTCGTCTGGTGAAAGACGTACCCCGAACTGAGCGGCCCAAGCATAGCTGTTGTGTTTGCCAATGGTACCATCAACTTTGCTCAATGCATACTCGATACATGAAAGAATCCCAGTGGTGGTCTTGAGACCATTCATGTCTTCGTAGTGATACATGACCTTCATCCCGGGTGTTAGTAACCACGGCCAAGCAAACTGCCAAGTCGATGTCATGTACTTGCACATAGCAGCTGCCATGTTACTGGACATCGCTAAAGCGTTGTTCGTTGTCGGGACGTATTTTGCAGATGTTGATCCGGGCTGAGACTGATTCTCGTTTTGGGCAGCCATGGTCATGAGGTTGTTTCCTCTGACAGTGGCATCCTTTCCATTCATTGTGATGTCGACGTCAAGACCAGCATCACTGCGACGAGCGATTTGGTAGTTACCATTGACATCGATGCTTTTTTCGGCAAGGTTTGTGATGTTCACTGGATCTTGCAAGACGATGTGGACATTCCCACCTTCATCAACAGTGTGATACTTGCAATCACCGGGATAACTGTTTTCTGGCAACCGGTACAAGTGTACAACACGTTCCGTTGGTGGGTTGGTGTCGTACCCAGAATAGATGTACATCTTTTTGTTGGTGTAGTAATACTCAGTGCCAGTTTTGTAAAGCCCGTAAGTGTCATGCAGTAAGTCAAATACAGTTTGCAGGGTCTGCATGGGTGGGATTGGAATGGCAGTGTAGATTCTGGCATTGTCAGGTTTACGGATGATTTCGATCTCATCACCCTTGATATCAACGGCAGCTAACGCGCCGAGGATCACTGCCAAGACATTACACTGAGAGCCAAGACAGTTAAACGGGGTAGTTCGGAAGTTGCTGAGTTTCTCTTCCATCAGTTCAACTTGTAAACCATACCGCTTGGATCTGATTGAATCCGGCTGGTAATCACTCTTCGTGGTTGACTCTTCTTTTGTTGTTGTCAACTCAGTCTTTTGAAGTTCCTTCAAGAGGTCCGTTGGATTTTTGATAATCACTACGAATTCATGGACCTCCTGTGGGATCTCGTCAATCAGCTGGTAGTAGTGCTGAGTAACATGATCTAGTTTCACGGTCAGTCGAAGGTTTTTGTAGTTTGTTAGCAACAGCATTGCTTCTTCAACACTGACATTAAGAGTGATCGTTACCTGATCGTGAAACTCTTTTTCGAAGAGCTGAATCACATTCCAGGTATCCACTTGCATGAGGTCAATCGTGATGTTTGCATCTTCCTTAGAGAAGATGGTGCCTTTGATTTTACAAATCTGAGAAACACCACCACGCAAAATCTCTTTTGCTTTGTCGCCCAGAGACTGGATGATTTTCCCAAAATACATGTTAATTACCCCTTGTCAAACGACCAAGGGCGGGATTGCCTCTTGTTGGAATTGTTGTGCTGACCACATCTTCCATCTTGTCAAGCTCTGCTTGTCGACGTCCTTCAAGGATGTCCTTGAGTTTTTGAGTCTTGTGTTGATCGAAGATACTTTTCCCGAGGTTTTTGATGCCATGAACACTTATCAAGCGTTTGGCGATTTCACAAATCTTTGCGCCAAACTCACTTGCTTTCAACAAGTAAGCTGTTTCTTCCTCGGTCAACGGATCTTCTCGGTTCGTGAGTTGATCAACATACTCAGTGATGAGTTCCGCAACCTCAACTGAGTCCTTCCAGTTGTAGAACTCAAATGGTGTCACACCGTAGTTGTTGATCATCCAGTTGATCGTGTATTGCCCACGACCAACTTCGTACCCAAATGGAGTTTTGATTGGACCAGCACTCTCTCCAGTCAAAACCCCAAGTTCGTAAGCAGACCGTTTTGCTGAGACTTCTGGGATGTTGATAAGGAGATAACAGTTTTCATTGATCAGTTTGCTGATATCCAGGTATAGCCGTGGAACATCAGCAATCTTAACACGGCTCATGAATTTGTCGGAAAGGGGGTTCATTACGCACCTCAGAATTAAAGATAGTGACATATCGTGGATAGCTCTGGTAGGAATTCCTACCAGAGCTATGATTATTTCACAGCAATGATCGCAGCGTCAATCAGTTCCAAGTAGAGTGGCAACCGATAAAACGCATTCACACCACGACCAAGCTTGCGGTATGGCTCAGTGACGCTGATCACTTCATCAATGTTGATCAGGTTCTTTGTAAGGTAGTTGTTAACCAACACCTCAATCTTGTCAGAACTAGCCGTTACTGTGTTGTTGTAAAAGTCATTGGAAAAGATGTAACAATCACCACCGTCAACCGACCAGTTCGCTGACATCTGATCAACAACATTATCATTAGACAATGTTGACACATGTTGCCAACTGTTGTCATCTCTGACAACGTGATGCAATGTGCGTGGATCTTGTGGAAGACGAGACGACACAAGCAGTGCTGAGGTAGCTTGCATTTCAAGATACTGCCGTCCAGTCAAGCCATTCAAACCAGCTCCAAAGTACTCAGGGATCTTGCGATGAATCCCAACGTACCGGTAAAGTTCTGACAAGTCGTGCCGGTTTTCAGCATCAATGAATTTGTACCAAATTGACCGGTAGAAATCAAGGAAAGGCACTTGTAACTGAGTCGCCCGCACTTTGTTTTCAAGGACTGTCAACTTCTTTCTGAGGAACTCCGTGACGTATGGGTCGTAGACATCATCCGGTCTGAAGAAACTCAGTTCATCATAAACAAAAAAGAAGTTGACATAGTCTTGAGCAATCGATCGCCGTAGGTGCTCAAGTTTGTTCAGCTGTTCGTAGCTTTGAGTACTGAGGAATGTGAACTCACTTTCCCCGAAGTACTTTCTTTTTTCAAAGTGACAAGTGTCCGTCACGGCCGACAATAAACGTTTGTACAATGATTCGGACAAACGGCCATACGCACTGAAGTTGATCCGGTAACCACGTTCTTGCCGATACGTTGTTGGGGTGACCGCCATGACCGTAAAGAGGACAAGGTTGTTGTTACCAACTTCAAGCACAAACATGTCACCTTCGTAAGGTTCAAGACCCGGGTACATGTTCGCCGCACCAGTGAGTGCGGTGGTCTTATCTTCGTTCTGCAGTTCATACTGCAGTGATGACTCCAACACCATTTCCAGATTGTTGATCTTTGTAAGATCTTCATGGATAGTGTCTTCATCCATCGATACTGAAACGATGAAGCTTCGGATGTCGATATTGGGATTCTGTCGGTGAAAATACGTCACCGACATTGGGTAACCACGAGTGTACGCCAGAAGCATTCTGTATTCTTCTGGATAGTTCACTGGGTTCAGAGCTGTTTGAGTTGTGAAGGTATCTTTGATACTGACGATCTTGTCGATGTCAGAATCTGTAGCCATGTGCTGATTTCTTGGATCAAGATTTCTGCTCTCTGATACCGGTGTTCCTTGGGATGAGGGCGTAGTTAAAGACCCGAAACGATCGATTAGTGCCATTATTGTCTCCTGAGTTGTTTCCACCAGGTTTCGTCTTCGGATTGAAGTAGTCAGGGAATTGCTCAATGTACTTCCACCACTTGGGATTCAAGTAGCGATAGTCAGTGATTTCTGAAATCACCAAATGCCGTTGTGGATGTACGTCTTGAGCTTTTAGTGTCAGCTTCAAGTCTGACGCCAAAGAGAGTTCACTGTTCACCTGTCGACGGTTTCGCAGGTAAGCTGAAATGTTGAAGATGCAGTCATCCCTGAAGCTCTCATTTCCTTGAGCTTTTAAGATGTACTGCACGATATCGTGAAGCTTGGAACTCTCGTACAAGATCCCACTCAGGTCAATGACGGTGTTCAACTTTTCTGATTCAATCGTGTAGAGGCTGATGAAGAATGGTCGGTACGATCGATGCCACAGCTCATTTTCAGGAACAACCCAGTCATCGTAATACGGACAAACTACTGGTTCATCAACATCTTTCACCGCACGGAGTTCGCTGAATGCATCGTCCAGCATGGGGTTTTGGAATGTTGGCTTCATTGATCGGATTGGTGTGTCGTTTGCTCGAGGCTGTGGAATCATGTTTCCCGGAACAATGGTGTTATCCACAATGCACGGGTACTTCAGGATCAGTGCCGCCGCTTCAGCGAATTGAAACCGACAGGTGAAGTTTGTCTGGTAGGTGTTCGCCACAGTCATGTTCTTGTCTTCTTCTGGCTTACCACCTTCGAACTCTATCGAGAGCAACGCATTGTCAATGTGCTTGTTGATAACAAGTTCACTTGTGTTCCTTGCTCTCGACTTTGCCATGACGAAGTTGACGATCGACGTCTTATCCAGCCAATCAGCAAAGGTCAGATTCTTCTTGGCTTTGATGATCTCACCAAAACGATCATCAGTTTCAGAGAACTTCCGAAACTTGAACAGACCGAACAGCATTGAAAGGATATCCTTCGGAACTGGATAGTCATACACCATTGATAAGGAATGCACTACGCTATTTGAAAAACGCAATGCCAATCTTTTTGTGATGTCGTATGCCAAATTTCGATCAATCATCCAGAACGTGCAGTCTAGTGTGAATGAGCACGGAAGTGGTACTTCATGCAGAGAGATCTCGGAGTACGGATCTCGTAAGATTGGATTGTAAGCGATGTCCAACTGCCCTGGATAAAAAGTATGACCACCAACATGGTTGAATGTCTGGTAGTCAAACACTGGGGCATGTGGGGACGCTTGTGTCGCCATCACACGGAACATGTTTCCACGGATGCGCAGCGAGTGATCATCTCTTGTGCCCTTAGTTGATGTCCACCCAGTCTCAATATGGATGTCATTTTTGATGTACTGTGGCAAATTTAATGAATTTACCAAATGGTGAGCCACTTGAGTAATCATCGGCAAATGAATGTGGGTGTTTGCCTCAGATACGACTGAGTGTACGACCGGCATATCAACCTCACTACCTTTAAATTGGAGTAGCTTTAATGAAAGCTCGTTTGACCGTCAAATTCGGTATGTTGAAAGACATCCTGGCAATGGTTGCGGCAATACATCACAACGCTACGATGAAGTACAAAGCGCATGGTTGGGAAAAAGAACCCACTGATGCGACCGATTGTACCGCCTGGTGCAGCTTGGACGCGCTGATTCGGCACACCTTGAAGTTGTGCCAGTTTGAGGTATACGAACCTCAGAGCACCTTGGCACATGCCGCGCACATTGCTTCACGAATGCAGATGTTCTTCACGATTGATGCTCGGGGTGACCGATCCAACCCGTTTCTCTCAGCAGAACAAATGAATGAAGGAAACTCATTCACTGATGAGCAGCAAACCAGTGTTCGTAATATGAACATCGTCTCTAGCCCCTCTGTGGGCAAGTACATCACGCCTGAATTCTTTCAGGCGTGTATGGAACTCGATCCGACGGAAATCGAAACGTACAAATCCAAGTATGATGGCTTGGATATCTACTCGATTAGCCGCACTTGGTTGGCCACGTTATATGATTTGTTGGCTCGTAGAAATCACGAATTGACACGAGTCGAATTTCGGCAGGTACTGCTTAAGGAAACAATCAGTTTTCTTTTGAGTTACGTGGCAGCGAATTCAGAAGTTTTAACTGGAGTGTATGCAACATTCAAGAAGAATTAGTGCAATGATCACATCATGAGTCGTTGCTAGGATGGTGCCTATGGGTGCAACCAGTCAAGTCGTTAACGGAATGCCGGTAAAAGAGCTGTTGGAAGCTTTGACAAGTATGGCATTTCTTGTTCAAAATGGTGCAGTAGTTCCCGTTTGGTCATCCACCGTAGAACTCTGCGCAATTGGGACATTGTGGAGTCACGAGTCAAAAATCTTTGTGGCTCTCCAAGAGTCTGGAACCTCAACATTAGCTGGTCCTGTTGCGCCGGCAGCGCAAGCGACATCGTGGAGCCAAGTTGCTCCATCAGTTGCCGCATCCTCGACTGATGTGAGCCAGAAGCTTGCTGACTTGACGAATAAGGTGAACCTTTTGGATTCACTTCGAATGCTTCAGATTGGTGTGCCCAGAGTTCATCGATCGACGATTCTTCCTCCTAGACACGTTTGGGTGAATGGTGATTTCATTTCATTTGCTGGGAACTCAGAATTTTACAATGTCTATATTAATGGTGGGTTCAATGGGTTGTTGTTACCACATAACGCAAGCCAGACTACTCGCGCTGCAAATAAAGGCATGTTCAGACCGAACTCAGCGAATCCAAGTGGGTTGTATTTACCAGTGCTTGGTAATGAGTTTATTCGTTGCTGGGTTGACGGTTTAGCCAGAACTGCGGGTAGTACCCAGCTTGGGGCAATGAAGAACTTGTATGGTACATTTGGTTTGACTGTTGGGACAACGAACAACGGTATTAAATCAATGTACGCGTTTGATGAGCTGAGTGGGGTGTTTAATGCGCTTACTCGGTCACAAGCAAGTTTCATTGGTGGTGGTTGGGATGGATTGACTTCAAACAAACGCTACAAAGCAGTGTTTGATGCATCAACTCAAGTTGAAGTCGATACTGAATTTCGACCCGGAAACACTATTCTTCCTGTGATCATGTACATCGGTGAAGTGTAATGATGAGCGCTGGGGATTACCCAGCGCTCATCTAACTATGTTGTGATTTAACCTGTTTAGTTTGGAGTTAATCATGGCAAATCCGTTTTATGACAGAATGCCGACTGGCGAGCTTTTGAGCAAGCTGTTGGTCCTTGGCATTGATGTGCAGAGCATGAGTAACATCATTTCTGCAGTGGCTCAGAACTTTCAAATGTACTTGTGGTTGACAGCGCCATTGACTGTCTACGTCAGTCCAAGTGGTGTGGATACGACGGCCAACTCTCAAGGACTGAGTGTTGATAACCCGTTCAAGACGTTGCAGTATGCCTTGAACTTTGTGTCGTCCAAGTACAATTTCAACCAGTACAACGTCACGATTCAGTTGGCAGACGGTAGTTACAATCTTACTGGGAACACGGTTGTCCCAGCGTATGTTGCAACCACTGGGCAGTTGTGGATTGTTGGGAACTCTACTGACAATACCAAAGTCAAGACTGGTAGGTTGACCAACACCAGTCGTGGCACTTGTATTTTGAAAGATCTTACCCTGGCACCAGGATACATCGAAAGTGGGTCTTACCACGGATTGGTCACTGGGTTACAGGGATCACAAACTTCAGTGTTCAACTGTCGGATGATCATGCCGTCAAATGTCACTAGCCAAGGAGTGTTTGGGATCTGCACTTGGACTGGGGGGACAGTTAGTTTGACCGGGACAACGAAGTTTGAATTCGTAGTTGATGACACTTCAATTATCACCGCGTTTCTGTACGCAAGCACCAACTCACTGCACAACGTCATGCAGGATGTTCAGGTGACAGGTTCATCCCAGATGGCTACATTTGTCACGGTTGAAACAGTTGGAACAATCAATGCTTGGATTAACCCAGAGGTTCTTTCCAGAGCACCAAAGTTCACAACGACAGGGACACTGACAGGAAAACGGTACACTACTGAAGGAAATGGAGTGATCAAAGCTGTTATTGGCACTGCCACTGACACTACCATTTTCCCAGGAACCATTCCTGGGGAAAGTACATTTGGTGGGCAATATATCGCGATCGCTTAGTATTGATGCCAAGCTGGTTTTTGACCAGCTTGGCACTATCATTTGGATCATTAATATGTTCACTAGGAGCAATTCATGGCAGCTTCTTCTTTTTTTAGTGGGATGGGTTTTCGCAAATTGATTGAAATGCTCGTTCCACTGTGCAACAATCTGGTTACTGGTCGAGTGTTTCCAACCTGGAAAAATACGGTCCCATTGTGCAGCACTGGTACGTACTGGTATTACGGCAGTGCACTGTATCAAGCGATTCAGGAATCCGGAACGACTTCAGCCAACGGCGTACACGCTCCGAACGACGGGTTGTTGTATTGGCAAAAAGTCAGTTTCACTCCAATGGGAATGGGCGATGATGAAGTTGCAATTCTGACCGAATTGAACAACCTTCGTCAAGCCAGTATTGGTCGACCCCAGTGGGCAACAAGCACAACACCACCAGCTGACCACGTCTTGGTCAACGGGGATTTCATTTCATTTGCTGGACGTCCAGAATTCAAAGCCAAGTATGATGCCGGTGGATTTGCTGGACTACTGATGGCATACAACGCGGATGCAACAACACAAGCAGCAAACAAAGGTATGTTTCGTCCCGATGCAGCGATCCCGACTGGGCTGTATCTTCCAGTTGATGGTGGTGCGTACTATCAAGCATGGACAGCTGCGGCTAACGGCACTGCTGGCACCCATCTGAATGCCGGGTTGCCGAATGCAACTGGGTCATTACCTTGGTGGGGAGGATCTGTCGGTGGGACGGATAATTTAAATACGATTGGAATTGCAAAACAAGCCACAACAAGCAGTGCGAATTTGTTCAACATGGGTGGTGATCCGGTTGGTGGTCGTCGAGTTGAGATTGATCTTAGTCGGGCAAGCACTGTCTTTGGTGGATCAACCACAGTTACTCCTGACACAATCAAACGCCCAGTGATCATGTACCTTGGGCGGGCGGATAAAGTGCTCAGTGTTTCAGCTGCAGCGAAGAACTGGATGGCCACGACAACAAGTGTCGGTTTTGGTCGAGTTGCTACGGGTGTTGATTTGATTGATAGCGCGACGATCAATAATGGCCCAGCATTTATTGCCGCTGGAGTAAATACGGCGGTCACCCCGAATGCCGGGAAAATTCCAGTAGCAAATCAGAATGGTTCATTGGTTGCATGGGTACCAACTGGACGTAGAAATCGGTTGTGCAACGGAGATTTTCGGATCTCACAACAGCATGGGAGTCTTGAGGTCATACCAACGACCGTAGACTACATTGCTGACAATGCGAGATTAATCATTGTCGCGGCATCAAAACTGAAAGCTCAGCGAATGACGACGTCACTGTCAAAGCTGATGTATTCTGAAAAGATTACAACCGCTGTTGCAACCACACCAGGGACGAATGACAAGTATCATCTCAACATGTGTGTCGAAGGATTCGACCTTAGTGATCTGTGTTGGGGTACCCCGAACGCAAAACCAATCACCGTGAGTTTTACTGTCAAGGTCAATACCGCTGGAAAATATGCGTTCAGTGTTTGCTTGGCAAATGGAACCCTGAGTTACGTTTTTACTAAGGATCTTGCTGTTGGTGAAAACGTGTGTACTCAGACAATTCCTGGTTGTCAGACTGGAACTTGGCCAAACGATTCGGCCACCGCATTGGTTCTTCGGTTTGATCTTGGTTGCGGCAGCGGGTATATCACTGAAACACCAAAGATTTGGCAAGCAAGTAATGTCTTGACAACAGCGGAATGTATTAAGCTAGTCGCTGTTGCCGGGGCGACTTATGAAATAGGTGGGGTTCAACTCGAGGCTGGAACAGAAGCTACTGAGTTTGAATTCCTGACTTTTCAGCAAGCTCTTAATTGGTGCCGTCGGTACTTTCAGAAAAGCTATGATGTTGATACCGTTCTTGGTAGTATCACCAATAATGGCGCCTTGTGTAACCGTACAATTGGGGTTGCTGAATGGAATGGTTTTGTGAATTTTTCAGTCCCAATGCGGGTGGTGCCTTCCGTGACCGTGTATAGCCCAGTTACTGGAGCAGCTGGATATTTTAGGCAGTATGACGGAAATGCGGCTGATAAGGTAGCGCGTGCTGATACTTTCATGGGAACGACCAGTATCAGAATTTATGGAACCTGCGATGCCGTTAGCCAATACGGTGGGTGTCACTGGATTGCTGATGCTAGAATGTAAGGAGTGAACCAATGACATATACCTACGCAAACATGGAAAAAACGGCAATTCAATGTTCAGACGGTCGATGCATTCCAGTGTGCAAAGGCAATCGTGATTACGACGAACTGGTGGCTAAAAATATCACAGTTTTTGAGTATGCCACCACCTCAACGGAGAACCCTGCATTTTTAGAAGCACAACTAGCTTTAGCAAAGTCAGACATCACGATTTTGCGATGTGTTGAACGTGGAGTTGCCATTCCGGAAGAATGGGTTGTATACAGAGTCGCTTTGCGAAAAATCATTAGCGAAAAATTAACCGACTCATTGCCATTGATGCCAGCCTACCCTGAAGGAAGTTAAGGAGATTCCATGGATATTCCTATCTTGTACATTTTTGATTTGGCAACTGGCGAATATCTTCACCAGCGTGAAGCACAGTTGCTCAATGGTGAACCACTGACAGAATGTGCTTGCGGTACCTTGGTTCCTATTCCAACCGAAATTCCTGAAGGCAAAACTGTTCGTTGGGATGGAACCACTTGGAATCTGGTTGAAGACCATCGTCAAAAACCTGATGACAATGGAACCTTGGTTGGTGGAACTCCGTTCTGGTCAGCTGATGCCACTTGGATGACCCCACCAAGTTACATGACAGAACTTGGACCACTTCCAGTGGGTGTTCTTCTGATTCAACCAGAAAAGCCTGCTCCGAGTGTGGAAGAACTGTCTGAGATTTGTCGGTACACATTGCGAAAACCTCAACTGGATAAGACTGACCGGTTTCTGATGCGGGACTCGTCACTGTCAGAAGCGCAGATCCAAGAGGTTGAGTTATACCGACTGCACATCAAAGAACTGCCATCTCTGCCGGGGTACCCTTGGGATGGCAATGGTCCAATTGCTCAATCGAAGATGCCTGTCGTTCCTGACTGCATTAAAGACTCGATTGACAAGTAGGAGAAATAAAAAATGTCATTTCAATTTAAGAATATGCAAACGTTCGTTCGAAACTGTATTCAGCCAGAGATCATTGCCGTTAAAGCTTTGTTCCTGACGATGTCAGTTCCGAAGAGAGGAGTTCTCCTCTGGAACGGAACCTTTGGGGGAAGCGATGGTAAAAGACCAGTGATTAACAATGCACCGATGGAAGCATTTGCTTTGTGTGATGGCACTAACGGCACACCGAACATGCTTCCTTTGTCAGACGACGTTAACCTGAAGTGCGGGTTGACGGATGCTGACCGTTTGTATTACATCATGCGGTTGTAAGCGCTGACCCACTCTAGGGAGAGGATATCCTCTCCCTAGAGAAGGTATTTCTTTTCATTAGGTGTGAAAGAGATATGCATTCGACTCAGCCATTGCAACCTCAAGTCCAAGGAGACTTTCATGTATTTTCCACCCGTTATTGAGTTGATCCCCAAAGTTACTTGTTACGCAAACCCCAAGCAGTACATACCGTTGGACGGCAGCCATATTGACACCAGCATCTATCCAAAGCCGATGCTGGATGCGTTGAACATTCCCTATGTGACGTCAAAGAGTGCCACCAACTTTTTGCCCGGGATGGACACCAACGAGGTCTGCAAAATTATCTCGTCACCTCCCGTGCCCAACCCGTTGAACGGTGGTGTTGCTTTGCCGCAGTTTGCACTGCAGGAAATTGACACGTCGAAGCCAGTTGATCCCAGAGAACAGTTTTTGTCGACTCCGGTACCTGGTCGTTCTGTGTACATTGGGGTGCTGCTGAAGAACGTTTCCGGGGAAAAGACACTTAAGGGAATTCGTATCATTCCACGTATTCCTGCGGGTGGTCCGAAGATTGGCCCTACTGGTGAACTGTTGCTTGGGGTGCCGGTTCCGGCCATCTACTCACTGCAGGCAACACATGACCGGTATGAAGATCTGGTCATGCAGAACCCTGACCGTGTCAATTGGGAAAATCTGGTTGACCCCACCCGGTTCAACGTGGATGAATGGGCTTACGGTGCTCCGACTGAATTCTCCTTCCCAGAAGAGGCTTGGCCCAACCTGAAGTACATGGGTTTCAAGCTCATCGTGCATGAATGGGAAGACAAGGACGTTGATCCCACTGATACTGCTCCCGGGTTCTATCGAGTGGAGTTTGACTTTGTTGAAGACGCTTGTGTCTTCGAATCCCTCAACATCCCTGCACCGGTTGACAGTGTTTACGCCATCAACCTTAAAGGTGTTGACGTCACCAGACACTTCGCTGAAAATGTCGACACTGATCGTCCAGTGATGACTACTCCTGAAGTGAACATGGACCTGTTGGTGGGGGCACTGTCGCAGCATCCTAACATTGCGGAACTGATCAAGTCTGCGGTGCATGATGCGATGCCCAATGTTTCTGGCAGACTGGATGAGGCAGATGCCCATTTGAAGGTCGTCAAAGAAGATGTACACAACATCGAGTTGAAATACATCAAACTGGCGAGCCAGCCCAAGGACAATCTGGTCACCGTGGAACAGTTTGAGGAAATTCAGCATGCTTTGACAAGTAAGGTTAATGACCTGCTTAATGACGTAACCAGCAAGGTTGATGCCGCATTGAAAGCATTGCCGGCTGAAGCTGTACCCCGTGAAGCACGGGCACTGATTTCAGATTACCCTGAACGGTTGAGGGATCAGCTTACAGCAGAAATCCGAAAGCTCTGCGCCGATCAGACAAACAGTTTGGTTGCCACCGCTGAAGAGGCACAACTTAAATTGCAGGACACTGTTGCCAAGCTTTCGTCTTCCCAGAAAGCCGAGTTTGATGGCATCACTGACAAGATTGAACAGCTTTGCCGCTCGTTCATCGCTTCGGCCGAAAAGAAGATCGAAATCTTGCAGAATAGTGTTGATGGCATGGAAGATACCGTCGGGGGTATCAATGCTGGCAACTTGAATGGGCAAAGCTTTGATGTGCAGAAGCATCCCAGTGTGAAGGCGTGGTATGTGTTCAGCAATGACACCGTCACTCCCAATCGCTTTACGGTTGACCTGTCCAACCGTCATGAAGCCAATGATGTTTGTAACGTCTACAAGTACTGCCAGAACAACACCGCACTGGTCATCAAGACCACAGCAGAATTCCCGCTGCGTCTGATGTATCGTGGCCGGATGTTGGATGCCATGTCCGAGGTCGAACTGACCGGATATGGTGAAAACATTCAGTTGTTCATGTGCAATGGCGAATGGGTTGGTGTGCTCAACGACGGTCTGATCGCTTAATCCAGTAAGGAGTGCACAATGTCACTTGCCCAAGCAGCAGGATTCAAACCTGCATACTTCTACCCATACCTCAACACCAGATCACCGATTGATATCTGCACTGGCATTTATGTCAAAGGTTTCAACGGTGCGTGGTTGCTTGATGCTGGTGCTGCACCGGTAAACGGATTCTCTGCCAGAAGTGGTTACTTTAAGTCGACTACAGTTGACAACATGGTTGTTAACCTGATGGAGATTTATCCGAGGTCAGAGTACTTCAAGTACGACACCGAAAACACGTCCACCAGCTTGCATCGTTTCTATCGCTTGGCTCAAGGTTTGAATGTCAATGTTGACGAACGGGTTCACTTGACCAATAAGGGTGAGATGAACCTGAAAGAATACATTGAATTCCTTACCAACCTTGGTGAGTACAAACTGAAGAACAAGCAAGAATACTTGGTGGAAACACCATTCTTGGATACCAACACTGGCAAGCCGTTGAAGATCATGGTCCCGACATTCATCTCGCTGGACTCGATCTCCAACCTGAGCACTGACAATGTCGACTTCTCAACCGGCATGGAAGACAAGTCGAACAACACCGCTGACATGTACGATGCTCGCATCAAGAAGCGTCTGATGGATCTGTTCATCACCTACGCTTATCGGTACAGCATGTACTTCTTCGTTACTGCTCATGTGGACTCGAAGATCGAAATTGATCCTCGTCGCCCCACACCGAAGCAGAACCAGTGGCTGAAGCAGGGTGAAAAGATCACCAATGCTGGCAAGAACTTTCAGTACTTGCCGAACTTGTCATTCCAGTTGGCAAGACCCAAACCACTGGTCGACCAAGATGGACAACCGTTGTATCCTTCAGGGGATCTCAACGCCACTGACCGTGAAAAAGTGGAAATCAACAAGCTGGAAATGAAGGTTCTTCGTGGTAAGAACAACATGACCGGCACAATCATCCCCACTGTCATGAGTCAGCACCGTGGTGTCCTTGCTGACCTGTCGTACTACGAGTATCTGCGTGACGTCAGTGATAAGGCCAAGTCTGGTGAGTACGAATCTTCTGGGTTCCTGCTCAAAGGCTACAACCGGTTCTCACCACTGTTGCCGGATGTACCATTCCACCGGAATAGTATCCGTCAGACCTGTGACGAGAACTACGCGGCAAAACGCACCTTGGAATTGATGTTCCAGTTCCACTGGATTCACCATTACTGGAATACGGCAGCGTATCCGTATGACATTCCAGCGACGGTTGAGAACTTTGTGGAGAGGATCAATCAATCCTCCAGAATTGACGTTAACGACATTCTTCAGAGCCGAGGGTACTGGACATACGACACTGAAGAAAAACGTCCTTACATGTCAATTATGGACGTTTTTGAGCTAGTTGGGATGAAGGATGTCAACTCGTCTGTACAGGTTACTGACACCATCGTTCCACCCAAGCCAGAACCGACTGGAAAGAAAAAACAAAAATAACTTTGTTGCATTGCACAGCACCCTCAATTGAGGGTGCTGTGCAATACTAATCTAATTGGCTTTGCCGGCCAATTCCATATGCCGCTTCACTTCCTGAGTGTAGCCGTACACGATCCAGTTGGCGATGCCCATCTGAACAGGGCGGAGTAACTTTTCCAGCTCAATCAACTTCGCAAGATCGAAGTCTTCCGTCATTGGATTGAACTTGGTGATGTAAAGGGTTTTGATGGTGTCTCGGTCCAACGTGGGGTCACGAAGAACCACGGGTGTTTCACCCACGACAGTGTCGTGAAGAGAAGCGTTTTCACTTCTCGTCCTGAGCTGCTCCGCACCAACAACTGAGGAACGTTCAAAATCAGTAACCATGATTGCCTCCAAAAAGCAAGATGTGTAGGTTTGACCAAGCTGATCAATAAAGTAATATATTGACAAATATGTTTGATTTACGTGACTGATGCTATGGTGTCTTCAGCCAGCCTAATGATGTTTTGATCACATTGCGGTTGGTTAAGCAAATTTATCGGAGTTTTTACTGGAGATGTACCATGTCAAAAAATTTACCGTGGGTGTTGGCTGAATGGCACAACATCTCCTCTTCAGCCGCACCACTTAAAGTTGATGCGGTACTCTTTCAGGATCTTAAGTCAGTCATCGATGTGATTGCGAATCATCCTGTTGTACAAGCAGCGGCTGCAACAATAAAAGACATGTATTCACACGTCTCTGACTTTGATGGAAATCCACACAAGTTGACAGTTGATCAGCTGCCGACAAAAGTCATTGATGTGATCTATGAAGCATGGCGGCAAGAAGGTTATAAAGGAGATCTGAAATTCTTCAAGAATCTCTTCTTTCTGTATATCCAGATTGTTGATTACGACACCCTGCTTGGGAACATTGAGAAAGAAGATCTGATCCCATCCGTGGAAGCAGTTGCCAAGTTCCTTAAAGCACATGACGACAGCATCTACGTACACGAAGATCTCATCAGAAAGATGATCCCTGGGTTAGTTCCAAACGTTGAACCAGGGCATGCTTTCTTCCAGTATGTTGGTTTGCCACACCACATTGAGTCCACGTATGTGGCAGAGCAAAATGGCTACAGCATGGTTCCAACATTTGACAATGTGAAGCTTCTTCGGAACACTGTCACATTGATTGGGTGTGTGCGGTTTCTTGAGCCAATGAGAGTCTTTGGAATTCAAGGGCTGAACACCGTTCATTTCCATTACGTGAAGATCGATCCAGTATACAGAAAAGTGAGCTTAATGTCTCGTATACTGCCGAAAGATCGTCCAACCTTTGGTTTGGACGATAATAGCTGGTTGCCGTTTGACCAAGGTTCATTCATCGACCACAAGAAAGTTTTAGATGGTGAATACGACCAAGAATTGTTGTCGATTGACGTCACCCCGTTCATGGTCGATTATCTTGATCCTGATCGGCACATCAGCATCGCCATGGTGTTCACACCAACTCAGATGTCGCTTGCTGTGAATGGCGCAAGTTCTTCTTACGACATTCCCGGAGTGGTAACCAACCATCAGGAAATCTCAGTTTGCGTGAAGCCTCGTGGACCTAGCAATCCTCGGGTGTTCTTTGCCAGGATGGCTGAAAACGATCCATTGCAGTCTTTTGCAATCTATCGACAGGCAATGTCACCTGAACAACTTTCGTTTTTGTTTGGGTTGTACCAATTCCCATTGATCCAAGCAAGATAAGGACATCGACATGTCAAACTACTATAATTCTGGTCCTTACAGTCAAAGAGATCCCAACCATCGTTCAGTTGGTATCTTGGCTGGGTGGGATAAGATCACCACACAACAGGTGGATGGTGCAACTCCAACCGGAGACCACCAGTTTACAGCAGCTGACCTTTTGAAAGTGGTGAAAGCTTTCCGAGAAGAGTTTAGTGTTGCAAGGCTTGATGAGATTGAAGAAACAATTCGTCGCCACATGGCACGTACTGACAATCCACACAAGCTGGACCTGACAGATCTGGATACCAGTGTTCTTCAGGAACTGTACAATCTTTGGTTGTCCCTTGGTAATGAAGGCACTCGTGAAGACTTCATGAAAGTCATCTTCCAGTACGTCAAGATTGCTGACATTGCGACAACCAGACAAGGTACCGCGTACGATGAAGTGGTTTCTGCAAAAGGGCTGAATACAGTGGTCAATGACCATGATACCAACCCTGACGCACACGAAGCTCTTTGGCGTAAATTGTTCCCAGGTTCCATGGTGAGGACGTCTCCGTCTTTTGCACTGGAAGCCTACATCGGTCTCCCGGAAGACGCAGTTGTCACACGAGAAAGTAGCCTGTGGGTTCTATCCTCAATGGGGACAATGAAAGAGATCCCACCGCACACGTTGGAAGCTGATCACAGTACTGGTGAATCCAGTTTCCCAATCTTTGGGGCAATGACAAACTACATTGAGGAATCAGAAGACTTCCTTGATGAAGACTTGTACTACTGTAAAGCGGCAACCATCACTCGCAGTGAAGCTGCTTTGTCTCTGGATGAATCTGCCTCACCGTCCTACGTTCTGACTGAGGTAGCAAATCCCACCCCAGTCAGGCATGAGATTCGCTATATTGGTGAAACGATGAACATCGTGGAAGGTGAGTACTACACAATCTCAGTCTTTGTCCACCCCATGGGGCGTGATTGCTTCGGGATCGAGGTACTGGACATCATTGATGGTGTTGGTCGGTTTGGTTTCAATGGTTCAAACCTGTTACCATTTGACCAAGGCACTTTCCGTCAACCAACTGCAGCGATGTATCGGAACGCACATTTCAATTGTGCAACCGAAGAAGTGTTCATCAATGAAAATGCAAACGACCTAACTGGATACATCTATCCGTTGTACAATGGGTGGTATCGACTGCAGGTCACCTTCAGGGCATTAGCATCAACACCATTGTCAGTGAGCTTGTACACTCTTGACATCCATGACGGTGATGACACACATGAAGGTATTGACGGTGTTGGGATGGCAATGTTTGGCTTGATGGTAACTGATGGTCCATTCTTGCCTCCGTACATTCCGTCACGTCACAAGATCCTTGGATCAATCGCTGGAACCACAGTGGAACTCCCAGTTGGTCCTTGGTTTAACAACCGATATGGAACAATCGTTGCTGAAGCAACAAACCAAGCAATTGACACTCAGCTGCGTTCTCCCTGTGAGTTGTACAACATTGCAACTGGTTTGGAAAACATTGCCGCTGTTGCCAGATATCCTGTTGGCCACAACAACCGGGCTTACTTGAGTGGTTACGACCGAAACAATGCCACTGTAAGTTCAAGCTGGACAAATGCTCAGCGCAGAACTTGGATTCAAACGATCCATGCTTTCTCACCTACTGAAAACTTGTTTGCCGCAACTGCTGAAGATCCAAAAATCAAGAACACGTCAAAGGTTTTGAACCCTGATTGTGCCACCTTGTACCTTGGGTGCAGCCGGTATTTGTCCGATCATTTTAACGGGTATGTGAAGTCATTCAAGTTCTATCCCGAAATGATCAACGCGGAAAGTGCTCACTTCTTCTTTGGCGAGTAACCAAGACCATTCGAGGGATATCATGGCAATTGACCAACCAGATACATTGAAAGAATACACAATTCCTGATGCGAACTGGCATCAAGTTAATGACCTGTTTGCTGACCCTACTTCTGCTCTGACTATCAAGAATCTTAGTGGAACAACTGTGTCAGTATTCAGCACGTCAGATCAGACCTTGACTGCAGATACAGTTGAGGACTATCTGACACTGACAGGTAAAAATCCACCAGAAGTTGGTGGGATCAACTACGAGATCTCCAGCCTTGACAACCAAAAGGTGTTTGTCAAGGCTGCTGATGGCAGTGGGAAACTCAGCATCCGTATCTTTGGTACCGTTGATCCAAGTGTCGATCTGTCAGAGATCTCCAAGATGCTGACAGATCTGTCAATTCAACTTGACACCCACAAAAAGGATGTAAAAAATCCTCATGCCGTGGATAAGTCACAAGTGGGACTTGGTAACTTGCCCAATGCAATTACTGATGATCCACTCGACCCTGGGTATGACAAGACGGCTGACATGAACGTGTTGGTCTCGTTGCGTGGTTTGCGCGCAGTACTTGCGGTTGCCCTGGACCACATCAACACAATTAAGGGTAACCCGCATGTGGTTACAAAGAGCGATGTTCAGCTGGGCAATGTTGCTGACTATCCACCAGCAACTGAACTGCAAGCAATTGACCAGAACAATGACGTTACTTACCTGACACCACACACTGGATCGTTTCTGGTGAAAGACATGGTTCAGGTGGCGTTGTCAGTGAAACCACAGACTGTTGTCGCTGGTCAGGTTGGTGCACGGCTACCTGGGTGGAGTATGTATGACATCACTGTTCCACCAAACACCGTTGTTCAAAGCGGTGATCGCAACTTCGTGATCAACAGCCAACTGCAAGTGGCGTATGCTTATCAAGGCAAAGTTCTGATGAGCAAAATTCTTGGTCAACCAATTAACGGGTTGTTTGCACCAACAATGCCTGATGGTGTTCACTACCTGTATGTTGACCTGGATGAAAAGGGGAATTTCACCAACTACGGGGTTACTCAGTATTGCCCAGCCATGGGCACGTATCGAGAAGCCAGTCAGGGTGATTTCTTTAATACCGCCACATGTGAGATGACAACACATGCCGGTGATCTACTGCGGCGAGTGTATATTGCGAAAGCCTATTTCTCGTCGAACCAGCTTCTTCAGTTGGTGAACGTCCCATTTGGTGACACGGCAGTTGTTCCTGTGCTGAACCCGATCCCATTGGGCAAGTCAGCAATGCTGGTGAACCCGTTCATTTCCAAGGTTACCACAGCTGCGTATGTTGAGTACAACAGCAAGTGGGGTGAATCAAAGTGGAATGACCAAACTGGTGTCATTGCCAATCCGAAACCCAATGATGAGTACAACAACATTTTGGTTCAGGTTGGTCAGATTGGTTATCTTACGGCTGGTGCCTCTGCTGGCTCACCATTCGGTGAATCGTTCCAGACAATCACTTCGCCAATCCGAATGACGGTTAAAGTTAAGCTGGAGGCTTAAGATGTCGTTGACAATGGATGACAATCTGGTGATTGATGACACCAGAGAAACGTACGGATTTCATTTCTCAGCTCTGGTAACTGATGCTGAGCTTTTGGTTGCACAAGCTAACTTGGCGGCTTATGCTGGACAGGAAGGCTTGTTTGACATGATGCTGCGATTGCTCACGGGCATCGCCAACATGATCTCCAAACTCTTTAACTCCTTTAAGATTGTCTACCGTGCGTTTCAGGGATTGAAGCGGACAGAGTGGCAGGACTACAAGGAAAAGTATGCAATGACGCTGTTGCGTATTCGGAAGACTGGATATCTCGAAGTGTCCAACCTTGACATGCCACTCCCCAAAGGGTTGACAACAACGTACGTTGACGTCACTCAGAAGATCCTTGCCTGTCTGCAGGCTTGTGACATGGAAGTCAGGGCAAAGTCATTTGTCAAAGTCAGTGAAACGATCAAAGCCCGTTTGGTTGAAGGTGCATCAACCACTGAAGCAGTTGCTCTGCTGTTTGGGCAAGCCAATGAAGTGCAGAAGATCAACAACTTGTTCGTGACTTACGACAAGTGTTTTGACAAGAGCAGTGCGAACTCTGCGAAGTTTAGCAAGCTATATCGGAGCATGGATGAGTTCAACTTGGAGTGTACATTGTTGAGTGACAATGAACGCTTCTTGCATGAGATCCATGCCGTCTACAAATACCTGCTGGAATGCGATGCCAACATGCAAGCTTCCGTTGCTGCCGCCAAGCATTTGCAGTCCAATTCGCAGGTATCCCTCAGTAAAGAAGATCTGGCTTCTCTGGCAAACGCTTGTTTGTTCATGGCCAAGACCTTTGATACCTTTGGATTGGCTGCGCAAGATCTCCATCGGGTTGAACACAACCATGTGGAAGTGTGCAAGGAAATCACACGAAAGCTCAAGTACTAATCAGTGACTAGCTGGGGAAATTCCCCAGCTAGTCATTAACTTGAAGTTTTCACAGTGAGTTTGAGACCTTTTGATGCCGCGGTTGACTGTTCTGGATAAGGAAAGTTCTTCCTGATCTCTTCCAGCTCAAGCTGCATCTTGTCGAACTTGGTGCTGTCACCCCCCAGATGATCACCGATGGCTTCCATTTGTTGTGCGACTGGCCAAGCATTCAGGATAGCCTCTTGTCTGGCAGCGCGGACCGCTTCTTTAGCTGCTGAGACATTTGCAGGTAATACCCAGTTGCCAGTCTCATCGATAATATAACCAGAGCCTGGTGAGTTTGCTGATACAACAAGGATCATATCGGTAGGCTTATTCCAGTCCTCAGCGAACATAATTTGGTCTGTCCCCACCATGCCGTAAGGTCGCATTGACATAATTCCTCTCTAAGGTTTTTTGTTAATTGACTAAAATCAAATCACATAATTGTCAAAGGAAGTCAGAATGAATGAACCAATCTTGATGTCGATCTGTCTTGAACAGATGCCACCTGAAGTATACGTGGAAAAAGTTTTAGACTTTACACCACCGTTAGCATTGTCAACATTTGCTTTTGATGAAACAAACCTCACTGATTTTTCGTCAACCGGGGTCGCCGCACACGATCAGTTTACATCATCATTGGATAGCAATCCGGCGGTGTTGAGTTTTAATAACTTTACAATCAACGCTGGGCATACCGTCACCACAACTCAACGTTGTAAAGGTTTGTATTTGAATATCCTTGGTGATTTGGTCATCAATGGTAAACTATCAATGACTGCCCGTGGGGCGAAAGTTGCTGGGCAAAATGTCATTATTGACAAGGNACACAAAAAGATCTATTATACCGATGCCCTGGATAGTGGCTTCGACTACTCACCATTTACAGTGATCAAGAAGCAAGGTGGTTTGGGAACAACCGGCAAACCATACATCACGTCAGTTGCAGTTGGCGGTATTGGAGTAAATGGTGCCTGTGGTGCTGGTGGTGGTAACTACTTGTATCGTGGTGGTCATGCAACCTCCTTTTCTGGCGGTGCGGGTGCTGGTGGTGGAGCTTCGAACTCAGATGCTGCTGGGATGAGCAATACTTCTGCGTTCAATGGTTGTACTGCTGGCACCGACAATGGCGGAGCGGGTGGTCATGGTGCGGCAATTAACAACTCACAAGGTGGTGGTGGTGCCGGTAACCCAGGTGGGATTGCTGGTGGTAGCCGTGCTGGTGTTGGTGGCACCGGTACCGGTGGTCTGTTGATTCTCTTTGTTCGAGGAAACATCATCTTCGGTGCAAGTGGAGCAATCCAGAGTAACGGTTCCAATGGTGGTAATGGTCACTCCACAGTGGGTGGTTCGTATCCATATTCACAAGGTGGTGCCGGCTCAGGTGGTGGTGCAATTCATCTCTTCCATCGTGGCACGATCAATAGTCCCAGCAAGATCACTGCGACTGGTGGACTTGGTGGTGTTGCAGGAAACGGTATTGCCGGGGCAGCTGGTGGTGCAGGTACCGTGAATATTGCTTTGTTCTAAAGATATCCATCCTCTGGGATATCCCAGAGGATGGATAGAGCTTAACTTCCCCAAACAAATTGATACATCACCTGGGCAGGTGAGGGCAATAGTTTTGAGTTGAGTTTGATGTAAGGGTTGATCACAGTGTTATTTTTGAGTTTAGGCAAACGGAACGTTGTTGTTCCATCACCCATCCCAAACTTTTCACAGTAACCATTCGTGGAAACTTCAGTGTCCCACGTAGTTTGGTCAACGATCATGCCAGTGCTGCTAGCGTACGCTAACAATTCAGAGTACACTGAACGTGGCAATATGCTACCATCAAACAGACTGTAGTTCGCAAGAGCTGCGGTGCCCATTCTGTAGATGATTGACCCCGTGGGGTTGGCATCAGTTACCACCTGATTGATGTCAACTGACATCAACTCGTACATGTCAATGATGATCTCACCATCGGCTGGGATTGCTGTTGCTGTCAGCGTGAGAGTGTCCAAGCTGTCAATCTGAACTGGAGTGTCAAACGCACTTGTGAAATCAAGCAGGTCAGTAATACCAGTAGAGACGAAACTGCTATTGAGGACGTAACCAATCCCACGACCACGAAGTACCCCAGTATTCGTATCAAAGTCATATGTCCCCTGCACGGTAGTGTATTGTGAGGTTGAGGGCACAAACTTCCAACCGTCAACGGTTTCACTGACAAGAGTGCTCCCGGCTTTCTGAACAAAGCTGATGTGGTTCGCTGTACCACTGACAGTTTGAATAGTACCATTAGCAGTCATTGTCACACTGCGCAGATCCATTTGCTTAATTCCTGACAGAACAAACTGGTATCTGCGATTCGCAATTACTGGGATGTTCACGCTCAGGTTTTCTGGCTTAAGTGAAAACCTGCCTAGGTACCTTGGATTAAGTTTAACCGGATCAACATTTTTCTCAGTGACGTACGCTTCTAAAGCAGTGCGATCATCCAGTGGTGACATATACAACGTACCACTAGTACCAGCAACAGCTTCAGCTGGAGTAGCCAAAACAATGCCAAAGTCAGCCGGGACTGAATTATGTGCGTTTCCTGTCTTCTGTTCATGCTTTCTGAGCATGTCTGCAACAACAGTTGCATCAGACTGAGAGTTGTCCATTCGGTTTTCAATTGCGGTGAAATGGGCATTGACACTTGTTTCCAGATCTTTGACGTAGGACTCAAAGTCCACGAGTCCATTGATGTCTTCTGGAAGATGCAGGTGTTTTTCATTTGCAGCTTTGATGATCGCCGGAGTGATTCCGTGCGGGTTGATTGCCGCAAAGTGAGACGTGATGGCATTCGACAGGTTTTGTAACATTGCAGCGTTCTGACTGATCGGTGTCAAGATCTGATCAGTAACACCATCGATATCACCAAGCAAATGCCTGTGAAGTTCTTTTGCTGCTTTGATCAAGGCTGGTGTGATGTTGTGCGGGTTGCTAGTGGTATCCGCAATATGCGCAGTCATTTGACTAGTTTTGCCATCAACCACAGTGTTGACGTAAATCCTCAATGCAGCATCAAGATTGTTGACCGCATTGTTAATGTCATCGATTGAAGCAAACCCACTACCACCAGACATGATTTTGCCAGACATGTAGTACATGTAAGAACTGAATGAGTTCTTGACATGGTACACGTTGATCTCATCAATCCGAATTGAATAGCTTGGATCAAGGAGTCCAGCAACAAACTCAAGGTAAGCAGTCGCTGGGTTGTCGACAAGGATTTCAAATCTGTATTGCCCAGCTGAGGTGATCTTTTTGAAGACCTCGCCAGCTTCATTGCGAACGATGAGTTCTGCACCAGATTCGATTTCAAGAACAGTCATGTCAACAAAGTGCAGACCAGGACTGATAAACGCAGATGAGTCCAAACGCAAGATCGCTTGTTCAGGAGCGACTTCTTTGCGGTTGATGTAAAGAGCATCACTGTCTTCAATCACCCAACCTTCACCCAACAACCACTTTGACAAGTCTGAGAAGTTCGGTGGAGCAAGTACTTCTGACAGTACGGGAGTCAGGTAGATATTGGACAGATCTCGTCCAAGCGCAGCCAGTGCGGCGCGCAGTTCTTCAGAAGAGTTGCGCACAGCAAGGATGGATGCAAGCTTTTTGAGGTCATCATCCGTATAGTCATGAGAGATGCCTGATGCTTGTTGACCACCAAGATTAAGATTCTGCGCTCTGAGGGTATCAACAGTTGCTTGTTCACTGATGATCCCGGCTGGAGTCAACGTCGCACCAGTAGTTGTATTCAAATCAGCTTGTGACATGATTCTTCCTCTTAGGTAAGCTTTTGAATTGACCATATGATCCCGACATAAATAGTGAGTGCAGGGTGACCTGCACTCACTATGCTCAAAATTGCGTGTATTTGCGTGTACAGAGCACGAACTTGAGTGGGACGTACAAACACCCATCTTTACTACTTTTGATGTACGTGAGCAGTCTTTGGATGCCACCACCGTGAACACCAAGCAAGCTGTGTAGGTACGACTCATTGTAGTTGCTTCGGATGAAGCCTTCAAGGTCAGTCGAACGACCAATCTCTTGACCAGTGTGTTTGTAGACATAACCTGTCTTGTGGAACAATAACGGTTTACCTTCGTTCTCCTGAGAGCAAATGAAAGCGTGCGTGAGTAGTTCCACCCCACCTGACTCACTTGGTGATGTGTGATGACACAACAGCAAGTAAATGAACGGGTAAGTTTGGATCAGCTGTTGACAGGTGTTCGTCAAGGCATTCTCAAACTGGTAGAAGTGATCAAACCTGATTACCTCTGCCATGTTCTTTTCGTAAATTACGTACTTTGGAACCAGATCTGACAGGTTCTCAGGAATCGTCAGATCTGTGTACAGCATGAGCTTGTTGAAGTCAGGCTCTTTCTGTGTGTACTTCCGAATAATCCTGAATGGTTCAAGGTACATCGGAACTGCACAGTTGAACATCTCCAGCTTATCCAGTAAGACAGATGCAAGTTTGCGCAGTCCTGGATATTTTCGATGATACGGAGACAGCCAGTCCAGGTCTCTGGTTTGTTCCGGACTGGCTTGTGTTAACCCAACAATGAGTTCCAGATCAACGATGTTTTCGAGCTTAGTCCCTTGGACAACACTGTCAGCTCGACGAATCCGTTTGACTTGGTAGATCCCAATGTTGGTTATTCCGTATTGATGATGAGCGATCCCTATCAGACAATTGATCCACACTTTACTGCTGGCATGAATGCCATTGCGTTTACGTTGTTTCAACGCAATTGCTGAGTTTGGAAATCCTGAAGGAGTGGCAACAAGCATCGCTGTTCCCGAAGAAAACTTGCTGCCACCAAACTCGAACATGCAGTTTTTGTCGGATGCTGGTAGTGTTAGCGTTGCCGGTATTTCAGCAGGCTTACCACAAAACTCTTTGAGACAAGCCATGACCTGTTGGTAGTACGTTTGCCGCCAGTTCGTATTGTTGCTGATTACCATAGACGAAACACCTTTACCGCATACCTGCCGGTGGAGTATACTTGGATTGTGATGTGATCAACTGAAATCTGAGTGATCTCAGCCAAGGGTTCATTGCTACTTGTCGACACAATTGACGGAAGGTTTTCAACTTCAGCCAAAAGGTTCTGGGTTTTCGTTGATCCAGATGAACCAGTATCAAGAGTCATCGCCATGATGTCTGCTGTGATCTCTTGAGTACTGAACGGATTTGGAATCTGGTAGGTTCCAGCCGACAGAACATTAAAGTGATCGATTGGATAATACGTACATTTACCGGTCGATACACCGTTATGTTCAATTGCTGCTGGCAACGTGCTTGTTGCTGGTAGTGCGACTCGTTCAAACCTACCAAATGGACAACGAGCAATATTTGTACTTGCTCCAGACCAAGGATTGAACCACCAACCACGCAACATCATACCAAAATTACTCATGGCAAGTGCTGGTTGATTTTTGTTTCCGTACAAAGTCATGATGACCTTTGAGACCTGTTTCGGTCTGTTGTCATCATTAAAGTAGAGTTTCTTCCAGATGAAACCACTACCATTCGCTCGGCGAATTGGAAGAACATCTGAAATCACGATTGGCGCAAGAGCGACTTCTGTGGTGTCTCCACTTTGCCAGTTGGGTTGTGTGATGAACTGAATAGAAATGGTATCTGGGATCAGGTTCAAGCTAGCCAGCAGTTCAGCAAAGATAAACCGCAAACCACTGATCCCTGACTGTGGTTGAACGTACACATGTGTCAGTACAGCTGATGCAGCACCATTCACACTTTTGTAGTACGTTGAACCATCGTTGTAGATGTTTCGGACAGGGTAAGATGGATCTTCACTGTTCGCAGAGATCGCACCCCATGCAGGATGAGAGTTGCCAGACAGGTATTTGTTCAGAAGAACATTCTGACCAAGTTGCAATCTGGAAAACTCTGACGGGATGTTGTCCATCTGAGTGGTGTAAGAAACATCGCCACTCTTTTTCAGATAGATGTATGTTGGGCTATCCAACGTAGGCAGGTCAACCGTCCCACTCATCCGCCCGTTACCATCCATGTTGCCATCGATTGTAGTGTTTGCCACCATCCCGAAGTTCATCTTGAATGGTGAGTTGATTGTGAACGTGCCAGGAATCGTACTTGGAACGTCAATGAACTTGAAACGAACACGGATTGCCCATTGCAGAGAACTATCCATTTTCGCACCATTGATCACCAACTTGATCCTTGTACCACTGACCTTGGTGAACAAAATGTCAGTATGACCAAGAGCATCTGTTTCAAGACGCTTATTGAAATCAGACCAAGACAGATTACTAATCGAGCCGACCAGTGCGCCATCCACGTATACCGCAATGGATGAAGCATAGCCAGTTACGGCATTGCTGACATCCTTAAAGATTGACAAACCAGAGATCTCTCTGGGTGTGTGGAATGTGTACTGCAGGATCGTTTCAGGGATGTTTGTTCCTGCTTCCTGCAGTGCGAAGTTAGTGCAGTAGTAGTCAGAAAAAGCCAGTGCGGCACTACGGTTGTTGATCCCAAGACGATTGGCTTCAGCATAACCGCTTTTGTAGTCGTAGTCTGAAGCTGATTGATGAAGGACGTATGGGAACAACACCATTGGTGCTGGTTTGTTGATCAGACTGTCCTCAGCCATCAAAGGTTCTTCACCAAGACTCTTTGGTTCAGTGATGATGTATGGCGCAGCACCAAAGTTACTTGACAGGATCTGCTTGCTGATTTCATCATCAATCATCGTCGGAAGATTGGTTTTGAGATCAGCAAGTTCGGCAGCATTTGCCAAGTCTGGGTGTGCGTGGATTGCAGCAGCCGCACCACACTCTTCAGGCTGGTGCTTGTGGATCTCTGGCGCGGCTTTGATCATTGCACATGAGATACCATGGGGATTGGTTGCTGTGTCAGACATGTGTGCAACCAATCGATCAATGATTGATTGAAATGTCGTAAACTCTGGATGAGTGTGGACATCTGAAGCAGCGTGCAATTCCGACAAGGTGAGATTGTGCACGTTACCGTTGGCATTCTTGTGATCAGTCACTTCGAGTTCAGTATCACTGAGTTTCTGGTTGATCTCAACAAGCGCCGCCGCTACTACTTCAGTGACAACTTTCTTGATCACTTCTTCGTTTGCACCTTGAAGACCGAGACTATCGATCAGGTACAAGAAGTAATCACGGAATCGATCCGTGACACGGCAGAACCGCACGGTGTCAATATTGACGTAGTCACCAGGGAAAGTTCCCTCAGAAACAATCTTGAATGTGGTGACATCTGGACTGGCGATGTACATTTCGACATTGTACTCACCAGCTTTATTAATGGTAGCAACCAACTTGTCAGTGTGGTCATATACCTTCAGATAACCACTGTCCAATCTGGCTACTGAGAGATTGAGGTAGTAGTAGCCAACAAACGGGATTACTGAGGATGGGATCTTGAGGTAGTTTTCAGGATCATTCGCAATGCCCGTGTAATACGCTTGATCATCCACGACTGACCAGTTACCAGCTCGTTGCCATGGCGGCGCAAAGTTGCTATTGATCAGAGGGAGTGAAATGACAGTGTTGTCTTTGAAGAAATTGCTGTTCGGATCGATAGCTTTGATATTACTATCGAGTGTGCTCAACCCAAGGAAAACGGCGAATGAACTTGGGCAAGTGTCATATTGGTTTTCTTTGAAGTTTTGAGAAAGCCCAGTGAGTTTTGAACCATTCGGAAACTGAACTTCATCTGTCTGAACACTTACAGTGATCAGACTGTCAGGTGTTTGTGTGGTACCAACAATCTCCTGCTGAGTATAGATGTCAGCAGGATCAAATGCAGTGTTGTTATTCGCACCCATGGTATTCCTCGTATTTGTTAACCAAGCATTCGCAGTTTTTGGACTGTTCATCAGATAAACGACATGACATAATAATCATTTCCACTAGGGAGCAGGAAAAACCTGCTCCCTAGTAGTATTTAGAACGGTGGTTTGAGAGTTTCGATTGCTGTCGGACGGTATTCCCGTGTAAACAAATCATTGGAAACAACCACAAAATCTTGGCAGCCATTTCCATTAACCAACGGGTAGTTCCACCTCACAATCCAATCACCTTGAGATACCTCAAGAGTATTTCCAAGTACTTGGATGATGATTGTGGAACATTCATAATCAGCGATTTCCTCATCTGCGAGTTCTTCAAAACTCTCTCCAAGGAATCTCGCTGGTGCCGTTAGTTCAATAATGTCTTGAATCGAATCAGGGCCAGTGAATTGGACTGCCTTGACTTTCCGAGAGAATTCGTATTCTTTAAGCATGTTGTCTCCTAGAACACTTCATCTGCACCAATGCCTGGCTTAGCATACGCATCAGGTTTTGAGCCTTTCCTGCTGCCTTCAGTTGCTTCACTGTCGTTGGCGTAGATGTCACGAACAAAGTACTTTTCTTTCAGGTCAATGTCATCCAGAATACCAAGCTCACTGTCAAACTTCTGCGCGAAGTAACGATGAGCAACTGGAGTGTCATCAACGTAACGATGCTTGCCACGTTGCACCGTCAACCAAGCATTCTTCTCGAAGTCTTGTTCAATGTAAACATAGATTTCAAGGTCAGCAATCTGGTTGATTGAGATCGCACCACCAACACCATCAGCACTGAAGTGTTTAACCACGTTGGTCTTGACTCGGTCAGCCAGTTCTTGCATCTTGCGGTTGAACTGGTGTGGTGAGATGAATAGGATTTCTTTGGACTTGTTGTAGCCAAAGAGACCATCTGCAAGTGCCGTAAGCCCAGTGTGGGATTCAGCTTCACCACTGAAGATAGAGGAAGTTTTCTTCATCTTCTCCATGTAATCCACTTCGGCCACAACCACTTCATAACCAAGAGCTTCGTATTTTTCTATAGTGCTGACGTATTCGTCATAACCAAAGTTCATGCCCTTGTAACGTTCAATGATGAACTCCCAACCAGACTGAACGTAGAAGTCTTTGATGAAATGGATCATGTCCTCCATGGACATTTCTGGGTCCGGTGGCTTGTTGAACGTACAAGCGTATGCTGTCTTGTAGAACCACAGCAAGTTGCGGTTTGCGTAGTTCTCCAAAGAGACAAGCAGGATGAGTGGCTTCTTCCCAGGTTTGACCAGCTTGGTCGGATCATTGTTCTTGGCAATCCCACGAGTGATTGACAACAGAAGACCTGTCTTGAAATGATGGGAGAGACCGTAAATAATTACCCATTCACCACGAACAAACCCACCACGTTTTCCTAGCATTGTGTTTAGACCTTTCATCCCAGTCTTCAACACTGCACCGCCCTTTTCAGAAGCTAAAGCTTTTTCAAGAGCAGCCTTCAAAGATGCATCGTCTGAAAATATGACACGTTCTTCAGCACCGTTGTTCATGCTACCGATGTCACCACGGACGGAGTCGACTAGCTTTCTGGCGACATTCACACAGTTGGAGAGGTAGTCCGCCTGCTGGTCTTCATCCGTGGTCGACAGAAATTCGTTCAGCTGACCGTACATTCGGGCACACATTCGTTTGAAACGTGCCCAAGTTAACGTGTTCTTGATCTGTTTCTTTTTCTTAATGTAGAAGTCACTATCGCCTTGGGTGTTCTTAGACGCTTCGAAGATACTCTTCATGGAGTCAAAGAACAACGCGTCCTGATCTTCAACAGTTTTGTTATTGGTGAGGAAGTCAGCAATGAGTGACACTCGCTCAATATCGTTCTCGTCCTTCCTTGGGATTTTACGCAGGTCTTTCAACAAGGCAAGAAACTTCCTTGCCAGGACAGTATCCAGACCTTTGTTCATTTTAATTTCTTCTTGGTAAACATCAATCAACTGATTGACCAGATCTAAGGACTCATCATCCTTAGATCCTACCAACAGAATCAGGGCGTTCAAAAAGGTATTGAGTGAGAGACCGCCATTCATACTGCTTCCGCCTATGTTAAGTGGGATTTTTTCGAGAGAATTGCCTAGTCGATGCATATGGATATTGATGAAAATAGGATACGAAAGCAGCATCCTATGCGAACCGAACATCACTTCAGTGAGGTCATTAGAAATGAAGATCAGATATCTCAGTGTTCGTCCCTCAAAGATGACACCAAAACTGTCCAACCTTGTAGCATCGCACATCACCGCTGCGGTATATCGCAGAAACCAAAAACTCTTGAAGTTTGGTGTTCGTGATATCCTTTCAATCTTCTTCGAGCAAGCTTTGCTGGCAGACTACTTGCTGGCAGCTGACCCGAACAACAATGCACTGATCGATTACCGAAACGTGTTGCGTTTGAACCTTCAAACTTACCAAGACGAAGACTTTGATCTTGGTGGCACTGAGGAAGATGCCCAGATAACACCGGCAGATCAGGAATTGATCGCCAAGTATGTTTATACTGGAAAACTCCCTGGTATGAATATCACCGCTTTGGTGGATACATTCACCGGGCCAAAGAACTCGAAATACTGCACAGTTCCAAGGAACTTCAGTATTCCGTATCTTCAAGTGAAGGAGAACTCCTTCAACATTTTGAATCCCGATGGGAAGTTCCTGGCGCCAATTGTTTTGTCGCCAGTGCTTCGTCGGGATAAGACGAGCAAGACTGACGTTGCGGTTACCTTCTTTGCTCGTTCATACTCATCCATGCAAAGTGTTGATTCATATCACACGACCAACCCCACGCACAAATACATCTGCTCGATGAACTACAATGGGCATACGTGGCATGAGTTGGTCGACACTTTGCAGAGCTTGTTCATTGATGATCTGAAACAACGAGGTTCAGAATCATTGTGTGGTGTGTTGAAAAATTACTTCCACCGCAACTCACTCGGGATGTCAGTGAACACAAAAATGTATTCGACTGAAATGTTGAATATGCTTCGTGCCCTGACAACAAAGTACCCTTCTCTTATTGAGAAGGAACCTGTTCAACTTAGTCAGTTCGGTGACTTGTTCAGTTACCTTAAAGACAACCGGTTGACCTACCTTACCAATACAAACCCAACGATGGGACAAGTTGAGAAGTGGGAAGAACAAGGTGACTTGAAATTCCTCTCCTCACTGAGTCTTGTTGGGTATGGTATGGAAGCTGCAGATTCTTCGGAATCTTCATCGAACGATGGTGACGACACAAAGGCAGCTGATGATACCACTACTACGGAGTCAGGCAGTGATAACTCGGACGATACTTCGACCGAGGAGACTGGGGACGATGGTGGTGATGATCCGTTTGCAGACGATGACTTTTCGGGTGATCCTGATGGGTCTGATGACAGTGAAGGGGATGGTTCCTCTTCATCGACAGACACAACGTCAGATGACACCACTGTTGATCCGGAAGATGTCAATCCGTTGATCGAGCTGATCGCAGACGAAAGTTTTGACGAGTACCTTGAAAGAGGAACACTTCAGAACCGTATCAATCGTCTTATCAATAACCCGCCATCCACCATCCAGGCTGAGGATGTTGAATTCCTTAAGTTCTGGGTGACACAATGGTTCTCATTGGTTTCTGTGGCAACAACTAAAGAAATCCTTGGGGATATTCTTGGTCTTTCTGATTAACCGTACTCTGGCTAAGAGATCAACGTAATGTTGATGTGGAAAAACATTGAGCTTCCTTTTAAGGAATAACGTATCATGGCAAATCCCAATTTTTCTTTTGACATGCTGACCAACCACAGCGAAAAGTCCCCCATTCGCCAGTTCCGCGCTGGCATGGCCAAACTGGCGACTGACCACAAACTGCCCTGGGACCCCCAGTTCACGGAATTCAATCCCGAACAGATGACTTCCTACGGCAAGTCCGGCAAGTTCTACAACAAGGTTGTGAACTTCCTGAACAGCACCGGCTACGGCACGATCAACAACACCTTCTGGGGTGGCGCTGGCAAAGAAGGCTTCAAGATGTCCGCCGTGGGCAGCCAGGAACTTGCTTCCATGGGTGAAGGCCTTTACCAGCTTTGCAAAGACTGCGAAATTCCTGAAGAACGCATTGCGTCCACCATGGAAAACCTCGCCCTGGTCATGCATCGCTACACCAACGACCGTGTGGATGATCACTTCAAGACCATGCAGACCGCTGACATCGGCCACCGCAACCTGTCTTCGATCTATCCTTCGTCTGTTACCGCCAATGCTTCCTATTCCGGCGCCCTGATGGGTCGCGAAATGTTCGGTTCGAACCTCGCCCAGTCCATCGCTGACATCAAGACTGCCATGACGCTTACCCTGCTGAAGGGCTACAAGGGTCTGAGCAACCGTCTGATGCACCGCGTCTCCAATGACACCGGTGTGGTGCAGTTCGTGCGTCCGAACGACGAATTCTACGATCTGGCCAAATCCCAGAACAAGTCCACGGCTGAACGCCAGAGCTGGGCTCACCGCAACCAGATGATCACGCTTCTGCGTCACCCCGAACCTGTGGACATGGAACTGATCCCCGTGGTGCCGCTGCTTGCCGCTGACACTGAACACAAGTACTTGGTCGCCAACAACATCCTGAAGCCCAATGTGGAAATCCCCCTGTGGGACCTGTCCATGGTCGAAGGCAAAGTCGGCTATGACCAACTGAACTACACCGACCTGCTCTCCGCCCGCATCCAGCTCCGCGCTGTGCACCTGAAGGTTACCAAGGGCGACCCGAACGCCGGTGGTATCACCGAACAGTTCATGGTCAATCTGACCCCGTATGCCAACATGGGTACGTTCACTCACCTGAACAACACCCAGGACAACGTGGCTGACCGTGGCGTCATGTTCCTCACCAAGATCGCGTTCGACAAGGACCTGATGACGGCTGAAGACAAACGCACTGTCATCTTCGCCAGCCAGAACCGTTCGCTCGAATACATCATCGGCTCACTGAACTTCAACGGCCGTGCCAACCTGCAGTCTGCTCGCGTGTATGGCGCTGGTAACGTGGAATTCCGCCCTGTGGTTTCCATCGCTGGCACCGATGCTTCTCAGGACCTGAAGGACCTGGTGAAGGACATCACCTGCGAAGTCATCGGCTGGGAAATCGACGCCTTCTACTCGGAAGAAAACTTCCGCAAGACCAACATGGCCGTGCGTTCGATGACCGACGTACTGACCTACTCGCTGCCTGACGGCCGCACAATCGTGGTCGACCATGCCCACAACCAGACTCTGCCCGAGCACGCTCTGGACGTGGCTGCTGAAGTGCAGACGATCGGTATCGACCATCGTAACCTTCAGCTGATCATGAAGACGCTGAAGGCCACTGCCGACCGCGTGAAGAACGAAATGTCCGACTCCCGCTACATCGAGAACTACGACAACATGACTGTTGCCAAGTCCTTCGTGTCCGGCTGCCGCGTCAACCCCACGGTCATGATCAAGACCATCGACTTCCAGAACGTCGTGAACTTCCGCACCTCAGACGTGCTGTCCGACCTCTGGACCTACATGCGCGCTTGCATGAACACCATCACCACCGAAATGCATTACCGTTCACTGCTCCTGCAGCAGCTGGAAGATTCTGCCCCGGTGTACAAGTGCATCACCACCACGCCGATCATCGACTGCCTCTGGTCGCTGGCTTCCATCCATGAAAACCAGATGCCCTCCGGCAAGAACGGCGAACAGGTATTCGAAGTCAAGGTTCCTGGCAAGCCCACCGAATTCAAGACAGTCCTGCCCAACGGCACGATCATCGAATTCGTGACCACCGCCTTCCACTACATGGAAGACACCATGATCCTGATCCCCTACCGTCCGAACCAGCCGCAGAGCGACCTGAACTTTGCGGTCAACTACGACGGTGGTCAGTACAGTGTGAACTGGACCCCGACCGATGGCGCCAACGCCACCTACCGCCGGTCCATGCAGAACACCCGTGAATACCCGATCGCCCTCAACGGTATGGGTTGCATCATCAACATCCTGAACCGGGACAAGTACTGGACCGGCATCGGGAAAATCGGTCAGTAACAACTGACTGAAAAAAAAATCATCGCAAGATGAATCCACTGACCCTCTCCCAAAAGGAGAGGGTCAGTGGAGTGGTAGTTACAAAACTTTGTTCAGTTTTTCCAGAACGTCAGCATCCACAAAGATCGGATTCAGCTGACTTGTTGCCGGCCAGATGCTGGGATCAGCAAACACAACGTTTTCCGGAGTGTTGATGTCGACGAACGGTCTGCAGATTTCACCAAGCTGGCAGGTTTCACCTGACCGGCGAACGATCGTCCGCAGGATCAGATTACCAGCTTCATCCTTGACTGCTACGAAGGCGCTGGTGCTGTCGGTCAGACGCACCTGGGTCAGATACAAACCACCGTCAACCGCCGGATCGAAGTGGCCCACCCGAAGGTTGCGTTCGATTGCACTGGTGATAAGATCTTTCGTCTGGATGTTTTCCGAGGTGTTAGCGTCGGGGTCGCTGTGAGGAAGGTACATGAGAATGTTGACAAAATTGCTGGGGGTGATGGTAGGAAGCATGATGGACTCCTTCGGAGTTTGTTTGGTTTATAAACTTAGATCTTAGCAGTGCTGAAAGGGCAAGCCTTATAGTACTGCTGTTCAGTGTTTGACGCTGATTCTGATGACACGATGATTGGCTCAAACCCTTGACCGATTACTCGGCCAAGAGCAATTGATCCTTTGTTGAAGTAGCACTGTGCATTTCCCTTCTGATGAATGAACAGTAGTTTGATGAGGATGTTCTCACCGTTTCTGGTGAATGACATCAAAGTGTACCCGTCAGTAAGATACACAGTGCTCCCATCAGGTGAGCGTTTAAGGTTTCCGTCTTTACCATAAGGGGCATCACTTTTGTTAGTGAGCCGCCAGACATGACTGGAGCCACGATCAAGTTCGATCGTCACACCGATGCGATCAAGCCATTCAGAGATGGCGTTCCGTACCCGAAAGATGGCATCGTCTGGTGCTACAAAACAGAAGTGGTGAATTTCCCCAAACCTCACCATAAGGTCGTGTAAGATGTTCATAAATTGCCCGCTGAGTTATATTGTTTAGGTAATAACTTGCAATTATCAAAGTAGTTATATATCCGTCAAACACCATCATTGACATTACTTTTGAACCATGTCTGATATAAAGTGTAAACCCCACTGAGAGGTAACACATGGGCGAACTTACAAGTGTTCAGTGGATGCACAGCTGTTACAACAAAACAGATGAAGCAGCCATCCTGACAGTTAAAGAAAAACATGTAACGATCGATGAAGAGACCAAGAAGGTATTGTCAACCAAGACAGTGCTTCGGCCATTTATCAATCCGTCAAGACGGGTCTGGATTACAAAACCAGAATACCGTACTCACAGATACAAGAAAGAATCAGAGCTGGTTTCTCATTGTGACGTCTTCCAAGTGGAAGATCGTTTTCTCCCAGAGTTGTTGCGAGAACAATTGGGGATGCACCGAAACCAGCGAGTGTTTTTGAGAGAGCTGTGCAACTCTCCGTATATTTACGGCACTGACATCAGCATGGAAGCTTTGGTTCGTTATAAGTACGAATCGAAGATGGTGCATGATGTCTGTCCGATCACGATTGGTTCTCTCGATATTGAATCATCCGTGATCCACGATGACCACCGAACGAACTTGATCACGGTGATCTGTGACAAGAAAGTCTACACAGCCGCTCTTGGTGAGTTCATGTGGAAGAATGTTGGTGGAAAGCGAGTGAAGGCTACAAAGGAAGAGATGCTTCCACTTGCAGAAAAGATGATTGGTCCACACCTCGCCAAGCATGGGTTTGAGATCATCGCTGAAGTCTTTGACGATGAAATGGACATGTACAAGTGGATCTTCGACAATATCCATCGTGATGAACCTGACTACATGTTCATCTGGAACCTTGGTTATGACGTTCCGCAGATGATCAGTCGAATCCAAGCCAATGGCTTGAATCCACAAGACTTCTTTTGTTCGAGAGACATTCCCAAAGGCCAAAGGTTCTTACGGTACTACGATGATCGTCGTGAGGTTTCGCACATCGTTGAGAAGTGGAACTGGCTCCACTGTACATCCAAGACGCAGTGGCTTGACGCCATGGCCTTGTATGGTCAGGTAAGAAAGCAGAAGCCTAAAGAATCCAGTTATAAACTTGGTGACATCATGACCAAGTTGATCAAAGCAACAAAGATTGACCTTGGAGATCGAGGTCATTACGAGATGCAGAAAGATCACTTTCTGGAATACTGGGTGTACAATATCTTTGACGGCATGCTCGTCCAGATTGGCACTTGGGCATCGCAGGATTACAATAGCTTGTACATGCTGACTGAACATTCCACTTTGATGGACTTTAGTAAGCAGACAGTCATGCTCGGTAATGACTATCATCACGACTTGTTAATGCAAGGACGTGTGTTTGCTACCACTGGCAAGGTGATGGTCAGTCCGTATGATCATCTACTGTCAAAGATCGGTGGTGCTGTTCTTGATGCTCGAAATGTGATAGAAATGGGCATTCCTTGCGTCAAAGAACGAATCGGGAAGATCACATCAGTCTTGTTGTATTGCGCTGACGATGACTACAGTGCGCTGTATCCGTCATGGAAGATTGCAGCAGGGATTGCAAAGGAAAACAAACTGTCAACGTTGGTCTCCGTTATTGGGATGCCAACTAGTGTAGTTGAACCTTTGTGTAGTGCGTTATCTGATCCAAAAGAAAATGCAGTTTGGATTGGTAGTACGTACTTTGGGCTGAAGAACTACGAGCAGATGGAAAAGCATGTTCGTGAGATTTATGAAAAAAGAAAACGAATGACATAATTAGTCTAGGCAGGGGAATCCCCTGCCTAGACTTCAATCGCTTTGTATTTCGTACGGACATGAACGAACGATCGCTTCGTGCTCTTGAAGTATATCATCAGGCCAGATCAGTTTCGTGAGAAGCTGTGCTGTGACGAGATGACGGAACATGTTAACAACATGTCCAAAGTGTGTTGTGTATTCCGGTTCAACTACAAAAGAATTCTTTCCCGGGTTAATCGTGATGCGTTTAAAGTCAATCTTGATTTGCAGGGGAATGCCTTTTGCAGTAAGCAACAAACTTGGAATCACACCACTCCAAGGTTTGATCAAATTGATTGAACTGCTCTGATCAAAGATGTAATCAGTTTGAGTGTTGTACCGCTTAAGTCTGCTGTTGAAACGACGGTATTCCTCAGCTGGGAAATCAAGTGATCCAAAACAGAATCCATTTTCAGTGGTGACTTTGTTCCAGATCTCACCGAAGTCCGGAACCCACTTAACGTTGAGGTAGATTCCAGATAGATCAAGGATTTGCGGTTGAGTTAGTTCAAGAGTTTCCACAGCAAGAAGAAACGTGTTGAGGTTGTGCGCCACTTGGTATTCAAGCTTGTCGATACCAATCTTTTCTGGTCGAGTTGACCAGTGGACATAAACTTCAAACGCGTCTCTTGCGTGTAACCGCAAAAGATCCAACATTTGACCAGTCATGACTACTTCTGGTACTGCAGTTGAAGTGGTGATTCTTTTGGATTGCAGACTTCAACAATTGTAAGCAGCAGTAAGTAGTGCGCGGCGTGGAAGAACTTGACGATAAACCCATTATCTTCCTGGATCGGGATGATTGTGAAGTCTATGTCTTCTGGTGTCTTAACTGCCATTTCGTCTTTAAGTATTGAGAAGATTGCGTTGTCAAGGTTGAGCTTAAGACCAACATTTGTAATTATTGATGAATCCTCCTTCGGAGAATTGACCACAAACTCAATTTCACGCATGACCTTCAGGTTCGTCCAGTTAAGACAAGGGCAGAACCTTTCCCTAAACTGCATGACTGCGTGCAGCGGTTCTTCTGTCGCTTTAAGCTCACATTTTTGGGTGCTGTAGAAATTCCAAGCAACCAGGAATTTCGGAATATCCTGGCTAATCACTTGCCGGTAAAAGACGGTAAGGATATCTGCCAGATGGTAGTCTAAGACGGTGAAAGCTTCCACTAAAGTGGTGAGTTCCGCTTTCACAGCTGTCTCATTCTCATCCCAACCACCATCAATCCAAGCAATGAACAAATCCAAGAACTGTTTGCTCAACAGTTTGGCAGCTTCCGGATCTTTAAGCTGATCAGTGACCATGCTTTCTCCTATGAAGTTTGAGTATTCTGCTTATCCACCCAAGCACAAAACCAATACGTACAGCGCACCGTAAAATAGCTTGCCACACCACCGTCAGCGTAAATCGATACTTGTTTATCTGACGTTGATGAAATGATTATCAAACTGTCTCGGTTGGTTGATAGAAAGCCCTTACTCGGATGATCGTACCGAAAAATATCAACCTCTTGGTTTTTTGCCACTGTTCGCAAACCATCATCGTCTGGGTGTCCTGCCCAAAATGACATCGCTTCACCAAAGACAGTTTGATCAATTGGTTTTGGTTGCGGCTCTTTTCTAGTTTCAAGTTTAATCGCCAGTGAGACACGACCTTTCATCACACCGTAAGTCTGCACTAAGCTTGCCACAATCTTAAAATGGTTTGCAACTTCAGACTTGGTCATTTCAGCATGAGCAATCCCAATACAAAGGGTCTCCCATTCTTGTTGCCTTGCTTCTTCAGGTTGATCATAGTCAGCAATCAACAGATCGGTGATCTGTTGTAAAATTGGCTTGAGCACACGGCATGTCGGAAGTATGGGTTTGTATTCGGCAGTAAACATTGGATACCGGTTGCTGATGTATTCCATTGGCAGTCCTTTCAGGCCCCCCGTCATGGTCCATGCCATCACTACCTCCTTGTATATTAGAGTAGATGCTGAAGTATAAGCATCTGCTTGAGGTTTCGATAATGGTCCTTGCCTTTTTCACTAAAATTAGGATGGCAAGATACGGCTAAGCTTTTCCAGAAGTAGTACTGAATAAACAGGTTGATCATGGGATTCGTTGTCCCAACGTATTTAGTCATTTGACCAAATTGACTACCTTCGTACATCTGGAAGGTTCGATGCGTGAACTTGTAATGGTCATTGGTTGTGGGGTTACGAAGTAGGAAAAAAGCCGTAACCCCATCAGGTAGGACCTTGAACTCACCGCCGGCTAGGTCAAGTTTACCAGCAGGAGTGTGTTCCCGACTAACTGGTTCTGGATTAAATCCAGAGAGCCCACCATCCCGAAGTTCTTCGTTAAGCTGCAACCACAGATGCGTGTAGTTTTCACTGAAGTCTTCATTGGTGAGACCGTTGTCGGCCAAGTCAAAGATTTGCTCCAGTGGGACTTCAACTGCGATTGTGGCATCAATGAAGTTGACCATCTCAAGCATCGTGTTAAGGCTTATTGGGGATTTTTCAGCAAATGTGTTGTGCTGAAGATCAGACAAGATCAGATCTTGAAACTGAGTATGCAGCAACTTCTGAATCTGTGGGTTCATTGATCATTCTCCATTTTCAGATGGATTTATGATGGGGTTATCATCAAATCCGGCAAAGAAACAACAATTGATCATGAGTCGTATGATCGAGATCAGGATGTTTTGCTCCAGAAAGATATCAAACAACACTACTTCTTGGGATATTTTTATCGGACCCAGCGTGTTGTAAAAGTTGATGTGTATTTGCTGTGGTGAAAGGTTAATCACCAGACTTGACCCACCATGAAACGTGATTGTGTAGATGATGAAATCATCTTGCGGTATTCTGACCGCTTGACCATTGTGACTGAATGTTGTCACTGGGTGTTCGAGTTGAACATTATCAACTTTCTTTGTCCGGAAGAGTTTGAAAATCAACCGCATGGTATCTTCAATAACTCTGATTTCTTCTGGAGTTGGTGGAGTTGCTGTGTGTGAGTCATGTTCTTTAAAATTTCGAGAGTGAGCAATGGTCATTCGCAGGTTCTTTGATGTCCTCACGAATTCGCAATGCTTCATGACCTCGGCTGGAACCAATTGCAGTATTGACACTGCTTTCCTCAACGTCTCAAATTCAGCATCCCGAGATGCCCGTTTTGTGGAGTTTGCAAGGATGCAATCTCGTATTTGTGTTAAGATCGGTACGTAGTACGAATCAAATTTCTTCAGTGGAGAATCCAAGATCTGGTCGATGACTTCCATATATCCCTCGTTAGTTTCGACTGGATTGTGATTATACAGTGAATACCACTGTTGGAGTTTTACAATGACCTATACAGTTTTATCAATTGACCCGGGAACTAATTCCTTTGGGTATGCGTTTAGTCAAGTCACTGATAACAATTTTGAAGTATTTGAGCATAACACACTTTACCCATCTGCTTACCCAAAAGAAAGCAGGTATCGTAAAGACCACAAGTGGTACTCAGATCGAGTACTGTGTGGTAAGGTAATAGGTAGAACAATTCGAGAATTGGTGATGATGTACAAACCAGACTACATCGCTAGTGAAGATGCGTTCTACAATCCTTCTCGTCCAAATGCATTTATTTCGTTGCTGATTGCCATCTACGCGATGGAATCAACCTTACACGGAATGTATGAAGAAGGTATACTCATTGATCCAGTGACAGCGCGAGTATTCAAAACTCCACCCACATTGATCAAGAAAGTGATGTCACATGAGCTTGGTGGTAAAGCGACAAAAGACGATATGACCACGGCACTTAACTGTCGTGTACAACAAAAAGAAATAACCTTTCGTGGGTTTAAAGTAGGTAAAATGCCTGACAGTGCTTTGTTCACAGAACACAGCATTGATGCGATAAGCATTGGCTTTACCTTTTCAAAGTTGTGGAAACCAATGCTGGATGCAAAAGTATTGGAACCACGGATGACTTCCTTTACAAAGACTGTGAAGAAGTTGTTGAAGAAATGTAAATATAAATCGCCTTACTTGACGTAGCCATCTGGGTACCAGGAAATCCTGGTACCCAGATGTTTGTAGTGCACTACGTTCCACAATCCAGCAAGGAGGGATCGATCGCTGGGACCGAATCCACTTGAAGTTTGTTTGATGCGCAATTGTCAACCACAGAGTTGGTAGTCTGGTGATCAACTGCGTCATCCGCAGGTGTCTCCGCTACTGCGGTTTTTCTCATAGGGGACGGAGACCGGAAGTGCCGAGCACGAGGTCGGCCATTCCTATCCCCGGCTATTTTTTTCCGGAATGCCGATTTGCGGTCCGGGTGTTGATGTCAGTGGTGGCAGAAGCCGTGGTGCTGACCTGTTCAGCACCAACGATGGTCACCGGATTGCCGGCGGGATCAGCGCTCTGCACAGACCCTTCAGTCTGCGCAGCGCTGTCAGCTGTCATGAGCGAATGCTCAGTCGGCGGGATCGCGAAGTTGTTGGAGTCTTCGATGGGGATGCCACTGTTTTCACCATGGCTGGGGATACCCGTGGTGTGGGTGACCATGGCATCACGGTTGTCGCTGTTGACCCAGCGGTCAAGGAGACCTTCGTGGTCGTTGAGGTTGATGCCAAGCTGCTTGAACCGCTCGATCAGCAGGTATTCAAACCTGGGGTCCTTGCCGAGCTTTTCAAACAGTTCGTCGTTGACCTGGTCCAGTGGGAGACGGCCGGTGAGGATGTCGCTGATCTGGCGACTTTCAAGGTGCTGCGCGAAGCGTTCTTCCAGCTCTTCAAGCTTGGGGTAGTCGACAATCAAGTCGACCTGCATGTTGATGTGGTTGATGGCCTTGGCGATCAAGGCACGTTCTGCCCAATCCATTGCTTCAAGTTCACGGATGACAGGAAGCAGTTTGCTGAAGTCTGCGGTGCTCATGATAGATCCTTTTTAGGTAATGTTAAAATGTTGAGGATGGTATCCTGAGCAGTGATATATCGGTAGAAAAAATTTCATTCACATGTTTAAGTAGATAGTACCACCCTGCAGCCAAGCAGCTGCAGGGTGGTACACGTGCCGGGGAAGGGCGCTTACTTCAGGTATTCGCAGCCGTCGAAGGCGTTCTTGACTTTTTCAGCCAGGTCGCTGGACATGGCGGCACCAAGGCCACCGCCCATGATTGCCTGACCCTTGCCGGTGCCGAAGGTGCGGTAGGATTTCTTTTCACCGGTAGGCGTGGTGATTTCGCCTTCGCGCATGGCTTTGGACGAGGCGTTGATCTGCAGGGAGCGGCCGACATTGCCGGACACACGGGTTTCGAAGTTGCGGGGATCGGTCTTGGATTTGACGGCGGTTTTGATGCGATCGATGTTGTGCACGGTGGCGCAGTGATGGGCAGCGCGGGTCAGTTCGACGACGCCGGTGGCGACTTCTTTGATCTGGTCACGCGTGATGCCGCGTTCGCCAAGGGCTTCAAGGATGATAGCTTCGGGAACTTCAAGCTCAGCAATGTGTTCTTTGCCCTTTTCGGGGGCGGCCACGGTGGCGCCTTCGCGCATTTTCTTGGAAAGGGCTTCAATACGGTTGGGATCATTGCTGGCGATTTTTTCGGTACTCATGACTCTGTTCTCCATGGAAAGTGTTTGTGTTGATAAACCATACCGCTGTTAACAGCATGTGATACCACCAAGAAGTATAGATTTACTTTCCTGACAGGACCACAATGTTGTAATATATTTCTATTCAGTGTTTCACCAAATCGAAATCAGTGATTATTCCTAACTGGTTTTGAATACTCCAAGACGTTGGAGCTTTTCCAATGTTGTGGGATAGTCTTCTTCTGACGGATGGCCATAGTTGAAAACTTCTGCAAGGCTGAAGAAGACAGGAACCGACATGTACTTCAAGATCTTCTTCGTTTGGGATTCCCGCCAATCTGCAAATTCAGTAGTGTCATCAGCATAGATGACATCACTGAACAAGTCGTCCACCCAGTTCACGAGGTTTACTGGGTTACTCCCAAAATCCTTGTTGAGCGCAGTTGCACACAGGTAGTTCTTCAGATTGACAACATTGCCGGCGGGTTGACAGATCTTGACAAGCGNTTTCTCCACCATGTAGAAGTCATGACGCAGTGTCGGAAGGGAGTTCACCCAGTCAGCGAGAGTGATTGTTCCTTTGATTGATGACAGGTCGTCAATAAACGTTTTGACGTACTGTGGATTTCCGTACTGCTGAAGCAAGGACTTCTTGCTGGAAAGCACTTCGAAAATATCCGCTGTTGACCCAATCACTTGATGGTCAACAAGGAGACGACCAAACCGTTGATGCTGTGGCAACCTGCAAGCGACATTTAAGAAACGAGTAATCGCCAGATACTTGTAGATTCGGCAGTTACTATTCGGACAGATGGGATCACCGATCGTTTCATCAATGTCCAGCTCCTCCCCACAGATTGGGCAGAACCGAGGTCCATAGACGACAGAGGCCGTTCGGGTGGTGTGCTTTTCAGGGTCACCATGATACCTTGATTTCAACCGCCAACGAAAGACCAGATGGTTCTCATCATCCTTGGCACTGAGGTTGAAGTACTCGTTCTCCTGTTCTTTCAGTTCAGTGCGTCCATTGTCCATTAAACGAAAGACTTCGAACGAGTCACCGATGGTGACATCTTCCGTATCCATCAGAACAGCGCAGATGGTCTCGGTGTTAAATTGTGTACAGTCATTGAGAATCTTGGCCCAGCCCGGAGCAGAAGTAACCAGCTTGAGCTGGATGCGACCATCCACTTCAACCGTGTAGAACACATCACTGATCTCAACGGTACCAAGACACTTATATTGCGAGTCATCCTTCAGTTCTTTTGGATGCGCATCAACGTAGATGAACTGTTGACTTTTCATCAAACACTCCTCTTTAGCAGAGATTTCTGTATACAATCAAGAATTGTCGTAAAGATCCACAGCATACGTTCAAGGTTGTAATATATCGTGGAAAGACCTTTCGTTGAATTGGTATTTGATGGTACGGTTATATAAAGGAGAACATGTATGCGGAAGTTTATTTTTAAACTCATTGTTTTGTTGGTAGTTCTTTGTGGTGTTGCTACTGACCAGATTGCAACTGAGGCAGTGATTGCAGCAACAATCGAAGACAAGCCCATCAGAGAAATGGATCATTTCAAATCTTCGAAAAGCTGGGGAGCCAACATTGACATGTGGTGCGTCAATGGTGTTGTAGTACTCATTCATGAAAAGGGGTTCATGCTGCAGTTGTTTGATGTACCATCATTTAGCACTCAACCAGCACAGCCAATGAAATGCAAGTAAAGACATCCCTGCTAGGATAGCCTAGCAGGGATAGTCATCAATCGAGGGTTTCGATTTTGAGGACCTTTTCACCAAAGGCCATTGTGACAAAGGTAAACAGTAGTCCAAGGAAATGATGGTACTTGACACGGCAGTCAATGTCGTGTTGTGCACCAACAAGGTAAGGACAACCACCCATGCAGAAAGAAACTACTGGGCAGTTACTACACTTACTACCTCGGCTACCATAACCATGAACTGTTGGCATTTTGATGTCTGGTCCGGTTGTGGTGGGATCAGTCTTGTCACCAAAATCCAGCAGGTTACTGTAAGATGCTGGTTCCCCATTACCAAGATGATCCGAAGCTGCAAAAGTCTGGCATGGTAAGATGTTACCATTCAGGTCCAATGTCAGCATGTATGGATCGGTGGTGAAGCACAAAGCTTTTTTGGGGTTCACCAAGAATTGCGGAAGTGACCACTTCTGAAGGAAGAGATCATACAGCATCTTGTAGTTGTCAAAACGATGCAACCCAAGCTTCAGTAGATCGTGGTAGATCATCGCTGTATACTTGGGTAGATCGTCATGATGCAGCGCGTATTGTGCCGTGTCGTCTTGGATTGGGATCACAGGAATTGATTCAGCGATTGGTACTTCGCAACCTTCAAAGGCTTTGTCGTACCATTCTACCAAGGATGTGAGTGAACCCACAGCTGAGGTGATCACCGGATTGACTGCAAAGTTCCTTCCTTCATTCAAGTACTTCCGGTGTTGGTTGGGCACCTTTTCCTTTGCCAACTGTAACAGGATGTCTCTGGTACGAGAACCCAGAGCCAATGGATCAATCCCACGGAGATGTTGACCCGGACCGTCATGAGAAAGGATGAAACCAAACTGGTCGTCGTTCAGAATGACATCGCCCATGCGCTTGGTGATCAAACTACCATTGGTCACGATAGAGAACCCAATGTTGGGATTGATCTCCCGGAATGCATCCATAAAGAAGCAGATGGTTGGCCAGTACAGCAGTGGTTCACCACCCCAGAATTGGATAACCTTCAACTGGGAAAGATTAGTCGTTTTGAACAAGTCCATCATGAACTTGCTAACTTGTTTGGCCGGGGGCAGGTCAAGAGGTGAGTGACTCTGACTGCAGTATTTGCACTTGAAGTTGCAGGCGTGCCCAAGAACGATACGCAAGTTTTTCGGGTTGTCGAATCTTGTGTTCGCATGCATGTGCATGTTCAGTTGGTTACTCACTTTGGAACAATCTTGATCAGCATTGATATCATTCCTGACCGTGATCGGAGTACCGTCCATCTGGAAGAACTTAACGCTGACTGGATCGAACTTAAGCTGAGTACCATTCTTTAAGGTAATCAGTTGCATGTGAACTACCTTTGTTGGTTGTGGTAATAGTCCCCGTTAACTTGAATCAAGAATTTCTGAGTCTTGAAAAACAGGAACGCAGTAAGGATACCCAGGTACGTGTTGTACCGCATCAGACAGTTGGTGTCAGCATGCTGACCAGGAGCAATGTGTGGGCATACCCCACGGCACAGTGAGATCACAGGGCAGTTGGTGCAACGACCGGCGCGATTGATCGGAGCATAAGGAAGTTCTTCCTTGATGTCATCCAGCTTGGTCAGATGGCCGATGACTTGATCAGGAGTGTAGTTGTCATACACCTGACAAGGGGTGAGGTTACCATCGAGATCAGTGCAGATAGTCATCAACTGTGACCCATGACATTTGGCTTCAGTCATGTTGTAGATGTAGTCAGGGGCAGCTTCCATCAAAACGAAAGCATCCCACAGCTGTTGGTATTCCACAACACTTCTGACGATATCCCCACGGATGATGTCGTTGGCGATCTGGAATGAGAACTTCGGCATGTCTGCTGGATTGATCGCGTAAGACAACGCATCATCATTGTACGGGATGACTGGTTCGATCTTCATGATCGAGACATCGTTGTCAAACCTCTTTCGGAAGAAATCCACAATCGTGAAAGGTGACGGACACAATTTGGTCAGCACCGAGTTGATGTGAAACTTGCTTCCTTCAGCCGTCTTCATGTGGGTGTACAGATCCATGATCTTGCTTTCATGCAGCTTCAATGGATCTGCCGTGCGAAGACTTTGCCCAGGACCATCGTGAGAGAGCTTAAAGAGGTATTTAAGCGACTTTATGTCTGAAACGATGTCATTGGTCAGCAAACTGCCATTCGTCGTTATATGGTGCGTTACGGGCCGTTTTACGTGTGTCTCGATTCTGTCCATCAAGTACCGGATTTCATCCCAATACAAGAGGGGTTCACCGCCCCAGTACTCCACACGTTCAAGCTGATGCAGTGACAGGTTGTTCGTGAGCATCTGCATGAATGCTGCTAATCGTGCCGGATTGAAAGAATCTTTCCGACCATGATGATCTTGACGGCAATACTTACAGCGAAAGTTGCAAGCGTCACCAAGCATGATTTTGAGCACTTTTGGTGACTTGCTGTGGATCTTTGTTTGCACAGTCATCAGCGGTTTGATATCTTGGACATCCTGACCAAACTTCATGGTGTACGGATTGAAGTCGATCTTGAATTTCTCAAGCGATTTGTCATTGAAGACTAGACTTAACATATCTGTTCCTCAGGTTTATTTTTGGTGTAACCGATGCATAAATAATGCAGTAGATATACAGAGTCAGGGAGTACTCCCTGACTCTGTGAGAATGACTGTTAGATGATTGCGATATCCGCTTCAGCAGAGTTTGTCATGAACCTGAAACCAGCTTTGACCTTCATGATGTCACCCTTCTCAAGACCAAGGGAAATGAACCGGAAAGTACCATGACCGTTTTCATCCAACCGGATACGTGTCTTCGGCAAGTAACCATTGACGCATTCCAGATAGATTTCAGCCGGGGAGTGGATTTCATCACCGTACCACTCCCGAACCAATTGCACGTCAAATGTGACTGATTCATCAGGAAAGACCACGCCGGTGAAATCTTCGACAACCAGATCCGTGCGCAACAGTGAGTGAGTGCGACTGGGGAAGTTGTTGACGATCGGATACCGTTTTGGCTGCTGGGTGAGTTTGAGTTTGGGACGCCAAACCTGCTGTTTGATCGCTTCATCCTTGTGGATGAGATCTTTGTAGATCTCACTGCTGTTGCAGATGTCCTGCGTCCGATCACCAGTGATCACTTCTACGGTGCAAGCAGGGTCAGCTGCCAAGTTGACACAGCATTCCGTGAACTTGGTGCTCTTCAGTTTCTGTACCCAGTTGATCACCCGGTAAGCAGGGATCAACACATGAGCTTCCACGGAAGAAACTTTACCGATGTAGCTGGCGGCACTGATGTTGATCAGGTATCCGTTGCGGTTGATTGTGTTGAATCTGGGCATGTGAGCACTGACTGCAGCGCAGACATCGGCATACGACAATCCAGAGTCAACGAACTGTTGGATGATCCTGACACAGCTGTGCATGTAAGAGATGTCATAGTCCTTGAGATGCATGCCAAATTGGGTGTTGTCTTTCCAGTCATTGCGCTTCTCAAGGAACTCACGAGTAAGCCGATACCCGAGAACCAAGAAGTCCTTCTGCTCACCTTTGACCATGGTGCGGTAAAGGTACTCTACCTGAAGAAGGTCTTCCTCACGGGTAACTCGAATAACAAACGGACGAAGGATGTCCATCTCTTTCCGGATGATAAACAAGGTTGGTTTACCCATTGGGGGTCTCCGTTTGTTGGGGGTCGCTCATGAACTGCTGATGACTGGCAATGAACGCAGTGGCGTCTTCGATCTCAGTTTCGGTAAGAACCCGTACTTCTTCATTGTTCAGTTTTTCAACATCTCCTGGTTTCAGCCCACCAGTCAGCTTCATCGCCAACACCAGCGCATCCTGCTGGATTTGGTTTGATTACGGCTTCTTCACCCAGGCGGTCGATGTCGTCTTTGTTGATGGCAAAGTCACTGAAGTCGATTTGGATCACCAGTTCACCATCACGATGATAGGTGTACACTTTATCGGTTTTGAGACGATACTGTTCAGTATCCTCTTCCATCACAAACTGACTGGGAAGAGAAAAACGTTCTGCCTCAGATTTGGTATCTTCGTTACTCATGTTGCACTCCATGAAATTGTTTTAGATTGGTACCATCTTTATAGATAACAAGATTAATCATTGACAGAGTACCCACCTTAAAAGGTGGGTACTCTGTATAAAGGTCTGTTATTTACTGGCAATTGAATTGCTAATTAGTCGCAACCTCAGTCACAACAGCAGGCACACGCACAATTACAATTGCACCACTGAACAGTGGCAGGCTTGTCACCAGACGTCGAGCAATAGCTGTCAGGCATGGTGAGCATTTCCGGATAGTAATTGCACCAAACTGCTCGGCTACTGCAGTTGCCGACGCATGCACAACCAGACCAGTTACCAGTCATCCAGTAGTACGACCAGTAAAAGTTGTCATAAGCTGCGCGCCAAAGACCATTCACTTTCACGTAAATAGCTTTGGGATTGATGTATTTACCAGCAACCTTCACAAAAGGCACACACCCACGATAAGCACCTTGGGCCCGCACCTGTACTTTATAGACTGCCGACGCCATGGTTGATGGTACCTCCGACAACTACAAGAGTTTCTTCGCCTTCTTTGGCCGGAGCAGAAGGATACGCCTGGTTGTAGTTGACCACTTTGTACTTCTGCAGTTTGGCATTGACCTCGTCAACGATGGCGTCAACTGCCACATTGGTGGTGGCAGATTTGATCCGGTAGACGTAGTTGTACATCTCACCATGATCGGCGCCGGCCACAAACAGGGCTTCGTCAGTGTAGTCTTCAAGAATCTTAGCGCACAGTTCTTCTTTGGTGCTCTGAGGATTCTTGGACAGGAAGCCGTCAAGGAAAGGAGTGCTGACCTTGGAATCGGCGGTAAACGCCTTGGCTTCATTGTACTGGATGTTCCACTGGATCATTTCCTTGGGTGTGCGGAAACCAGCATTCGCACGAATGTCCTGATGTTCGTAGTACACCCGCAGTGTCATGAGGGCATCATTCTTGACACGGACAAGATCACGTTTGTCCATCCAAGTCAATGTCGCAAAATCCAGTGAGTACCGGTAAGAAGGCTGAGTGGGCAGTGCCTTCCATTCGGTTTCAGTGAAGAACATCACCATGTCGTCTGACAGTTTGGTGACGTTGAACAGCGGAAAACCATCTTCTTTGAAGGCCACAAAGATGGGTTCCCATTTGCCGGTGGTTTCGTTGAACTTCGCCATCGGCATGGGCGGCCGCTCGGTGATTGAGTACTTCAGGTTCTTTTCAATCGCCAAGGACTTCATGATCACACCAACGAACACTCGATCGGTGTTGTAGGCGGCCACTTCGTAGTCTGCAGTATCAATGAAGACATTGCAGAAATTCTGAACCTTGACGAGTTCAGCTTCTGAAAGATCAACTTTCAGGATGGTGCTGAGGTTGTTTTCATCCTTGGTTGCCAACGTGTAGTGGGCAAAGTTCATGGATGGTTCGTAGCTCAGGGTTTCGTACTCGAAACCCAGGTCAGGTTTGGTGCTGATCTCAAACAGGATACCCTGTGAGACAACTTTGCCACCAGAACCATTCCAGTAAAGTACGCAGTCTGTCATGATGATTTCCTTGGGGGTAAAAATTACCGGTACACAATCCACAGGTCGTTGTCATTACCGATCGCATGGTCTGGATCAGACATGGTGATGAAACGCTGGCAGTAGGCGTCGCCACGAATGTCAGTCGTGTGGACGACCTTTGTCCAAGTTGACCAAGTGGTACCACCGTCTGTCGAATTGCGGCGATACAGTTTGGTTGCGTCTGTCCTCAGTACGAATGCCTGATCCAGATTGTTGTCACGACGTGACACGGTCAAGAACCCACCAGAACCGATGACTGGGAAGTTCAGCGTGGCGTATGCGTCCTCAATATAGTAGTAACCTGTCAAAAGGTATGAGTTCGCATTGTTGCCAAAGTGGTTGATGTTCAGCTCACCTGAAGCAGGCTTCCAGAAAGTTTCACTGCCCACAGCACCAGGAATTTTGATACCGATGCCAGCAACTGCAGGACCATTGTCGGCAGTGCATTCGTATCCTGTGCCGTTGTAGAACACCAGAGCAGGAGTGATATAGTTCAGGTCCTGATTGTAGGTGACCTGGCCACCAGACTGGAAGTAATGCAACCACTCCGTGATCAATTTGAAAATTGAGTTGAAGTCAATACGACTGGGAGGGAGACCACCATCCGCCAGAGGTTTGGAGCATTCCTCAGGGAAACCAGCATCGAACGATGCTTTGCCGGGAGTGGTGGTTGTCTGAGGGAGCTGTGTGGTATCGCCAGAATTGGCAAATGGTTCCGGAAACACTGTTGGTTTGACAGGGATTGTTGCAGTCATATCAGCCATGGACTTTCTCCTTAAGAAAGATATCTGTAATGCATACTACCATCCATACTCTCCTTAAGAAAGGAGAGTAGGAAAGGTGCTGTTCATTTAATATTGCTGTCCACAGAATACTGCCAAGTCGAAAACCTGGTACGGTCAAACCGGATGTGAAGGTTGTTCCCTTTCAAGAATGGGAACGAGAGCTGTTGCACCCCTTCATGCAACTCTTGTGACAATCCACCGTAGAAAAGGAATACTGGTTCAGGATACTTCCGATGGAAATCAATAGAGACGAGAAGACGATCACTGATCACCGAAACATCAATGATTTCCCAGACATGCTGGAATTCTTGATCAATTGCTGTGAGCTGATCAAGTTGAACCATCGTCAGAGTGTTCCGGTCAATCGTGGCAGACTGCCACGTCAGTTGGCTCTGAGGCAAGAAGATCTTAATGAACGTGACTTCATCAGACTTCTTGTCAATCTGAGCAAAGCAATTCTGCCCAAGTTGAGGGCACAGTTGCTTTGAGTTGCAACCGATGAAGCTGGCGACTTCTCGAAGGTTGTACAACGGGTAAAGCTTTTGAAGCTCAGCGTTGTACATGATACCAACAGTAGAGTTTTGTTCTAGAAGTTCTGGAGATACCTCCACTACCTGATCCAAGAAGTCCAACTTGAACTGATAGACACCATTGGCCCGCTCAACGATCAGTTTACACGGGAGTTGGATGCTATCGGCAAAGACGAATAAGTGGTCTATGGCCATACTTCCTCACGAACCATGGAATCATGGTTTTGTAAAATTGACATTCATGATCCGAGAACTTGCTTTTGTAACAAGCTGCTCCACAGTAGCGATACACCAAACAGGTTTGACATTTTGGTTGATGCTCGCGGAGTTCAGCTTTTTGAACATCAAACCAATTGATGTCAGAAAGGTGTAAGCTTTGATCGTACAAACAAGAAACCAACTGCCCTTGATTGTTGATCTTGATCAGATTGTTGTTAAAGCAAGTCGTCTCACCAAAGGAAAAATTAGTTCTGGTGAACTTTTGATGCAATCCACAAATAGATTCCAAAGTACTTGGACATTGGAACACTTGTTGGGGCGGCATCAACAAAGTAGTCAATTGCCAGCTGACAATCAGCGATCAGTTGATCAAGCTGCTGATCGGTAATGACAAAGGGTTGATGCTCTTGGACCAAGGCATGCATGAAGTGAGGAATGCACCAGATAGGAGTGACGTATTCTTTAGAGATCTCATCGATGAATGTCATCTCTTTGAGCACATCACAATTGGTGTTCATCACCGTATAACTCAACCACAATTCAGATAGCTGGTAAAGGATATCCCAGTTGACCGGCATTTTTCGCAGAGAGCTGCTGCCGTCATAAGAGATACAAATCTGAGTTTGAAATCGTTTCAACTTGTCAAGATACTTGTCAAGAAGGATACCATTTGTACCAACTGACCACTGATACTTCAAACGAAACTTCTTTTGGAGGTATTCGATTGTGTCCCAGTAGACCAATGGTTCACCACCAAGAAACTTCACTCTGGAATGTTCTGGAAGTTCATTAATCCTGACGGCTAATGCTTCAGCATCGGGTTCAAGATGACCATTTTTTTCACAGTGACAGTACTCACAAGCGGCGTTGCACTGGCTACCTAAATGGATGGTGAGTGATTTCATTTTGGAGTATCCTTGTCAAAGGACAATAGAAGCTCAATGAACGGAAGAAACATCGCTCGTTTGATTCCACAGTAATTACCGTTGATTTGGTCAGCTGGAACAAGCATGCATCCCCCTTTGCACATTGCAACAACTGGGCAATGCTGACAAGTCTCAACCACCCTAGTTTTCGTAGGATCATTGCGGATCACCGCCTTCATATACGGAAGGTAACCGGAGTAAATATTCCCGAGTACGGTGGCCACATTGTGACACTGATACAGTGTACCGTCAATTCCAAGGTTGAGCACAGCATACCCATTTTCACATGCACAGGTACTGTACAAGAAGTCGGTGTCGTTTTTAATTGACTTGGTCAACATCCCAAAGATCTGATCAGCGTGATGAGCGTAGTACGGGTTGTGTTCTTGGTTCAGCAACCGTTTTTTCAGTTCGGCACACAAGATCTGATTATCGTTGTACAATCTTGAGAGATCAAGCTTTTCAAGCTCGGGGTCTTTCGATTGAAAGATGGTGTCAAAGTTGATCGAGCAGTGATTTCCAGTAGCAGCATGGTAATCAAGAACGAATGGCATCGCAGCATCGATGATCTCTACTGGATATGACTCGGATGTGACGACAGCTGACAAACTAAGCCGAATAACTTGCAACAACAATATTCGGTGTTTTTCAGAATTCAGAACATCAAACCCACGAAGTTCTTGTGTGTTTGGCCCATCCCACGACACACAGATGCTAACATTTCGCTGGTTGCAGGTATCCACGATTTCTTGAGTAAGACCAACACCGTTGGTGATCATGGAAAACTGGATGTTCTCAACACCTTCGAAATGATCTAGTGTTTCCTTGATTACCGAATCCCAGTGAAGCAAAGGCTCACCTCCAAAAAATTGGAGGTGTACTGGTGTTTCTGGGTTTGCTTCAGCAATCTTTTCAATGAATGGAAAAATGTCGGGGTTGAGCTTAACCGGAGTCGTATCTAAAGACTGCAAGCAATACTTGCAAGACAGATTACATTTAGGTCCAAGCATCAGAAAGATAGTTCTGACAGCAGGGATAGAAAGCAGATTGTTCATGGTTTAATCCTTATTTGCAGTAGTGAGAAGGCAAACACCTTCTCACTACTATATTTAAATTAACGTGAACTTGTATTCATCCCAAACAGGGTACCATCGCCAGCCAACCTTGATTTTGAATTCACCAAGATGACCAAACGGGTACAGGTGGAATTTTGCTTTGCCTTCAACCAACGGGACTCTGGTTGTGCGCAAAAGACCACAAGTGGTTTCAAGCGTTAGTTCATTACAGTCGACTGGGCGTTCAAGCTTTGTTGACCAATCAGAGGTATACTTCTGGAGATTAAACTCCAAACATTCCTTTGTTGGAATTGCAATTGTTTCTGCATTGGTGTCTTTTCGAATACCGTTTTGGTCTGCCCAGTATTCCAAGCCATTGATTCCGACCGCATATCGATCCCAAAGCGTCCAACGGGCATTGGATTTATGCGAGTGAAATGTGTCTGCCGGCAGTGGGGTGCGGACTTCGTATGGGATCGAGCTATTGACGATACTATCCGGATTCCAACCACCAAAGACAGTGATCACAATGTCCTTTTCTTGGTCGGTGTACAAACCAGTGTCAACTTGACCAAGTGGGTTGTGTGACCAAAAGTCAGCAATCCCCATGAACGATTCCCGTGGGCCATAACCAAGGCGGAGATAGTTCACGAGTTTGAGTGATCCGGCATGGATCACCTGATCCAACTCTTTGAAAATTGTGCTGGGCACTCGTTCAACGAAGTTGCCACTAAACAGTCCATAAGAGTGGTAAGACTCGATCAAGGTGGGAGAGCACTCATTGACGATCCCGTTGGTTGAGTCATCAATGACTTTTACAGAAAGTTGGTTGTCCACCAGATCAATTGAGAACTTTCTTGTCTGATCAACAGCCAGGGAGTATATCTTGAGCATGATGGTCTCCTATCAGTTGCACTGCAAACAGTTATTTTCACACCAACCACTTTCACAACTTTGACAGCTTTGACACACCTGACAGATTTGACAAGTCTGGCAACATTGTGGGTTGGTTAAACAATTGCAGTTTTGAGAGTAATAACTCTCAAGTTGTTTCACCCCAGCTTGCAGCGAAGTAAGTGTCACCCTCTCCGGGAAAGTTACGGTGTGAGTATGCTTGTCGATTACTGGTTTTGTTTGACCAGATTTGTAGGTTACACTGTCACGGATTTGCTCAAATTGAGTAGTCATGTCAATGATTTCTTGTCTGGTTGGTAAAGACATGCTACCTCCTAAGATCCGTCATCACCACAATTGCAGTTCCAACAATTTTGGCATTGACTTTGACAAGTTTGACACCATTGACAACTTTGACAGGATTGACAGGTATAAGAACAGTTTGCCTGGCAACAGTTACTTGGGGCACAGTTGCAGTTAACAACATTCTTACTGTACGCATCCAGTTGAGTAAGCGCAGTTTTCAGTTCTTGAATGTGCACAAACTTAGGGAATCGACTGAACCCAGTAAAGGTAGTTTGAGTAATCGTTTCATTAACGGCCATTTCAAACTCCTTTAGGTCACGTCAGCAAAACGCCCAACTGTGGTTACCCAAGCCGACCCGTTCCAGTAGTTGATCGTTGAGTCGGTAGTATTTACCCACAACACAGTTTTCTTTTCCGGTGCAGTGGCTTGGATGGCAACCAATGAAAGAGCGTCCAAAGCTGTCTTCAACTGTTTTGGGTTGACAGCTTTGCCGGTTTCTGTACCAGTAGCGATGTCAGCATCACTGGCAACTTGGATGTGCCCAACCACAGTAGTTGAAGCTGCGATTGAGCCATGTTGTGCAGTGAAGTCACTGACTTGACTCAGGTGGATACTGATTGGATCAGTGCCACTTGTGTCATGTGTGCCGTGGTGAGGAGCTACGCTCATGTCAATGTTCTTATCAGGAAGGGCACTCCATTTGGCGACCCCATCACCAATGCGAACCTGACTCATGGCGTTTTCAACAACATGCGCCGCTTGACCAAATGGGATCACTGGATCATTTGTTTGCCAGTAAGCCAGTGGTTTTGACACAATTGTGATTTTGATGATAAGTTCGTTCATGATTGCCTCATTGGTAAGCTGGCAGACTGATGACCTGCTTGTTCTTTACCCACACTTGGCCAGAGATTGATGCTAAGACTACTTCAGCGTAGTCAATCAACTCTTGGTCTGTGACGGTGTCGATTGGTTTGTCCAACGCCAACCACGGGATACTGATGTTGACGAATGTCCGATGGTATTTGTCGTCGTTGGGGATCAATCGAGCAGCATGCCAGATACACCGCAATGAGCGGGAAACCTTTGCCAGCCAGTCAGAACTGCAGATGTGAAATGACAAGGCATTACCATACGGAACTGTGATCCCGGTGGGACCAACATGCCAAGAGTACACTTCGTCATGATAGGACGCTTGGTATGATTCAGCATTCACTGCGAATGTGCTGTAGGTGAAGTGCCGATTAGTTGCATCATCACCAGTGATCGGACAGACCACTTGATCACATTCACTGTAGAGCTGGTTAAGCAGCATCCGATAAACTTCTTTTAGCCGTTGATTGTTGCCACACTTCAGGTAGATGGCATCAATGTCAACGTACGGGAACATTGCATCATTATTCATGAGTGACATAGTGATCCTCTTAATGTTTAGGTAAACCTAGCCAAATGATAGTCACTAAAAATGGTTAGTTCCCTGATTTCCTACGTTAAGGTATTGTGATATGCTTCCAACTTAACTAAGAAGGTTCGCATGTACGTTACGAAAGTTGAAATAAAAGGATTGAAATGGTTGGATGTCGTTGGAGACATTCGATCAATACAGATAGAGGCAATGAGTCAGGTACAGATTGTTATCGGTACAAATGGCTCAGGTAAATCAAAACTGATTGCACAAATCACTCCTCTTCCAGCAACTAAGAGTGATTACCATACCGGTGGTTACAAGAAGCTAACGATCTTGCATGACGGTGAAGAATACGTTATCACGTCAAGCTTTGAAAAGAAGCAGGGGAAACATTCATTCTGCAAGAATGGTGCTGAGTTGAACGTCAATGGGTTAACCAACACCCAAATTGACTTGTGTGCTCAACACCTTGGTTATACTCAGTTGATTGACGACCTGACACATTGTCGGTATCAGGTAACTAACATGTCGGTTGCTGATCGAAAGCAGTTACTACTGAGTATGAGTCCATCCGTACCAGACTTTATTGTCCAATTGCACAAACAAGCAAAGTCTGAACTGCGAACAGCTAAGAGTAATCTTCAGTTGTTGTACACCAGAAAGCAGACAGTTGAAGAGAAATTACTCTCTAAAGAGATCATCGCTGACATGATGGAAAAGTCCACGATCTTAAGTCAGCAGCAGCTGGATCTTGGGAATGAAATCTTTCTGCTCAATAGTCGAATCAAGGAATATCAAGATGAACGTCTGACGATTGAACATGAAGAAGTGACGGTTGAGAAAGCCGTAAAATATCGTAAGCGGGTGCAACATATTCTTGCCACAGCTCCGATGCGATTTGAAGTAGACGAGTTTGAGAACCAGATGACCGCGTTGGTTGCTCAACGTAGCCAGTTTGAAGAGCAGTTGAAAAACACACGGGAGTCATTTGAAAAGATTCAGTCAGAGCTGCAGCAGTATGATCCTTCAATGTTCACAGTCCAAGACAATGAGCAGAAGGACTGTATTGACTTGATTTCCGTCAAGTTGAAACGCCTCGATGAGATCAAGGAGTTCTTTCAGTTTCCAACCATTCCCGACTCACAGGTTTCAAGACATCAGCAGGTACAAGAACGATTGTACGATTTGTTTACTGGTGAGAACGCTCAACTTCATCGAGTTTGGTATCCCACGGATCGATGCAATCGAGTCAACTACAAGTATAACCAATTGCAAAATCGTTGGCAACATCACAAAGAACGGATGCGGATAGCCGACGATCAGCTATTTCAGATTGAAGAAGAGCTAAAACAATTGCTGAATGGTCCGACGGAAATCCTTAGCAATTGTAAAACCTGTGATTACGCTGTACACTTTGGGTCGCAACGTAAAAAACTTGAAGTTAAAGCGAAGAACCTGAAAGTGGAGATTGAACAACAATCAAAACAACTTCAGAAAGTTGAACGAGTCTCAAACAAAATGTTTGATATGCTCGGCATCCTGAAGCAACAGTTAAGCACAATTGAACAGGTGTTCCAGTTATTATCGGGAACTGTTTGGCAGTACACTGAACGAGATCTACTGAAAATCTTGAATGGTGATTTGAATCACTGGTTGCATCAGTGTCACATGACCATTCAGGCACAGCAGTTTATTCGAGAAAAAGTTGAATTGGAGAAAGAGATTCAACAAGCTCAGTCAACAATTGATGCTCTCAAGAAAGTTCAGACACCAGCGATGGAGATACTCAAGAAGCTCTATCAAGAGAAACTTGCACAACTCCAACAGTGTCAGGTGGATGCGATTATGCTGCACACCCTTTGTCAGGATATCAATGAGAAAATCCAGTTTGGGGAACGGTATAAGAAGCTGTATGAAGCTGGGGAACGTTTACTCAAGAACGTAGCTAGCCATCATCAGTACGTCATGCTTGATGAGTATATCCAGTACTTGCAAACTTGTGTGCTGCCATCATTCACAGAACAGAAGCAGGAATTGGATAACCAGATCTACACCCTGACCAATCAGCTCAAAGAACAAGAAACTCTTCGGGCACGGTACACTGAGGAGATCACTTCTCTCATCGAAACGATTGAGAAGCGACAGAAGATCTACAACTATCTTGAGATCGGATTAAACCCTGAATCCGGTATGCCTCATCATCACACGTTGCAGTTCATCAATGCCATCCTTGAGAACGTCAACTTCATTCTTAACAAGATCTGGACGTACCCAATCCAGCTTGAGTTACTGAAAGAACATGACGATGTGAGCTGTGACTTCATGGCTCGGTGCAATAACAAACAACCCGGACCAATCAGTCGCTTGAGCAAGTCACAACAAGCAGCAATCAACTTTGCGTTTTACCCAGCATTGGTATTCGCTGCTAACGGGAATGATTTCCCGATGTTCTTCGATGAGTGTGATGATGGATTTGATCCACGTCACAAACAAACTCTTTTGGAATGGCTGAATGGATACATGGATTCGCAATATGCTCCGCAGTTGTGGATGATCTATCATGATCCTACCTTGTACTCTGGGTTCTTGTACAAGGATGTTGTCTGTTTGAAGAAAGACAACATCCAGCTTCCACAGGAAATCAACCTGTACACAAAAATAAATGAGTTGTAGAAAGTGTCTCCACCGGGGTCCCGGTGGAGACACGGATTACTTTGTGGTGATTTCGAGATTCTTGAGGTATAAGGTGGAAGCATTTCTCATGCCAGCTCCAGTTCCTTCCCAATACGCTTGTTGTAAACGAACAATCGCAATGTCACAAGACGTCTCACCAAGAGTGAAACATTTGGGCATTGCAGAGATCTGTAGGGTGCCAGTGTACGTGGTTGTTGCTGTAAGTGTTTTTAGTCTGGTTGTTGCGTTATTTGTCCACACACCGTTTCGGCCATACCCGTAGTTGGCGTCAATTGTACCTTGGTACAGGTTGAACAGTGAATAAACAACTGATCCACAAATTGCCAGCACCATAAAGCATTCCCGTAACTGGGTGCCAAAGATCGCTTTCAGATCAACTGAGATCGTCTTTGGTTTCGGAATTGGTCCAAATCGGAGCATTGCGAGATTTGCCAAGGTTGCCGATGGGTAAAACAGGTCAATTGGAGATTTTGCGGTGACACCATATCGAATGTCCAACCCATTCACAGCATCATTCGTGTTCACCTGAGCAGCAGCAATGTTGTTTATTCCAACACTACCGTAAAGTGAATTGTTGACAACTGCTGCTATTTTGGCTGGGGTCGTGCCGCAGTTTGCAAATAGTTCCGGATACCAATGAAAATGATCCGGGTATTGCATATTGGCTAAGTCAGTTGCTTCACATCCCTGAAAAACTAACATTGCTTACTTACCTTTTGTCGTTTAAGATCCAATTAAAATGGAAGGATCTTCAGGGTACCATTGCTGCCAGCGCAGCAAAGCTTGGTTGAGTCAAGGATCTTTTCACCATACTCACCACCAGTGACCGTGATACGGCTTTGATCATTGATACTGCCACGGTTGAACAAGTAGATGGCACCACCACCTGAACCACCACCCGGGTAGCTTGGATGACTCACTCCGGGGACACCAACAAGACCAGCACCACCCTTTGAGCCGTTGGCTTCAATTGAGCCGTAAGGACCAATAATGATGTTGCCATGGACGAAGATGATCATCAGACCACCTGCGCCAGACGAACCATTGCGGGAGGTTTGTTTGCAAATACCTCCTGGGTTACCGGCACCGCCGCCACCACCAACTGAAGGAGTGGCATAGCCAGAATACGCACCAGCGCCACCGGCACCGCCGTTGTCAGAACCAACTGAGCCGCACCCGTAAGTAATGATTGAACTGCCGTCAACATGCCACAGGCAACCACCACCGGCGCCAGCGCCACCAGAGAAAGAAGTACCATTACCACCTCTGGTCGTGAGGAAGGCCGTAGTTCCTTCTTTACCACCGGTACCTCCACCTGCGCCACAGGCTCCCCTTGAATCAATGATTGGATTCGGGTTCGCAATGTACGGTGCTGCACCGAGTCCACCATCTTTATTGATCAACGTAAACTGAGAATAGTCGAAACCACTCTCAAGGGCAGATGTGTAGTAGATCAGTCGATAATCTTTATCGATGATCACATGTTGACCAGGACAGCTGGCACCACGGGCAGTCATGGACAGTTTGCCGTTGACAACCAAGTTACCCAAGATGTTGAGGTACAGACCTTTGCAGCGGTTTGACGTAGTCACCGTGTGACCAGCGTTAACTACAAAGTCGTTGTACGTTCTGACCACAGGTGCACCATCAAGAACCGATGAAAAGCTGTCATTGAGAGGGGTACCATCACTGATAAAGTTTGGTGACGTTTGTGGAAACGCGTACTTTATCTGATAGTTTTGGATCAGATCCGTATTCAATGCCTTTGTTTTGTAGAATGTTGGGTCTGCTCCTGATAAACAAAGAGGCATTTTCAGCTCCTTATATTTGAAAGATAATGAAGTTCGTATCACAACATATCTCACGGAATTACCCGTGAGATATGCGACAATTAGATACCTTTTGGCAATCGTCCTTTGGACACGTACTTATCAATGTAGTCACGCAATACTGAAATGGGGCAATCATATTTAACACTGAGAGATTCAATCGTTGGTTGCCCGATCAGATCTTTTGCCAAGTCCTTTAATGGGAGCATGGTCTTCATTGCCATCTTGGTCATATTCAGAAATTCTTCTGACTGACGGTTTAGTTGCAATGAGTTGATCCGACGAACAAAGAACTGAAGCTCTCGAGCAATAACCAGTCTTGATTCCCAAGCAGGATAACCAGAAATGATTGGTTCAGAGACAAAGATCGTTGAGCCAGCGCCCAGGTAATACGCATCTTTATTGCTCCGATCAATTTGTTTTAGCTTGCCACCAAGGAAGAAAAGTATCCTTAGGGGGTCAACTGGGAATTGATGATCCCAGTGCTGATAAAGATACTCAACTGAACTGAGTTCTCCGTTGAGATGACCAGAATGATCTACCACAGTTCCATGGATATCAAGAATTGAATGCGTCATGGAACTTACCCCAATGCCGGTGAAAGACTGGTGACACCCCTTTAGCGGTACAGGTGTCTTCAGTGACTGTCGCTTTGAAGTTGCCAGTAGTGAAATGTACATTAGCACTCGCTTCATTGCCAGCGGCGTCAACCTTGACCGTGAACGAGCCATCAGGACCAGAGTAAGAAACGGAAGATCCGCGTGCACCATTCAATCGAATCTTGATGGCTTCATCGCTATTTTGCGAGTTGTCTTTCAGATAGTTCACGTAGTTTTGAATCGCCTTATTCACATTGTCGATTCGGTTTGGGTCGTTACTCATTGTAAATCTCTGAGGATAAAAGGTTGTAGGTTGAACATATCTTTATTGTCAACTTAGAACTTTACAAGAAAAAAATATGTTCAAACAAAGATGGTGGGGGAGCTACCCCCACCTTATAAATAAGAGACCGGGTTAGTTTTTGTTGGGTTGAGTACGGTTGAGGATTGTGTTTGTTACCAAGAGAAACTTGTTGGAGTGTTGATGATTCTGAGCCGACAATACCACCAGAATACAATCTAACCATTCCATGTGTGGACCTTTTGCTTCCAGCGTTAATGCTGGAAATTTGAGTAAACTGTGATGGACTTTTTTTAACTGAACACGAAAAGTTGGCTAATCAGTGATCTGGATTCACTGAGATCAGCATTGTACAGTTTGTTGAGTTTGCCTTCGGGGTCAGTACATTTTTCAAGTTTGAAGAACTGATAAAATGCTTGACCATACCGCAGTTCAAGGTAGTCACCATTCAACCATTTCTTTTCAAAGAGGTGGTACTGATGACGAGAGAGCTCAATCCTGTCAAACATTCGATTCCTCCTATGTAAATTGAATTGTTTATTCTACTAAGTAATATAGATAGGACTTTCCATTGGATAGCATGGCCAGCATTGCTGGCCATGCTATCGTTACGGTTTGGGTTCACGCATCAGTTCAACCAGGTTGACCAGCTCAGTGAGCTTGTCAGTGTGACTGATTTCTTCAACAAGCGGACCAACCATATCCCAGGCAATCTTGTAGGACTTGCCAGGGGTCAAGATTTCCCGGCCACCTTGGTAAACAAGCACGTTACTTGTCTGGGTAATCCGTCGGATCTTGGCGTTAGGCACCAGCATATTGAACACCATGGTATCCTGGGTGATATTGCCAGTGGGGGTGTAGAATGCTACGACGTTGTCATCATAGCTATTCGCATTTTCATACAACCCCAGTGTGCTGATGCTGGTGGGAACAACAAATGCAAGTAGCGAACGGTTGAGACCAGGAGCTTCACGGATGACCATGATTTCTTTTCTGACCAAACTGATCAGGACCCAACCACGGAAATCCACTGTCTGATCAAGGTCTTCAATTTCAAACTTCTGGCCGTTTTCCATGGCGCTAGCCTGCAGTTCACACAGGATGCCGGTCCGATTCAAGAAATTGTTGTCACCAAACCACCCACCAAGCCAACGGTCGCCACGTTTTCCGTTAACAGAATCAGCACGCTGAACGAATTCAATAACCATAAATACCTCCAAGTGTAGTGTATTCAATTATCCACCACCGTAACTTAAAATAAGATGACATTAACCATCAAGGAGCTATCATGGTAAACGCTGTTGAACAAGCCCTGCGTAGTGTATACATTAAGATTCCTCAAGAGATCCTTGAACTCGCCTTTGATCAAAAGGGGAAACGCCGCTCGCTTGATGAAGCTATTACTGAAGAGATCATTGAAGGACGTGTCCGTCCTGATGTGTCTGCAATCTGCGGACAGTATAAAAAGATTGTTATGCTTCCACAGTGGGCACGCATGTCAAGGATGCAAACCTCTGATGCGAACATGATCCCACTGATCCCATTTGCGATCTACAAGATTCCCCCTGAAGCACGAGAGTATCGTTCGATCACTCAAGTCTTGTCAATGTCAATGCCTTATGGGGCAACCAACTCATTGGCAATGATGGCTTCTGGGATGATGGGTGGGATGACTCGTGGTGTGACCGCTGGTTCATTTGCGAACGCCGCCATGAACGGTGTGACTTTCAATGATGCACCGATCATGCCCACTCCGATTCTGATGGCTGGTAATCAGATCAAGATCACACCAGCGGAAATGGCAATGATCACGTCATTCTCGTGGATACTTGATTGCCGACTGGAGTATGACAAAGATTTTACCAACCTCACTCCAGATGCGGTTGTTCAGTTGAGTGAGCTTATTGTGACCGCAGCGAAAGCATGGATCTACAATCGGTTGACAATTAAACTGGACATGGGTTACATTCACAGTGGTCAAGAAGTTGGTCGAGTGAAAGAAATTATTGACACGTACGCTGACGCCGGTGATCGTTATGACGTTATCAGGAAGGAATTCCATGGTAGCGCAGAACAACTTGATGTCAACACGATGCGTGATCGTTTACTGTTAGCCCTGTAAAATAGCTAGGCTCAGCAATGCTGAGCCTAGCTACTGGATTACAGAATGATCCGGACCTGGTGTTTGGTTTTGCTTTTGATCTCGTTGATGACAGCGCGGATTTTCAAGCCATCATCAGGGTGGCACAGTTGAACATTGACACAAACCCAAGGTTTGCTGGATTGTGGGATGATGACCATCCGGGAGCTGGTCAGGCTGGCATTCAAAAAGAAATTAAGAACGTCTGCCTGTTGTGTGAAGTTACTGGTCTCCACTTGGACCGTGAACTCAGAAACTTCAAAGGCCAGTTTACCACTTTCAGCGGATGTGATGGTGGCGTCTCGGGGTTTAAGCATAAAGAACTCCTTGGAAGATTAGATTCATAACACTAAGCCAAGATTTGAAATTAGATCATTCTGTGATATTCTTTTAATTTTCCCAAGAGGAGAGTACCATCATGGGAGTAAACGCACTGTCGAACGAGGAAATGTATAACATTGCCCATGTTCACGTTCGTTATTGGGAACGTGATTTTGGTGGCATGACCAACAACCCAAAAGACCCTGGTGGGCCAACCCGGAATGGTGTGTCTCTGGCATACCTGAAAGATCTTGATATTGATGTCGCCGATCTGAACAAGGACGGCAAGGTCGACATTGAGGATATCAAGCTGGTTGACTTTGACACTGCAAAACGTTTGTTCCGTAGAACGTTTTGGGAACAAGGGAAAGCAGAACTGGCGCCACCTCTGACATCCATCGTGTACTACGATTTCTCGGTCACCAGTGGATCAGGTCGGGCAACAATAGAACTGCAGAAAGCTATTGATGAACTGTGCACAGGCACAATCAATGGCTACACAGCTAACTTTGGTCCAAAGACTCAAGCGGCATGCAAGATGCTCAACGACCAAGGCCGTGACTTTGAACTGGCTAATAAGTTCCAGACCAAACGTCAGGAATTTTATACATCATTGGCTACAGGAAAATCATCGGTCTATGGAACATTCATTGCTGGCTGGACGGCACGAGTAAACGCTTGCCGTGCGTTGATCAATGAGATCCATGTGAGTGGCATCACTGCGGCTACGGAAGAAAACATTCGGAGGGGTTATGGATTTTAACTGGAAGTCAGTCGTTGGGACACTTGCTCCAACGATTGCTACCGCCCTTGGTGGTCCACTTGCAGGTGCCGCTGTGGCTGCTCTTGGTGGAGCACTTGGTCTTGGGTCGGAAGTTACAGAACAACAAGTTGCCGCAGCTTTTCAAAACCTGACACCTGATCAGGTGTTGGCGATCAAACAAGAAAACAATCGATTCCAAGAAGAGATGGCTCAGAAAGGGATCGATCTTGCCGCTCTTGTGGTTGACGATCGCAAGTCTGCTCGTGATCGGGAAGCTCGTATTGGTAACAGCCGAGTTCCTGAGATGCTTGCGCTGGGTGCGCTCTTGTTCTTTTTGCTTAACATCATTGGTTGCTTTGTTTTGATCTTCCTTCAGATCAAAGTCTCCAGTGATGGTAGTTATCTGCTTGGTGCTTGTAACACTGGTAGTGTCGCTTTGCTGAAAAACGTCTATGACTACTACTTCGGTAGTAACATGGACTCTTTGTCGAAGAACAACATGATCTACAACAGTACTCCACTGAATCAATCTTGCTCCCCTCTTGGTGGTGGTGCGATTGGTGGGGCATTGGGTGCAGCATCAACCGTCTTTAAGTAAAGATCTGAGATACCTGCAGGTCGCCCTGCAGGTATCTCGATTATGGGGTCAGTTTTGGTTGCTTTTTTCGAGGCAAATCTTTGAAGCACAAGCTCAGACTGACTGCAACAACATCTGGAGCAAGAGAAGACGCCGTGAGTTTGAACATCAGTAGTGCAGCGACATCAACGAATTCCCCTTGTTGGAAATGGTTGTTGCCACCGTTCACTACAAATTGTTGGATGCTTTCGCAGTTATTCCATCCCAATTCCATTTCTGAAAGAGAGATGTCACTGACAAATACTTCGACCTTAACATCATTGCTAGCAACTGCATGGATCGAGTACTTCCCGGGTCCAGTGTAACCACATTGACCAAGGTTGATCGTGTGGTAATGTACCTCACCGGGACGCATGAGTAATGTCGGATTGCTAAAGTCATGTGGGATTTTGAATGTGTACATAGTTGTCCTCTACTGCACGTAATCAAAAGATCTGATCAAGAAGTAGATAACCAAGCACACTGACAATGCTGCGTTGGTGGCTGGTCGACGACTGATCTCACAGTTGAGGACAAAGTACATGAAGGAACGTTTGATTGTCAAAATGTCAGGATCAATCACACGAGATGAGGTGTACGTATTGATCACCTTGATCAGGATAGATTTCTTCGAAGACATGTTGACATCTTTGCTCATGATGCAATAGCGATATGACTTCTGCAAGAACTCAGAGAGTAGTTTTTGCGTTGATACATACACCAAGTCTTTTTCCCCAGTCTCTTTGTTCTGGAGATAGATATTGCGCTTGTAGTTCTGTGATGATGCCTGCTCGACCGTCAGCTCACAGAATTTGGTCAAGGTTAACCGAAGCGTTTCAGCTGACACTTCCTTGTACTTGGAAGCGATGACTTCAAGCAACTCAAAGTCAAGAAGCCTTGCTGGGGATTGAGCTTGAAGACTCATCCCTGAGATCATCACGTCAAACATTTCTGTGGTTGAGGCAATGATCTTCTGACCGTCGATGTTATCCAAAGAACTGTAACTACCAATGGACTCTTTCTGAGCCTTTGCTTCGTAGTAGAGACAGTTGATCCGGACGATCTTCTGACGAAGGTTGGATTGAGTGTCTGAGATGACGTAGATGATCGCTACGTCATCTGTGAACTTCAGCAGGGTATCGTAGTGAAGTGATCCCGGTGTCAAGATATCTTCACATCTGGCTTCAATAACGGCTTTCCATGTTTCGTACTTGGTGAGGTCATACTTCTTAGAGAGAGTGTTGATTACCCAAGACATGGTTTCTTCATCAGCACCAAACTTGTACGAGTTGAATACCAATGAAGTGAAATATTTGTAATGGAGCAGTTTCAACAGAGCCATCGCCCCTTGTTTCTTGATGTCACCATCAAGTGAGGTAGCCATGATTCGGTGAACGAGATAGATGACAACGTTGTTATAAGGATCGTTGGTCACAACCCAGTTAGGATCAGTGAACTCACTCTCCTGAACAATCTTAGTGATGTCATCCTCATTGACTTGAAAAACATCATACAGCATGGCAACATCAATTGACGTAAAGTAGATTGGTACAACACCAAGCAATGGTGAGTTCAGTGCGCTGGCATGCTGATCTTTTGTTTCAAAATACGTACAGCAAGCAAGAATGCGTTCGATGTGCTTCACTGTGATTTCTGGCTGAAAATACGGAAGTCCATCAAAACGTGATTTGTAGTAGTTCATGGAAAGCCCTCGGGTAGAGTTCACTAAGCATACAACGATCACATCTGGTGGCATTTGAGCCACCAGATGGATGTGTCAAGAAGGGTTACTTCTTTTCGCTTGTGGCGACTGTAGGCGCCGCAACCTTGGTGGTTTCAGCAGCAGGGTCACCGGCTGGGACCACAGGGATTTCAGCCTGGGTGCAGGCGCGGTAATCCAGTACGTAAGCAGTGCCACCCTTGTCAGTGTTCACCAACTTGGCACCGGTAACGATCTGCCAGACACCCTTGTCGTCGGTAAACTTGTTGGGGGCGCCGTTGCTGAAGTCGATGGCGATTTTGATCGGGAAGTCCTGGCTGATGCCAGCGGCTTTGAGTTCGGCCGCAGTGGCCAGACGTTTTTCCACCTGGGGATCTTTGCCTTCTTCACCAAAGAAGCGAACGAGGACATACCACTTGTTGTCAGGGTAGAGCAGCAGACCTTCGTGCATGGGGTAGCTGAATTCATTGGTGGCTTTGAAGATGCTGCTGGCTTCACCGATGACGCCAAGAAGGTTTTCAGCTACCGGGCAGGAGAAGACCTTTTCGTCGTTGATTTCACCAAACAGTTCTGTGGCCACCAGTTCGGTAAGGGCCAGAACGATGGAACGAACCTGATTGCCATTGGCGTCGGTCAGGTGGAGATGCCGCAGGGCGGCGGCTTTGGAGTCGTTCAGGGTGTAGATTTCATCGTCTTTGGCCGCGCCACGCATGTTACCATCAGAGTCACGGCTCAGACGTTTGATCGTCAGAGTCAGTTCCTGACCAGCGAAATCATGTATCAGCTGGTCGTTGACACGGCCGAAGATGCTTTGTACCGAAGCGCGTTCAAGCACGGTGCCGGCGGTCAGATTGGGAGTATAGTTCACAAGGGCTGTGAATGTAAGAATCGGAAGCGACATTTCTGTCTCCTTCAAGGGTTGGGGTTTACAATATTCGGACTGTACATTCAATATTTGTCAGAGAAATAATAATGTACGCTAGTCGTCGTTATCAATGACTATTCCATACTTCTCACGATCAGCTACTGGTCGATCTGATAGACCAGTCTTCTCAGCTTGATCATGTACTCGGAAGAAAGAACTCCATTGCAGAGTCATCTCATCAATCGCGACGTTTGTCCAAAGTCCAGGAACAAGTGTTGAAAATGGATGTGGAACAGGATCACCAACTTTAAAGAACACTGTGTTTAATGCTGCTTTTTGATTGATTGATTGCCGAGCATTCCTTAACGTGAATTGTTTTGGTGGAAACAACTTTTGGAACCAGTTTAAGGTCATCTCACCAAACCAGATGTTCCCAGCAATATCAGTGATGACGTATCTGTGCATAATGACTCCTTTATAAAAAATAAAACATCTGTAGGTTTTGATGATGGCCGGGGATATCCCCGGCCATCATGTCTACCGTCTGGGGAACAATGCCCCAAGAAGTTCAATGCGACGCATGGTCATGATGACCGCTGCTTTCTTCAAAGTGATCGAGTTGGTGTTGGGTGAAGTCGCCTGCATCAGCTGCTGAAGAGCGATGAGATCTTGATCCATGGCCATGCGGTAGTTTTCAAAAGAAGCGATGCATTGCTGCCGGCCGCCACAGTGGTTGATGATGTTCTGGCGCAGTACAGCCAAGGCTTTGTTCTGCTGGTCCAGCTCACGGGCGAGACAGATGCTTTCACCAGAGGTGCGGGCGCACTGCTGATAGTTCAAGGACATGAAGGTGTCGAAAGGATCACGGGCGTGAGCAGTGCAGGCGATGCCGAGAATAAGGATCAAACAGGAGATGATTTTCATGATAGTTCCTTGTTAGTCGAGCTTGAGGTTGGCGATAAGCATGCTGACTTCTGCAAGGTCTTTGCTGGCATCATACCCGCCGCCAGGCAATGCCTGAACAGCATCACCGATGGTTTCGGTGTTGTTGATAACCATGTCGACGTTGGCGTTGTGCGTGGTCATCTTGGTGGTATAGTTTTCACGCAACCTGATCAGATCTTCTTTCACAGCCGTGGTGATTTTCACCACCTGATCATTGCTGGTGTTTTCGATGATGACAGAGATATTGTTGATGAGGTCATTGATTTCAGCAAGCATGTGAGACTCCTTGTGGTTAGTTGTCGAAGTTTTGGATGAAGGTTGATAGTTGAGCAGTGGTATCCTGCATGCCCTTGATGATGGTGGCGTTGAGTGCCAGTCTGGCGTAGGTTGCCTTCGGAGCAGAGTAGTTGAAGATACCATCGATGGAAGCACCGAATTGTTGGTAACCATTTTCGATGGCCTTTACCATTTCAGCACATTTGGGCTTGTTGCAGCTGGTACGGATGATCTTCAACGAGACCGGGATGTCCTTTCTGGAACGGTCAATGAACTTTTCCAGACATCCAGTCTTGTCGGTGATGGAGTTGGAGGTTTGGTAGCAGGTTTCATACTGATCATCGAGACCAGTGACATAAAACCCGTCTTCTGTGGATGCCATGTAGCTGTCAGCATAGACCGCCGCGCGGGCAGAAACAGAAAGGCCAAAGACCAAGATTGCAAGGAAAAGCAGGATGGACTTGTACATGATGGACTCCTTAGCCCGCAACTGCCGTCTTGTTGGGAAACATTTTTTCAGAGTGGGCGGCTAAGTTTTTGATTGCCGTCAAACAGTTTTGTTTGTATTCTTCATCCGGCTGCCAGGTTTCAACGTCTTCCATTCTGGCTAAACCCTGTTGGACCGCAATGTTGAAGCAGAGGGCATCAATTTCAGAAGGCTGTGCCGCGTATTCAGTGATATGCACCGACATGATGTCTTTGCCTTCAAATCCACCGATGTTAAGTTTGGCCAAAGTCTGGACGGCATGCCGACGTTCGTGAGCAATGATGCCAATTACCATGCTGAAGACCAGTTCACGAGTTATGAACTCAGTCTTGAACATGATGACCGACTTAAGGATGCCCATGGTGATGCCCGGAACTGAGTAGACAAGCTGACCATTGAAGCGTTCATAATACGCACACATTGCTGATTCACTCATTGTGCCTGAAGTTTCAAACGCTTTGAGGCAAGTATCCATCTGGACCTTGCCAATTTCACCACGGAAGCAAACACCACCCATGCCGTTGTCAGTGACAGGGTACAGTTGAGACTTGTGCAGTTCATTGCCCTGCTGAACCGACAGTTCATGAAGATCAACGTCGGTCATAATGATTTCCGTGCTTGGATCGGTCAGTTCGTTCAGGATCATCAGCACTTCACGTTCCACATCAAAGTACAATTGCAGTTCAGGATACAACATGGGAAACTCCTTCGGAGGTTGTTTGGTTAGTAAATCCAGTAGATCCAAAATAGTTATATAGTTGTTCCTTTAATTGATTGACAAAAATAATTGGGTACTTAGAGTGACCTACCGAGGGAAATCCCTCGGTAGGTCACATTGTTGAGCTTAGAACTTGATCAGTTTGGCAATGATGTCCCAGTGATCTTCAAAGATCTCGGCCTTCATCTTGGCAACCTCGTACAGTGGAATCCACCGTGCTTTGACTGCGTCAGATGCGCCACGGATCGCTGGCAGACCATTGGAGATGTCCTCCAACTTGATGTGGAACACATGTGTGATCGTACGGCCACGACTGCTCCTGTTCGGATTGTCAATGACCTCACGGTTCACGATGCACCGCTTGAGGACAGGCATGGATACACGGAGACCAGTTTCTTCGCGAAGTTCACGAAGCATACCAGTCTCGAGCAGTTCATTGTCCTTCAAGAATCCACCAGGCATTGCCCACATGTTCTTGCCCGGCTGAGTCCGCCGTTGGATCATCAGGATGTTGTTACCCTGTTGAATCAAGGCGTCGGTTGTGACGAAGATCGGGGGATATGGTGATCCCGCCCACAGCTTCTTGTAATCAACCATGAACTTGTATTCGTCACGAACATACTGCCAATCACGCGGCTGCTGTACTTTGAACAATTCCAGCCAAAGTGCAACCTTGTAAGGCAGAATGGTATCCCAACCGTTTTCCTTGTAGGAATCGGTCATTGAGATGGTCTCATCAAGGAAGTAACGTTCTCTGATGTCGGTCGCACTGATCATGGTTTCAGTGCCACCAATCACCGCTTTGTACGGAGTCTTGACGATTGCCTGTTCCAGTTCACGGAATTCGTCAAGGTACCACGATGTGGCATCCTTGTGGTAACCCAGCAAGGTGTGGATCGGCCTGAACTTGAAACCGCTCCGTTCAGTGAACAGTGCTGTCAGGAATTCAAGCTTCCACTTGTCATCGTTGTACAAGTAGTCATTCAGCGGGTAGATCTCGATCGTGACCTGTTCACGAGATGATTTCGCACCAGTGATGGTCCAGATCGGATACGCCTGCTGATCAGTGACGCTTTGCGAATAAGCCTCAGACTTGACCGTTGCGCAACCTTTGTCAATCAGCATGTCACCGACTGCAAGGCCGATCATCTGAACTCTTTCCGCAACCGTGAACGGATTCTGGAGTGTCCGTCCACTGTTGGCTGAGCCGATGAAGATCTTGAAGTTGTTCAGACCTTGGTCCAACGCTTCGCTGATCTGGTGCATGTGGCCGAGATGAAACGGCTGAAACCTGCCAATCAACACGCCGATGTGGCGTTCAGAATAAATCGTAGCACTCATTAGAACGCTCCCATGTCGGCCCGTTCACGGACCGCAGCCATCGTTGTGGTGTTAAGCAATTCACCGTCAAGGTACACATCCTGCAGGGCATCGTCGGTGCCTTCGATCCACAGACCAGAGTAGTACTGCCCATCTCCGTTCTGGTACGTGGTCACCATGCCTGCCTTGCTGCGCTTACCAGGGTCAGTGACCGGGTCCTTGCAGAGTTCGATGTGTGTACCATCCACCAGTGCAGCAGCTGCCTTCATTGCGAAACCTTGGGTATCGCGGGTCAGGTCCTGCACCATCCAGCCACCGCAACCAAATGCGATGTTGTCCACACTGTAACCAAGCTGGTTCAGCAACTCAACAATCGCCTTGACGGAGTCTTGGTTAATACCATCACCCCAGATCAGACGAATGTGGTTGAGGACCTTGTACCCTTTCGAGTTGTAGGTCACACCAAAGATTGGTTCCAGCAGTTCCAGCATCTTCGGCAGTACGCTCATGGGATCACCGCTGTCGGGACGGAGTACCATGGTGGCGCCAGATGCCACGATGTCATCTTTGAGCTGGGGCATGATCGAACGACAAACTTCGAAAATGTCGTACGAGTCAGCCACAGTAGCGAAGATGGCACCCTTCTTCGCAAACTTGCGAATAGCGGTCCGATACGCTTCAATCTCATTCCGACGACCGTAGATCGTCATGACTGAGTGCTCTGTCGCAGGGATCGAGTAACCGGCGCATTCTTCTGAGTAGTATGTCTCCACCCAGTCAAGCGCGTCCATTGTGTCGGTCCCCATGAAGTTCACCAGGTGAGCTGCACCACTGATGCCAGCAGATTCTTCGCAGGTGTTGCCACGCATACCAAAGTCATGCAGCATGAAGTTCAGCTTTTCCATGGGTGATGTCGTGTCAGAGCTCTTCTTCAACGCTTCAGCCAGGATTCCCCGTATCCAGTTCGACCGGGTAGCAACGGTGGTCGGATACCAGATACCCCTCAGAAGAGTGGTCTCGATGTGACCAGTCAACCAGGGCACCGCAGGGTCGGTGTTTTGGACAGTGACAAGAGGCATCCTCAAGGGAATCTTCAAGCCTTCCTGTACGGCACGGATGCGCAGTGGCAAGTAGCCGCCGTGCTTGTTAAGAATGTGTTCCCATCCCTTCCGGTTGAATTTAAGCTCAGGGATATGCTGGTTGACCCGACGTTCAGCAATGTCGATGTCCTTCTTGGTGAAGGGCTTCGTCAAATACTTCATCAAGTACGCCTGCATACCGAAGAACAGGTCATACGGATACATGCCTTTACGGCTCTCCAGATAGGAGTACACAGTCTTGGTACCTTCAGGAAGTACCTGGTAGTGAGAGTGCTTGTAACTGTCTGTCTTGGTGATAATGTTGTTGGAAATCATTGCGAAGCTCCTTCGCGTTTAGGTTGATGAAATATATAAGAAAAGCCCCAGTGGCTAGTCTTTGAATTGCCTGGTGGTCTGAAACGCTAGCGCTGGATGGATTCCAGCGAACGTTGACCAAGCCGGGGAAAACAACCTGATAAAGTCGGTTTTGGTTGCTGGTTCACCGTTCAACCCTTTGAACAGAATGAACTTGGGCATGATGTTGCGACCGATGTTGATAAAGTTCAGGTATTCTTCCTTGTCATCAATCAACAGGTTGATACCGTGCTTCTGACAGATGATGCCTTTCATCGCCCACCAGATGGCTTCGTCCCCCTTAAAGTACCAGGACTCACGGCCGCTGCGTTCACTGACTCTTGGTTCCATCGGGAGACCCTGCTCAAAACAGTAGTCGACAATGGAGAGGAGCTGAACACGTTTCATCATGTTCATGATGTTCGGATCTGTAATTTCACTGACCCGAGAAGCCAGGTAATTATTGATATCCTCTTTCGGTGACCCGCTGAAGATATAGATATCCGTACTGGGCAAAGTAAAGAGATACTTTTCAAACAGTTCTGGCATCTGGTCGTAGGTGCCATGCAGGTCAATTGCGATTTTGAAGTTAGTGTCAGACATTGCGAAGCTCCTTCGCGTTAAATGTTAATTGGTTATACCATCAGTTTGTAAGTGAAAGATCACTAGCGAATTGGTATACTAAGGTAATATAGTGATAATCGTGACATGAATAAACGCCGGAGGGCACTATGGATGATATCAAACAGTTCATTAAGGAACATGAAAAAGAAATGATCAGGTTCTGGCAAGACCTGGTCAACATTGCTTCTTCAACTTACGATGACAAATCCGAGATCTTTGCTCGGATAGATCGTGAGATCCAAGAAGGTTTTTGTAAACTGAGGAAGCATACCCTTGAGGCATACTGCTCGAAGTACTGTGCACGGCCATCAATCGTAAGCTACATAACTGGGCCCGCCACTGAGCTGCGGCCTTTAGTCTTCATGGGACATGTGGATACTGTCAGGACTGCCGCAAGTTGCACAATCCACGACGGAAAGATCTTTGGTTCTGGTGTCTTGGATATGAAAGGTGGGATCGTCATCATGATCTACACCGCGTTGGCTCTTGTCAAACGAGGTTATTCTCGTCCGATCAAACTTATCTTTACCAGCGGTGAAGAAGTTGGTCACACCGATGATTCGAGTTTTGCAGCCGTTATGCAGGATGAATGTCTTGGAGCGGCTGCAGCCTTCAGCTTTGAGACGGCATCACTGGATCACGGGTTGATCATTGGCCGAGCCGGGACGATCAACCTCGACATGAGAATCGAAGGTAAATCCGCGCACACTGGCAGAAACCCAGAAAACGGGTGTGATGCGATTATGACGGCGGTTAAGATCATCAACTACATCTCGCAGTTCAATGACCGTGAGAAATTCTGGTTCACTCCTGGGGTGATCAATGGGGGGTCGGCGAGGAATGTCATTGCCGATCGTGCCGAGGTCAAATTCGACATCCGTGTCTATGATGAAAACAGCATCCAGAGAGTTCGTGATCTTATCACGGAAAGTCTGTTCTTGTGTGACGATAAAGCCAGAGCATACACCTCGGTTGTTCCGGGTATCCCACCGATGACAGCAACTTACGCTAACACAGCTCTGTACATGCAGGCAGTCGATGTTGCCAAACAGCGTGGTCTCCCCATGGGTCCAAGTATCGTTTCTGGTGGTGCAGGTGACGCGGCATATGCCGTGATGAAAGATATCCCGACCATTGACCAGATGGGTGTGGAGGGTGAGTTCAACCACACGGAAAATGAATATGCTGTGGTTGACAGCCTCTTCACGAAGACTGAGCTGGCGATCGCTCTTGCTGAATCTCTTGACCTCGAAACGATGGCCAAGATTACCGCAGCTGGAAAACTCGAATCGTAACAGTAAGCACATCTCAGACAGGATATCCTGTCTGAGATGTGTACATTTGAACATAAACAAAAAGAAATATGAACGTTGTAAAGGAGAACGCTATGTCGACTGGAATACAAAATGGTTTCTTTGGCTGGGTAATGAGAGTGGGGAATAAACTGCCAAACCCATTCTTTTTGTTTGTATCATTGATGTTGATCACTCTTGGACTGTCAGCCGTTCTGAGTCACTATGGTGTCGCAGTGCAAGCTGATATCGTGGACAAGTCTACGAACAAGTTGGTCAACCAGGTAGTGGCTGTCAGAAACCTGATGAGCATTGACTACCTCCACTACATCCTCAAAGACTTTACCAAGGTGTACATCAGCTTTGCCCCATTGGGATTGGTCATGGTAACTTTGCTGGTTGTTGGGTATGTCAAAGAAACGGGTTTCTTTGTCGATCTAATGCACAAAGTGTGTAACGTAGTACCTAGGTCGTTTATTACGTTTTCAGTCGTCCTGATGGCATGTATGGCCAATTTAGCATCCAATGCTGGGATCATCATCTCAACGACAGTTGCGTCAGCAATTTTTTTAACAATGAAACGCAATCCAATCGTTGGAGCAGCAATTGGGTATGCTGCAGCACATGGTGCTGAACCCTGTAATATTCTTTTGACCGGGTTTATGGTTATGATGTCCAGCATCACACAAATGTCCGTAGATGCTGCTGGTATCCCAGCCACGATCACTCCATTGTCAAATTACTATTTTCTTCTAGTTGCATTGATTGTTTTATCAACTGCAATTACAATCGTGACTGAAAAATTCATCCCAAAGATTATTCCATTGGATTTGGATGATGCTGAATGGAAACGAATGTTGAATTGTTCGACAAGAAAAGATTCTTCAATGGATCAACACCTAATTGATATTGCTGAAGGGAATGTCAATTCGATTGTTGTAACCAGAGCACTGTGGTTAACAGCAATTGCTGTCTTTGGATACGGGATTGTGTTGTTTCTGGGAATGACTTCTTACGGGGGATTTTTGTTGAATCCTCAGGGAAAACTTGTTCCGAAAAGTCCATTCACCGAAGGAATAATCGCTTTGATCGTTGGGTTGTTTTTTCTGATTGGAACAGTCTACGGTGTGTCAACGAAAAAAATAAAATGTTGTAATGACATTCCAAAGATGATGCAATCTGGCATCTATGATGCTGCGGGGTATTTGGTGATTTGTTTGCCTGCGGCATTCGCAATCAAGTTTTTTGGAGATAGTCATTTAACAACAATTGTTTCTGTCAAAGGGGCGGAACTGTTGATTACCCTTGGGGTGTCAAAGTACCCAGCAATGATTGGGTTGATTGTCGTGATCGCATTTATCAATTTGTTCATCACTTCTGGATCAGCAAAGTGGATGATCTTTGCACCAATTGTTGTGCCCATGTTTTATCGTTTAGGGATATCTCCAGAATGGACGCAATTGGCTTACGTGATCGGGGATAAATGCACTGACAGTATTTCGATAATAAACTACTACATTCCAGTGGTGTTAATGATTTGGGAAAAGTATCGCCGTGATGATGAAGAAGTTGGAATTGGTAGTGTGTATGCTTTAACATTACCAATATCAATTGTTGTCACGGTTTGCTTTTTGGTTCAATTCACCTTGTGGTGGATATTTAAGCTTCCACTTGGATTGTAGTTGGTGTCTAGTGGAGGCATTGCCTCCACTAGACAGTTAGTAAATTGTGCATTCTGAAAACCAGTCGTTGAGAATATCACCAATTGGAGTTTGATCAGTTCTTGCCAACAGAAGAGGAACCATCGCGTCATACCGTTCAGCATAACGTTCAATTGCTTCTTTTTCAGACAAGTCGTATTAGATTTGGGAGTGGGCGAGGCATCGGTAGCTCCTTTGATTATTTGGAGACAACATTTACAAATATTGTCAGTTAATTATTAAAGAAAAACTATGATGCACTTTATCCATTTCAGTGGTGGCTAGGGATATCCCTAGCCACCACTGTCGTAGTTAAATTGCATCGCCATAAGCAGCAACCAAGCAACGGTCAAACACGTCAAGGATGCGGCGATAAGTAAAGCTGTTGTTTTCATTGCGCCAGATAGGAGACTGGTCACGACGAAAGTAGGACACCAAATAGTCCTTGTAGATCCTGCGACCATTCTTGGTACCTTCTTCGAACACACGAAGAAGGAGACCGCCAGAGATGATCTCAAAACGGAAGTCAGAAGTTTCAATGACTTCATCAGAAAACAGTCGAGGAGAAAAGGTGATGACTTCAGTACCATTGCGATCTTCCCAACGAAGACCATTGGCGCTGGGCAAACCGTTGAGCATGTTCATGATAGCCTCCGTGGGCTTAAGACATGGTGAATAAAGTTGTTACAGATCACATTAATCTGCTTCTTCACAGTTGTTATATAGCTGCGAATAAGGTTGATTTACAAAAAAATAAACCACCCCAGTTGCCCAGGGTGGTTTATTTTACGGTAGGTTTAGACGGTCTGCGTCATCAGCTTAAGCTGACCAGAGCAGAACAGACGGAAGATGTCCATGTCCATCGGTTCAAGACCATCAAAGTCAGTCTTGAAGATGGTCTTCAACATTTCCGTCACATTGCTGTACAGCTGCCGACTGTTTTTGACTTCACCCGTCCGGTAGACGGAGACGGATGGCGCAAAGACATCCGTCGATTCCATGTGCTCATTGTCAAAGGTTACGACTCGGGCTTCCGACATCAGCGGATTGTACTTCAAGTAGGCCCTAGGGCTGATAAGCAAGCCGCCATCGTACTTGTCTGCCGGGGTGTCGGCGATACCAATGGAGAAAGTGAACGGGTTGGCGATCTGGTCGTTTTTCGACTCCAGTTCGTCAACCAGAGCACTGTGGAAGATCGGGTGAGCAAGCAGATGTTCCATCGCGTACATTTCACGCAACAAGTATGACGGATTGGGCATATCCAGACGGCCAGGGTGGCTGAACTTGATTTGCGTGGTTGTGCGTTTCAGCCAGTAGCTGAGTTTTTCCTTGGATTCCAGTTCATTGGTGGCCACAGCCCAAGTGCCAATGTTTTCAGAGAGTTGACCAACTTCACGCATGAAGTAGAAGTCCTTGGAACGATTGAACACTGACACGGCAAAAGAATTTTTCATGACTGCTCCTTAACTGAAAGTGGAATAGATTAAGGCAAGGTTGACAGCACTCGAACATTCACACGGACATGTTTGCTACGGTCACTGCGCACGATGAGTGGTTCTACCTGACAGATAGCTTCAGGCAGCTCAAAGATCATGGCTGACATCACAGCGACCTTTTTGGTCTCAGCGAGTCTGGAAAAGAAACCGATGATGTCAGTGCTGTACAGGAAATCAACAGCTGATGCTCGACGATGGATGGAGTGTTGTGTGAGGACTGAACCACCACAATCGACCTCCATTCCAATTTGCATTTCACTGAACAGATTGTCCGGGAGTTTTTCGCAAGCTTCGCGAATGATCTGCACAAACTTGGTTGCACAGTTCTTCTGAGCTTGCTTGTTTTCAAGCTCAGCGAACCATTCAGCACGGAATGCCAAAAACGCGGCCGCCATTGTGCTCAGTGGTCCAAGACAGAGCAAGGCTTTTGGATCGACATTTACCCGCTTTGGGATACGAGATATTTCCACTCGGATATCCCAAGCCGGGGGTTCATTCGCCGTAAATTCACGGAAGAACTTTTCTTCATACGTGAAAGTTGGCGCTGGCAGCGCTTTCTCTTTTTGCGGTTTGAACTCAGTTACCGTCGCCACTCTGCTCCTCCTGGGATCTGTTTTCCCGCGATATCAGAAAACGCCGCAATTCCTCATGAGTGCTGATTTCTGTCTGAGGGGTCAGCAGCATGTATTCTTCATCGCTGTCTACCAGACGGTTGAGTACCACCGTTCGATCACTGCTGGAGTAGTACGGCGGGTGCACTGGTTTGGCAGAGGCAATCACAGCTTCAACCCAGAGATAACCAGAGGTGGGGAGAGACCTTTTGAGGGGGGTGTCACGCGTCAGAAAATGCACTTCCACCCGCACTTTGTGTCGTTCAACTGCCGTGTCATCACGGATCATCATGCCCTGAAGGGAATCTTCGAGTCGGTGAAGTGCCATCACCAAGGTGTTGTACATCAGGCGAAAATGGGGTTCTGGGTGAGCATCCCGTTTTTCCGGAGTGGGCTGAGCCAGAGCGATTGCCTCATCGAACATGTCGTGGATGTACTGTTGCACAGTGGTGACAACATCCTCAGGTGGGGTTGTCGGCAATTCCCAGGTCAGTTGCGTCAGCCCAGCACCTTTGTGGTGCCCAAGTTTCGGAATAATTACGTGGTCAGAACCAACCACACCAGTTGCCACGGTAGCAGACGATCCAGAAAACTCCAATGTGACCGTATTTTCCTGACTCATGTGTTTCTCCTTAGGCAAACATGCCCAGTGTTAGTTGTCCAAACCAAGAGACGAATGCGCAGAGACTCATGTAGAGGATGGCTTTTAAAACCCAAGATCTTGGTTCTACTCCCCACTGATTGAGTTGGAGAGTCACTAACTAGGCACAAGCCATCTGGCCAAAACAGTTGATGAATGCAATCCCAGGACGTTGATCAGTTGCAATGATTCTTGCGTAGAACAAAGCAAGTCCGATCATCCAGATGGTCATGTTGAAAACATAATCAACTGTGATTTCCATCTTCTCCGCTGCCCAGGACCGGTTCGGTTTTTGTGAGGAAGAGTTCAAAGCGACACGCCTTCATTGTACAAGTGGTTGCAGGAACGTTGCCCCAGTCAAAGGTAGGATCACTGACGATGTTTGTCAAAGGAGCAGTAGCGTCTTCTTTCTGAAGGAACGCACGCTGACCCATGCACTGGCAAGGAAAGACGTCGCCGTTTTCTTCAATGTAGAGATTGTTCTTTCCGGCCAGACATTCCCAGCCAGTAAAACAATTCGCATTGTTGTTGACGACTTTCTTCCAGCCAGCAGTGTCAATGATTGTTTTGTCTTCTTTGAGATGTGAATGACCTTGACCACCACGATGAGGTTCAGCCAGGCTAACCTGAAAGCCCTCAGACCGCAAGGTTTCAAACACCTGCTGATGCGAAGGATCACTGGTCATGACGGTGACAATGATACGTTTACAGATATCTTCGTACCCGGGCATGGTTGCGAACTCTTTCAAGTAACGTAGCTTCTGGATGTACATTTCTGGAGACATCTGGTTTTCGTGATACGTTGTGATCAAGGAAACTCGAGCATACCCAAGTGTCTTGAAGTAGAAAGACACCGAGTCACTGAGATTGGTGTAGACCAGAACGTTCTGCACAAGCTCGTTCAAAGTCTGCACGATCTTCATGAATCTCGGATGCAAGGTGGGTTCACCACCAAACAAACTGACCTGGGTATATTTCGCAGGATACTTCATGAACTGTTCCCAGATCCAAGAGATAATCTTGGCGGCATCATGTTCATAAGGGCTGCGATGGTTATAGTGGAAAGGGCAGTACGGACAATTTGCAGTGCACTGCCTGGTCAGGTTCCACATCAAGCAGCGGTAATCCTGTTGGTTTTCAGGATCAAACCACGGAAGAATAACTTTACTCATTATTGGTCCTCGTAGTGAAAGGACGAAGTTCCCCTTCGTCTTCATTGCGTGCGATCATGTCTTTCAAAGTTGTTCCCAGGCTCCAAGTGTTTTCGTGCATGACAACACCGGGGCCAGCAACAGTGACCATCCCACCAAAAGCACCTGAGCGCATCCGACTGCAAGTGACGGCGGCTTCAAGGATGATGGGTTCATCGATTTTGTGTTCTTGCATTACTTCTGACATCAGTGACATCACGGCATGAGGATCACCATTGAGTTCAGCTTTCAGGTAAAGATCGCACTTACCATCCTTGCTGGATTCAATGATGACATCAGTGCCACACGAGTAGATGTCCTGAGCATCAAGAACCTGTTGTGCCAACTGAGTATCCAGCGTGGTCTGGTCATCAGTGAGGTTGTGTTTCTTTGCGTACCATTCCGGGAGCCCACCAAGGGGTTCTTCCGGTTCCGGAAACTCTCTGGTATCCGCAAAGGAAATCAGCGCATTGAGGTCGTTTGCTGCTTTTTCAGGAAAATCCTGAACAGTCTTAGCAAAGATCTGATAGTAATCTGCCATGCTACCTCCTTAATCTTCGTCCAGTACTAATGTGATTGTGACACTGTGTCTTGGCGCAGAAGCACCAGCAAATATACTGGTGTAACACTGGCACTTTATTCCGTCGACAAATTCAGTTTCCACCAACTTTGCCCTACGGTATTTAAACAGCACTTTCTGTTTTTGCAAATGTTCTTCTGGATTTTCACCATTAAACAAGTGGAAGTTTTCAAAAAGTGCTGCATGCCTAATTGAAAAGACTTGTGCGGGTGTCCCCGTGAAAACAATTGCGGTTTTATTGTTGACGCCAACTTGAAACGTTGTTTCCATCTGTTCAAACTCCGATGAGAGTCTGATCAAGTGTTGTGCTTTGTCAACAAGTATTTTGAAGTGCTTTGTGAATTCTGAGGATTTGTTTTGAGTCTTGTTGTAAAAATCATCAATGATTATTGCCCACTCAAAAATACAAAGGACTCGATTCTGTTGTTGAGGAGTAAGCAAGAAGTTATAACTTGCCAACTTCTGCATCAACTTCTCTCGAAAGTTTATTGGTTCCGTACCTTTTTCAGTAAGCTCAACTGACAAGCCAGCCATTCTAGGAACACCATGGTTTGTCTTTTTCTTAACCGGAGTTGATGTGAATACTGAAAAATCAATTTCCATCACAGCTTTATTTGTCAGCATAATGCTCCTAAAATACCAGAGTGGGGAGAAACTTCTCCCCACTCTGATTAATAGTTGCGGTTATTGATTATCGTCCGGCGCGGCGAAAGAGGCGATTCAGGACACGGTGCGCTGCCTGGTCGCAATCATTGTCTTCCGGCTGTTGACCCTTGGCAACACTGGATTGGACATGAGTCTTTTCCAGCATATCCAGCAGATTTTTCACACGGCTATCACCACGGGAAACCGGGCGGAAGGGATCGTTCTTCAGTTCTTCCACCCGTTCAGCAAATGCCTCACAAGTGGGCAGATCAGTGCAGTTGAAACAGTTGAGCAGCAGGTCGGGATCTCTGAGCTCCATGATCTGATCACGGCGGGCGTCAAGGTGGTACTTCCGACGGCGTTCGTCCGAGGCCTTGGCCATGCGGCCGGTGCCGAAGTCAGAAAATGAATCTGACGGACTGTCAACACGTACCTGCTCACCACGCTGCTGACTTTCTGGTTGGGTCATGTCGGCAGCAATGAGTCGTACCTTGACATCAAAGCTGCTCCGACTGGGGCGATCATCGTTTACACGATTCTGGAGCACAAGGTTGCAGTGCTTACAGTCTGCAACATGTTGGCAATCCATGCAGAATTGCTGCATTTTGACCGAACCATATGTACGAAGCATCCCACGTACGGCCACACGTTTGTGGTCATGCTGCGCGGTTCGATCCGACGACAAAGTAAACCCTTGGCACGTCGAAGCAGAGGTCCCGGTCCTGTTGAGGTTACCTTCACGGTTGATCACTTTGATGATCTGTGATTTGACCGCAGCACGATCTTCTGCTGGAACCTTGGAGTATTCCAACAGATCCGAAAGGATGCCATCACCAGTCACCACCACAACTTTGTGTTTCTTTGCCAGGTAACCCATGCTGTCCAAGAAACTGGCGACCGCCGCAAAGGAATGATTGCTTCTACGAAAAATATCCACGTCGTGGATGAATTCCATTACCGCCAGACGTGTTTTTGCAGCCTGGTCTGCAGTGAGCGGATTTGACAGCTCATCATTGTTGCCCTGGACCATGTCATCGATCACGAGCCAGTCGATGACGTTGATCAGGATGCGATAGATTTCCTCCAGGACCATTTCATTGGTCCAATCATGCCCAGTCTTGGCCAACAGGTCACGGATCTTTGTGATGCCGGCATCCACCTGCTTGGTGCGTTCGCTTACCACAGGTGTTGCCCCGTTGTAAGCCAGCAGGATGTCGCTGATGTCTTCATCACTCTTGGCTTCGCTGAGCAGCTCGATGAGCCGTTCACGTTTGGACTTTTCAGGTGTTGACATTGATGTGGTCTCGTCAGCATGGTAATCTTTGATCTGTCTGACAAACCCATTCACAACGCCGATGATAACATCGAAATTATTCAGGATTTCAGATTGATCTGCCGACAAACGTAACACATCAACTGCGTCCTGTACCTGGCAAACGGCTGAGATCATTTTGTCTGCAACAACAGGGTCGCTTATCGACGCAAGGAATGAGGGGACAATCGCCGGCACGGGAGTGGCTGTTTTTGATAATGCTTCTGGAGCGCAGGTCCAGCTCACGAGCAATCACCCAATAGATCTGTTTGACGATGTCGGCTTTTTGTTCGTCGGTCGGGTTGGGTTCATCGGTGAAGAGCTCAGTAATCCTGGGATGCACTGCTACCAACAGCCGATCAAGTGACGGTATTGCTTCGCCGATGGTCTTGTCATCTTCAGTCGTGGTGGTCTGATTTTTCTTTTTGCTGCTCATAGCGTCCTCAAGGTTTTGGTAGGTGGTAAGTTCATCCCCGGCATTGTCAGCGCCGAAAGTCCACATTTCTGTAAAATCGAAAGAACTGGAGTCAAAGATGTCTGCCAGTTTCCCGATATCCGTGGACAAACCGATAATGTCGATCGTTCCCAGCTTATCCGCCGTTTTGTCGGTGATGTAAGCGATGTCAATCCCGGCTGTCTGTTCATTGGACCGGTCGTCGGGATCAGTCCACTCCACAGTGATACTGACCAAACAGACAGACCGCAGCCAAAATCGAACTGATAAGGAGTATGCCGGTGTTGTCGACAGCTTTTCAGCAAGGAATGCTTCAAGCTTCCATATCGGCGGCAAGATTTTCAGGTGGTCAATATCCTGAGGGGTAAACCCGCATTGACGCATGGTGGTCTGCAGTGAAAGAGCAATTTCTTTTACCAACCGACTGGCAGCAGAATGACTGCGGTGAGGCTGTACGGTGCACGGGAGCTTCCTGGAATCAGATTTGATTGGCCTGGCATACACAATGTTTTCATCACCCGGCCAGGTAACGGTTACTCGCCATCTTGCATGTCTGGACATATGTGCCTCTATTTTTAAAGGTTATGCAGATTGATATTCAACATCTGTAAAGTAATATATCTGCTAAAAATATTTAGTTTACAGAGGGAGGGCAATGCCCTCCCTCTGTATTTTACCAATACTTGAATAGTGGATCAGTCATCTGTTTCTTCAGCTTGTTGGTTTGGGCATCTCTGGACAATGCTTGTGCCAACTCAGACATATCAACCGTTTGCAACGGAGCACTCTGCAAGTCACCAATAGCTGCAACTGATTGTACTCCGGGACCAAGTGCCAGTAGACTGTTCTCTAAGAATTTCTTCTCTTTGATCAAGTCGACTTTGATGATGGAGTCAGTTGTGCCATTGATCTGCTTCTCAAGTTCTTTGATCCTGATCTGCAGTTGACGCTGGCGATGGCTCCGCTTCATGTCGATGGCTTCACCACTACCACCAATTTTGGCAAGTTTGATGTGGGTTGGGATACCGTACAAGTGATGGTTACGACCGTGAATAATGAACCAAGCGGCGAGCATGAACGAAATGACAGAGTCATCATGTCCTCCAGCTAAGTGGTCGATTCGACCATTACGCAGAGTTAGTGTGTGCAGTTCTTGAATTAGGTTGATATCACGCACAACAGCGTAGTTCATCTTGAGTGCACGATTCAGTGTGAACTTGTAGAGGGCGTCACGAGAGTTCTCACCTGAAGCTGTGGTTGTGAACCCGATGAACTTCTTTGTTGGTCCTTCACTGGCATACTTGTTGCTGACATCCATCTTGCTGAATGGCATTTCTTCACGGCATTGGAAAACCTTATTGTAGATTCTGGTAAATGGATTGATCCCAGCTTTCCACAATTCAGCACAGATGATCGCAATCAGAACTGAAGCGGTTGAACGACGTTCAGGAACGAGAACAAAGTTCGGGTGAGCGATCAACATCTTTGCCAGATACAATCCAAGTTTGACCAAGTCAGAGTCATTGCAACGACTGGTCATTACAGTGGAGAGATCACTGATATCCATGAAGTGGATTGTGGTGAAGTCTTCATCAATGTTTTCTGAAGTATCCAGACCCATGACAAAGAATCTGTTCGGATCACTCCACACTTGCGTTGGATGCTCGTACCATCTAAACAGGTAACCATCTACTTCTTCTGTGTGCACAGGATGAGTTTTACCATCATCCATCTTGGCCAAGAGATCGACATCAACAGCAGGACGTTCACTACCTGACGACCAACGGTTGTACAAATCACGTTCGATGTCTTCCTGTTCAAGGTTGTTTTCTCTGGCAACTTCTTCTGCCCACTCAACAGTCTTGCCCAACTGACGGAAAGAGAACTCACCGTACAGCATGCCATTCTGACTGTTCTTTCTAAGGACGTACTTCAAGGCAGCATTGGACTCAAGATCGTACATCCGCTCGTTGAACGCACAGCACTTACGCATGATGTTGTACACATACGCACCAGAGTCAGTGTTCAACTTAGCCGCAGTTGTCGTGATGATGTCACCAAAAGGGATGTTGTGCTCACGAGCAATTGCCATAGCGGCGTTCTTGGCGTTCATCAAAACTGGGTAGGAGATCCGGATATTCGAACAGAAGGGAGCTTCGTCAAGTTGGTTCACCAAGACGGTACCACCACGACCAGCGTTAAAAGCGCCAGCGATATCTTTCTGAGCGGTCTTAGTGGCGTACACGTTATTCAGTGCTGCATACCGAATCTCTTCTTTGTTTTCTGTATCTAAGTTCTTGTCCACATGGATCAGATATGGTGGTAGCTCATCTCGGATGGTTTTCAGACGAGAAACGTTTTCGATGATCAGCTGGTTGCTATGTGTGAAGAGCTTGATACGAGTGTTGATATACGTGAAGTACATCAAGCAGACAATCAGTGCCATCGAACCAATAGTTTTACCAGTCTGACGAGGTTGAATCAGAAAGGTTGCACAGCTATTGAAGAATGCCCAAAACAGAAACAGGTTGGCACGATTCAAGATAAACGGAATAGCTTCCACACCAGTCGCTGGAATGCGCACGATCTCTCGAATGTAGTACCAAGGATTGATCTTGCACTCGATGGAGATCTTAGCGGCGATCTCTGGAGTGATTGAATCATAATCGTGGGGATTTACGTTCAGCAACTCTGGTTGATGGAGTGCCAAAAAGAATGCGTTGTTTTTCACACCCATGTCTTTAAGGACAAAGTGCATGCGCTTGAACGATTCATTCGTGGTATTGATTTGGACTGTGGCATCCTGTCTGCCCCAGTCGTTACGATAAAGGATCATAAGTAAACCTCAGGTTAAAATGCCGTACAAAAAATAACTGATATTTAGCTTAAATTACTGACACGGAGAGGGGTTACCTCTCCGTGTCATATGGTTATTCCTGAGGAGCTTGCTGAAGGTCAGTGACGGGCTGAGCACGCTCAAGATCAGCTGGGGTAAGCTGAGGTTGAGTCGGATCTTGTGTCACAGGGTCAGGCTTGTTATCCCGTTGCATCCGGGCTACGACTTCAGCCCTTGACAGATAGATGTCCATGTTGGTGGTCATCAACTGATCCATCTCTTCCTGTGTCAGGATCTTCAGATCCACTGCACGGTTAAAGATGAATTCATAGAAGAAATGCCAACGAGGATACCATTCAAGGTACTGTTGCATGCCAGTAAAGTAGAGTGAACCAAACTCGGAGATCACTCGTTCATGAGCGAACAACCAGAGACTGGTTTCACAGAACCCGGCACGTCCATTGACATGAGCAACGATTTTGCTCTGTGTCCGCTGGATGGCGTCAATGACGTTGCCGTAGGAGAAGATGGGATAGTAGCCGTAGATACCATTGCCCATGTGGATATGCAGTTGGGTGTTTTGTGACAATGTCCGCAACAGCTTACAGAACCGGTTCTGGAACTTGGGGTGGTCAAGATCAGTGTATTCTGTAAAGTACAAGTTGAAGTTGACATTGTCATTGGTCGACAGCATCAACTTGTAGTACTTGTCCTGTTGTGAAGTGCACCCACCATAGCAGTTCAGTGCCGCGTCCGACAGCTTCATTCCCAAACGAGGGATTGACAGACTGCCAGTCAGCATTGGTGGGTTATACGTAAGGTCTTTGGTGCCAAGCATACTGGATTGCAATGACTCATACGCGCGAACTTCCACAGACTGACTGGTGATGTCCATCTGACTACCAGTTGTGGTGTTCTGGAGCTCAAGCAATGCGTCTGATGCAAATGCCGCACCGCTACTTTTCAAGTTTCCGGTCATGCTTTACTCCTAAGCGGCTTCTTCGAATTTGGCAAGTCGATCCCGCATCATCGGTGCGGTGATCCAGACTGCTTCATCCGGGTTTGAGCAAATCCGGTCTACCTCATCAGCAGTGATGAATCCACGACTCAGTGAGATACTCAGAAGCACGTCACGGACATAGTTGATTTGGTAGTCAGCCTCATTCCGAATCCGCAGGGAGTTGCCACAGTCACCGTGTGACGACATGTGCCACATGAAGTTGGCACCATCACCAATGGTGACTTCGTGACACACCGACCAGATCAGTGAACCAGCTGAAGCACACATCCCCGACGCGTGTCCAATGACTGTGCCTTGGCAAGCACGGATCGCAGTGCAGATCTGTGTGGCGGTTGTGATATAACCACCAGGTGACGCGATGTTCAGTTCAATGACATCATTGACACCAGCGTTGTAGAGTGTGTCCAAGAGTGGCAGGTATTCACTGATGTCAGAGATGCTGTCAGTGATGTTCGCCAACCAGACATCGCCACCCTTATCAGTTTTGCCAATCTTGTAGACTGGGCACCAGCTGTTTTCATCGTACAACTTCGGATCAAACGTGAGTGTAGTCTGATCCAATTCGTACGTGAACTTGTGGGTCTGTTTGTTGGTCGTAATCGTTGCTGGATGAAATCCTTCATTGCCAGCACTGATGTTCCCAACTTTGATGCCCATTGAAACCAGGGCAGAACGACTTGACATGGTCCCTCCTTAGGAACGCTTCTGATTCAGCACACTGTGAATCAGAGACCGGTTAACACCCATGGGATCACGGTAGGTGTTTGTACCTTTGATATAGCTACCAAGAGCTTTGCCATCGAGGTCAAAGTTCTTGACACCAAACAGTTCCAGCAGACGTTCGTCATTGTAACTTTCCAATGCGACACGCTTGCCAGTGGGAGTGTACAGCATGTCCAACGTGATGGGCATGAGACACTCTTTGCCTGTCTGGGTTGCTTCGACATACCACTTGCTACCGTACAGATAACCAGGCATATCAACAGCGTCAAAGGTAACAAATTCTTCCACAGTGCGCACAGGTGCACGCAGCGCAGCATCATACCGTTCTGTCATCAAACACCGCAGTGAAAACGCTGTGTTTTCATGCGGGTTCATCAGTGAAGGTTCAAGGTACTTGCCCTTAGGCCCCGTGCACTTGATGTCAGCACGGATGATCGGACAGTTGCCAGCAGCATTCTTGTCTGTGTAGACAGCCTTGAAGTGGTGACTTTCCTGATCACGGTCGATCATCACTACACGGGAAAGCGGAGCGTCATCTTTCGGATGACCCCACTCACCGTAAAGGTTGCCATGGGTCAGCCGAATGTTGAACGGCGTGTTAAGATTCGTCAACTGGCTGTAGTACGATTCGGTATCGTAGTAACAACCATTGAGGGATTTGGCGTTGAACGCTGACATGGGGATACCATTGAAGTAGCCATCAGCATCAGGGCGCAACGCTTGGAGTTTGCGTCCATCAAAAGAATCCATCACACCAACATAGAGGTACAGTTTGTTCGGTGTGTTTTGCAGTACTTGAGCGGCGGCAGTTGACATATTTTCTCTCGTGGGGAAAAGATTACGTACGAAGAAGGTCTTCAATCTCGTGCTGTTGTTCAGACTGATTGATCAAAGACCTGTTAAGTCCTTCCATGAAATAACTACCAAGAAGACCGGATGTCGCACTGTCTCTGATCGACGTGGTGTTTCGCAGTCCGAGATAGGCAGCTGGATTTTTCATGTCAGTATGCCGGTACTGAACATTCAAGTTGTTAGGATCACGCGCTTGGAATGCGGCCATCATTTCAAAGATGGAGTGCAGAACCTTCAATGATACCCCACACGTTTCCTGCGCAACGTCCATAAGAGTGGACAGCTGTGAGTAACTGACGAATGGTGGGATGTTGCCGTTTCGGGTAAACTCGATAAACATCTTACCCAGGATAAAGCTTTGCTTGATCATCGTCTTACTGACCAAGAAAGGATCACCCTTTTTAAACACCAACACCGTGTACTCGACATTGTCGATCTTCTGTTGATAGGTGTCAGATGGCATCATCTCAAGAATCGCAGGGAACATCAGATTGTACTTCTGAGTATCCCCTTCGACTTCAATTGTGAAAATGCCAAGCGCTTTGACTGTGTTCTCAACGATAAGCAGATCGTGGACAGTGTATCGTTGTGGGATATACGCTTTCGCGCTCTCACCAACAAAAATAAAACCATCACTACCTGGATCATTTTTGAGGTACTTTGAAAATTGCTTTGCCATCAGTAGCTCCTAAGGACGTGTGATCTGAATTGCATACATACAGTTGGCATCTACCTGTGGCAGAAAACCTTCGTAGAATGGATGCAGAGCTTCGATTGCATGATTCCTGTTGTAGTAGTCATGTGTCGTCAGCAGAGACATCCTAGGGCTATTGTAGGCGTAAAAATCGGTATACGATTGATAGTCTACTCTTGTCTGGTCAACAATCGACATTGATGACTGATCCCAAAGGAATCCGGCTACCCCACCAGTGGCAACATGCAGTGCGGAATGTGCGTACTGATGAGTGTGTACTTTCTTGATGTAGAGCTTTGGTGTGTCAACGATCACAAAGAACGCTCCCTTGTGATCAGCAGCGTACATGCCACCACCAAGATACTCTTGGATACCCATCTCAGTACTGACAGTGTCAGTGCTTTCATTGAACTTGTTCGCAGCGATTTGTTGCTTCAGCAAACAAGTTCCGATTGGCAAGTGGTGTGGTGAGATCAGCACAGAAGTGTCACTGACTACTTTGCAGGAATCAGGGAAGAACAGGGTGTGGCCAATCACCATGAAGACAGACTTGTTCTTCAAGGAGTAAGTGGCTGGCAAGAAGATTTCAACGTCCAATCCCATTGCAAAGTTCACGTCTGCTTTTTGACCAGCCTTTGTTTTTGACGTACAAGCTGAGAAGGGGACACACTTGATGCCCCCAAGGCTGGAGAAGTCCAACAGTGATACGCAGGGTCGCTTTGTTGTCGTAGATGAATGCATGAACTCTGCGCCTCTTGGCATCAAAAGTTCATCATCGAAAAATGTGGGAATTGACAGCAACCCATTGACACTGAGCAAACATTGTGAGAGATCCAGTTTGCAATCAGGATCTATTTTTTTCACACCAAGATCAAGAAGTTGCCAACGTCGAAAAGAGACATTGCGGTCTTTTGGGACATTGACCCTGGTGTAAGAAAGTTCAAACAGTTACAGGAACATGCAGTGGTTCAGCAAAACACAGACTTCTGGTTGCATCCATGAAGTCTGGTACTTTAGTGCTGTAACCGAGGACCATGTGATCAGTGATGAGACCACCAAGGTCAGCCCAAGTAAGGGTGGTGATGTCTTTACCACTGATCACATTTGTCATGGTGAGCAGTGCGGTGAGATCTGCGAATGAATACTCAGTTGCAGTATCCGCTGGGGAATCAACAACAACAAAATACCGAACAGACAAGTCACGACAAGATGCGCTTGAGGAAGTGAACACATCCACTGGTTTGATATCTGACATTTTCATTTCTGTCAAAACTGTACCAGCGGCTTTATACAAACTGTAGATTTGCCGCATGTTGCCCTCCGTTCCGTGGGTGTTTGTAAATGATGTAGATATTAACATAAAACTAGCCATACGATGCGTGACGATTACTATATATTAAACCGATTGGCGGGTTGGAATTATGGCCACAAACATCATCCACACAACAGCTGACATTTTTTCACTTCCAGCACAAGCATTGGTTAATCCGGTGAACCTAGTTGGTGTCATGGGTAAGGGCTTAGCGTTGCAGTTCAAGCAGCGTTATCCAGAAGTCTTTACGGATTACCGTAGAGCAATTGAGGAAGGGGAATTGGTTGAAGGGCTCGTTCAAGCCGTGTCGATCAGTGATGCGTCTTTTTACGATACTAACAAACCTGAAATCGTAGTAAACTTTCCAACCAAATACCACTGGCGTGAAGCATCGCCAATTGAACTAGTTGAAAGAGGTCTGAGAGCCCTTGCACAATTCGTGGTTCAAACAAAAATTTATTCCATTGCGATTCCACCACTTGGCTGTGGATGCGGTGGCTTGGATCATGATCAGGTCTTGTGTTGTGTTGAAGATCAATTCCTTCCACAGGTGGAGAAGTATCTCAAGATTTGCTATCTCGTGCGATTTTGAACAAAAAAAAATAAAAGCATGGAGGTAGGGTAAACCCCTATCCTCCATGCTCACTACACAGCACATGCGAAGGTGCCGCAGCAAGTATTCACAGCGAGATCACGAATCATCGTGGTGTCACAGGAACCCAAGCAAATACGGAAACACACCGTGTGATTACCATTGTGATTGAAAGTGTGGACTTCGCTGGACAGACGTTCAACAATACCACGAAAATACTCAGCCGAATTCTCAGACGAAAACGTCGCACAGTAATTGATAGCAGCCATGATAGACTCCTTTGAGTTTATTAGGAGATTGGATTAATCTCCTTCTTCAAGACTGTTATATACGTGCGAACTGAATTGATTTACACGAAAAAATAAAACAGACAGCCCCCCGAAGAGGGCTGTCTGGTCAATAGCGATTTATCCCTGAAAGGCAATCGTTGCTGGAACGTGGGTCCAGAAGAAGATGCCCTGCATCTGGTCGATAAACTGCTTGGTCATGGCTTTTTGAAAGTGCACCAATGTTTGCACGTTAGGAGAAGCATAAGTTCCATCTTCTTCCAACAAGCAGTCAATGGGATAGTTGAACACTTCCACTAACGCACCAAGCAGTTCCTGAAAATCAGGAAGCTCCGCGTCAGGGGACTGGAGTCGTTCAAGCTCATGAAACCAAAACGCCAGCTGACTGGTTTGCCAGTCAGCGTGGCGATTGATGTGGTAATCACGGTTCTCCATGTCTGTTGGGTGTTCAGCATTTGCTTCTGTGACCGCCAAGTCATGAGCAATCTTGAACTGAGCAAGCAGGTTGTTGATGACGTATTGATAGAAGTCATCCCCATCAAGCTTCTTGTCGTGCGCCGTGGTGGTTGCCCGGATCATGGCGAAGTACAGTTCACATTCGTTTTCTTTGATGTTGAGGAGCTGCATCAGTTCAGTTGGCTTATTCGGGGCGGCACCGGAAAAGACCTGATGTTGCCAGAGACTCAACTGGTCAACGATGAACTTCTGGCAGAGCTTCGGTGAAAACTTCACAGGGGTGCCGTCAACACGTTTCGCCTTTTTGATGGCGAGCATCCCAGTATCGATCCCGTACACCAGTGCGATGGTGCTGATAGGAATGTCCATGGTTGCCAGGTCATGACCACAAGCGATCGCGGTGAAGTGATTACTTGGGTTGAAATCTTGCGGATCGGCGGCACCCCACCTTGTTGCGTGATCCTGGTTGATCAGCTCACCCAGTTCAGCCAAGTTGATCCGGTAAACTTCTTTCATGGGATCGAGGATATCAAACGGGTTATGATACATCAGCGTCTCCAGTCGTGTCAGTTGTTTTGTTTTCTTCATGAAGACTTTTCCTGAGGTCTTCAAGTCTTTCTAAGATTGCGACTACCAGTGCATGGCTATCCCCAAGAAATCGGTTCATCTGTTCCAGTTGTTCAGCTTGAGCACTGTAAACTTCAACCAGACTGGTGTTGGTCCCAGACATCTTGTTAAGGAGCATCTGCTGCTGTTTCACCAGCGATGCCTGCTCCTTAAGGATATCAAGATACTCGGTGTTTTGCGGAATCGACACCTTGCGGACATCATTACAGAATTGCTTCGATGCCCAGTATGAGAACGCACCGAACACGATGGTGCAGCCAATAACAAGAAGAACCAGCTTAAAAATGAGTTCAGGATGTTCCATAATAACCTTCAATTATTGGTTAGGGTGATCGTATTTTTCTGCAAGGAGGGCTTTCAGTTTTTCCGTTTCTTCCTGTAATTTTATAAGTTTCTGTTCGTGCTCATCCAACTGCAGTTGCATTTGTTGGATTCGGACCTGTCGGATATGTTCGGGTTTCATCAGTGCGTCCATGATTTCGACCAGCGGTTGATCGCCACCATTAAGGAAATTGATTAGTTGCACTGCCATCACCGTTATGATGGCCATGCCAAGAACACTGAATACTACAGCACCATCAAGCGAGGTGAGAATTCCCATTTCTTCCTCAAGGATTAAAGGTTCTTTACAACTGTAACTACTTGGGTAATATAGATTAAAAAAATCATTGAGTCACACCGCTCTGCTGGGGTTACCAGCAGAGTGGTGATGAACTAAACAAAGGAAATTGAGATTTTGTCGAAGAACACATAACCAGTATACGAACCGTGGTTAGCACCATCAGTGTACGTATTCCAGTTATGGAACACCAATGGGTTTTCCATTGGTTTTGTTGGGAACCATGAGTTTGCTGGAGTCAGCACTTTTGTGATCTTACCTGGAGTAGCTGAGGCAAAATAGTTTCTCCAGTAGGCAGTTCCAGTATGTCCGTAAATGCTGTTTGCTGTGTTGTTGTAAGCTGAGTTACCAACTTTTACGACACACATAATTGGATAGTACCCAGCCAATGTTGGTAGAAACCATCGAAGACCAGCATCAAAGTTCATTGCCGTGGTAATGTTCCCGAAAGTGTCACCAACATAAAAAGAGCATGTGATTGATTTCGGAATGATTGGAAAATTCAAACGAAATCCGGTATTGTACCGCTCAACACTATCACCATATCGAAATGCTTTTGAGCTATTTGGGCCGACCTTCGTAGTTGAGGACAACAAACATTTGTTTGATGTGTCAAAGAAATCTGGGTAGGTCAATGCTAGATAGTTGTACAGTTCGGTACCTGACATGAACTTCGTAAAGTCGATGTCAAGTGATCTTGGATATTGCACAGCCTTCAGCATTGTAGCATCGGTACCAGCGAACACAATTGCCATATGCTCTTCCTATCAGCCTGAGCACCAGGATTTCTCTGGTGCTCAGGTTAGTTGTTTAAATGATGTTGTTCGGCTCAGTATTGTACCCAGTTGCCAGATGTAACCACATCCACGGGTACTCCGTACAGAATCTGGAACTCACTTCCTTGTTCTTTCAAGAACTCGACAATGACATTAGAACCAACCAACAGATCAGTGCGACCAGTGCGATTGATTGCCCAAGCCACGTTGAACGTTTCCATGGGGATTGGTGTCGTGACGAGAGTGGTCAGGTTGTCAAGTGCCCGGATGGTGTAGTGAGTAGGAGTGGGTGGCTCCAGTTCACTATCAGTGTTGTACGGCGGGTTTGCACACTTGTAGAATGCATCCAGCATAGCTTCTTGGTTCGCAAACCGAGAAGTCGGCACAAAGTACTTACCAAGAGTGGCGTCATAATGGATAACTGGACGCCGGCGCATCGTGCTTTCGACACCATACGTAACGTTCATGTCTTCGTCATCCGCGATCAGATACTTTTGATAGTTGACACCATTCTGGAATACCAGATAGTTCTTCTGAGCAAAGGGCACTGTCAGTTCGACACCAAAGACCTTTGACAAGTCAACAGTGAAGTACAGCTGCTGTTTCTCACCGAACAAACCAGTGTTGATGGCGTGCTGCAGAACGACATCGTTGGTAATATCAACAACTTTATCCCGGGAATCGCTGTACGCGATGTACTTGAGATAGTAGTTTTCAGCAGCAGCATTCCAAAGAGGCATCACAGAAACCTTGATGCCACTTAAGGATTTGTTCGCCAACACAGTCACCCACTTTTCGCAGATCACAAAACGTTGATTACTTTCCGTGGGCTGGATCTTTGCGTACTCTTTAGGACCAAGGAATTTCTTGATCAGGATCTTTTGCTTTTGCCCAGGGTAAGAAGGTACAAAACCTTCGAGACCATGAACGAAGCAAGTCTTACCATCAATGGCAAGATCAGCATACCGACCATCAGAGTATTCCAGTCGTGGAACAATCCCAAGATGGTCGACTGATTGTCGTTGGTAAAGGTAGAATGATCCGTCTGACAGCATCTGCAGTGCTGTAGCATCCATGCCAACAATCATGTCACTATCACTGGCAAGGTCATTCAGGGCAATGGAATTGACCACTGTCAACCTGACGGTCATCACTAAGATACCGACATTGTCAAACAGATCCATTTCTACACTGTCACCATCTTTCACATCTGAGAGGGTGTGACAGTTGGTGCACTGTTTGATGGGACTTCCCGGCATGATTGACATCATGGGGATGCGGTTGTTGCGATAGTTTTCATCACTGTCAAGGTACAGTGAGATTACTTCACGTTCACCAGCGGTGTTACGTTTGTAGAGTTGATACTCCACGATGGATGCACCAAAAGCCATGAAGTTGCCAGAGACTGTCAACTGAGAAGGTTTGTGGTCTTTGTTGATGTACAAGACATAACGGTCAATGCCGTAAGACACCAACTTGATTTCTTCTGCATCAACATCAACCACGATTCTGGTTGGTGCAAGGGTACTCTTCAGAGTTTTCGGATCGACCGATTTGACGTAGTACATGCTGCCTGTCGCACGGTCAATTGCGGCAGCCCCTTCCATGGGGACAACTCGTGGGTAGTCATCCGTGTTTTGGAATGTACCATCCTTATCAGGATCGTAGATTTGATCAATGAAGCACGAGTATGGGCGTTTGTCTTTAAGCAAGACAATTGGTGTTGCCTGGGTTGGCTCAGCCATGATGTCCTCACAGATAGGTCATTTTGTTGGTATAGAATAAGAGAACCATACAATCCCAACAAATTGTAAGCCATGAGAGGGTTCCCCCTCTCATGACATTTACTGTGCATTCCGAACAAGTTGGATCTGGGTAATCCAGGTTTCTTTTCCGATGGTGCTCAGGTCTTCTGGTTTTCCAGAATCAGCTGAGCCATGGAATACCAACGGAACAAGTTTAGACTGAGCTTCAACAAAGAAGAAAAACACAATTCGTTTGCGCTTTACTTCTTCATCAGTAACCTGGGTCTCAATGCGTTCATGCAGCTTAAGCATCTTTGTTGGAAGAAGGTCATCATCCAAGGTGATGTTGATCATACCAAATCTGTGACGCGCCGTGAGCGCTACAAAGTTTGTGATTGTTCCGAATACATCACAAACTTGAGCAGTCAGCTCAGTTGGGAACAACACCATACAGGGCGTCCTGCGCAGCTGGAAAGCTCTTTCAGCTAACCTTTCGGAAAAGCTTTTCTGAGTCAATCCGTACAACTCAAAGTGGGTGTACTGTTGCTCATTATTCGAGATCCGTAATATCCGAAGGATTATCCAAGTGGATGGAGTAGCTTTTTCTTGCACCTTGACAAGATCAAAACTAACCCCAATCGCAGTCTGGAAATCACTGGCAGGGTATTCACCGTAAACGGCACCATCCTCCGATTTGACAATGTAACCTGTCAAAGGACATCCAAGAATGATGAAGTTACGTTGAGTGGGGCCATTGACAAAAGTTACCAGATGTTTGGTCAACGCGTCTTGCCGCTTACGGTTAACTTTTTGAACTGCCCACGCAACGGTTGTGATCGCTACCAAGAATCCACTAACGGCAAAGAGTACCCCTTCTGGTGTTGTGGTATTGTTGGCAATCATCAGGTTTATCCCGAACCAGCACCAACTGAACCACACTGCGATTAGGACTAGTCCGAAATTCTGGTTAATCCAATTTTTTAACACGGGTGGCTCCTTGTACAGTTAGTACTCAGTCAAACTTTTGATGTTGGTGCAGTTTCTGATGATCTGAAGTTGATCTTCCCAAGCACTGCGATTTGCAAAGTTGAATACTTTCGGATCATTGACATACCAGTTGGCATTCAGAATGAGAGGGATAGTCTGACGAGAGTTGTGATCGTAAAAGATCGCTGTAACGGTAGCGGTGGGATTGTCATTATCCTGAAGTTCCATACACAGCTTTTCAAAGTACGTAAGCAACTCAGGAGATTGGAGACTGAGTTGGAGAAAGTCAAGTTGGCAACGTTCCCCAAATTGTTCACATTTACGAATTGCACCAAAGGCAGCTGCAACACTATCCCAAACACCATCGTCGACCATCAACACGCATGGGGTGATCATTGTCCGAGGATGTGTTTCTTCTGTTGGTTGACCAGGGAAAAATGAGCTAGCCGTGTAGAAGTAGTATTCAGGAAGGATGGGTTCCCAGTGACGATTGTCAACGAGTTTTTTGATGTTGGTAATCAACCAAACATCATCCGCGTTATACCCGGAGCTTTGCTTTTCTACCGAAATCGTTTTCGATAGAAATCGTAGGGCTGAAAAACAAAGCGCAATTCCTTCCGGAATATCACGACACTTGAATTCCGCAAACAATTGCTGGCTGTAAGACCGTGCCTTATTTTTCACGACGTAACCGTGGTAGTCATCCCCAGTGAAATAGAATGTCTGAGTGTTGTCACGGCTCATGAATGTTACTTGGATGTCTTGTTCTTTCGGTGCCCTGATTGTGCGGTAGTTCGTGGTAGCAATCCCAAACCAAAGCATTGTCGCAAGGATAACCCATTGCATCATTGAGGGATCAACCTTGGCATAAATTGCAAAAATGGTTACTAGGAACATCAGTACAAATGTTCCAACAACAACCCACAATGGTGGTTCAGTGAGCAACAGTTTTTTAAAATCGATCGTCATGAGACGCTCCTTTATTTGTGTTTATCTAATCAGCTAAACAGATAAAAAATAAAAGTATCCAGGATGGTGATAGCAGGGGGAGTAATGCTCCCCCTGCTATCATTATTTTACTTGTACTGCCGGTACACCCGACTGGCCACGTCAAAGGCAACAAATTCTTCGATCCTGATCTTTTGACCAGATTCGAACTGCACCATGCATTGGAGGAATTCTGCCAAGCGCTCAACCACGTTAATGTGTTCGTTGGGCTTGACCCTTAGTTTATCACAAAGGAACGTGATGTACTCCGCATTGTTGCCCCGGGCAAATCTTGGGACAAGCAGTTCCACGGTATTCAGTCCATACTCAAGGTAGTACTTGAGCAGGACGTATGCCCCAGCACGAACAGAGTATCGTTCGTCTTCAAAGATAGCATGATCATATTGATCGACGCCGATCTGCCCAAGCCACTTTGGGGCGTTGAGTGGTTTCTTGACATTGAGCAGATTCTTGTTTTTCTGCCACAACTCGATCTTTCCTGAGGAATTGGCTTTCCTGACTTCAAGTCCAAGTGTCTTGTAGACGACGACTGGAGGTTTCTTTTCCAGTTTATCGTACTTGACCTGAAGCGCAGCAAGTTCATTCATCGTGTTGATTTTGTCATTATGCTCAACAAGGAACATGATGAACATCGCAATAACCGCAACACCAATTCCGGTGTAAAATTTGTTCTCTCTGATCATGGCAGGACTCCTTCGGAGTTTGTTTTTTTTTGTAACCTAGAACAGCGGGCTGACGACCATCATCGATACTTTGCGTTCTGCTTCAGCATCTTTGATCATCTTGTCCAGACGCTCGATATCTTCCTGGCGGTTGTACGTCTTTTCCTTGTATAACTGACCATCCTTAATGATCAGTTGGTAATCCATGGTGAATGCATCCCACTTGTCAGTGGGATAACTGGTGAACACTTTCTTACCATCGACCACTGACCAGGTGATCCAGACGTACTTGTTCTTATCCAGGTTGATGCAGTCGACCTCAGCCGTCTTGTTAGGATCAGCCTTGTTTACCATTACCGCATCCCCAAAGGGACACAACTGATGGAACTTCCTGATCTGTTCAGGAGACATGTTCTCGTAGTCAGTCCAAGCAAAAGCATTGGAAGCCATCAGCACCACAGACACGATAAGCAGCATGAGAGTTTTCATAAGTTCCCTTCCTTTTCGGATAAGTTTTGTTGATTGATCGTAATGATCAGAGTAGGAATATAGTTCCGTAAACCAATCATTTACATGGCAACGCCAAGCAATAACAATCGGGTTGAGTACCAAACTGATGGATGACACAGTTGTACTTAAACCTGTAGTCAGTGAAGATGTTCGTCTGACGAGCATACAGCCCAAGTGCTGTTTCAATCAAGCTACCAAGGTCAGTGGCATGATCGCTCAAGGGATGGTCAATCAATACTCGATCTTCAAAGACGTATAATCCAGTGGTGGCCAAGATAAAACCATTGTCATCGACTTTGGTCAGCTGCTGATAGTTTTGATTCGGTGGCCACCAGAAACCAGGCTTGTGTATCCCAGGAACATGGGTTTTGTCGAGATGATGCTCCATGTAGTAGTGATCAAGTTTCCGGTGCCACTGATCTGTCAGATCACGTTGTCGTTTAATCAAACTGTAACAGGAAGGTAATTGCTCAATTGTGTGAGCTGGAGCATTGATCCAGTGCGATTCTGCCGTAGGAGAGAAACCAAAGTCCAAATACAACTTCAGTGCGACATGGTTCCGTTTCTCCACCCCAAGAGTCAGGTAGTTATAACCAGAAGCTTTTGCTGATTTGATTACTTGCTTCAAAGCTTGTCGACCAAATCCTTGCTGACGATATTTTTTGTCGATCACGAATCCGTGGAGGTACTGAACTTCATTGGCATGCAAAGCATCAACCAAACCAACACAACCGATGTGCTGTTTGTTGTGTGCGATGATGTTGACACCATTCCACTGTTTCAGTTCTTCAAGTGTCAGTTCGGTATCAACACCATCAAGTTCTTGTCTCCATTCCTGAAGTTTGGAAGAAATCTTTGGATTATCAAAATCAAAATCCATCAGCGGAAAAATCGTGATACTTGGATGCTTCCTCGTGCTCTTCATCGTGGGTTCCTTGCATGAGTATATTTTCTCTGACTTCCATCAAGAGTTCACCTAATCGATTAAGCCCTTTTCCACGACACATGCCCCAATAGGTATCATTCCAATTGTTTTCTTCAATAAGAATAAGTGGGGCAGTATCAATCAAAAGTTGCCGAAGTCGTGGGATTTTAAACTTACGGTACAATCCTTCAATCATACAGTCGTCTTTGATGTCTGCCCAATTACTTGGAATTGGTATCTTGTAACAACCAATGTGTTTCGCCCATGAGGCGTTTTCTTTCTTCAGGATCTCCGCTTTCCAATATTCCAGATCAGTTGTTGCTTTCCTGAACTGAAAGTAATGTTCGTTTGTTGGCCACCAAACACCATCGGTGTATTGTGGTGCCGCATAAAAGTTTGATAAGAATCTGTATGGACCAAAGAAACCAGCAATCGTGTTTGATGGATACCACATGTCTACTCCAAAAAAATAAAGGGGGTATTTCAACCCCCTTTATCCGGTTAGACCGGTTTAATGAAACGTTTCTTGTCTTTGTCCCAAACGCAACTTCGTTTCATTTGGTTGACATCAGCTTCGGCATCAGGGTCGTCAAACGGACAAGCAACCGGAACATGAATTGCTCCCAACCCAACTGAGATTTTTCCAATTTTACAGAAGAAGTGATACTCTTCTGCTTCTTTAACACCAGGGGAATACCCAGTCCAAACATCCGTGCCAGAATCTTCACACTGACAAGTGAGTCGCTGACCACCGCAGTTGTGACACTGAGCAATGTCACAACCATCCAAATGAGGCATGCCAATGGACACGTGACATTCCGGACAGTACGCGTTAATTTTCGTCTTCATTTTTACTCCGTGAGTGATTTTGACGATAATCCTTAAGACGACACTTGTCTGAGCAATAAACCCCTTTTCGGTTTTTGGGAGTGAACCGGCGATCACAACATTTGCAATTGCGAGTAAGTTCGCAACTCTGCTGACCAAGTGGATGTGCGACGATATCGAAGATCGGTTTAATTGTGACGTAGATGGAATCTACTAAGACGGAGTAAACCGTATCCGGAGTTTTCTTAGACAAGATGTTCGCACTGAAGGTTGCTTGCCGACGGAAGTCCAGTGATTGCCCAGCGACTGTTTGAATTATCAACTCAACAAATTTCGGCCATTGCGCCACAAATTCGGCGATTTCAGTATAGCCATCGTGGTGAGAAAATTCAACCTCACCAAGTTCACAATCAAGCTCATTGCACAATCCTTTAATGGTCTGGACTGACTTTGGACTAGCACACATGAGCTCAACTGTGGAACCACCATCATGAACCTGCATAAACTTCTCATGACGGAACCGAACTTTTTTCTGTTTCGAAACCAGTTCAATCAAATAACCGACACAAGTTGGGGACGTTTCAGTAACCATGTACTCAAAGATTGTCACCATAGTGCTCCTTCTTTAACGAGAACCATGCATTATTCGATTCTCATCAAAAGTAATCTGATCTTTACTTAATCCTGGTACCCGGGGAATTTCCCCGGGTACCAGATGCCGTTAGTCGTCGAGTGAGATCGTGTGTGTGACAGGGTCACCGCTGCGGAAGACCGGGGTAAGCAGTACTGTGCCGAAGAAATCCGGGGCAGCCCGTTGGATGGCGAATTCGTTTTCAAGCGGGAAATGCCCACTGATGGTCCAGCAGTAGTTGTCCGTGAAACGGAATTCTTCGTCGTCACGGATGGTCGTGGCGATATCGACCAAGGCTTTCTTGATCTTGTCAGTGCCGTGTTCAAACGGCGACTGGTTTTCGTACGGTACCACGTTGATGCACATCAGCGCGTTCGCCAGATAGCTGCGGCGGGATTGTTCGCCTTCCACTTCATCGGGAAGCTGGAAGGTGATGTCGATTTCAGACATCCACAGCCCGGGCATGCCGTTGAGGGTAAAGTTAATACCATTGGCACCATTCAAGCGGAGACGGTGACCGATCAGGACGTTCTTGGCTTCAAGAGACAATTTGTCAGCTTCACAATAAGACATGAGTTTGCTCACTTTTGGTTAAAGGTTAAACCAGGTCAACACCAGAAACAGAGGCGATCAGATCCAGCGGTGTGGGGTATTTGTGGCAGAAGCTCTGATAGTCGTCGCGGAACTCGTCATTCATTCCCCAGACGCCATCGCTCACCCGACGGATGTTGAGCTTCACCATGCGGCCGGCAAAGTAGTCGGCGTAGACTTCGTTTTTCTGCGGACGGCCGTAACCGTCTACCGCCAGGTTGGCTTTGACTTCTTCCACGGTGTAGTCTTTGTTTTCAAAGTGGAAGAAGCCCATGCCAGCAGGACTGCTGGCGTTGATGGCATTGGTCATGATTTCCCACACCTGCTCTTCAGTAGCTTTAAATTCCATGTTGCCCTCCAAAATCTGGTTTAAATGTTGTTCAATTCCGTGAGCTTGGGGTCAGCAACGATGACCACATTGCTTTTGGAAATGACCTCCGATGATCTCAATCACCTGGTCCTTCAAGTCGGCACATTGATGACTGTATTCCAAAGCAGACGTCGCGGTGCTGAAGAAGTAAGCTCCCATGATGTCAACTGTAAAAGACGGATGACGCGCATGACCGCCACCAAGGTAGGTGTAGCATCCAGCATCAGCATTGCGCCAGCCGATCACGTACTGACACCGCTCAACGCAATGCCGTTCGACTGGCTCCACACCAGCGATGTTGATCTGCAGGTGGATGGTCATGTTTTTATAAGTGCCGATCAGATTGACATGACCAAACCGCAAGTCCCCTTCTTTGTAACCAGACTGCTTAAGACGCTGGTCCTTCTGGATTTCAGGGACGTTCATGGATTGAACCATGAAAATCGTTTCAGGGTCAAACCACTGATGATGCGGTGACAAGGCATTGGCAAAATGCATATCCATCTGGTCACGGCCAATCTTGTTCAAGATGACCTTGCGACCAGGGCTGATCTGCAAGACATGGTTCCAGCTGGCAAGCAGCTCACGATCAAGCTCAATATTGATATTAACAGTTTCCATGTTTCCTCCAAGAGACATTGCCAGAAGTTCTGAATGTTCAACGAGTTAGTTTTCTACTTCAGCATCTGCTGAAATCGGTGTTTGTCTTCGACAAAGTCGGATTCATTGAAACACTTGATGAGGTCCAAGCTTGTGTGGACCTCAAGTATTTCAAAAGTTCCTTCTTCAATGCTATCACCGAAATGGTAGTATGCAAGCCCGTTGCGCCCTAATCGTGGTGAGCCACCAGCCTCCACGTTAGAAGATTTGCTGGGTGAAAGTTGTACAGGGTCCTTTGAGTTCTTACGTAAAAACTCAACAGCATCTTTAAACGTAGCAAACCTTGTTGCCAGTTGAAGATGACGGCAATACGGAGCGCAGCATTCTCGACCGACATATGCGTAATGCCCAACAAGGGTATTTCTGGTGCCGATCACGTAGTAATGCTGTTCAACATTGTGCACCGCCGCTGGATCAATGCATGCCAAGTTGATTGTGAGTTCAAAATTCTGACCAAATGGATTGGCGGAGATCACAGCGTAACCATACTGCAATTTACCGTCGTTTCTGACAATAGGGTTGGCCAGTTGATCAGCATCCAGCGGATCGAGATGAATTGACTCCACTGTGAACAACTGACATGGATCAAGGATTGGATTCTGCAGAGTCGAATTGTCTCGGTAGTAGTCACGCAGGACATTCATTCCAAACTGATTCAAAAGGACCTTACTTCCATTCGAAATCTGCAGGACATGTATCTTGGTGACAAGAAGATGCCGATCTTTGTGCAAGTCAAGACAGATCGGGGCATTAACCTTCTTTTCAATAACCATTTGTAACCTCCGGTTACGTTGATGTGGTAAGTATCAAGCTTTAAGCGACTCAACTCTGATAAGATAAAGAAAATTACTTTGTAGTGGAGTAGATCGATCTCTGCTCCACTACGGGATAACTAAGCATACGTACTCACTTTGAATGGTGAGAGGTGTTCCAATGAACAATTAACAACATGACCAGATGGGTGTTCGCAACGACACCAACAACGTGGTGGATCATCCAGATGCTTTGGTCGACAAGCAATCATCTTAATGATTCTCATCGGAGCATCTGGATACATGTTTGCTTCGAAGAACTTATCTTCGAAAACTTTGAGACCGTAGTTGGAGAGCAGAACTAAGTCTCCAACCTGGCAAGTTCCCAATGTGCATTGTGTTTCAGTGTCGCACCACTGGGTATCAAAATACACTTCTTCCCTGCTGAGTGATCTAAATATAGGATCACTCAGCTCGAATGGTCGATCAATTCCTAACATACAAGTAGTCCTCCGTTACAAGTGAAAGTTTTCCATGAGGAAACTACTGTGTAATATAGGACTGAGAAAAAGTTCATTCACAGTACTCCAGTGGGATATCCCACTGGAGTACTGGTGATTACGGGGAAACCAAGTTGATATCTTTTTTGTCAGAGATGATGTCGTCTGCTGGCATGGTAATTCGCATCAGAGCATACAGCAAATCATACGTCACCTTGTCAGGGGCAACCAACTGTTTGTAATGGGGATACCCATCAACATAAGTCAGATCGACCTTGACATTGGTGACCAGATCCATGTCCTTCAGATACGCATAAGACGTAAGTTGGTCGTACATCCTTCGGGTATCTGGATCAAGCGACAGCTGCAAGTTCTTCTTCTGCAACACATCACGCAGTACTGTCGCAGTGTAAACTGAGTACAGTAAGTGCGATTGACTGATGACGATCTTGCTAGGCAGTCGAAGGTCACGGTTGTAGAAGTATTTATTCAGTAGCTCAATCCGTTCAAAGTCGTCATTGCTGTGGTACTTCTTCAGATAGTCACTGATGAAATACGGCACAGCTGTTTTGACCTCGATTGCCTGACCAGTACTCCATGGTCGCAACCATGTGGGGTCCATGCTCAAGCTATTGCCATGAACAATGGCTGGGCTAAAGTACCCATTCACATGGATCATTGTGGTACTGGGGTTATAAATGAACGTCCGGTTGTCTGTCATCACACCAGCAATAATGATGGGAGCATCCTCCAACTCAGAACCACCAGTGAGAGCATCCAGATCTCTGCGGTCACTCACATAACCGCGTTCACAATTTTCGATTGATGCTGAGGTACTGTACACCTCAAGATTGTTACCAGTCGTTTCAAGGTACGATAAGTTTTGGATGACAAGGATCTTCATGGCTGTTTGACCATTGTAATTCTTGACATCTTGGATCGTGTAGTCAAGGTCTCTGATCAGGTAACGTCCGTTCAAGAAGACTAACATTGCTGAGGTTTCCCATTCAGGAATGTACTCATCAACATACGTCAGGACGTTATTGACAAAACGGTAACCGACCTTGGTTCTCAACGGGAAGAACAAGGGGTCACCGTTTTCCATCTTTGTTTGGATGTCAAAGTCTTCTGGGTTGTCAGTGGTTGACCAATACCGAACTCTTGGTTTCGGCATGACAAAGAACCGACGGCCAAACATCGAAGGACCAAAGGACAACTGATAGTTCCCATCGGGCAAAGTCGTCTTGACGATGTTCCCTGCGAATTTGGTGAACTCAATGTATCCTTTTGTTGATGTCTGATCGTATTGGTTGGTCTCCACAGGACAATCAACTTCTTCAACGATGATGTACTCTGTAGGTGGAATCACCAAAAGTGTTGAGCCAACATCAGGTGTGATTCCGTACACTTTCTTGTTGCCATCAAGGTACATCTCTACTGCGATGTCAGTCCCAATTGGAGTAGCAGTGGGCACTGCAATGGTTGCGTAAAAGTCATCATCATTCTTGACAGTGACCTGTGCCTCAGGGAGTTTCTTCCCATCTCCGTAGACCAACGCAGCTACTGGAGCACCTTGATACACCAATGGTTTAGGGAAGGAATACCCACCTTGATACCAGTCAGTGATCTTGGTTCGGTGAATGTGCTTGCAGAGCAAACACATGACGTTATAATAACCGAGAGCCTCAATGTAATACGTCATGTTGCTCGGAGTCACCGTGTCAGGGATGTCAAAGAACATCTTGATGTACTCTGACTGCTCAAGGTTTGAGGCTTTCCAAAATGGCAATGCCTCTGACCATTGGTGTTGCCCTGACAGGTAACCGATGATCTCTTGGTCAATATGAGAATTGTAGTACAAGAGGTCGATGTAGTTCTTGTCTCTGATTAGGACATTCGGAGCATCATGTTGCCGCCAGTAAACATGCAGAACGATTTCAGATGTCCCAAGGTAATCCCGATATGCATCCAAGATGTACAAGGGGATACCGATGTCTTGATGTGTGATCTGAGTCACTGACCGTTCAGCACACCGATGGAGATAGAGACCTTGATATGTTCCATCTGCCTCAGGATTGCGTTTCCTGACGTAGATCTCCATGGCATTGTGGGTCATGACGTAATGGTTCGGATTGTTCAACTTGGGGATGTGCACGATCTGTTTGTACACTTTATCCATGTCACTGAAGAATGCAGCATTCAACACTGGATTTGACAAGTCGATCGTAATGTCACAAGTGACGTTGTAGTCAGCGTGGATGTCAACAATTGAACCAGTGGGGATGGATGTCATATCCACTGGAACAGTTTCGACACCATTAATAAACATCATCACGGTAGGGACATTGCCCCCAACGGGCACCGTTTTGTATGACTGGTATTTATTCCAGATTTCTGATCTGACGACAAAGCTACCATCCGTGGTGGGAACAGTGTAGCCAGTGACGTAGATGTTATTCGGGATATCCGGATCATAGTAGACAGTAAATCGAATGTTGGTCATCTCTGTGTGAGGGATGATCTTTGCAGACATCTTCTTGTTCACGGCCACGATGAATCCGTATTCATTGGGCAGTTTGTACACATAGACGTCCTTCTTGTTCAACATCTTTCCATGAATGTGATAGGTGTCAAGCAAGATATTGTCTTCATTGATCAAGTCCTGAGTGGAGACCCAAGCATTGACCAATCGCTTTGGCCATTGAAGACCAGGTGCAGCACTTCTGGCAACCGCAAACAGATAGAAAGAATCAGTATCGTTCGGCAACGGTGTTGAATTGCCATACAGCATCACCGACCCGTTGTACGTTCGGGTGTTTAGCAATTGTGGAAGAATGTTATTCCGAAGCGACCGCTGTGTCTCATTCCAAACGTTTTGAAAGAGGTACAAATTGATGTTAGCAGCGATCATCTGCTCTTTTTCTGAAGAGACGTTGGATACGGAAGTAGCCATGGATATACCTCTTAGATAGATTAGACTAAAAGACCACACAATATTCGTGGTTTACTGACAAAAAATAAATATCATAAGAAACACAGCTGGAGGGGCATCCCTCCAGCTGTGTGATGTCATTTAGAAACCTAATACAACTGATGCTCGATCATGTTCTTGATTCGTTCTTTCAGTTGCGCAGGGTAAGCCAACTGATCAATGATCCCTTTGCTTTGAGTTGAAAGCAAATGCTTCGCTTCAAAGACCGGATCGGTTGGAGTGGATGACGTTATTGGAACAAGGTAGAGAAGATCTCCACGCATGAACAAATGTTTGCACTCCACCGAACTGTAAATGTGATCGTGATGTGTGAACGTCGCAAAGAAATGATCACGTTGCACCACGGTAATCTCAACATCATAGATGCTGATGATCTTGCCTGACAAATGCTTTTCAAAAGCGGTCATGTCACTCATCAGCTTTTGCCTCTTCAGGGTTATCCACCTGAGTGTAGCTTAGGTCAAGTTCTTCCTGCTTGAGCTTCCATCGATGGAGCAATTCTGTTTTCACCAGATCAGGAACTTGCAACTGCTCCAAGAGACTTTTCTCCTGCTCAGCGACCAGAGAATAAACCATCAAGAGACTGGGCTTTTCATAGCGGTGTCTCTTCGGGATGAAGAAAAGGGTCTCTCCGTTGATCATTGCACCCGTGCAAGTGACTTTGGGATAGAGATGACCATTACCTTCGAAGGAGATGTCAAACTCGCCGCCGTTGACCGAGTGCACATTAACATCAACAATGTGCATGATGACCATGGAATCCCAAGAACCAGGTGAGAACTCAAACTTGTTTCTGGGGTAGATCCACTCCTCCGGATAGTTCTCAGGGTCATGCATGATCGCAATTTCTTCCGGAATAATAAACTTGGCTTCCGCCTCACTATCTTCAAAAGGCTGCACCACTATTCCACGAGAGGCACCGACTCGAAAATAGCTCAGGATTTTTGCATCCTTCACCAGGTGAGCTTCCGCTTTGTTGAACAACGAAATTGTGCCAGCAGCAAAATTAATTTCAACATTGCTTGCAAGGTTAACTGCCATAATGCTCATCTAAACCTCCTGATTATTTTTTCTGATCGACGGTAGTTTTACCTACCATTTCTTTCGGCGTGTTCATCCGAGAAATTCATGATCAGGTCGACCAGCCTTTCCCGGAACTCAGTACTTTTGCCAGGGGTGATCTGGTCGATGAATTCATCATCGCAGTTGTGGTCGGTCACCATTGTGGTAACATCAAACCAAACTCTCGATGTGATGTCATCAACTACCACCGGGATGATGTACAAATGATCCCGCAAGATTTCAAGGTTTGCCACCTTGATGCCCGTGAGATGGTGTTCCGTGTACGGCGTCTTGATGTTCATGTTCGCCGTAACTTCACCGTTGCACATGTACAGCACAACTGAGGTGGCTTTGGCAATGACTGCTTTGGACGCACACTGCGCGCCATAAACTTCAGCCGGTTTGTTGATGCACGGGATAGATGTACCAGCAAGACGCTCAGTTTCTGCAAGCATCCCAAGGTATGTTTTCTTGACTACTTTATCAGTGAGCTGTTCAATCCCATTAAGGGACCTGACAGACTGAACACGACAAAGCATGGGCGATGGCTCACCACCAATACTGAAATCCAGCTTAAGTACTGGTTCATCAGGAACAGGATTGGCGTCAACAATTGTGATGTCTTCACAATAGTAGAAGTCACCCACTTTGAAGGATGCTTTCATATTGATCAGATCAAGAACCGCCCCATGAATTTTGTTTGAGATGTGATGCACTGCCATGAAACTCTCCGGTGTTTGGGTTAAGGTTAATTAGTAGAAATAACATCAGCCGCTTTCTTTTCATTAACGGAGACGTTATATACTACCTCTTTATTGGTTTTCACAATCGGTTGCCACCAAAATGTTCCGACTGCTTTACCGAAAAGAGGTTTTTCTTTGGTAAAGGTTTTAAAGTGACCCGACCGAAACGAGATCTTGGTTGTCTCTTGTTTATCTCGGCTAGTCGTCACTCGTTTTCCACCAATGTACTTGATTTTAGTTTTCGGAAGTACCATTTTGATGACGTGGTATTCTTCCGATCCAACTTTCATTGATTTTGGCTGGGTTTTATGTGTTTGTTTGTTAGGAGTAGTAGTCACGTTTGATCTAACGACTTCAGTCGTGACATTCTTGCAGTTGAGGAGTTTAAAGAAGACTCCTGCGATTTCCGTTGCAAACTGTTCTTGGACTCTTGTCACCAAACTGTTAAGCTGGCTTTTTACCTTTAGCCCATTTGAAACAGTGATGAATTGGGGACTGTCCCCAAATAACCCAGGGATCAGTTTCATCTTACTGCAGACAACATCAATGATCCGACCAGTGTCTAAATCCAATGCGTCGCAGATGTCCTTCATGCAACGAAGATAATCTTCCGAATTGTGATCAATTTGCTGATCCAGTTCAACTACCAATGGTAGTAACCCAATGTTCGAGGTGGTTAAACCGTGTAGTTCAAGAGTCCAGTCAAAATCAAGGGTTCGTTCAACAACCAACGTTCCACCGCTTTTTTGTACTCGGTCGATCAATGTATCAACAAAGTGATCAAAATGCGGACTGTGCATTTTTAACACATCTATCTGAAGGTTAAGATCTTCATCAAAATGCGCCTTGGGTTGTTTGGTGAGCAGCAGCTTTGTCGAGTACAGCCCAATGACAACGTCGTGATTCTCACGAAAAGAATCACCATTCATTGTAAACATTGGTAATACTTGAATGTTGATGACTTTGTTGTCTTCAATCAAATTGTCATCTCCATCAGACCAAATTAAAATTCCGCAGTATACTGTTGATCGACGAATTTTACTATTTTGCGGAATTGGGTCTATTGAGAATTGTTCAAACAAATTGATTGCATCAATGATCACCTCAAGATAAATTGGTTTTTCTAAAGGTGATTCTGGAAACCAGTCAGCCAGTTCTCTGGTACTTTTCTGGTATGACAGACGAAGTTCACGACTGATTTTCTGTTTCTGTTCAAACAAGTCAATCGCTTCATTTTCAATGGTTGTTCTGTGTTTTGCTTCTTTGATAAAAGTTTGAAAGAAAATTCCTTCCAATGGAATTTTCCCAAGGTGATACGTAGTCGCTTGATTGAGTTGACTAATCAACGCATTAACGTATTGCCGGTTTGCGTATGAGACCTTATTAATTCCAGATTTGAGTGACCGAATGACTTTGTGTTTGTACATCGTTCGTTCTCCTTCGGAGATATTGTTGTGAATCACTAAAAACGTAATATATCTGTAAACATTCAACCATCTCCAGTGGGATATCCCACTGGAGATGGACATTCAACTAGCGTTCAACAAGAGAAGGATATGCCATCAGGTCGTGTGCAAACTTCATCCCTGCTTGCTTCAGGTTAAACTGTTGCAGGAGTTTGCTCATGCGACCCATCTGTGCACCTGACAAAGACATCAAGATCAACCAAACCCAATAGGGTGGGTAATCAAAAGCCATGTAGGTACTGATCGCATCGTTGTAAGGTCCAAGGGTGGAGCAATGACGGTAGAACACGTCAATTGAATAATCGCTCAGTCGAGCAGGGCCAAACTTGGCAACAAGCTCACAACACTTCTGAAGATCAAGACCATCTTTTGTGTAGTCACTGCATTCCTCTGTGATGTACAGAAGGTCACTGCGATTGCCCAAGAAGGTCAAGTTCAAGAACTGTGGTGGCACAGTCAGGTTGCTGCGGTCATCAGAAAGCATCTGACACATGTACAACGCAAAGATACTGGCAACCTGATTGGATTCAGCAATGTTCAGGTTGGCTTGGTTCGCAATGATCGAGCCAATAAACTGAGCATACGTTCTGATCACAAACTGTTGCATGATTGGTGACAGCCACTGGTTTGACCCAGAACGAAAATAACTGCGCACCAGCAGTGCCTTTGTGTACATGCTATGCAATTCGTGCAGGGCAGAAACTTGTAAACCCGCATTGGTGCGTTTTACGAGGTTCGTAATGTTCAGCACGATTTTGCGATGCAATTCCTTATAACCGCTCAGGACTTCACCTGAAGGAGTTTGCTCAAGATCGATGACACAAGAAGGCATCGTGAGAGCGTCAGGGATTCCTTCAATAACCGACCTTGACGGATCTGCAATTGTTGCAAACTCATTCAAGTGTTGGCTAACCACACATTTGTCGAAGAACATCGAGATCGGTGTGGAAGTGAAGGATCGAGTGGAAAATATTGAAGTCAAATCTTCCGGATTTGCTATCACGTTACGGTTACCTGCAAGGTACTCAACAACGATCTTCATTGATTGTTGCAGATTGAGTTGCTGGGCTATCCTGGTATTCGTGATATACTTGAACATGCGCTTCATGCACACCGCTCCTTACTTGTGTGAACTTTACTTGCTGAATGTGGGCGCTAAACTGGTCTACCAGGATTTACGCCATACGATAGCTTCAGAGTGGAGTGATATACTTCATAGTCAGCTATCATCTCTTCAAAGGATCATCTCTATCAGGAGTGCAAAATGCCTCTCGTAACCTATACCCATCCGCATGATACAGTCAATATCAAAGACGAATCTGCTGGGCAACGCGTCAGAAACCTTGAACTGCCTTTGCACAAGCCTCTGGTCTTTTTGCGTGCAGCGAAGGGCGATGACAAACCATTCTGGGGCAATGGTCAAGAAGTAGTTGCCAAATACGGCGGCCAGTCTTTTGACCAGTTTGAGAAATACTGGCGTGGCGAGCAGTTCTATCTGACGCAAGCCATCCTCAACCATCAGTCCTGCTTCGTCATGCGTGTGATTCCACCGAATGCTCAGAAGGCGACGGCTGTGGTGGAAGCGCATGTCAAGACAGACGTGCCCATCATCCAATACCGTCGTGACGACGAAGGTCGCTACGTTTATGACGAGCTGTCCGGGGAACTCATTCCTCTGACGGACAACGCTGGTCAGGTGATCAAAGAGAAAGGTGTCTCCGTCAAGTATCTTGTTCGCAAGATGACTGCTGACGAACTGCTCACCGGCTACGACAAGATCCCCGTGAAGACAGTCACCAATGGTGATGTCCAAACCAAGATCTACCCCATCGCTGGTGTGGTCTACAAAGACCCTTGCGACATGGGCAACCGTGCCGGCATGAAACTGTACATCGATCTGAACAAGCAGACCGGTGATCTGGTAGAAGCCACCCAGTCACTGTTGTGGTCATTCGTTCCTATGGAACAGCCCTACAACAGCAGCACTGCTACGGAAATCGTGGACAAGTATGAAGCTCGCCTGAACCAGATGGTCATGCGTCCCAACCAGCTTGACCCGTACACCAACCGTCGTATCTCTGCTGAAGACACGCTGCTGCGTCTCTTCTACAACGAGGTCACTGAAGAGTACCTCCTGCCGTTCGATGTTCACTTCTACAGTGAAAACATCGAAACCATCGGCAACCTGATTCGGTCATACGAAACCAATGACGCCAATCTGACCACCGGTTGGATGGTGAACATTGCTTCCATGAAAAACATGGACGGTAATCCTTACTACCATGCCATTCTGGATGAGTCTGACCCGAACCACATCAGCCTGTCCAACCTGTCACTCATCTACCTCAGTGGTGGTGACGACGGTGACCTCTCTGATGAAGCCTTCGAAGACGGTATCCGTCAGATCTTGTCACTGCGCAAGTACCCTGAACTCGGCGACCGCTTCCGGTATCCTCTGACCCACATCTATGACCCTGGCTACAGTCTGCAGACCAAGTTTGCGATGGCTGACTTCATGGGTGTGCAGGGGTACTGCAAGATCGTCATGGCCGCGCAGGACTGCAACCGTGGTCTGTACAACATGGACGAAGCTGTCTCAGTGGCAGCGGCTATCCGTGCTCGCTGTGCGATCACTCCTGAATCAGAGCTCTACGGTACGGATGCTCTTCGTGCCACGATCTTTGCTCAGGCTGGTTATGTCAATGACACCAGCGTGAAGACCATCATCCCGATGACCTTCTGGGCTGCGGAACGTCGTTCGACATTCCACAATGCTACCTACATTAAGGGTAGTTGGGCGGCTAGCCCGCAGAACATCGTTGACATCTATCGTGAGGTCAACTTCATTCCTTACAGCCAGACGCAGAAGCAACTGCTGTGGGACGGCGCTGCAAACTACATGCAGTACAAGACCATGAATTCCAAGTTCATGCCGTCGATCCGTTCGATCTACAAGGACACCACGTCTCTGCTGTCGGACGATGAATTCACGGATGCTTGTATCTACCTGAAGTACATCGCCGACTTTGTCTGGACCGAAAACGTCAGCCGCAAGATGCCCTTCTTGGCGTTGGCGGACAAGGTCCAAAAGGAAATCAACAGTTACGGTTACAAGGCCTTTGGCTCACTGTACACTGTGACTTCTCGTGTGTACCTGTCAGCGGAAGATCAATCCAACCACGACACCGTCTCGATCGAGATCGGACTCGAAGGCGATTATCCCAAGCGTACATGGAACTACACCATCGTGGCAAGGGGCCGTTCCGAAACCACGACCACTTCTACGTCGACTGCGGGGTAATGAATCATGGCAACTCAGTTTGACAACTATTCCATTAGCAATGGCCAGTCGACCGCCACAGATAACAACGGTGTTGATTCCCTTCTGTTTAACAACGTTGGCCAATTCGGCAACCCTCGGTTTGTCCCGGTTGGTAACATTCAGAAAGGTGGTCAGCTCGGTTTTGGTCCTCGTATCACCCAGATGGATGGTGCGACACCTCTGGCACTGAACTGCGCTCACGTCTTCGTGCTGCAACAGCCACGAATGTGGGATCGTTTCCCGAAGGTCCAACAGACCTACAAGGCGATGATCGAACTGCATGCAAAGTCCATCGACGGCATCGATATCGGTTACACCGAGGAATTCGATGACACCCAGATCGGCCATGACGGTCAGTCTGCTTCGATGCCTCTGCAGACCAAGCGTAACCCTGTGAACCCGTCGGTCACGGTCGACGATATCACAGGCAACCTGTTCTGGAACCTGAACTATCTGTGGTTGAAACACATCAATCATCCTGACACTTGTGCTTCGCTGCTCTCAGCGCTGTACGGTGATGCAATGGAACAATGGGTGTGGTCGACCTTCACTTCTTCTTGGCTCGTGATCCAGCCTGACCCGACCGGTCTGAGCAATCGTCTGGTCGAAGCTGCTGTCATCACGAATATCGTGCCTACCGAAACAGGTAACCTTGGCATGAAGCGTACCATCGGTGCGACCGAACTTGCCAAGCGTACTGTGACGTACAAGGGTGTGATCACCCACAACGAGAACACTCGTGAACTCGGTCGTCTGGTGCTTAACTCAATCAATGCTCACAAGCCGAACCTTGATTACGCGCTGACCTATAACGGCATCAGCTCGAACATCATCGATTACGGCGCCAAGGGCTGGGTGGATGAAGCCACGAATAATGGTCTTGTCCAGGAAGCAACTAACGACTTTGGTATCACTTCTGATTCCACAAGCACGTTCTAACCTTGACCTACCATAGGGAGCATTGCTCCCTATGGTAGTATATTAGATGACTACTGTTTTCTAATCTACTCCGTTTGTGTTTGATTACCGGTTTGCTGAGATAGTTCCTTGGCTATCTCATCCATGTGACTTTGGTGGTTTACAATGGGTGCTCTGAGGACGGGAAACCGTCCTCAGAGTGGCAAAGAAAAAATAACGCAATATCAATAATGTCCTCACTACCCTTTTGAGGTAGTGAGGACATGCTGTCACTGAAGTCGTTCGGTTTCGACGGCTGTGGTTAATCTCGGATCGAACATAATCAAGATCTGTTCGAGCTTCATTACGTTTTGTGTTTGCCTTTCAAGTAGAGTCAAGATGTTTCCGATGAGTTGGCTTTGTTGTTCAACGACGTGCGCCAACTGTTCAATATCTGGATCTCGATTCCACTTTTTACGAATGCGTTTGTTCACGAGAAACTGCCTTTGTCAATTGTTTCCTAACGACGACGTCCTGTTGTCTTGGGCTATTCAGCTTTGAGGAAAAGATAAACACAGATTCTCGTTTGTCAAACTCAATCGGAGTCAATTCCAGGAAAGGATGCTTGCCGCAGATTTTACACTTTCCGCAAGGATCAAGCTCACACCAGAGCTCTTCCCCAAACATCTCTTTCAGATCAGTGAGTGCGATGATTAACTCATCGCCTTTGAACGTGATGCCATACCAAACCGTTACTTCAGAAGTATCGGGGATTTTCTTCCGACACTTGAAGATTGCCACAGCTCACTCCTTATTGTCGACTATGATCAATAAAGTACTGCGCTAAAGCAATTGCTGCTTCTTTAGTTTTTGCTGCACCGAGGTGCCCACCTTTGTGGACAAAATTCAGATCAGCAATGCCCGTCGCATCACAGAGAGCTTGGTCTCTGAGACCACATATTTCCACCGGAGCCTGATGTTTGTACTGTCGTTGCGACCCGTCTTTCATCACGGCAGGGTACGTCTGGCTATCCCGCCTGAAATAGTAATACGGAGTTTGACACATCCAGTTACCATTCGACGCAGGATAAACAATCATCTCCACACCATTAGTAGCGCTACCAGCGCGGCCGTAGGCGTATGACCAGGGAATGTACTGATCCAATACAAGGATCTGTTCGTTCTGGCCCATGTTGGCGATGAGTTTCATGAAAGGCCGGCGAAAATACAACAGCTCTGACTGGGAAACAATTTCGCGACGGAGAAGCAATCTAGCGATGTTCATCGCGGCCATGAACTGGCCATGATAGTTGGCTTCAGATGTGTTTGCATCCGTCCAGCAGCGTTGCTCCTGAATGGTTGGGTTGAAGATGGCAACAATCTTGGTGATGTCTGAATTTCTGAATGGGGAGACATTCAACAAGAATTTCTTTTGCTCACCATTGTCGCAGGCATCTATGTAGGCAACGATGCCATTGTCAACAGCGTCAAACAAGTCGAAGAAGTCTGACTCTTCAAAGGTGCAGTACTGTTCTGGTGTGTACACCTCAGTCAGGATCTTCATGATAATGTCTTTACCATAATGCAGCCAGATCAACCCGAAGCCACTCCTGAGAGGTCCATCGGGGAACTCTTTTGGTTTCCCATCAACGTACTTTTTGAATGGTCTCTGGTGTCTGACATTGAACCACTGCATGTGGTGGTCATAATCCTTCGTCTGGTGATTGTAGTTATCCCCGACGTCCACACGCATGTCACAGGTTTTCAAAATTTCAGGATCTCGTGTACGCACGATATCCACGTCCATGATCATCGACAACGCCGCAACAGCGAATACTTCATCACTGTGCATCGGGCCGTCGTGAACACCAATAATACGGGGTTTGCCCATTTGCTACCTCAGCTTTGTTCGGTCTGCCCTCCATCATTAATGGATGCAAAGTCAAAATTCATATTCAGCTCAGCAATTCGAGCGCGTTCGAGGATTTCTTTTAACCAGATGAACGTTGACCCCCGTCGTCCGAACATGTTGGTGGTTGTTGTATAAACAATATCACCAATCAGACGGACTTCAACTTTGGCTACTCGGCCATCTTTGAGGACGGGGGAGGATTGTGAAAAGGTTTTGCCCGTGGTGATCATGTCCTCAATTTCATAGCCGTACTGGACAGGAAAGAGGTCGGATGAATGCATCAGTTCAAAAACCAGATAGAGGTCACGCAGACCAACAACAAACTCGAAAGTCTTGTCACGGTCCAAGTGATGTAAGTTATCCAGAGCTTCCATGAAATTCTTTGCATTGATCTTGTCATAATCAAACAACACTTGCTGTAACTTCTTGGACATTTCAGCAACCATACTCATCTCCTTTCAAACAGTGGGGTGGAATATTCCACCCCACTGCAGTGATTAAAACTTGGGCTTTTCCACCACTTCAAGCTTGGTGATCCGGTAGGAATTGTTGGCGGTGGTGATCTTGTTCATCACACCAAGATCCACATACGAGATCTTGAGCAGTGTACCACGCTTCAGTGCTTCCACACCAAAGTTGTAGATGACCTCATCAGCCATGGTCATGAACTGATACTGACCACCGCCGATACCAACCTGGATTGTGGCTTCGTAGGTCTTAAAGACTTTGCCATGGTAAGACGCCTGAACAATGCGCCCGACAAGCGCACCTTCGGATTTCTTGGCGTCGTATTCCTTGGACGTCGCCATCTTTTCAGGCAACGGAGTTTCTTCAATGGGCAAGAAATCTTTCACAATGTACGGGGTGTCTTCCGCAAACCAATTACGGAAGTATTCCTTTTCGTAAGGAATCACCATGTAGGTGCCGATGAATTCGCCGATCTTGCGTGAACCCTTGTAGGTAAACTTCCAAGGGTTGATCGTGTTCTTGTGGTTGGTAACCTTACCTTTGTCATCGGTTGTTGTCCACGTCAGTACCATGGGCGTACCATCCACACCCATCGACAACTGGCATTCGGTGCTTTTCGCAATCCAGCCGCTGTCAGACACCTTGTTGAGCATGCCCATGCGGTAGCCATTGGAGACTTCTGCATTGCAGGTAACAAGGCCAAGGAAAAAGATTGCCAGCATCAACGTAAGAACACCAAGAAAACTTTTCATCTGGTTGACCTTTTGGTTAGACAGTTAAGAAACTTTTGTTTCGTACCGATCACGACGATCATCAGTGATCATGCGCAGCAGTTCGTGAGCTTCACGCATAAATCCAGTGAACACGTTTTTCGTCTGAATCTTGAAATAAAGACGATTCGTTGCATACTGGATTTGGATTTGCCGAGTGCGAAAAGAATCCGCAACAGTTCCAACCCCCACAAAGTACGTGGGGGTCCCGTCAGCCAAAGCCAACTGGATTATGTTGGCCTCCGGAGCAAACAGCTGACACTTTGAAACCAGGGGTCGAAACTTTTTGTCGAAGGTTTCGATCAAGATCTCAAATTCAAAGAATTGAGATTTGTCGATGTCCAACAGATAGGAATCCAATACCCGGAGAATGTCAGTGTATGCTTCACCCGTTGATGGGATGTTGCGGAAGAGTTCCTTTGCAAAATAAATCCGCTGGTCGGACTCGGATGCTGATTGCAAAGTAAGCCTGGTAACTAGGTCATAAAAATCCGGTTCCATGGGCTTCTCCAGCTTACTCGTATGTGCGTGTGCGATCGGCATCAACCCATACAGGGTTGGTGCAGCCCATCCCAGAATGGTAGACTGTGCCCGGACGATACTCGTGGTGATTCCATTCAGCAGTATCAGTGATCACCCGAAGCTCGCCACCAGAATGAATTTGCCAATCCTTCAGGAGCTTGTACAACACTTTGGTTGCATGCCAACTTCCGGAATTGCGGCAGAAAATGTTTTTGGTCTTGAAACCAAGAATCCCAGTTGTCAAATCAAAGAACCGAGGATCTTGATTCTCAGTGATCAGGGTAACTGAGATCTGGACATCTTCACTGCCGAACGATGCCCGGTAAGTCCCGTGGGCTTTCAGATGGTCAACCAATTGCCGCAGACTTGGCATCTTAATGTTCAATGCGGCAAAGACACCATTTTCCAATGTCCGGTAGTCAGCATACTGGACATTAAACGAGAAGAATTGGTCACGGTCAATGTCTGTAAAGAACTTGGTGACCAGCTCGTTAAGCGCACCGGACGTCGCAACCATGACATTTGCGTCAGGCGGCATGGTATCCAACAATTTCTTGAGGATCAGTGGGTACGCTTCACGGTCAGACATTTCTGGGGTGACCAAGTTACCAAAGTTTTTCAACAAAGCTTCATTGCACATTGTGGACCTCATTGGTTAAATGTTAACGATAGAACATCAAAGTGGTAATATATCTTAGAAACTGATACGGTTTACAAGACACTGAGGACGGTTTCCCGTCCTCAGTGTCAGTATGGTTACCAGAAGTTCTTGGGGCTAGAAGAGGTATCACCAGAGGTATCTTCCACTGGAGTGTCCTCAGGGGCTTTCTTCTCACGAGCTTGCACTTGACGTGTGATGGTTTCAGAAATGCCTTTCATTACACCATACAGTTTCGTCAAATCACTCATGTGTTCCAGCGAGTAAGTCATGATGTCGGGCACCTGAGTCATCAAGCCATTGAAGCCAAGCTGTTCAGCAGCTTCCTTGCAAAGGATTGACTTCATGTGTGCCTTAACCAACCGGTAATGGTTCGATACCTTCTCATCACCGAAGTTGGAGTAATCGTCAGGATAGACAGCATCAACGTATTCACCAATGCGCTTGATCTGATCACCAAGGATGTTGTACTGAGTATCGTCAGGTGCAACGTTTGGCGGACAGAGCTTCACATGGACATTGGCAATGACTTTCAATACCTTGGCAAAGGTCTTGTCATCAATCTTCCGGCTGATCATACCAACGGTTGTCAGTTTGTCATCAGTAGAAGGTTTGACTTCTGTCAAGTCCTTTTTCGGTGCAGTGCGTTCAAGTTCAGCGTCAGCATGTTCTTCTACAGAATTGAGGATGTTGCCAATCTTGTAAATGAGCGCACTACTCAATGCCAGATGGTTTTGCACATGTGTTGTGGTGATCTCTTCAACGATCACCTGGTCCTGACGGATGCTCTTTGCATAATGCAAGTTGGTTGTCGCCAACGACCGGGCAAACTGCACTTCACTACTTTCACTCAAAGCACTTGGTGCAACCCCCAACCCAATGATGGTGGCATTGTCCAACTGTTCAAGGAAGGCAGTATCTGCTTTGGGAATTTCCCGATGAGTGTCTTCAACCGTGTAAGCAAAACCCTGACTGTTTGGATGAGTCAAGTCGATTGACAGGTTTTGCGACAGGATCTGGTTAGCGACAGTTGCTGGGTACGTTGTGGGTGAAAACTTTTCTTTTTGCACCACAGCGTTTCTTACTTCCCAAGCAAGTGCTGTTGTGTTGATCTGCTTTTCATCACAGGTCAGTTTCAGCTTCTTCACGGGCACCGCAGACTTCATTGTTGCCATGGTGTTGGCAGTCAAGAAGGAAACTTTCAAAGACTCCATGTACAGGATATCTTCAATCCTTGACTTACCAGTACCGTCAGCTCGATGATAGTCGAATGCCAAGTACGTGATGTACTTTTCTGGAACGAAGACCAGTGATGTCTGTTTCTTCTCCAGAAGGCGATACAACATGCACTGCGCGATTGTGTTGTACCGACCAAGTGTGACATCGTTCAGACCCATGTCTCCAAGCTTACGCTTGAGCATCTCGTCCAAGACGTAGTTGAAGATCTTGTTAATGCTATTCTTTTTGTAGTCAGCAGCTTTCATCGTGGTCAAGCCGTAACCCGCACCGGGGGCACCGTAGATACCACTGTTTGTGGGCATCTCACCGTACATGGCTTGATACGCGGTGTTAATTCGACCAGAGATGGTGTTGCCAGGAGCATCAATCAGATAAGCTGACGCTTCGATTGGTTGACCATACGCATCAGCCAGGATGAAGTAGCCAAGATGTTGATCTTTAGTCCCGGGCACACAAACCGGGATGACGGCTTCAGTAGGCAAGTCCATGTAAAACGGATATGTCTGCTGTTCGGAAAAGTCAGTCATGTGTCCACTGAGGTCCATGATCGGCAAGTCACGATAAGCGTAGAAGTCGTCATCCTTCTCTTCGTTGGTTGCATCCAACTGTGCGAAGATAGGTGAGATCTTCGCTGCAAGTTTGTCCTTCTGGTTCTTTCGAAAAGCTCGGCCAAACCTGAGGACTTCAGCATTTTCAGAAATGTGTAGACCAGAACCTTTGCCAGATAACGCCTTGTTGAAGTTCAATGCGATGCTTTCCACACCTTGACGAAGGTCGGCTCGAATCAGATCAGTTACATGAAAGTCTGGTGGATCAAGAGAAATCAGGTCAGAGAAGATCTGTTCAACCATCGCCTGATCTTCTGTGTTAAGCTCACTCTCAGTATTCTCTGATTGTAACGGTGACTGCCGCAGTCCAACCTTGATCCCTTCGGCACCAGCCGCTGGCAGAAATTCCTTTGGAACTTCTGTGAACTCCTGATGACCAAGTACGTTCTGATAGAACTGATCANNAAAAATAACTGACTTCAGGTAAGCTGCTTCTTCAGTAGACAGCTTCTTTTCATCAGCGTGTCTGATCAGACTTTCACTTGCCTTCTGGCGCAAGAAGACCCGTTGAGGGTCGTACTTATTGATGATCTCAGTAAGGGTGGCTTCAGGCAAGATCATGCCGACACCAGCACCAGAACGGAAGTGGGCTTCCTTGACCCAGCTGGTCATCTTCTTTCTGAGATTGTACGTGTCGCAATAAAATTTTGTAAGAAGTTCTGATATTTTGGTTTTCTGGATATCAGGAATCTCTTCTGACTCCACCACGATTTCTGGATCAACATCCTGCAAATCGTTAGGGGACATGATCGATGACACGACGATCTGCTCGACCCGTTTGATGTTCGGGTCAAGCGCTTTCAGTCGTTCAGCATCAGCAATGTTGTTTACAATCTCACGATGTGGCTGCCCGATGGCATCAACGACTTGGGTGACACTGGTCAGATCCGCACGCTTATTGTTACTGGGTGTAACAAACTGGCGTTTTGTCATGATGTTCAGTTCATTCGTACTGTACTCTTTGGTCAGGCCAAGCGAAACTGATTTATCAGTGTATGCTTGTTCACCTTGGCCAGTACTGGTGTCGAACATATCAAAGAACCGTCTGCGCAGCTCTTTACCAGTTGCATGTTTCTTTTGTGTTTCAGCCATGCGACATCTCCAATTATTAAGGAAGGCACTTTTATGGCAAGTTCAATTCGCTATGAGTTGTACCGAAGAGAAATTCTTCAGTACTTGTCAAGCATGACAATCAAGTTTGGTCCATTCGCTGAAATCATTGCCACACAGGTGCACAACAATACGAATTTTCGGATAACAAATGATCGGGAAAACCCATACTATCGCAATTTGTGCGGTTTGTATAGCTTCCTCGATAAGCCCATGACCGTCCTTTCAGTAGAAACTGGTGAACCGGTTCCATTCGATTTGGACCTGTGGTCCAACTATCCAAAGACAGCATCTTTCTACACCATGGGCAGTGATGCATATAAACGTCTCTGTCTGACATATCCTACACAAGTTGGTCTGATCAAAAACATCATCTATCCCTGCAAAGATATCGATGCTGTCATCAATGCCGATGAGCTGACGATCGTGAATCAAGTTCCCAGTTTCCTCAGGGAAAATGAACGGGAATCAATCTTGTTAGCTTGTCAGCAGTGTCTGCAGTACGTCAGGGATCGTTGGTTTATTCGTGACTACAACTACGAAGATCAGTATCCACTGGTGTTCATGGCCAAGGTCAACCTGTTGTTATTTAGTTGCATCATCAAGCAACGTTTGGTGAACTGCGACACCTATGCTGTTCACCACATGCACGTGTGGGATCGCTTGGAAGCAAATGGTCTTGGCCCGTATGAATCCATGCTGACTGATGTCCAAGCTCGTTGGTTCTATCGCAACATGCGTTACCTGAAAGCTAACCGTGGTCGAAAGTCCAACATGATCTTGTTGGCGGACAACCTCTTGCAGAACTTACGTGTGCACTTGGTTGGTAAACGCATCATGCAGCAGACAACTGACCCGAACGATGACGTGGAACTAATCCCAGAAATCCTGTCAGAAGAAGTGGTCGATTACCAAGTAGCAATCGCCGAATCTGAAGCTACGACCTCTACTGTGGCTGCAGCTAACCCATTGCTGGCAACCACTCGCAGATACAAATCGATGACTGCCTCCAGTAGTCAGTTGGTGAACACCAATGCGAAAGAATCCATGGACACGATATTGAATCGTGTATATAAGGAAGGGTACTACCCGGACTACTCTGTGGATGATTCAGCGTTGATGACGGCATCCTTCGCAAGAACTGCCACGAACACGGTCCCAACTCGGTTGCTGGAGTTCCAGAAGTACATCGTTAATACTCAGTATCTGAGACACTTGACAGTGTTCTTGTTTGACAGCATGATGTATCAATTTGCCCAAGGGAACTTGCAGTACAAGATCACCTTTAAGGATGAGAACACGGCACTGCCCGTTTCACTGACAATCGGAAATGCCCTGATCCTGATGCATTACGTCATCTACAAACGTTTCGGGATCACCCCAGAATATTTGCCTGAAAGGTACCCAGTTGATCTGGCGTACAAGAAGACCAAACCAAGCTTGAAGGACTTACCTGACCACTTCTGGTTCAACGGGTTCAAGTACAACATGGACACTATTGTTCAGGTCAACACCATCTTGAAAGAGATTCCTTGGATCGACCAGAAGTATGAATCGGTATCGGATTTCATTCAGGCATTGGCGTTGCAGTTTGATGTCATGATTCAACATCTGCGCAGTGCCGCCACTGAACCTGACCTCACGTATCAATGGGCGATGTGGTACTTCTACGAGTTCTTGGTTGCTCGTGAAACGGTTAACCTTGGTCAAACCAACAAACCGTATACAGAGTGGTTAGCTGAAAACGAGGGAGTCGGGCAACTGATTTCAGCGTACGACCAATTGCCAGAAAGCAAGGTCTATTACGATCAGCTCGCCAACACCCTGATTGGTCAGGTATTACCGATCCAAGATTCAGAATTGTTGTTGCGGTATGCTGGTGCAATCTACGATAACACGGCATTCTACTCATCAATCAAGCAGCTATTCACCGATTGGACCAGCCAGGATCTGACGTATCTTGATACAGATCGTACTGATGTGACGTACTTGTCACTGATGCCCACATCAGTCACCACTGGCGCTCATGTTGACACCTCAACAACTGAGATCAATGATCTTGGTTGTGATTGTGAAGTGAATGCAATTGAGATGTTACCTGCAGACTTGCGGGATGATTACTCAATGCATCCCACTCTGAATGACACCACACAGACAGAAATGCTACCAACTGATGACAGTGTGTCTGTGGTCATCAAGGGTGATCCCACTCTGAAAGAAACCAGTGACATGTGTTTTTATGACAGTCAACAAATGCTCTCTTCAACAACCACTGAAAAGCTGGAAAATGATGCGTTCTCCGTTACTGGTCTTTACCAGATATATGGTGCACAAGCGGTCATGTCAGTTCTGAGAGCAGGCAATGATCTTGTGGATATCAGTCCACTTGAATAATTTAAGTCCCCGTAGGAGTTGGACGAATGGCAACAACGAATATGAAGTATCCTGAAAGAGCAGTGAAAACTGTTTTCGCTGAACTCAATGATCTGGAAGACCGTATATCGGGGACGTATCCCATATATCCGGACTCTACCCTGAACACCAAGTACAATAAGTATTCAGCGCTTACGGACATCGCTGATGCACCGGGCCTTGGGTACTTTGGGATTGGTATCAATGGGTTCTACAACACGGGTGACAAAATCCAAGGCACCCCTTACCAGCCGAAGTCCAATGAAATGGACCTGTACCAGCCGATCCCATTCAGGTGTGTCCCGATCGATGAAGACCTGACCACGGCAGAGATGCTGCAGTACCGCATGCGTGTTCAGCAGACTTTCAATGGTGCTCAGTACTGGTGCTACTACCTGAAGAAGCTGGAATTCATCGACAACAGCGTCAGCATTGTGCGCATTGACCCGGCCACCGGTCAGGAACAAGCGTATGAAATCAACAGTGCTAACCTGTATCCAGTGCCCAGCACAACTGATGTCAGTGGTGTCACTTCTGGGGCAATGACTGAAGTGCTCTGCACCAAGCGAGTCAAGGCGGCTCTTTCCGGTGCTGAGGTTTACGAAGCCATCAACATCATGTTCAAGGGTGACTTGACCTACGCCAAGATCTCCGAATGGGGTCTGTACACGGGTGTTGACCGTGGGGTCGATGACTATGACGCGGCTGGTGTTTCATTTCGTCGTACAGAAGCCATCTACACCCAGATGGCGTACAAGATCTGCAACACTGGTTCAGTCGTCAACGCTGTGACCTGGGATGGCAGCCGAATATTTACCTTCGGTAATGGTAAGCTGATCCTTCAGACCGTATGATCACGTGACCCACACTCTGTCAGTGACAGAGTGTGGGTCATGTCTAAGCATATTTATTTACTTAAGTCAATGATAGCATGATCGACAATACTTTAGGAGTATATCAATGCAAGCATTTCGTTTCCACAAACATGCCAAAGCGTGCATGAATTTACTTAAAGAACAATGGCCAATGAACGATGGTAAACCAACAAATATCTTCAGTTGGCTTTACCTACTTGAAATCCTCAGGGCTTCTAAATATGTATTTGTTAAAACAGAAAACAACAATGTAATCGGTTTTACTGGTTACTCAAAAGGTACGAGTTATCGTTTTTGGTGGAACATTGTTTTTCATTTTTTAATCTACTGGGTGTGGTTATTTTACAATCGTAAAATCTTCTACATCTACGAGATTTATAATACCTATCGACCATTCATCAAACTTTGTGATGGTGAACTAACAGTTATTGTGATTGACAAAAAACATCGCGGGAAACAGTATGGTGCAGAACTTTTTCAGTGTGTTTGTAATCATGCGGTCAAGCAAAATTACAAAAAACTGTTGATCTGCACCTATGAAAAATATTGCGATGTTACGTTTTATGACACCATGAGTTGCGAGTTGTTTACAAAATTTCGTGATCCAGACCCAACTGAAAATATTCAGTGTTTACTTTATATCAAACAATTAACCAACTAACCAATCGTGGGACTCTTGATTGAGTCTCACGATAGCTTTATATTTCTATTGATAAATACTTGAACGGAGGAACCCATGTCAAAGACTACGGTAGTTAACTTACGCAAATCTGCGTATGACGTGTATATTGGCAGAGGTAGTAAATGGGGAAATCCTTTCCCGATGAAGTGCGAAAATGACAGAGCTTATGTTATCGACATGTACGAAGACTATGCTCGGGATACTTTCACCAAAGAGGATCTGATTCCTCTTGTTGGTAAACGGCTTGGTTGTTATTGTAAACCAAAGATCTGTCATGGTGACGTACTAGTACGAATGATCCAAGAATTTGGATTGGAGGACCCAGATGGGTAAAACACCACAATCACAACGAGTGTACTATTCTGAAGATGCTCTTTGTAAAGCATTAGCTCGCTTCAACTTCCACTGTAAAGACGTTACTCCATCAAAGGCATTCTGCGCTTGTGGTGGAGATTGGATTGATAAACTTGAGTTTGTCGAGGCTGATTTTACATGGGAAGTGGATGACACTGTTCTGATTACGGGCATCTACAAAACCATGGTATTGACCAAACACGATAAAACTGGACAACTACGAATTTGTTCTTGTCATGGTGGTGGGTGTGCTGGATATCGTGTTCTTGAAATGTAAAGGAGCTTAGCATGTTCTGGATATTTTTGTGTGTTTGCCTTTGTGTCGAGTGGTGTTGTTTGTGGATGCAAGAATACGGTCATCTCATCAAGTTTGTGCTTAATCCGTACCACAAATTTGAAATGCGGATGCCATTGATGTGGTCTCTTCCACCGGAAGAAATTCGGAAGCGAATTGACAAGTTCAAAAATGTCAAAGCCCATCTCTCCACGAAAGGAATTTCGATTTAAGAAAGAGGACAGTTCAAATGAAAAAGCCTGTTATCCGTCGTAATTTCAGAAAAATTCAGCAGCGAATAGAAGAAGTCGTTGCTGAAGATCATTCGCCTATCCAGATCGAAATCTTAAATCCCCAGGAAAAAGATCGATACTGGACGGATAAAACACAATTTGAAAGAGCGGCCATGTCCGCCAGGAACAACATCCTTGGCAGATTGGATTCGTCCAAATTGTACACTGTTCGGGCAAAAGGCACCAACAATCAATCACAGTCAATTGAGGTTGTGTTTAAGTATCTTTCTCCTGAAGCTATTAAAGAACTCTTCAGGGCAATTGACGCTAAAACCCCGATCTCTGGACGAACCTCAGATGGTGAGTTTGGATACTATCAAGGTGGTGTGATCAACCGTTGTTTCATTCTGCCGGATTAACTACCATGCCAAATCTTTCTCACGGGGAATCAAGTCCCTTGGATGACTTTGTTATCTCTGGCAAATGCAACATGGTGATTGATGGACAGTTTGGTTCTACTGGGAAAGGGTTAATTGCAAACCGGTTAGCTCTTGACAATACTGTTCATCTCGCTGTGGGAAGATTGTCACCAAATGCTGGTCACACTTTTTATTACCAGGATAAAAAATACGTGACCAAGATGCTCCCAGTAGCCGGGATCATTCAAGAACGATCCACCATCTATCTCAGTGCTGGGAGTGTCATTGATCTGGACATCCTTTTCAAGGAGATGCGTGAGTTTGACATAGGCCCAGAACGGCTCATAATACACCCTAGAGCGGCCGTAGTGACAAAGATGGATAAGGAGACGGAACAGGATCAAAACGGCGTTGTACGCATCGCTAGCACGCAATCTGGCAGTGGTGCGGCAAGAGCCAGTAAGATCATGCGAAGCAATCCACTTGCTCAAGGAACAAAAGAACTTCAGCCGTTCATCAAGACTGACACTGAATACGTGCAATACTTGCTGGATCAGGATCTCAATGTGTTAGTAGAGACAGGACAGGGTTTTGATTTGTCTCTTAATCATGGGTACTCCTATCCACATTGCACGAGCATTGATGTGACACCATCTGCTGTCCTGAGTGATCTCGGATTACATCCAAGTTATCTTGGGAATGTCATGATGACTGTCCGAACATTTCCAATCCGTGTCGGTAATCCCAAGGATGATGAAGGTAATGAGATTGGTGATAGCGGTCCAGTCTATCCTGATAGTCATGAACTCACTTGGGAAGAACTGCAGCAGACACCAGAACTGACTACCGTGACCAAACGTGTTCGTCGGGTATTTACGTTTTCAAAAGAACAATACGAGCGGTCACTCAAGTATATCAAACCCACTCATGTGTTTCTGAACTTCATTAACTACTTGAGTGAGGAAGATCTGAAAACTTTTAAGTTTCTTAACCGGAAACAAAAGGCGATGATGCTTGTTGGTTTTGGTCCGTATGCGCCGCAAATCAGTCACATGGACCCACTCACACTACAAAACTACATCGCCAAATACAGGTGAGTCATGAGCACAAGTGTTCACACTTTTGAAGATATTGAAAGACTCTGGGCGGAACGAGATCGACTTGAACAGAATCGTCCTAAGTTGGACAAGTACTTGGCTGATCCAGAAGCGGGTAAGTCAATCATGACTGAACTGCAGAAACACGCCAAAGAACACATGGTCACTTATCAGGATGAAGCCAAGGTTGCCCAAATTGCTGATGTTACCAGATATCGAAAGCCTGGTCAGGCAGTGATCGTTTTTGATCGCAATGGAAAGATCATCGGAGGGAGCATGTATGACTATCTCAGATAACGATATCAAAACGATCACTCTTGTTGGTTCAACTCGTTTTCCTGAAGTCTGGGCAAAAGCGATGCGTGATCTGACGATCGCTGGCAATATCGTCCACACTGTTGGTCTCTTTGGTCATCAGGAAGATCTTGACATGAACAGTCCGCTCAAGCGTTTGCTGGACCGTGTCTATCTTAAGAAGATCAGGCAGTCGGATAAGATCTTTGTATTGAACAAAGATGGGTACATCGGCATGGGTGCTTGGGATGAAATCATGTACGCCATCGCTCAAGACAAAGAGATCGTGTTTCTTGAGCCACTCAGTAGTGAACTCAAAGATGATTTCCTTGAGCTTTGCCGACTGGAAGGTTGGGAAATCATTGGTCAACCAGATATCCCCAATCAGCATTCTGAAGTTTACGCCATCAATCGCGTCTCATCTCGTCTGTTTGATGTGGCGCTTAAAAACAACGGGACACTTGAAATCCGTGATTTCAGAAACTTTTCAGGTAGTCTTTAGAACACTCAGAGCAAGGGGGTTCCCTTGCTCTGAGATATGTTAAACAACAATCTTTAAACTGTTCCACACGGCATGTGTAGTCTAACTGTGACCACATATCAAATGTTTACAAAAGTTTGATTTCCTTAAAAAATATTGGGTTTAAAGGAGCATTTATGGCCAGTATCACTTTGGATGGGCTGACAGCAGCAATCGATGAAACCAATGCCATGGTGAACAACATGGTAAAGGAAAAGTATGTTCAGGGTGATGAACAAACTTTCTCCGATGTCATCGAACGGATCTGCACGATCGTTATGACCAAAGGTAAAGCCCTGGGCTATAAAACGGATCAGCTTGACGACGTCGTGACGATGCTGCGGGGTGGTTACTTTTTGCCAGCTGGATCAATTCTTGCTGGGTTGACCACCAATGCCAACAAGAAATCATCCCTGTCGAATTGCTACGTCATGAAGATGGAAAACGACAGCATTGAATCCATCTTCAAAATTCTTGGTGAGATGGCTCGCACGTATAGCTACCGTGGTGGTTGTGGTGTTGACATCACGGTTCTGCGTCCGCAGGGCACCACTGTTCATAACGCGGCAAAGACCTCCTCTGGTGCTGTGTCGTTCATGCCATTGTTCTCTTCTGTGACGGAAACCATTGGTCAGAATGGTCGCCGGGGCGCGATGATGTTGACCATGGATGTTCGTCATCCTGACATCATGCGGTACATCTGGTGTAAGGCCGATCCGGCTCGTGTGTTCCAGAACGATTTTCTGAACAAGAACTCTTCCCAGAAGAAGATCCTCCCTCTGGTAACGGCGTTGCAGACTTTGGTCAGTGAATCCAAACCGGACAACAAAGACCAGCTCAACCACTTCATCAGCCGGATCACGGAAGAATGTCACAGCGGCAAACTTCCTGCGATTGATGGCGCAAACATCTCCGTGAAGTTCACTGATGAATTCATGGAAGCTGTGAAGAACGATCAGCCTTGGGAATGTATCTTCCCTGACATTGAAGCGGACAAAGAGCTTTACAACCGTGAGTGGGATGGTGACTACGCTCACTGGGAAGCCATTGGTGGCAAGCTGAAGAAGTACGACACCTACGAAGCCTACGTCACACGTGACAACGAATTTTACTTCGTCGGTCACCATCTCCAGTTTGGTGATCAGTTCATTCTGATCCAGAACGTGGCTCAACTGCATCAGCTAATCCAACAGCATCACAACGGTGCTAATCCCTGTCGTGTGCTTGCCAAGATCCCTTCGGCGAAACAGATCTTCATGGATGCTTGCACGGCTGCTTGGCTCCGTGGTGATCCAGGTGCTCTTTTCTGGGATCAGGTCACTGGCTGGACCACCATCAACCAGAACGATCCCAAGCTTCGTCTGGTCTGCACCAATCCGTGTTCCGAGATCCCGTCGTATGCTGGTGGTAGCTGTCTGTTGGGTGCTCACGTCATCTCCAAGTATGTTGACAATCCTTGGACGAAGGACGCCACGTTCAACGACGACCTTTGGATGCAAAACTGCAATGCTGCCACTGTGGTCATGAACATCTTCAGTGACCTAAACGAAACAATGCACCCTCTGCAGCAGCAGCGTGACCTTGAACACTATGCCAAGCGCATCGGTATTGAGTTCACTGGTCTTGCTGATACACTGTCCATGCTCGGTCTCAAGTACGGCAACCATGCCAACACAATCGAATTCATTGAAGGGATCATGCGCAGCAAAGCCATGATCGAGATCGGCACTTCATTGGAGTTGGCCAAACAGTTTACGGTGTGTGACTACTACAAGCAGCACCCGAATGCCGTGGAAGAACTGATCGCCTCGCCGTATCTGCAGCACCTGTATGGTGAAACCCACCCGATGTATCACGAGATCCGTGAAGTTGGTGGTCTGCGCAACGTTGCCTTCAATACGGTTGGTCCGACCGGTTCACTGTCGATTCTTGCGAACAACTGTTCGTCTGGTATTGAACCGGTGTTCGCCATGTTCTACACCCGCCGCACCCGTGTTGGTGACAAGCAGGAATACCTTGCATGCCACGCTCCGGTTGCTCGTCACTTGGTGGAAGTGATCAAAGCTGGTAAAGTAGATCGTCGCAAACTGACCAAGAAGTTTGTGAAGGAGATGTACAATGTGGTTGAAGCTCACGAGCTGGGCTTTGAAGATCGCATTGCCATCCAACAGGCTTGCCAGAAGTACTGTGACAGTTCGATCTCTTCGACTGTGAACCTGCCTACTGACTGCAAGCCTGAAGACATCATGAACATCTACCTGTACGCTCATGAACAAGAGCTCAAGGGCATTACCATCTACCGTGATGGTAGCTTGACCGGCGTGCTGTCTGCGATCGAAACTGCTGAGGAGCCCACCGATGATCATCAAAACGTGGTTGAAGAAAGTGCAAGTACTCTTGATCTTCAGAGCACTGGTAGCCAGAGCACGACTGAGGAAATGACCACTGGTCCTGAAGACTATGGTCTCCTCCCTTGGTCTGGAACGGTACTGAAGTACGGGGAAAAGATCTACCTTGATCCCAAAGGACCACACTGGGAAAATAACCAGGTGTTCTTGACATTTGCTGAGTTCGGTCCTACACTTGAACACAAGACGATCCTGTGGTGTGATGAAAGCTACTTTAATGGCATGTACGAAATGCACGTTGATGCTAAGCTCAAATCTTTTGGTCAGGGATCTTTTGGTTTTAAGATCACCGATTCAAAGCATGGCTTGTTGAACTTCAAACTGAATGTCACTGATACTGGTGTGATCTTTGAAATCAGCAAGATTGAAGACTCGACCAACGTCGACATCCCAGTAGACGAATCCTCATTCGCACTTCCGTTCTCTGACCACATGGTCTTTGAACATGGTCAGTGGGTAACCGTAGAATCCGCTGATTTTGTGGGTGACAACCAGCTCGCGCAGAGCTTCTTACGTTTTGTTGCAACCAAACCGGCACTGAACAACGGAACCAACCTCTTCAGTGAAATCAAGGACTTCCACACATATTCGTGTGTGCTGTTCAACCCCGAATTGAAGAATCACAAAGGCAACTACCAGTTCACATTGCCGTGTTACAATCGTAACATTGTGATTGTCTTGAACCTCCATGTTCGGGAACACCGGATCACGCTGTTGGCTGAAGCCATTGCCACACTCAATGCTGGGGAACAAAAGGAAACACAGAAGATCCCCAGCAAGAAGCTGGACAAGTTGTTTTCTGGAAGTCTCTTTGTCAACTACGATGAAGAGATCCTTTTTGAATCCACGGGTGAGTTCCGGGAATCACATACTCCTTTCTTGGCATTGGTGAAGAAGAATCCAGTCATGTGCGTCCGTGGTGGTAAAGCGTATCACCTGTTTACTGGCATTAAACAGGAAGATACTGCGACGATTTGTTCTATCAGTCATGATCTTAAAATGGTTGGTCAGAAAAACAGTTACTATGTGAACATCCCTGAAGAAGACCGGCATTTCCTTGCTGAAATCTCCACTCCGGGTGAACATGGTCTTTCCCTGTCGATACAGGAAATTACCAGTGAACTGCCTTCTCCTGACGAACTGACGGTCACCAAAGAAGCAGACAAGAAGGCAGAAGAAGCTCCTGCCGCCCCCACTCAGAAACCGGCAGCTCACTCTGCCCCCAAACAGAAAGAGGAAAAGGAAATGACGCTTGCTCTGAAGTGGGGTGAAATCATTGAGATGCCCAAGAAGACTCTTGCTGAACGGCATGAAGTCTACTGGAACGGTTGCAAGATGTACATCGTCGTTTCCATGAACGAAAAGAATCGTCCCATGGAAATCTTCATCTCCTCCCTCCCGAGGAAGGTGAGCACTGCGAACGACATCTTTGATCATGCTGACTATCAGGAAAAGCTGTCATTGTGGACTGCCTTGATGCGCATGATTAGTGTTGGCCTTCGTGCTGGTGTGGATGTTTGTATCATCATCAGCCAGTTGCGCAAAGCTGCCTTTACTGTGAACGACATGATGTCAGTCATCGCTCGGGTGCTTGAAACCTACGCTCAGGAAGGTCAGACTGAGACCTCCAGTGCTTGGGGTGATGACACCACTGATGATGACCTGCCTGTGTCTTCGATCCAATGTGGCATCTGCCCACAGTGTGGTGAAAAGGCTCTCCGCCATGAAGGTGGTTGTGCTTGTTGCCATTCTTGTGGCTACAGCAAGTGCAGCTAAAAAAGAACTGACCTAAGTTAAAGTTAAGCAGCAGCACGGACATCCGTGCTGCTGCTATTGTTGATAGTTACTTGTCTTCCTGGGCATTGACCACCACAGGGGTCAATGTATATTCCCCAGGGTGAGAATACGTGGGTGTTTTCCGAATCAGAAAGCCGTAGAGCATCAATGCCGTAAGGCCGTAAGACGCAGAATAGTTGTACTGCTTTTTGGTGGTGTACTTTCTCACGGACCACCCGGTCCGTCAAGAACTCAGGATCGGCACGCAACTGCTTGTACAAGTCACAGCAATCAAATTCACAGATTTCAGATACCTGAGGACTGGTCATCGCGGTGGTGTCTGCCCAGATGAATTCATTCTCTCCCAAACCAGAGAGGAACAAAGTCTTGGTCGCTTTTTCAATCTTGATGACATGCAGTTTCTCAAGGAATCTGCAGAGAGCATGCAGTCGTTTTGCCGTGGTGGGCATGCCAACTTTGCTCAGCATTTCTGACAAGGCCACAATCGTAGTCCTTGGATTGCACACGATGGCATCCACGATCGTCAGAAGCTTAGCATCAGGCCAAGCAAGCAACAACCTTGTCACCAGCATGGAGTAACGGCGATACAGTGGTTTGGTCAAGCGTGGTTTTCCAATTGTCAAGCACCATCGTCAGTTGAACGGTCAGCTGGGTCAACCGTTCTTTGGTATGCTTTTCCCCAACCATTTGGAGTTGCCGAAAGTCACCGTATTTTTCGTCAACCGCCTCCCGAACAACATCGGACATGTTCAATTCCAGTTCTGACAAGCATGCTTCCAGAATTTCTGGAAAAGTGAACCTCTCGCATGGAAGAATAGGAAGTGGCTTGAAGTTTTTGACCACATCCGAATCTTTCATTTCCGGTAAGAAATAGAAAGTCTTCTGGGCGCGACCAGCTCGGTCGATCTTGCCAAACTGATAAAGGTTCCGCAAGAGCTCTCTGGTCAAACTACTGGAATGTGTGAAGATCTGGCAAAGCTGTGTGGACGTGGCTGGGCCTTTGCGAAGCTCTTCAATGATTGCCCGGTGGGAGTCTGTCAAAGTCACGTCCACCGTGGCAGGTTCTGTGGTGTGAACAGCCTTAGCGGTTGACTTTGGTTCATCAGCACCCGTGCAACGCACGATGTGCAAAAGGTCAAGAGCACCAATTTCGCACAGGTTGGGGAGACGTTCACTGGTTAAGCGATCCAACTGCTTGAACTCAGCTGTAACGTCAGTGGTGTTGCCAGCAGCATCTTCGAGTGTGGCTCGAAAATTGCGGTTTACGCTGGACACATAAGTGACCACCTTCGTCAGAAGTTCCAGTGCTGTCTCACGATAGCCGAAGATCAGGTCTTCGTACTTGTGATCAACACCGACGCTGATCAAGAACTTGGTGGCGTCCAGACCCTCACGGTCTGATGTAAACGCAATCAAGTTGAACAGCGAGCTGATCTGGATAGGCTCTGGATTGCCTTTGTTTTCAGAGATCAACTTCAAGTTGATCTTGTCGTTGAATTCCGTGAACAGCTTGCTGAACTTGTAGTACTCCGACGAAGACGGCAAGTTCACTTCAAAAGTCACCACCTGGTTGTACAGCATTGCGTACAACTTGTACAGTAGCTTGTTGACAGTTTCGATGTGTTGGATGATCGGGACAAATTTGTTGTTGGTTCTGCGATCAGTTTCAAGCATTGCGGATTCTCCACAGTTAGGTTAAAAGGTCATGAACAACTTCACTAAGCTGGTAATATAGCGACAAAAATAACCTGACTTACACACATTCAGGTCACAGGGCTGGGATATCCCAGCCCTGTGACCTATTGCTTAATAGCTGTCTTGCAAACGAACCATCTGCAGTGCCCTGTTCATTGATGCCCCAACGTGGGCAACGTACTGAGGAGTAGCACCAATCTGGGGAATGCTGTAAAGCAAGTGGTGGTAGTCCTTGTTGATGCTGAGGGACTTCAACACCTGACCAGAAGGAATGTCACCAGCAAGAATATGGTTGACTGTCGGGTGAACCAGCATGTCATCCAGCTTCAAGTTGGTGACCATGAATGACATCCGCTCTGTAAAACAGATGTAGTCCTGATGGAACATTCCACCAAGGGCTTTCTTCTGATCATCAGTCATCTTGCCCAGATCACGAGGACGATACTTCTTGTCCACACAGATGGGACAAGCATCCCAGCTGGTAAGGTATTCCAGATTCTTCTTGCGAAGATCCAAGAATCCGTATTCATCATCGTACAAGCTGGCCAGGCAATGGTTCATCACACCGCTGACGGCAGACGAGTATTCCTTACCGCACATCTTGATGAACCCATCCACCTTGGTCTTGATCGACTGCAAGATCGGGTCGGTAATCGCTGTGCTGCTCGAATTAATCGAGAAGAACCGCATGAGGTGTTCCCAGCTGGTGGCAGCCAAGTAGTCATTGGGAGCTTCCGGGATCGGGAACAAGCATTTGGCCACAGTGTTCCAGCGCTTCAGCAGACGGGCTTGGATCACAGTCCGGACAGTCGGATTGCACTGGTTAAGTGCTGCTGACATGTCAGCCAGAATGTCCGGAGTATTCCGGCCATTGTTTTCCATGTACAGCTTCTTGATTGCGTGACCTGCTTCCAGGAGCTGGTCACCCATTCTGGGCATCGGAGCAAACGACAGTTTGGGAAAATGCACGATGTGACAGTACGCTTCCGGATTGAACATCATGCTGTCTGACCAGCGCAGCATGTTGATCACATTGGTAACCGACATGAACGGGCAGTTGATCTCGATTTCACGGAAGTCAATCGAGATAGCACCATCAGCCAAGATCGCCCCGTGTTCCATTTCTTCGTACAGCATGTTTTCGGCTGTCCCTGCGTCGTGTGGTGTGACTTGGATTGTGCATTCCGTGGCGGAGAGAGATTCCACACATGCATAGTCTTCAGACAACATTACCCCAGGCTGTACCGCTTTGGGTTTCGGGATCTCGATGGGAGGTTCCACCGAAGTGTTGTCCCGCACTCGACCAACACCAATCTGACGTTCACGTTCTCTGGAACGATTGGACGCTTCAGACGCCAGACGGCTAGTCTTGCGAGACTCAACTTCATCCGGGTCCTGGTTATATTTGTCATCGCCACCACCAGCCAAACCAAAGATTCGGCTGCTGCCACCACGGCGATCAGTCAGTTTCAAGCCGTTACCATTGTAGGTATTGCGGCTAAATCCGGCGGACTGACGCCCACGGTTATTGTTGCTGTTCTGCACACTTCGTTTGATCGCATTGATGAACTTATTGATTTCTTTACCGCAAAATTCAACCAGTTCATTTTCAGTTGTGGTATCACCTTGCCGCAAGAAATTGTACAAGTCATCATTGATCACACCAATGTTAGCTTCCATCTCCTCGTAAATGACTTTTGCATCATTCCGATTGAGGTCACCTTCATTGATGGCTTGATGCAGGATCTCGGCAATGATATCGAAGATAAGCTTCGTTGTATCCCGATCACCAACAGTATACCGATGAAATATTCCACCCATCGTGCTCCACCTTTTCTGCTGAGGTTTAAGCTGTCTGTTTATCGGCTCTGAACATAGGAGTCATAGCTCTTGACGTGTTCCATCAACCAATCAGGGACGACCACACTTCCGTTTTCGTCAAACTGACACCACGGATTGATCGTACCACTCATTGTTGGATCGGTGTTTTGCACACGGCTACCAGATTCAACAACGAACATGGAGGAATGCGTTCTGTGAGCTGGATCATGTAACAGGTTCTGGTCCCCACCACTTTTCTTGGATGAGGCCTTGCCACCGCCAATCTTTGTGGTGAATGTTGCACGTTTGCGTCGGCCAAATGCCGCAATCAATCCATTGTCATTGTAGACTGATGGATTACTGGCAATCAGCCCATTGCAGTTATAGATCTTCATCAGGACCCGATTGGGGATTCTGAATGAAGACATCACGTCGTTCAGGGTAAACGGCCGATCACCTTTTCGGTTATTCGTCTGTCGATAGATCCTTGTGAACAACGTACTCACTGCACCACCCAGCAACAGATCGAGCACATTGAGCTGCTTGTTGTAGATGTTGGATGGGAAATAGTTGGCGACATACTTGTCGATGTTTTCACTGACATATTGAATCAGGTCGTAGACATCGTTACATCTGACTCCGATCCCAGCAAGTTTCCTTTTGGTTTCGGGGTCCATGTAGATCTCCAGTGACTGGAGATGATCTTTGATGTGGCCCGCAACTTGGATCTCGTTTTCGTAATTCATCCCAAAGGTAGCTTTACCCAGGATGACCTTGTAGACCATGAACAGCGGGTCATTCAGCAATGCGTCAACAACCTGCACATTGTTAACATACATCGTGTTCTTGCAGAGATTGAAGTACTGCAAGATGTAGTGTAGCGCAGCGATCACCTGCATTTTTCAGGCGATCCTTTGTGTCGAACTGAGTACGCAAGATGCTTTTGTGTACTTTCATGTAAAGGCCGTTACCGTTTTCGTTATCCGGCCGGATACAGAAGTATTCGAATTCCTCATCTTGTTCATCATGCACCGTAGTGACAGTGACATGATCAGGGGAGATTTTATACCGGAGTAAGGTTTCCCTCAATCCAAATTTGACCAACGGGTACAACAGCAACGCTGTCTTCTGATCCTCGGCAGTTTGTTGATACGTCCGCAAGTGGATCTTCGTTGTGATGATGTGGTCGCCGTAAATATTACCGATCGTAGAGTAGAAGCTGTGCCGATGTCCTCTGCAGAATCGCAGATGGCCGCAAAGGATCTTGATCCCGATACCTTGCTCTTTGACGATGTGATAGAACACCTTGTCCGTAAGAGCGAACATGACATAGTACTTTGATCCGTTGATGATGATGGCATCATCAACAAGATAAGGAATATAGATTTGGGTTGCAAATCTTGTTCCATTATGTTCGAAGATGAATTCACAGAGATTTGCCTCTGTGACAAGGATATCGACACACCCAGAATACTTAGGATTGTCACAATCCATCTTGATGCATTCTTCAGGTGTAAGGAACCGATGGCCAATGTACTTGACCACTGGGGTGCCATCTGGATTTGATCCGTAACGGCGAGCTGCTTCGGCAAAGACCATGTCAAAGTACTGTGGGATCTTTCTGATTTCACCTTGACGATGCCCTTTTAATGAATACTGATCAAAGTTGGGGAACTCTTCGTTTACCCCATCAATGACTTTGTCCCACAAATCTGCCATTTGCTACTCTCCTCTGTCACTTGGTTAACACAAGAAATGTCTCGAAAGCCAGGAAAAGCTGTTGATGATGAACACCCCAATAGCGCATACTGCCCCGAGCGCTGGGATGACATTTGTGGTTGTACCTTTTGATAGGTACAAGCCGACGGCGCTAAGCACGATCGGTACAGTTACCGCAGCGGTTTTTGCGATTGCTGCACCAGTAGCTGCATTGGACACTTTAAGGTCATTCTCGCTTTTCTCGACCTTTGCCTGTTCCCGATCTCTTGCCAGTGCCTGAATCCGGGCTTGATGCTCAAACGTAGTGTACTGTAAGTCACGCTTTTCTTTTTCAGACGTCAGGTCCATGAGCTTTCTCAGTCCACGGATTTCTTGATCTTGTTCTTTAATCAGGGCATCCTTTTTACGGATGTCGTCCTCAAGTCCCGCAATCTTGGAATCATACGTCTGTTTAAGCTTCTCGCGTTCTTGCTGTCCAATAAGCATCAGCTTCTTGTCAGTATTGCGCAATACGGTAGTGACATACTCTTCAGCATCAACCAAAGTTGGATAGATCAGGAAATTGTATCCACCAATCTCAGGCTTCATGCAACCAGATGACGACTGGAACGCAGCTTTCAACTCATCAATGTCGAACGAGTAGATAGACTCCGCTTCATTTTCGTATTTACTGGCAAACTGAATGATACAGTCACCACCAAACCTTGAATCTTTGACAACTGGAATTCTATAGATTTGATTGTCAATGATCCCGTACACATTACGCAATGCTTCACTTGGGTCATGCAGAATGATCCGAATCGGACATTGTCTCAGTCGGTGCAATTCCGCACTGAGCAGAGCTTTCTTGGCGACATCAGGTGTGACCTCCATGAGTGGAAGCTTCCTGAGCATCTCCGGATCTGAAGAAACGTACATGCCAAGTTCTCTGACATAAACCATTCTTCCAGTGCCGACTCTTGATGGGGTAATCTTGAATCTGGTCACTGTCTGTTTGTTGTTGATTTGATCAATGTACTCAGTGTACACTGTGTTAACCAAAATGACATTGCCTTGTTCACAACAGCATGGGCGTGGTGGCACTTTGAAAATCCCGCCTGCCGCATCTCGAACATAAAGCAATAGCTTCGTTCCGTTCAAGATGTAGTGGGAGATCTCTAGGTGCCCTCTTGCCCGATCAAAAAGATAATTCTCCTTTTGATCTACTTGGATCTGGTGATAGTCCTGAACCGGGGACATACATGACTCCTTACTAAACACTAGAGACATTTCTAGCAGTATAGTAATATATCTCCGATTCGCATATAGAGTATTTATAGTTTGTTTAAAATAAAATATATAGTAGCTCTCTAGCTAGGGGATTTCCCCTAGCTAGAGATAACTTAGTCGGCGTAGTAAAGTGTAGCAACATTGACTGCAGCGTAGTCAGCGTCATTTGCACACTGACTGTAGAATGCGGGATCACCTTGTTGAAGCACCGTCATTTTTGAAGCATCCAACACATCGTAACTACCAACCTGGCCACCACTGACAAGATCAGTTGGTGTGTAACCATGCTGTTGCATGACCGTGTCAATGTCTTCTTGGTTACTGGCATTATACGAGCTATTCGCATAAAGCCCCAACATATCACCGAGTGGATTTTGTGAATTTCCTACCCCACCAGCTTGCATGATCTGTCGATACGTGTAAGCATCACCGTTGTAAGCGATGTTTGATGAGGAATTGTACATCATGCTGCTGGTACGAGAGTCGTAATACTGCGAACCAGCACAACCCATCAGGGCATTGATGATCTGCCCTGCACCAGTATTCATGGCGTACTGCATCAGTAAGTCGTAAGCTGATTTGTTCGCGTTGTAACTGTTGTAGTTAGGTTTGACTGTGTCTTTTCCACAGAGCTGGTTTACAGCTTGTGTCATCTGAGCATAGTCAGCTTCACTTCCTCGGTATGATGAATACCCAGGAACATACGAACCACCTTGACCAGAAAGCGTCGGGTAGTAAGAACTACTGTAGCCGTATGGATTGTACGCCATCAGGTTGTTCAGCTGCCCAGAAGTACCACCAGATCCACTCATCAAGGTATCAATCGCATAAACCTTTTTTGCGATATCCTTAACCTTTGAGTTTGTTCCACCGAGTAAGGATGACGCTTGAGTAGCGACAGCATTGCTCACGATGGCTTGCAGTGGTTTAGGTAGAAAGTCAACGTTGGATGCAGCTAACCGACCAAGGGCTCGAGGATTTGTTGCCAGCGCTGCAATTGTTGTGAGGTCGCGGATTGGTTCAACCAAGTTCTTTTTGACTTCACGAATACCAGACTGCACGGCAGACATGGCAGCACTACCAGAACTCCACAGTTCCGATAAACTACCGGTTACTGACTTCAAGGCACTTTTGAGTTGAGCTGGTGGCTTCACTTCCCAGACCAGCAAGCTTCGCCAGCTGACCAGAACTCATGATGGTGTTCAGCCCAGTGAGATTCTTTATCCCAGTGGGAAGGTCAATACCATTGATTGACTTGGATGTAGTACCAGCTACCCAAGTCAATGGATTGTTTGCGGAGCCTTGTGAACCAACCATGAACGCTGACAACGAACTATTGTTCGCACTATTGTAATTCACCAAATTCTGAGGAACATCAGGACTGAAATTGCCTGTCCGAGTATTCCGCACCAGATTAGAGTCAACAAAGTTTCCACTGGTGTCATTGAAAGATGACTTGGCGATATCAGGTGACGAGTTAAACAGTGTTGTTGATGACTGCCCGCCACTCATCAGTGAAATCAGGTTTGTTCTGGCTGAACTCAACTGAGTGATCAGTGTGTTCCCAGTAGGCATCCCANGNACATCTGCCTAGTTGATTTGACGATGTTGATGTGTAATCAGCCATGACTGCTCCTTAGTTGGCTTTGACCCTAAGCGAATGTGTCTCATGGTCTCGGTCCACAGTTCCTTCAACCAAGTTGGTGTCAATCCCCATGCACTTGAACAACAACGACGTTGTCATCGTGCTACGAGGAACGGTGTTCGGATCAAGTGATGACAATGAGAATTCGCCAGTTTCTTGCAGCGACTGCTTAAACTGAGCGTATGCCGGAATGTCACCACCACGAACTTTCATGAACTCTTGAATGGTGCTTGTCATCCCACGACCATACAACAGCTGCATCTCGATGAATGAGAAGCGCGACGCTTGGTCTGGCTTGATCACTTGTCCAGTGGTCATGTCGACACGACTGTCACTGTCTGGTACTGAGATACCATGTTTGTTGTACTGTCGAGTACGACGTACCGGGAGTTTCAGCACCATGATCTTATCAGAAGGTTGATAAGCAATCCCAGTAATCGGATCAGTGAAAGTTATCCGAGTGAAGATTTCTGCTCCCACGTCTTCTGCGGCAGCAATCAGATCTGCTTGTCTCAGAACAACTTTCATGTTTGGTGCGTAGAACACAAGCTTTCGTTTGCCGTCACGAAGTTCTTTCATGAACTGGTCAAACTCTTTATCCGACATTTGTGCAAATGTCGCTTTATATCTGTCAGCATTGGTACCATTGGGTTCCATTGTCTTGACAGTTTTAAGAATCAGTTCTTCAGCTTTTTTTCGATTGGGAGTCATAGTCGCATCCTTTGAAAAAAGAAAAACATTCATGTATCAAAGAATGTCATACCTGTGGGTAATTTTACCCACAGGTATGACACTATTCATATTCGTGTTTGACTTTACTAAGGATATCATCAATGTGCCCAGTGAAGTCGTGCCATACTCCCCAAGATGGGGAAGCTAATGCGAATAGTGATTGCTTTGCAATATCGTACTTCAACTTGAAGTAACCAGGAATGATGCCGTCTTCATCAGTAAACATCAACCAATCCACAAAGACGTGAAAATTTGGTTGATGTTTATGATCTTTCATGACCAATCCGATTCCCTGGTATCCACTGCACTTCCATTTGCATCCGCCAAGACCAGCAAAGCTCTGAAGATACATTTGTTTGGCTAGTTCTTCAGGAGAAGCGGTAAACGCTTGTTGCTGGGTGATGTATTTGAGCTCAGCCCCATCTGGAGCGATCAGCCGAAAATCACCATGACGATTTGTCCAAGTCAGCCGGTCCCAGTGCAACGCCATTAAGAAGCTGCCCATTTCATCCTGGTCGTCGCTATGGATCACCAAGCCATCGGCATCATCCACTCGATCTCGTGCGGTCTGAATCATATTGATCCTTTTGTTTAACTGCAAAGACCCTGTGCCCCGCATTTTTGCAGTGTGTCGTAGACATGGTCCATGATTCGTTCCCAATGATTCCAATTGTCCATTGATAATGCGAACATGTCTTTAGCAAAATGAACGGTCAAGCTTTCTGGTTGTTGCTTGTCTGGTCTTTGTAACCGTAAGTAATTGAAAACCTGCCGCTGGTCATCAACATTCTCTTTCAAGGTTATACACAGGTAACCGTTTGAGCCACCGTACCATGAAAGCAATTGTTCCTGATGTGTCGGATAAACTTCAACCAGTGGTTTCAGTGTGAGATGGCTACAAACTGCACCAAGAGTGGAGCCATCAGCGATTGCTGGTCTTTCGGTTCCAAAGAACTTGATGCAATTTAATTCTGACATGAACCGTTCAAACGCACCCGGAATTTTCCCTCTAACAATGATTCCACCCCGATCTGGATGCAGTGTGTAGACAACTCCACCAGGGATTGAAAACTTAGCACTTTTTTCCAGTGCTTCTTTGTCTCGTATAAATTTTTCAATTTCGGTTTCTCTGGTGAAGTGTTTGATATTGGTAGCATTTTTAATTGTTGACAGGATTGCGTTTGGCAATTGAAAACTATGCACGTTTTGCTCCTACTGCCATAAGACTTCGACAAACTACTTGAAGTAACTCCCGCCAAAGCCGCCAGTTTGTAGTGGTAACCGCGAAAACGTTTTCCCATGGAGCATCCATCTTTAAATGAAGGGTGGCTTTGTTTTTCTCAGGGTTAGTATTTTTACAGGTGGACAACAGTTCAACTTGGTTAAGGACACGATCGTCACTACCAAAGTTTTCATTGTTTACCCGACACCGGAAATACTCAGTCTCACTCCATTGATGGATCGTCCACAAACAAAAGACGACTGCTGTCATTGGATCTTCCCCAGGGGTGATCTCAGTCTCCTTCCACTGTTTACTATGCCGTGGGAATTGACCAAACGACCCATCAAACTGGTTAAAGATTCCGTTCTCAGACCAAGTTGCGGGGTAAGGATCACAACCAGTAATTTCTGGAAGATTCAGTGCTTCTATAAACTGGTTGAATTGCATGCGGTCATCGCTCATAACGATGAACCCTGTGCGGTCAGGACTCATGGTGTACTGGATCATCCTATCCTCCGCTGTTAATGATCTCTAGACATTAGACGATAAATCAAGTCCTCTCTTTCTTTTTCAGTGAATGAGATTGCTTCATCATCGAAAAAATCCTGCGGTAGATCTTTAACACGGAATACCGCATTCGCAATGGTCTTGAAATACTCTAATCGCTGGTACACTGTTTGCGCTAGTTCTTTGGAGAAATACTGCATGTCACGAACAGTGCCAACCATATGGACATTATTCTGTTTGTTCTTTTTGAACTTGAGCAATGAGGAAATCAATCGGTGCTCAAGTATCCCGTCTTTATTCCAACTTTCAGTCAAGATGGTTTTACCTATCTCACCAAAATCATCCCGATGTGAAATAACTTCATACTTGTCCCGTTGAAGATGAGCAAATGTCAGACTTTGCCAAGGTGCAAGACATTCTCTGTCAATAGTTTCAAATTCCTTGCGAGTATCCGCGACTAACCTGATCCCGTAGGCATTACAATTTTTCTGCTCTTGATGAACAAAAGCAATCGTTATCATTTTGTCCTCATGGTGTTGATTTTGATCTTGCTCCTGTATGGAATGCTCACTTACCATTAGCAGTCGTTATCATTGTCGTGTTGACTCTGATAATTCAGATCCGGGTGATCTGTGATTGTCTTGTGGGACTCATCGATTGAATCTACTCCGCAAGTACCCAGAGGGGATATCCCCTCTGGGTACCCAATGGCAATCACTCAGCGATGACTGGAACAAGTTCAACCGTTCCGGTAAGCGCTGGGCAAGTGATGTCAATAGTACGGTGGCAGTGTTCACATTCCACAGTTTCTTCATCTGACAAAAGACGCAGTGCCATCTGGACTGGCACCTTCTTGATAGGATATTCTCGCATGGTGGTATCCATGCCGTCAGTGTAAACACTGTTGCCGTGGCCACACTTCGGGCAAGGAATCTTGATGACCGCCATTGTTAATCCTCTTCTTCTTCAATGATTTCAGCCACCATGGTGACCCGCACAGGAATACCCACTGCGTGCAGCACAACCTGTGATTGACACTTTGGGCAAGTGTCTGAATTATCATCAAGGTCAACAGCAACTTTGACTGGTACTGCCTGAGTGGTAAATGATTGCATCTCGCACTTGTCAGCCTTCGACTGGAATTCCATTTCTCTGCCACAGTTCGGACACTTGACATAAACACTGTCGAAACAACTCATGATTCTCTCCAGTTACTCGTCGTCATCGACGGTTAAATCATCGTTGACAAAACTTCTGCCTGCCCTTGGCGTACCAATCTTGTCAAGATCGGATAAGCTGAACTCCTCGACCTTCCCATTATCACGATCTTTGATGATAAACACCATGTCGTCGATATCGTAGTTCAAAACTGACATGATCGACTCAAATTGCTTGATCGTGATCCGTGGTGTCATGATCGTCTTTTTGAGATTGCCTTTGTCAGTGTTGATCTGGGATGGTGTCTTCCCGATGGACTCCTTGTACTTACGATGTCGCTCGTAGAACATGTCTTCTGTGAGTCGCATCCGGTAGATGATCATCCGAGTGAGTTTAGCAATTGGATTTTGGACAGCAGCAATATCCTTGAGCTGGAACATCAAGGCTTCGTCTGGAACCTTTGGTGCTGTCTCACAAATTGCAATAATCCGACCTTTGGACTGTTGTAGCATCTGCTGAATTGACATTCCTGATTTAACGTCAATCAGTGGAGGGTACGTTGTTGTTATGAGCTTCCCCATGAGGTACCTCTGTGCTGTTGGTTAATTCACAAAAGTACCATGGTGCGACCACAACCAGATCACGCTTGTCATTCGTAAACTCCTAGGATTGTATTGGTTTTGCGACATTACTATCAATGTAGTAATATAGCGTTAAGGTATTTCTGGTGCACACCAGAAAACCAAAAAAATCACCCTTGAATACATATATCCGATGATACAGACTGAAACTGTAAAAATAACTATATAGGATTTTGGTGATCAAGATGGATACTCAAACCACCGAACAGAAAGCTTCCCCCATCGAACTCCCTGATGTAATCCTCGAGCATATTGAAGATACGAATGAACTTTTGAGCAGAATGGATCAAGTATATAATAGTACAGCCCAAGCTCGTGGGATGATCCAGCAGAAATTTGCCAGTGGGATTGAGAAACTTGACATCAATCCCATGGGTGATGCAGAACAACTTGAAGCACAGCTTAAATTGCTTAGTGGCTTCGATTCTCTGCTCTCTTCTCGTGAAAAGGCATTCACTACTCGGGTTGTGACCAGAATGAAGCAGAGAGACAGTGAGAGCAGTAATAAGCTACTTGGTGAGCTTGTTGCCAAGGTACTCACTGACTTCAAAGTAGACGCCAAAACAGCCTTCGTTCCTTCTGCTCATGATGACCTGTCCATGGACGCCATCAATGACATCGATGCCAAACTTGCGGGTATGGGATCGGTCACGTATGACACTGGCGAATTGAAGATGGACAACCAGGACATCACCTAGTCGTTCGCACTTGAGCTATCCTCACCACTCCACACGGAGTGGTGAGGATAGTGGACATTGTCCAACGCTCAAGTACTGACCATTTAAGCCATACGTGATTGCACGTATACGACATACCCATTCGGGTTGGCGCAGGCGGGGTTGTTACAAGCCTTGCTTGCATTGATGTAGTCATACGCCGTACGGGTACGGGTGGGGTTGGTCAGTTCAAACATGAGCATGTACATGAGACTGTACCGATTACGGAGCATCTCCGAGTTGACATAGTTCATGCCCTGCAGGGCATTTTCACAAGAAAGCTGACCGTTGCGGTTGGCCACCATGAATTTGCGGAAGGTCTCAATGACCTGAATGTCGTTCTGGTTGGCCCAGATGTAGTTCAGCAGGTTGCCCAAAGCTTTGACGCTTCTGTGGGCATAGGTCTCTTCTTGACCGGACACGAGCTGTGTGAGCTTGCTACCATTACGCACTTTGAGGAACTGGTCACACAGTGCCTGAATTTGGGTCACGCTGGTGGACACAGCTGACTGCTGTGCCGCTGTCGATAGGATCACCGCAGGTTTGCTGCTGGTGTCAGAAGCAGTGCCAGTGGTTTTGGCGGCCGCTTTTGTATCAGTGGAATCTGTGGTCGTGGAATCTGTGGCGGTCTTCGCCATATCTGCTGGAGACATTGCTGTTGACATGATCAAAGTTCCTTTTCGGTAGAGTGTTCTAAACTCATTCTATATGAAATAGCGATCAAGCGCTTCTGGAGTTTCTATCCGGAAGCTGTCGATCTTTGTACCATGCATGGACTTCATGCTTAGTGCCAGAAACACCGCGCCAATATCAATGGGGATTGTCCCAATGTTCTTAAAGTCCAGATCCGTAAACGACTTGCCCGCACACACTTCACAAAAGCCATAAGGCTGTTTGCAATACTGCATGCTACGAATCTGAATCGTCTGACCCACAAATGATTTGCAGTTTTCTCTGGTGATTGGCTGATACCCTGGAATCACATCAGTCAGAACCAGTTTCAAGACAGCAAACTGTTTGCCAGCAAGCAAATCAGCTTGTGCTTGAGTCAAGTCCCTCCTGAAGGGATGCCGTTCGACATCATCAAATACACTGCGGTCAATAACATTGTAATGTTTGCCCCAAGGTGCCAGTACGATATCCCCAATCTTGTATTTATCCTTATCATCAGAGATTCTGGTGGTGTAGATAATTTTTTGATTTTGGATTCGATCCCATTCTTCCTTGGGGAAGTTGATCATCTTCACTGGAAGCTTTTGATCAGACTTCATGTAAGCACCAATGTACGAATTGATGGTTACCGCAGTTGGTGTTACACTTAGTGTTTGCTTGGACCCACAATCATGACCCATGATTTTGCAGTTTTGAAACACTGCAACCATCCACTTGGTATCCAAACCAGCAACTTGAGTTTCGACACCACGGTCAAACGAACCACGACGGATTTCATCGCAGATAGCCTTGAATGAATTTTTGTTCCAACCATCTGACAATGACTCTTTGATGAATTCATATTTGCCTTTCGATTTACTAAACTCTTCCAGCAAACCGACAGCAATGTACTGACGTTTTCTATGAACGTTGAACTTCTTACCCGAGTCACCAAGAAATGCCATAGATGGATCACCTTTAAGGTATTCCTTATCCATGGCGATCAATTCGTTTTCAATGATTGTCGAAATACGAGGGTCAGACAACTGGCCTTCGTATTTCTTATACAATTCATCTCGACGTTTTGCAATTGCCGGGTCTGGGATGACAGCTTTCTTGGTTAATGTTGCTCCACAGATCTCACCAATCGAGGAAAGAAAGTAAGCAAAGTCAACGTACTTGTTGACTGGTCCAACGTCCAATTTGTGTTCCATCAGTAACTCGGTCAAACCACCTTCAAACTTGTCGATGTTCCATGTTTCATTTCGGAACTTCAGTAGTGGATCAACGTTCTTTGAATCATTGATCAAGTTAGCAGCAATCTGGTAATAGTTCGCGACGTATCGTCCATAGGTAGTCGAAAACTTTTGTACCAGGAAACGTTTTCAATGTCTCCATCATACACGATCAGAAAATCGTACCGATAGAACGGAGGAACCGTCAGATCAACTGACAAGCCAATCAATCTGAGATGATCATCTACCCAATCCAGTGCGATGTATTGATCATTGAGTACCGTGATGACGTATTCAGTCTGGATTTTGGTAATGTGTTCCTCAGATAACTGGGTGATCTCTGGAAAATCAGCGATTTCACCAATTGCTAATCGCTTGACGTTAGGTCTTGGAAAAATGACCTTGCCAGTAATGTCGTAGTGCAAGGTAGAGAGCAACTTAAGGATTGGCATTTTTGGGCAAGCATGCAACAGTAACAATGACGCTCGTTTCAACAACGACCGTCGTCTGCTAGCTGCCATATACCACGCCATTTCAGCGGTTTGTTTCACGATGTCTTCTCCTAATCAAGATCAACAAGCACGGTGTACAAAAGGTGATTGATCTGTTCACGTTGATCTTCAGAGAATGATTCCCATTGCCCGCGATTCACATCTGCCAGTTTCGGATTGGAAAGCAGGTATTGAAGCGCAGGATAACTTGCAGGTTTTTTACCCACGAAGTTTACAATCGCCTGATGGACGATGCATTTGAGCAAGGCTTCTTGGCTTCCTTCACGGTGTTCATAGTGAGCAAGCATGCTGGTATTCAACTTGTCAGATTGCAAATGAATCTTGGCAAGAATGTTCCAATTAAGCAAACCACGTGGAGTGCTGTTGTCAAGATCGTCCTTGCGCAAGTTACTCAACCATGCAAACTGCTCAATCATGTCCAAGTCGTACCAAAATTGTACGTACTCAGTTGAATCAGGAATGAAGTCTACTGGTACTTTAGTCTCTTTCAGCTTGCGACAACAGCGTTGATGCAAAGGATACAACTGCTGCATCAACACGTTATTGACAAACTGCATCGCCACCATGAGTTTATCCTCAGACATGTGACTCTTAGGGATGCCCAGGTCAAGGACGGCAGAAATGTGTGCCGTGAAGTTGCTATCGGTCTCCAAGTAATCCTGAAGTGATTCCGACCGTTTGATTTGTAACTGGTCACCAGACCTGGACTCCGCACACAAATCCAAGATATGTGATGCATACTGAGCAACACGAATATCCTGACTCTGAAACAATGTCCGGATTTTCTTTACCAAGATGGGTTTGTTGAACACAACCTGGTAAAAGTTATCCTTATCAAAGAACTCACGAAGAGCGCAGAGGGCATCAACATAGTTGACATCCGACACGATATCTTCTTGGGGCAAGCTGAAGCTGATCCCCAATTGTTGCAGTTCCTTTATAAGGATGGGCAAAACCATGTTCACTTGCATAAGCGGATCAAACTCGTAAACATTCTCGTAGCTGCCACGATACTGTTCACGATCAAGGTAGTCACAGATAGTTGGTGAGATCTCTCGCAAGTGGTCAATGAGTTCAGAAGGATTGAACATGGAACTTTTCTCCATGAGAAGTGTTGTTTAAGAGCATACAATTCGGAACCTCTGTCGTTTAAAACGACATGTTATGGTTGAATACGCTACCACGCTGTTGTGATACGTTCTTCAATCAAATATACAAAGAACACCAAGGAGTGTTATCATGGCCGTTACGCTGAAACCCACTGTCAAAACCCTCAAGGTTGTCCAACTTCTGAACGGTGCCACCGAAGCCCAGTGGTCCGCCACCAACCCCGTGCTGATGGCGAACATGATGTGCTACGCTTCTGACACCGGCGTGATCAAGATCGGTGATGGTACCCACACCTGGTCCGAAACCCCCGTGTACTACAGCCAGCAGCTCGTGCAGACCGTGCAGACCTACCGCTACGTGGCTGACATCGCTGCCCGTGATGCCCTGGCCGCTGACCAGAAGCATGGCCTCGTGATCGTGCTCGACGCTTCCGCCGATCCCACAATCACCACGACCAAGAAACAGGCCGGCTACGTGTGGAACTCCACCAGCTCCGCTTGGGACAAGCTGTTTGAACAGGAAGCCATGGACATCGACCTTACCCCGTACTTCAACAAGAACACGGACACGGCCGACTCCATCAACGATGGTACCAGCAAGGTTATGATGCTGGCTACCGAACGCACCACACTGGCCACCTTGAACACTGACGCCGTGCGCTACACCGACACCATTATCGTGTCCGGCGTGAACGCCACCGAACTGGCCGGTTACTACCAGGCGTAGTAGCCCAATCAGTTTGTTCACAGACTGACAACATGACATGGGTGGGTGGTTAATCCCACCCACCCATGTCATTCATTAACAGGAGCTACTCAACAATGGGCATGCATACTTTTTCCATTCCCAATCAGTTCAGTGAAACGTTTACCAAATTGAAGCCAGGTGTGGTGAACTCGCAACAGATTGTTCTCGCACAGGCTTCATATGAAACGATGACCGCCTGCTCAATTCATGCCGTTGCGAGTTCTCCTGTTGAGGTTGAGGTGTGGATGGCGAATATTGGGACCATGCCGTTTGGCGATCGCCCAGATATCCCAGGTTGGACGGCTCCCCCCATGTCCAGCATTGGTGATCTGTGGGTGCCATGCCCCAGTATTCCTACATTTACGGTACCAAAAGGACAAAACTATTTCAAGCGGTATGATTTTGATGATGTTTGTTCCTTCATCAAGATTTGTTATACTGCTCTTGGTGATCCTGATGGTGCCGCTACTCCTGAAGTAGCGTTTGCGCTACGCATGTGCTTCAAATAAGCGCGTAGGTAACCTCTACAGAACAATTAAGGAATCCACGTCATGGCGTTGCCGACATTCTACACCCCCAAGTACCTCAAAGCTTGGGAATTGTGTGACGAAAAGTATTACAAGGCCGTCCAGAGTGATGGGGGCGGCGACCAGCGCATCTTCTGGCAATTTAACCCTCTGGTGTTGATGACAGCGGACATGCTGCGTGAGCGGTTTGGTTCACTAACCGTCAACAACTGGAAGTCAGGTGGCTCATTCAGTCAACGCGGTTTGCGCACGAATGACTCCACTGGCGCTATGTTTGGTCCGCACAAACGTGGTGCAGCATTGGACTGCAATTTCGCCGATGCCACGGCTGAAGCTATCCGGGCAGAGATGGAAAAGGCAGGTTGTTTTCTTCCTGGATTCAAATCCAGAGTCACCAAAGATACTGCTTGCTTTCAGTACATAGGACGAGTAGAAAACTTGTCCGGTGGTAAGCAGATATCTTGGTTCCACTTTGATATTTGGAACTGTCAGAATGCTGATGGTTCGATTATCAAACTTGATGTTTAACCCTGACAGACGTAGAGGGAACATCATGAACAACGAACCAACCATCGATACACCTCGGCCCTTAAGTGGGTCACTTGGGACTTCTCAAACTGAATCCCAAAGCTACCCGCATGACCGTCCGTCGTTTGATGATGCTGTAAAGTGTTTCGACACAATTTGCAGCAACCTTACGGAACTCAATCAAGAGTGCCAAAAGCTAACGGACATGTTACCAACGCTCAAGGAGCTCACCGTAAGACTTGGGCGTAACTATGGTGGAAACACGGCTTGTCTGGGTAGCAGCGTCAATGACTCTGCACCAGAAACGGATACTGTCACAGTCCTTCCGGCACCGACTGCTGAGACCAAAAGTCCAAGTACTGGGTACAGAATTTGGCAGAGTGGCAAGTGATAAATGTAAGTCATCACTAGCTGCTCTCACAATCAGCTCAAGGAAGGCACCAAATGTCTATGGCACCTGCAGGTACTGAGCAACAGATCGATCTCTTGGTCAAAAACCTCGGAGACGTTCAAACCTCAATCCAGAAGCTCATTCATGGCGTCCAGCATCAACAGCAGGTGTTATCTGATCTTGGTGAACGCATGCTGCAACATGAATATGCTGCAGATTACAGGATAAGGGCCGTTGAGGAGTGGAAGAAAGGAATTGAGCCGTTCAACGCACAAGTCAACGTTCTGTCAACCAAAATTGAGGTGATTACAACCAACATCGATATGATTCGGTTGTCACTTCAAGAAATCAAAACCAAAAATGACGAACAAGACAAAATGTACGTCATGATTACAGAACTTCGTGGAACAGTTGACGTGTTGGGTTCTGAGCTTAAGCAGCTCATCAATACAACATCGGAAACAACGACAGTCCTCAAAAAGGAAATTCGGAAACACGAAGTCTTGATTGACCAACACACAGCCTTCCAAAATCGTGTCAAAACGATCAAGAAGGTAATCATCGTGATCGCAACTAGTATCACTGGACTCATCGCTTTTGCGAATGGGTTAAAGGAACTGTTCTTCAAGTTCCTTTCGTGGTTAGGGATCTAAACATGTACTCCAGAGGGCATGCCCTCTGGAGTACATCACTTTTCAATTAGCAGACATTGTTCATCAATGTGTCAGTGTACACATCTAAGAACAGTGGCATCTGTTTCGCTTTGCCCAGATTGATCCCAATCTGTTTCAAAGCCAACTGAGTCGGTGCCATGTTTTTATAAATGATTGCTCGGGTATCAATTGCTGGAACAAAGATCTCCGGCAATTTGATACAGGTAGCCGGCAACACGATTCGAGTCAACTTCTTCTTGGGGTCAACTCGTTTCAAGAACCGCATGTACCGTTCATGGACATCCGGGAAGCCATTCTTCATCCATGACAGGTATTGCTCACTGCGCATCACTTTGTCTCTGAAAGGAACCATGCAGTACTTTCCGGGAATATGGATTTCCCCGTAACGATCTGCAAAGACTTCTTGCCAGAACTCGTAGTTGAAGTAGATACTTCTTTCCGGTTGTTTGTATCCTGACTTGTCTTTCACTGAAGCGTTTGCGTAGTAACCGAGGTCACCTGCTCGCAGTGAACTCAAGATCTTTGTCTCGTAATCCAGACATGTCCGAATCAAGTCATTCTCGTACAGATCGCCATACTCAATCACGTCATCGATGATCTTGTTAAGGATACTGTTCGTGAACTCTTTGGTCACTGTCGGTAATGTTGATGACTGGAATTCCACACCCTTAACGTCAAGCTTCGGTTCAGGAAGCTGACGTCCTTCTTTCGCAATGTACTTTGCAAAGTAGTGCTTGCCAAGGTCAGTCTTAACAAATACTGGATACAAGAACTCACTCTTGAGGTTAATCAAGCTAACGTTCGCTTCTGTCACCACACCCTTTGAAATAGCCAAATCCCGGTTTGCGGTATTCAACACTCGAGAAAGCAAATAAACGGTGTATGCGGACATGTTCAACGAAGCTTGGTCAACCTTCAGGTTTCCATCTTTGAACCACGAGACGGTCGATTTCATCGTAAAAATCACTGAGTCTGTATCTGACACAGCAACAGCTTTACGAATGATGTACTTGTTCTCTGGAATCCGTGCAAGTGCTTCCCCAGAGAACAGAAATGGTGCATACACTTCCTCGAATGATTCGAGGTATTTCACTGCTTCCTGTCCAATCAACCCAAAGTGTTTTGCAATCTCGGGTTGCTTTTCAACAAGTTCTTTGTTGACTGGATTGTAATTAAGCACGTTGTTGTAGATAACGGAAAGCATCATCTGCACATCTTCAGGAAGCTTAAGTGCATCCTTAGGATTAGCATTCGTCAACCGTTCTTCAAAATCAGGGTTTGCCTTCAACTTGACATCCAAGTCAAACAATCCAGCAATCTTGGCCTTAAACAGCTCTTTGTTGTACACAAAAAGGTTGATCATGCTCCGGCGATAGAACACGTATGTTCTTCTCTGCCAAGGCAGAGCATCAAACATCTTGACCAGCTTAGCGTGTAATGCCACTCGTACATCCTTCGATAGGTAGTACTTTGCTGATTCAAGTAAACGACCTGCAGTAGTTTCTGCATCTGGAATATACAGATTGTACTTATTGCAGATCTCTTCGACCAGTTCCATGTTTGCAGCTGCAGCAACAGTGATGACATGGTTGATGACTTTTTCAGCATCAGACCAATAAAAATTATTCACCAAACATTGCTCGGTTATCCCGTAGGACATGATCACACCGTTTCGACCTAACGAGGTGATCCCACTGAAGCATTCCTTATCGTAGAACGCGCTGCCTTTGAAGCCATGGGCGCCAATGATCGAGTTGTTCTTGATCTTCTTTAACGCTTGTCGCTTGTCATTTCGGGCTTCACCATCTTTATCACCTTTTTCCATACAAGCAAACATGAGTTTCTTGAAATGACTGCGTGCCTGCTTGCAAGCATTGCAATACGCAATCGAAGGTGGCAGGTTTTTCGCATCAGATTTGAACATTGTCCCAGATGGTGTGATCACATCTGCTCTGTGAACAGTGATGAAGTTCAGCAGATCGAGTGTTCGCAGATCACATTCACCTGGTTCAGGATAAACGATAACCTGACATTCTGGACGCTTAAAATTTTTCTTCGCATCTTCTCGGACAATCTCAGTTAGTTCTTCCACCGAGAGATCTGGAAAAACCAACCGAAGATGTTCGACCTGATTTGCTATATAGCACTTCATTACGTCAGGTCGGTATTGAACCTGATCAGGTGCCGGTCGTTGAGTATTCAGCATATGTACTCCAATCTGCGGAATATATTGGATGATTCACTCCGAATCGAAAGCAAACGATAACCATTACAAGTGATCTTTGAATCCTTGGGAGGATCAAGCATGCCATCTCCACTTAGTCGCCTGTCACAACAGCGCAAGGATGAGCTGAACAAACAGTTCCAGGCTTATCAAAGCAAGAACACCATCTCTGCTGAAAACAACAGTCGTTCTGCAATGCTCTACTGCTTGTTTAAGGAATACCTGAAGGATCTGAAGGATTCGAAAGAAGCCGGCACCACTGAGGAATTGGAAGAAAAGCTTGAACTGGCGATCAACCAATTCAAGTTTGCCAACCCCCGGTTCCTCAGTGCAGATCATTACAGCAGCCTCATGCTTGAGCTGAAGAGTCTGTGCGCTTGCGGCCCAACCATGACGGTCCGTGACCGTGTGCAGATGAACTTCTTGCATCGGGCACCGACGTTTGCGTCTGGTCACATGAAGGACATCGTGGAAAAGGATATCAAGGACAACGACGTCCAGAATGACAAAGCCACGAACACCTGGTCACAAATGAACTTCAGTGATGACACCATTATGCTGGTGTCGGGTTACTTTGAAGATGTTGCGCAACGTGCCTTCAGCAGTTGCACGGACCCCTGGTTCAAACTGCTTGCTTAAGCGATAGTCACCCGGGATATCCCGGGTGACTATCTGTAATTTAAACTCTTATTTATCCGGAATGATATGTTTCGAGGAACACCCTTTGTTTTAACCTTAAACCCACCCAAAGTTTCCAAGGAGTATTATCATGGGACGTAAGAAAGTTATCAAGTCGGCTGAGCGCAACAACATGCAGATGACCAGCCGTATTGAAATGAACAACGTGCTGAAGCAACTTGAAGCGTACCATCCGTTTTTGCGTGAACTGGTCATTCTTGGTCAGCACCTTTGGGTGACCTCCGACCAGTGGATGCTGACGGCTGACGCCCTGAAAGACGAATCCGGTGCGCTGGCTCGCCTGAACGATCTTGCTTCTCTCCGCCAGTTCCACACCGACATGATCATGGCGGAAAACCGACTGGAACGTCTGCAGCAAAAGACGTTTGAACTCCGGAAAAAGCTGAAGAACTTTGCCGACCCGATGGCCGCCATGGGCGAATTCATCGAGACCATCCTGCCCAGCGTGATGGAAATGCAGCTGGATGTCGCGGAAAAGACGCGTTCGCTCAAGTGCATTGATGACAAATACAACCCCGCCATCAAAAACATCAGCGTCCAGCTGGCTGGCTCTCTGCACGACCTGATGGCCAATCTTGAAGGCCACATTGCTGCTCTGAAGAGCGTCGCTGCTGACCAGCCTGTCGTCCCGGAAAACGTCATGGACGACTGCTTCACGCCCGATGCAGCCGCCGATGAAAGCGTGCCGGTTATTGATGATGGTACCGTGGAAGCTGCTACCGAACCCACTCCTGATGAAGAAGTGCGTGGCACTGCTGGTGGCAATATTGCCACCATGGATGAAGCGGCATTCATCGCAGCATCCACTGCTGCTCCCACCACCCCGGCTACCACAGAGTAACTCCAACAACTAAAAGGATGGATATCATGGCGTCAGAGACAGACAAACCTGTAAAGAAAAAAAGTGTCCCCATCACTGACTTTCAAAAGCAGTGTCGGTCGTACTTTTCATCTCTGTCAGCCCGTGGCTGCAAGTATGTGTACTTGAATATTCCTGGTCATGAGGATGAGTTAGTTGTAACCAACGCTGATCCTGACTTGTTTATCACGTACACATCCTTGGCCATGATATCCATCCATTGCATTCACCCGCATGATGACTTTCTGACCACGTTCCGTGACCTCTTCAATTTGAATCAGCTCGGCAACCATCCATACATCATCAAGACTGAATTCATCACCAAGGCCTTCAAAGATTTTCGGATTGAATCAGTGCTTGCACAGATCGATCCACTTACGCAGAACCTGCACATTCTTGGTGGTGGCAAACAGCTCACGATCAGTATTGAACGTGATGAAGATGATGATGACTATTCTACTGAACCAAGTCAATCAACCGTAACAATCGATGAACTCGATAAAGTCATGCAAGATGATGGTTGGGACTGCGAAATAAAAAGATCTCTGTTCACTGCTGCGAACATCGCGGGTACTCTTCTGAATGACCCCTTTGTTATCAACGAACTGGCAGTGGTACTAGACCAGATGGTCGTCGACTGCAAAAACTGTGTTGATGCTCCAGAAGGTCACTACTTTCAAAAATTTGACCAAACCTTTTTGATGAAGCAAGAGAAGTTTCATTCAAACTGGTACCGGTCACAAGAATTTTCAGGGGACCAATTTGGGCTACCAGAAGAACGCAAGTATCAAAACCAGAAACTTTTGTTAGTTGATGGGTTGGATTTACCAAGCGTTCGGGAATTCATCCAAAAGAAGTACGTTAAAGAACAACTCGTAGGAGACTTTTCGTTATACATCTACAAATCTAATGGGGACACTGTGAAGTGTTTAGCGTGCTACCATGCACCTGAAGTCAGCATTACTAGCACTCGTCCATACATGGAAACAGTGCTTATGCCCACGATTCCGCCAAAGAGAAACACTGGAGCTAGCTCCAAGGAGATACCCAATGAGTGACCAGCATGTAAACCCTAATGGGTTTGAGCCAGCGCAAGACGAAGCGCAGGGCACGAATGAGCTCGGCATCGAAGTTGGTTCAGACCTCGCTGATCTTCCGGTTACGGAATGTCAGAGCTTGCCGATCAACGCAATCCATCGCCCAGAAGCACCTGATCCGGCAGTGTTGCGAGACTTCATTTCCCGGAAGACGGCAGGGAACCCCACAGAAGCCGACATCATGCAGATGGCGATTGACACCACCCCCACTGAAGAAGAACCCACCCACGGTGATCCGTTTGTTCCTTCAGGGGAAGTCAGCACTTCCAGCAACCTCGGTCCACAGACAGAAGCCGCCCCACTGATTGGTGGGGAACATCTGGGTATCGCTGATGGTAACCTCGACAATGATCCTCGTTTCGATACGGTTACCCCCATGCATGATCCGGTCACTCCTGAGGAGATCACCAATACTCTTCAGATGTCCAAGGATGATCTTGCGGCACCGGTTGCGCCACCCAAATCACAGTCACTTCAGATGACTGTGAAAACACCTCCTGTGACTCCTACTCCTGTCGCCCCGGTGATCACAGATACAGTCACGGTTGAAGCTCCTGCTATTATTTCGACTCCTGAACCAGCAGTTGAAGTCGAACCAGTCGTGGACGAAGCTGAAGTGGTTGACACCGAAGCATCTTTGGGTTTCTCCATTGGCGCTGAACAATTGGCAACCCCAGTTATTGAAGTACCTGTATCCACCGACGAACTCATTCCGGTTGACAATGAACCGGTAAGTGCATCGATTGATCCGGTAGCACTGAAAGAAATACATGACGCGATCCCACCCTATCTGGTCGACCCGACGACATGGGCTGGTGCGACTACTGAAGAAACAACTCCAGCACCCGAAGACAACCCACTGGTGGTTCTCACCGCACCATCACACACCGAAGTTGCTGATCAGCTGCTCGGTAATGGTGCTGGTCAGGAACTGGATGCGGCTCTTCAGGATCTTCCCATCGTGGAGCAATCTCCCGATGACGATTTGATCAAGATCAATCCTGATCAGGTCAGTGCTGTGGTGCAAGAAGAGCTGACCATCGATGACGCGATGAACCTCGTCACTGAAACCACAGGCAAGCTGTTGTTCAGTGATGACTACCAAGAACTCACGGATCTGCCAAGTCTTGTTGGAATCACCACTCCGGAACCCAACAAGGGTGAGCTGGTTATCCCACTGATGGATGCTGACACGCTTAGTCAGTTGGCGTTCCAGACCAACCCTGTGTTGCTTTCTGGTACGAACAAGGAACTCTTTGGTGACGCTGATCCGGTAATCTACAATCAGCTTCAGCAAAAGATCGTCAACCTCAATGAGAAACTGGTCGATCCTTCCTCGTACCTGTACAGAATCAGGATGGCCCATGAGTTCATTGACACTGACACCACCAACTTCAACACTCGTGTTCTCAACAAAGCCTTTGAGAGGCACAAGGAACAGACCGGCAAAGACCTCAAGCTGTCTCGCAGTGTCGCCCTGAAAAATCCCAACGCCGAATCCGGCGAAGAGCTGAAGTACATTGATGACAGCTATGCTGACAAAGAAAAACTGCTTAGCCGTCTTGGCAATCAGGTTTCTTTGGCCGGCTCAGTAGCTTTCAAAACCGCCTCTCTGCTCATCAATGGCATCCGAAAGGTCAACCTGTACCACAGTGGTTTCAATGTGGTCATCTGTGCCCCTCGACTGGACTTGCTCACCAAGTACAGCAATGCCGTTCGCGCCAACGCTGGTGACTATGGTCGCATCATGGGTAAGCTGGCTTTCTTGCCGGTTGGTGTGGAGATCAGGTCAGCATTGTTTGATCTCTTTGAAAAGGTGGTTGTGGACAGTAACCTTGAAGGTTGGGATCAGCCTGGCACACTGAGGAATGCCATTTCCTCACTTGACTATTCAACAATCCTCTGGGGGATTGCATCATTGATGTACCCGCAGGGCGTCGACGTTGAGTACGTGTGTTACAACAAGATCAAGGGCGACACCAACTGTCACCACACTGAAAAAGCCACGGTCAACATCAACAACATGCGTTTCAACAACTGGTCAATGCTGAATGCTGAATCGATCACTTACGTTGACAGCAAAACCAAACGCACATTGGCCGACCTTAAGATGTACCGTGAGAAGTATCTCAACAGTACTCTTTGCTGGGAACCCATCAGTGAAGACGGTTGCTGGAAAGCCGCTTTCTCGATTCCTACCGTGGCTGAAGCTGAAGAAGCTCAGCGCAGTTATGTTGCTGAACTGATCTCGACCATCCAGATCAACAAGGTCAACGAACTCAATCAGTACGTCCAAGCGAAGTATCTGAACTCCTTCGTGCCCTATGTGCAGCAGATCAGCTACACCCACCCGAAGAAGGGCACGGTCATCTACTTTAAGGATGGCGCTGCTTTGGCAAATGCTTTGGACAACCTGCAGCTGCTGCCCGGCTTGAGCTTGGGTGACAAGATCGTTGAGTTTATCTCATCCAAGACGATCACACACATCTGCTTTGCTCATCATCCTTGCCCCGTTTGTGGCAAGTACCCGAAAGAAGCGATCAATCGGCTTATCGCTTGCGATCCCGAATACGCTTTTTTCCAGTGGGCGACCTCTCGCATACCCCGGTAGGGAGATACGTCCAAGATGTGTTTCATGACACTGGGGTGGAAGATGTGCAAACGTATGGTGAACTTCATCAATCACTGTTAGCACAGCTTGGTAGTATGACCGGCATCAATCGCTCTGTGGCAATTAACTTTTTCAATGAAAGTTATGCCTTCAATCAAGACGTCCGAATTCCGAATGGTTCAGGTATGATGTATCATGTCACCAAGGATTACCAAAAGTTGCAACCAGAGTTTTCCTACCTAAGGAAAGTTCTTCACCTGTGTTTGAGTTCAGACATCTGCCAGAAACTTGGCATGAGTCTGGAGGATTTCATGGGATTGGATCTTGCGACATTTGGGTTCATTGAAAAGGCGTATGCAGAACACAAACCAGCGGAACAGGATGCTGTTGATGAACTGATGCGTAGTGCTGATTTGGCCAAGAAACTCAAAGGTCGCTAATCATGCTTACAGCAAGAGGGTGTTTGACCACCCTCTTGCTTACTTTAAAGGAGTAGTCATGTCCCGTGTAGTTCTGAACAGTGATAAAGATCTCAAGAACGTTGTCAGCAAAGATGACCTTGCTGACGTAACCATCAAAACCCTCAGTGAACTGGTCCAGCAGTTGCTGAGTATCTCTGGCCCCACCTCTCGCAACTCGTTTATCCTGTACAACAACTCCACGCTGAACGATGGTCTCAACACCGACATCACCGGCGGTTGCAGTGGTGTGGAAGCATTTACTCGCGACGGCATCCATTGCTTGTCCAATATTTCGTACATGTCCACCATCCAGCGGTACATCAAAGACAAGCTGCTTGCCTTCATGGGCCGCAGGATCGATGCCTGTTGTGGTGACGGTACCACCTCAAGCATGATCTTCACCGCTTCGTTTGTGGTCTACTTGCTCAAGGAACGTCACAAACTCGATGACTGGTCGATCACGGATCTTGAAAAGAACTTCAAGATCTTCACCAAGTTGCTGGTTGAAGAACTGGACAACAAGAAGATCACCATCGACACCCTGACCACACTACAGAATGAAAACAGTGAACCCAAGTTCACACGCCAGTCGGCAGCAAAGTTCCTTGCCTACTTGCAAGCCTACACTGCCTCAGCTGGCAATCAGCAGGTTGCTGAAGCTGTCAGCGAGATCTTCGCCAACATGCCTGAAGAAGTGTGGCAGACAGCGATCAGCCAGAAGTATCCATATCGGGAAACGGATGAATGCGCTGTCAAGGCGGTCCAGAGTGCGTACCACGCCCGGTACTCTGTGGACATCATCACTCCTGAACTGTGCAATGTCGATCTCGGTCGTGCATTCGAACGCAAGAATGCCAACATCTTGGTCCTGCGCACAGGCATAGTTCGTGACAGTCTGACAACAATTGCGCTGCGAGACCTACCTTGCTCAGCAGATCGACAAAGCTGAACAAGAAAAGACCAAACCTGAAGGACTGGTTGTCTTGTTCCCCAGCCAGAGTAACGGACATGACTCAGATTTCTGCTCGGCGATGTGCGACTTGTGCCGAAAGAGTGGGCTGGAACTTTTTGTTGCTCAGTACCAGAAACCCATCGGCTACGGTACTGAATTCATGTACTCCATGGATGCCCTCAGTGCCAAAGCCAATGTTCCGCCGTACACCAACAACACCGTCTGTGAATCTGACTTCATCAGTGCTGAACGGTTTATCATCAAAGGTGACATCAAGGTCGACTTCCATGAATGCTACATCGACAATGTCGTCCCATACTTGGATTGCTGCACGGAAGAAGACAAGCTTTCCAATGTTCACCCCGGTGAAAAGTATCCTGAAGCTTACAAGTACTACACTGACTGGAAAGCGTTCTTCAACGATGCCCTTGAAAAGGAGCAGGCAGTTGGTGAACGTGGCAACGAGACAGTGATCAAAGATCTGAACAAGGCCTTGATCATCATGAAGGTGAAACGTGACTGGTATCTGACGGTTGGCGGCAAACAGCATGACCAGCAGATGCTTGAACACGTCCTTGATGACGCTTCCAAGTCGGCACTGGCAGCGGTCAACCATGGTATCTTCTTGAATGGTCCGCAGAAACTGTACAGTGCAGTCAGATTGGTATACTCGCAACTCATCTGTGGCCGCAGTGGTGTATCGCGACCAACCAGCAATTGCTGTGAAGTCTATGCATCGTGCTTCTTTCAGGCGGCGCGTGACCTGTGCTATGCCATCTTCGGTTCGCTTGCCAACAAGATTGAACCGAACGATGACTTCATGGACAATGTAGGAAGTCGTCAGTTTGGGTATTACGACTTCTATCACATCGCCAGCAAGGGTCCCCGTCCGTTCAACGCTTTCTCCTACATCAACCCTGATGCCGCAATCACTCATTGCCTTGGGATTCCTGAACTTCCTGAACTTCAGGACTTCAGGACATTGACGGATGTGGTGGCATCTGAAGGTGGTTATACCAAACTTGCTGAGCAGTTGGAGTCAGGCATGCTCATTGCCCCGCCTGCACAAGTCGGCAACCTGTTCGATGTGCTGTTTGATCGTCTGCGTGAAGTGGCTCTGCGTTTCGGTCTGATCGACAACCTGATTGCGATCGGTACAGTATGGGACACCAACCAGAACAAACAAGCATAGAGGTATGACTCATGGCAGATCTTGTTGATCTCACAACGTTGCCCCTTGGGACGAACGTTTCGTTTACTTGTGTGCATCCGTCTGACCAGACGGTGTATGAAGGCAAAATCATCGGTCGCGGAACGTACTCATTGGTACGGGCAATCGAAGGTGATCTCGTTCCTTACTATCGTGAAGTGGCCAAGACACTGACCAGTATGGCTCCGTACACTGAACTGACTTATCTGACACTGGAATACCAGCAGGATGGTCAGGTCATGAACGTGGTCAGAGCGATCGAGTGGATTGCTCCTGCCAGTGTGAAGGTGATCAATCCAAAGCAGTCGTTCAACATCACGGTGTACAATCGTGAGAAAGAGATCGATGGCCAGACCGTGATTGATCTGCTTCAGTCACATGGATTCGTTGCCGGTTATCCAGCTGGCTAAAAAAATAAACACTCCTTAAATCTCTATCTACCCCACCAATTGGTGGGGTAGATAGAGCATGCTTCAAAATGCCACGAAAACACGTTTTACGCTAACGAACCTAGCGTAACGAAGAAAGAGTCGTGTAATCAATTCATCGTGCTTAGGAACGATCCTCGTACCATTTTTAGCCATCAGCTCACGAACGTACGCTTGCAAGTAGACCACATGAGTATTGTCTATTTCTCGCATCACCACTGAGGGATCAATTGGATCGTCAGTGAATGAAAACTTGATCTGATCATTCTCACGTGGTTTCAATTCAGCATAGAGCTGTTTGGCGGTCTCTTCAACTTTGTGGTCAACAAAATTGATTACCATTCGATCTCCTCAGTAAGGATCTCATTGATAGGTGCGAAGTGATTCTGAAGGATCACTTGACGCCCATCAAAGATGAAATTTTCAAAACAATTGCTGAGCCACCGGGGATTATCCTTGGCATGATGATTGTAAGTAGCAACGTCTTCCAAGGGGTACTGGTCATCGCTACTTTGCACAGTGCCAAAAACATTGTTCCAGTAGTTGGCTTGTGCAATCCCATAAATCTTGTACAGCTCAACTGTTGTGCATGGAGCTTTCCGACGAAGCAGTTCTTGCAGAAAGTACATGCACATAAGTTTGAAATTGTGCAGGTACACCACGTTCTGGTTTGGCTGGGATTCTGTCATTCCCCGACTAAAAGGTGATGTGTACTTGTGCACAGGGGCAATATCCAGAATGGTGTACGCCCAAACGTACCCCTGTTTGATCTCAAGAAAGAACTCTTTAATCTTTTCATCCAAAGAAAGGGAGTTCTGGACAAACTCCCGATAGAAGTCTACTGGCATCTGGTAGACAAGCTGAGCGCCAGGGTTGCCAGCATGCTTAACCAACTGGAACAGTGTCTGCATGAAGTCAAACTCATCACCAGACCTGAGACGATTGTCAAGATCATTTTTCAGGAGTTCCGCATCCATGGTCAAATAGTTCTTGATTGACAACCCAGGATAACCAAGCATCTGCTTATTGTACCACTTAAGCCAGTCCGTAACTGGGGTAAACTCCCAGGTGTTGTTTTTAAAAGGCATCGTGAATGGATTATAGGGAGTCCATTCTTGGGTGACCTGAATGGGTTTTCCATCCAGTTTCATATCGTGCATCATGTCTTCCATGCCATTCAACATCTTGTCCTCCAATGCAAAAATTAAATACGAGGGAGGGCAACCACAAGGCTGCTCTCCCTCATTATCCGAACTTGGGGATCTTATAGCTTTTATCGCTATAAAATCTAGTGCCGCAGATCAGTAATGATCTATACGAGAAGCGGCAGTAGAACGATGACCCAGCCGTTCTTCATATTTCAACCTTTATCTCAGATTAATAACCGGGACCTTAACCGAAAATATGTTTCTTAATGCGTGGCGTCGAGGCGATTGTTGCGGCGGTCGTTTTCTTTCTTGACCGAGTAGTTGTGGATGGTCCTGACGATCTCATAGAAACCCGGGATGGGATTACCATTGGCGATCATCTTGTTGATCTCGGCAGTGGTTTCATCAGCTGCGCACTGGGTGAGCATCTTGCTGATTGCCACTGCAGCGCGATAACGCTGATGATAGCTGGTCGGCAAGTCGGTGATCTCTACGGCATCCAAGACATCGGTCATCTTTTCAGCCTTGGCTTTCACCTGGCCAACGATGTTCTGTGCCTTTGTGAACATCTCTGCCTTGGTCAGATGTTTGATGCCACGGCCACGCACTGCAGCGTACATCTGCTTGTGGTCGCTCAGCATCAGTGAGTATGCCTGATGCAGGACGTAGTAACCTTCTTGGGACTGAGGGTTGAGCCCAGTCTTCTTGGTGAAGTCGGCGTAAGACATGATGTTGCCGACGGGAATGGTTTTGAGTATTTTGACGACATCCAACACTGAAACGTTTGCTCTTTTCATAGTAAAGGATTCTCCTTTGTTTTTATTTTTATACCCTCGTACAGTTTAGTAATATGCACTTATTTTTTCTTCAATTCACACTGATAGACCAGAGGGTTTCCCCTCTGGTCTATCCTGCTAACGCATGTGTTTGAATTCTGCAGCCCGGACATACAGTTCATTGTTGATGACTGTGTCCAGTTCATTGAGCATCTGCTCAATTTCTTTTGGTTGGTCAGTCTGAAGAAGACGACCAAGTACTTGCTCGGTATCCAGAAAGTACTTCCAGATAAAGTCAGAGATAGCTCTTGTCTTAGACTTGGTGTCTTCAAGAGCTGCTTTTGCTGCTGCCAACTCACCAAGGTAATGGTTGGACAATTCACGCGGCAGGTCATTCTTGAAGGCGGCGGTGATTTGTTGGATCACACGGAGCAACCTGTCAGTGTCAGCTTCATAGTTCGAATGTCCCATGAAGTCACGAGTGATCTTTTCACCGTTGATTCGGAGTGCCGCACGATATCCCACAATGAACTTGAGGGTGTACATGAACACTTTACTTTTGCGCAAGGTGTAGGTGTGCACTTTATTGCCAGCAAAGGTCATCGTCTCAGCTGCTTCAATTGCTTTAAGCAGCTTACTCAGTCCTTGTGCCAGCTGTCCACCGTAGCCTTGCTTGGCCGCAAAATCGTCGGCCATTCGTTCAACACGATAAAAGGCTCTGGGCGAATTACCAACATCAGATACTTTTCCTTTGTCACCTGGATTGCCAATGAACCAAGTGGCAATCCAATAGAACGGCAGGATAAAGTTCATCATGATGATTCTGGACCAGATCATGCAGTAGATCATCATGTACTTTGAGAATAGTTGCCAGACGAGCTCAGCTGTTCCCCAACCCCAATCATCGGTCTTGGCTTGCTCATAGTACTTGACAGATTCTATCAGCTTATCGGACTTGTCCAAGATCTCTGGGTTGACGGTTTTCTTGGTCACACCATCAGCCAGCATTGGTCGCACTGCCTTGGTGTATACTTCGACAAACTTCTTGGGGTCACCGGCAACTGATTGGAACGACTTCAGATGCCCACGAATCGTTTCAACCTCAGCGTAGCTGTTGGCTGCTTGATACAGCATTGTCAGCATGTGACCGACTTCATGCAGGTAGATGCCAGTCAGCTCAGATGCTGTAAACGAGTCAACATAGTCAACTGGCAAGTTGTCCTGCATCAAAAGGGCCATGTCAACATCCATGAACAACGTCGCTGAAATCTTCCGGCTTAGCCCTTTACCAAACAAGGTTGCAGTCAGTTTCGCATTGACCTGATCAACCTTTTCAGCAAAGTCAGCGATTTCTTTTGCGGTTTCGTCCAGAGGAGTTGGCTTTACACCAGTGCCACTCTGGTTCTGAAGAATAGCGATGACCTCTTCGTAGGCATCCAGTCCGATGTCAATGGCGAAGTACCCGCAAAAGCGATTGACATCAACCACCTTATCAATTTCAAGATTGGTGGTGTCACGGATGACTTTCTGCAATGCTGGGAACAGAGTCATCCTGGCATAGTTGTGCGTCTGTGTACGCCGATAACCAACCTTGTCTTTATCGGCGATGTTGCTGTAATCGATCCCTGCAACAAAATTGATTGCTGCTTGGAATGCCTGTTCCATTCCTTTCCCAAGAGCACTGTTCGCCTGAAAAAAGAACTGTTCTACTGCTGATCCTTTACGCGCCATGATAGTTCCTTCGCTACTGAAACTCAACAGCAGCAGCATCTTTGTTAACGGTTTTGACACACGCCTCAACACCACGCATGCTGATCCAGCCACGACGTGTGTCCAGTGCTTCCTCAATTTGGGTCAGATAATTGGTTAAGCGAATACTCACCGCAATTGACTTGCTGATCTTCTTGGTAGCCGCAGCAAAAGAAGCTTTGCTACCTTCTCCTGCCAGCTTCGCGGCTTCTTTTTCCTTGAGCTTGATCACATTCTCAAACTCTTCAAACTGTTTCTTCAACCCGATGATGATTCGCAGATTACCATACACAAACTTGGCGTAATGGTAGTTGATGTCTGCGATGGACTCGATGTTGTAACCACCTTCATCCATGGTCATCCGGGGCATGGCAGTAAATGGTGAGGTATAACTGAAGTTATCCACATCCATCTTGATACCAAACTTGGCAAGGACTTCCATCAGTTCAGCGTCACACCAAGCTGGGATCACTTCAGGGTCAACGTTCGACCAAAACAACGCCACATCACGGCTTACGTAACTGGTAACGTTGCTTGCTAGGTAGTTGGTGACCTGATTGAAAAGATTGCACATCTGGATATACTGTTGGTGAGGGGGGCAATAGTCAATGTGCAAAGACTTGAACTTTGTGTTTGCTTCTGCTTTTTCGGTCACAGTAAACCCAGTGTACAATGACCGAAACTTATCCACCCGACCGTCATTGTGCTTCTTGACCTTCTGGCGGATGTTCACAAAGTGGTTGATCTTTTCCGAGAACCAAGCGATGACTTTCTCTACCAGGTTCAAGAGAGATCGCAGACAGAGCATCACAAAGTTGTACGCTTCGCCAATCAGTCCTTCTTTGGCCAGCGCAGGATAACGGATCATTTGATCAGCTTCTTCCATGCCTTCGATTAGTTCTGAAGCTGACTCATTTGCAACCGTGTACAACTGACCCAGTTGTTCACGAGTTTGTTGATCAAAGAGTACAAATTCTTGTGAGTCAATTAATGTGTCCATGATTCTTTAATTGCTCCATGTGGAATGTTTGGTATTCATAGGCTAAAGCAATGTTAGAACTAAAAAGTCTACCCTCTACCCAAAACGGGTAGAGGGTAGACAAATGAACCGACTTAACTAGGTCAAGTTATCCGAGCAGAGGCCAGCCTTTCATGGTGAACCTCCTAGTCGGCGGACTTGGCGCAAGCACGAGCTTTGCCGCAGCCGTTGACGTACATGGAGCAGGCGCGGGCGAGAACCTTGACCTGACGGCCAACGATCTTCATCCAAGCGGAGCTGGCTTCTTTGGCCGTCTTGATGCTCTTCTTGGCTTCTTCGCTCATCTTGCCGTTTTCGCCCTTGTTTTTGTTGTTGTTCTCGGTGAACGAGATAAAGGCTTTCTTGCAAGCTTCTGCGTCAGTCTTGTAAGCATCGGCCTTCTTGATCATCGTGATGATCGCCTGAATGGCGGTGAAGCGGCTGCCCTGGTATGCTTTGAAGACGGCGTCAGTCACGGCGATTTCTTCGCCTTCCATGAACTTTTCGTCGGCTTCTTCAAGACCCTTGCCGCCTTCGGCAAGCTTGTAACCGGTGGCACGCTGGAGAGCGTCATTGGCCGGCATGGCATCAGACACTGACCAGCCCTCACGCATGGAGCTGGAGACCGAACGCATTTTTTCCAGCACAGTACTGGCAGCGCTGGCGAGGCCCTTCAACTTTTCTTCGCTGAGGTCTTTCGCCTTCACGTCTTTGCCCTTTTCAGCGTCAAAGGATTTGCCGCTGAGGGAGTCGTGGGCACGCTTCACGCGTGTTTCCACGCCACCGACGTGTGTCTTGATCCAGATGAACGCGCGGATGATGGCATCCCAGATCTTGGCAAAGAAGTTCTTGGTGCCTTCCCAGAAACCGGCGGCAGTGGCTTCAAAAGCACTGGCGATGGCAGTGGCCATGGCGTCGTTGCGACCAGCGACATCCATGGTTTCTTTGCCGGGCATGGCAATGTTGTACAGAGCGCATTTGCCTGAGGCCTGCAGCAGGGCGTACATGCCGGGGGTAAGACCTTCGGCGCGCAGCACTTCGGCCATGGCGCTCAGTTCAGCGGCTTCTTCTTCGCCAGCGGCGTCGTCATCAGCAGTGGCTTCGCCATCAGCGATGTCAGCAGACGCTTCTTCTTCGTCAAGAGCCGCTTCAACGGCTTCAGCGTCAGCGTCGGCGATGATGGTCACTTCAATGGTTGTGCCTTCGCCGTCATCGCCTTCGTAACGATGCTGAAGACGCTCAAAAGCACTGCGCGAGTTTTTCAGATTGGCCATGATGGTAATCCTTTCGAAAGGGTCACTGAGATCTATAGATCAGTGAGTTAAGTGTTTGTCGACAGACACATACATTGATAACTACCATTCCTATTTGAAGAGCTAGATGAATGGAAACATCGCTCTGAGATAGGCCAATGCAACGGAACAGTCACTGTACGGGTCCCGGTGAGAACCAGTGTACGTGAAGTTTTTCCGTTCTTTCAGCAAGAGAACGAATGAAGGATGATACGTTGGCAAATGGTCAAGCCATTGTTCCAGCAAAACATCATTCCCGTGTTCTGCAAAAGGATCTTTGTCTCTTGGGTCACCCGTCACCATCCAAGATGGCAGAAACTTGGCAAACTCACCTTCCATGCGCACCAAGCGCAAGCATGCCAAGAGACCAAAAATGCTTGAGTAGATTTTCAGTTTTCTTGGTGTCAAGGAGTTCATCACCACTTCACTGGGGACCGACAGACTGTGGTCAAACTGATTCTGCGGAATCACTGACAACAGTGGCACAGCATAATCAGAGACAAGTCGAGTTTGACCAGTCACTTGAGGATGGTCATCCAAAGTATCATCGTAGATGATATCGTTGAGGACCTTCTCATACCGCTTGTTGGCATCCTTCACTGAGGTCATTGCCATGTCAAGCTTGTACTCCAATTGCTGCCATTCCCAGTCACGTTCAAACGACGTGGTCTGGATGAACTTCACCAGATCATCAAGGATTTCTCTGGTGGCCTTAGGCAGCTTGATGGTGTAACCCAGGTCAATCATGTCATAACGGCTGTCCCAAGCACAGCTGTCCGTATAATCGTCGTCAGCTTTGAACTGAGTACGATCGAAGATCTTTGTCATCACCATCAACCAGTCTGCAAGTGTGGTGTACACTTGGCGACGAATGTCGGACCGATGTTCCACCAGGTAGTTTTGAATGAGTCCAGATGTACTGTCAAATGGCACATCCTGCAGCTCACCGTTCAATAAGCCATGACCCCAAGCAAGTTCGAGGTCGACTTCCTCAGGTTTGATGTGCCGAATCAGGTGGGAAAAGCGGCACAAGAAATTGTTGATCTTTCGGTTGTAAGGATGTGCATAGTTCCGGATCATCCAGTCCATGGCATTCAATCTTACTCGCCGCGACATGCCTTTCGGTGTTGAGTTTTCAGCAACCATTGACATACTACACGTCCTTCTCGTACTCACTGATTTCCCGATCAAGCTCGGTGATCTTAGCGCTGTACGCTTCGATGTACTTTTCAGTGGTAGCAACTTGTGAGCTGTTAGGATCAGCATCCATCACGATCTGACGAAGGCGGGCTTGTTCTTGTTCAAGCCATTCCTTGTGCACCTTCATCTTCTTATACTGGGTGTGTTTCCATTCATCCCATTTCGAAACCACCCAAGCAAAGAAGTTCAGCCCGAGGATGCCACTGGCAAGGATCTGCTTGGTGTCATCGTTGTATTCGCTTGGCTTGACCACAGGGAAGAAGCTGTTACCATTGGCATACAGCACAAGGTCAGCGTTCTTCCGTTTAATTGCTCTGGCTTCAACCATGAATGAGTAGTTGCTCTGGCGATCGCAAACGTTGTTCAGGATTGCGAAATACAAGTCCTGATTGTCAGCAAGATACCTCGCCCGATACAGATCTTGATCTTTCGGACTCTGTTCGATGACCATTCGGAAGTATTCCCACAGGTATGAAGTGTACCGTACAAATACGTCCACTTCCCGCAGTACCCCAAGAACCATCACGTCAGTGATCCTTGCAGAGTCAATCGTGATAGATTTGTCACTGAGCAGTTTGGCGGCGTTCACCCGAATTTCCACCATGATCTTAAGGTAGTCTTTTGCTACCTTGAGTGCAGCACCAAAAGTGCGGTTCCGCTCGTACAGACCAGCCTTACCTGACAGCTTGGACTTAAGGTCCAGAATCAGATGCTGGTTGTCGATCCGGTCACGCCGTTTCGGAGTGGCGAAGTATTTGTCACGCAAGTTCAGCATGACGTTGTCTTCAAATACTTCCATGGCTTCGATCAGATTACGGAGGTAACCTTCCTGAAATTCACAAACCTGTTTGATGTTGTCCGGGCTCAGCGAGTTCAACTTGAGCTTTTTCTTGATCAGTGAAACCAGCGCGGTCTCCAAATTCTTGAATATATCCATCGCTAGAACCTCGGGGCTTGAGTATTGGCAAACGCACGCATGACTGAAGTCAGGTCATACTGGTTTGGTTTGGTGAAATTCTGCAGCTGCGAGAACTGGTACCGGGCCTTCTGGCCAACACCGGCGTAGTACATATCGACAGTATTGTACTCACTGTCGATCACTGCCACCATCATGGCCATGGTCTTGCGGAAGTACTTCAAACGATCACTGGCATTGTTGAAATTGCAATGCGTGTCGTGACAGAACTGATCGAACTCGTACTTGGTGAACACATGCACCGTGCTGGCGATGTTCTGACGGTTCTGCCGCCAACCAAGGATCTTCAGCACATAAGAGCTCAAGGAGTTCTGCTGACGATCAATCATGTCTTCCAGCACACCCGTCTTGTCTTTCTTGATGGCCTTGACTCGTTCGTCAAGCTTATCCATTTCAAACATGAAGTCACGCCAGAACTTAATCTCACCAGTGGTGACTTTGAACCAGCGCATCCAGGTGTCCAGATGGAAGTTGGTAGCAAAGAACTGCTTCGCCACTTCACTAGAGACCACGGTGGGAAGCAACCTGACTGCTACTGGAACTGATATCCCACCCTTGACCTGACCGATAGCAAAGTTCACATCGACGATGATGCCTGACACCAGTCGGTAGTCTTTGGGTAGTTCAACGACTTTGCTGCCAGCAGCACCGTGCATCGGTACGTCTGACTCTTTGTCATTCGGATCGTTCGGGATGACTGGGTTGATCGCCATCTTCGCTCCGCTGTAAATGTTCGGAGCTTCGACATTCCTGAACGTGTTCAGTCCGGCTATCAATTCTGAGGTATCCTTGAAAGCAGGAGCTTTATTATAAGCCTCTGTCGCAACTGTCTCAAGGATGTCACGAACTTTTGTTCCGCCAACAAACTGGTTCATTGCCAAGGCTGCCATGACCCAACCAGCATACTGACCATTGATGCAGAACAGAAGATCGTTGATACATTCTTCCATTGCGGCATCTTTGGTAACGTAGACCTTGCTCTCGACCACGGCTCGCTTAAGGTAAGCGGGAAGGGACATGGAAACACGATCTTCAATTGTGGTCAAGTAGTTAAACAGCTTACCAAGTGTGGCTTCACCATTTTTGTCAACGAAAAGATCATCGATCCCTTCGAATCCAGCGATGATAGGAGTGTTAGCCATGGGTCAAGTCCTTTTGCATGTTTATATTGATTTAGCGGAGCAACCTTAATTTGTTAGGGTTTCATCCTATACGATGAGTTCAACAAGATCATTATAGATATCCACTGAGGTGATACATGTCCGATGAACTGAGTCTTTTCAATGAACTGCAGACACAATTGAACAGCCTTGCCGGCAATCGTGCAACTGCAATTGAAGATAAAATTCAGAGTCTTTATAGTCAAGGACTCAATGCTGCGTTCCTTGGTTCTGGTTGGGGCGAACATGATCACCAACTGATAAACAACTTTTCGAAGTTCAACCGTTACGGTACTCGGTTTGTCATGGATAATTACGTTCGGACGGGTTATCTGTTCATGACCAGACCTGAACTCAACTTGACAGACACAAATCTCACCCAGAACCGAATCATGTCACTACTGCGAACAACAGACTATCGTACGGTTCAGTTTGCAATCAGAGCGTACTTGGATACTCGATATGCTCGAACCAACGGGTTTTCTCGAGTGGCACAGTGTCCATTTCTTGATTGGAGAAATCCATTCTTTACCTTGATCACCAATAACCTCACTGATTTCTCTGGTGGTCCAACTTATCAGATTGATGCTCACACTGAGGTAAGGTGGTTTCTTTGGTGAATCCCAGTCATTCGCTACTGGCAGTGATAGCTACAAGAAACCATTTGACTTGCAAGTTGGTGTAGTTGATCCAGCAGGTGGACCAATTGCTGCAGCAATAAAGTTCTGGATGTTGTACATCGAACTAATCAACTCAGGTGAAATGATTCTGTACCCTGATCAAATTGATGATCAGATCCTGAACTACACAGTGTCCTTCTATCGGTTCATGATGGACCCATCTTTTCAATACATTCAACGCTGGGCAAAGTACACCGGATGTTTTCCAATCAGTCGGAATGGTGCTTCAGTGTTTGACTACAACACTCGAGACATCTTTGCTGAAGGCTGCCGAAAGTTTTCAATTGGGTTTCGGTGCGGATCAGGGCACGTTGATGAAGATGATCCCATCGTGATCAAAGAGTTTAACACGTTAGTTGAACGCTATTTTCCGACCATGAAGATGCTCAGGGGCAATGGGAGCATCAATGAGAATGGTCCAACGGAAGAAGCGGTGGTGAATGAAAACCAGTTGGATACCAGGGCTACAAATGCCGGTTTGATCAGAAACTACATTTTGCCTGAGTACAATTACACTGGGATACCGTACATTACGTACACTCCACGTGGGCCAAGACTGGACATCTTCAGGACAAAAGCTGAGTACGCTGACAAAGTCACGTACCAAGTTGATGAAACAACTGGTATCATGTATCCTGTCCTCACTGAAGCTGAAGCAACTGCTGCGGAAATCCAGCAACTGCAATCGCAGTTTGACACACAGGAAAGCACCCTGATCACTCAGTACCAATCCCATGTGGATTCAGCTACGTCATCCAGCAGTACCACCACCACAGGAAACATTACCTTTGTATAAGGATCGTTATCATGGCCGAAATCACTGCACTTCAATTGATGTCAAATCCGGTCAATCTCCAGACCAGATTGTACGAACACCTTGAATCAAAATTTCTTGGTGGTTCAGCCGTACTTGTTGACCCAAACTCAGTTGCTATCTCACTGATTGAGGGTTTTAGCGATGTAACTGCTGACTATGCGTTCGCTACTGAAAAAGAAAATGAACGCCGTTTGGCAAACCGGGCAATGACTGATGCCGATCTGAATCTGCATATGTCGGATTACGACTACGTCGGCAGCTTTGCTACTCCCAGCAAAGCAACAATCGCCTTGTCGATTGATAAGAACTACGTCCTGACAAAAGGTGTTCTTGTCAATAACAGCTACCGCGTTCTGGTGATCCCCAAAGACACCACAATCAAGCTTGGCAATCTTGAATTCTCATTGTACTACCCGATCAGGATTCAGGTAGATGAACGTAGTGGTGTGCCGCTGGTCACGTATGACATCAGTGAGCAACACCCGTTGATGTCGTTGGACTCAAACCGAGTAGAGTTCAATGAACTCAACTATCTTGGGTTCACACTGATCGTCATGCACCTCACGGTGTATCAGTTCTCCCGTACCAAAACTGAAGTGGTGATCCAAAAATCCACTGGCTGCAACAGCACAATCAGTTACACAGACAAGTTCTACGCCGTTCGGTTGTTCACTGATTACAACGGGAAAAGGATTGAACTGAGTCAGTCCCTGGTTCAGGATAACTACGATCCCACCGTGCCCACAGCCAGATTGCAAGTGGAGCAGGACATCAACAAGTTTGTGGTGAACATCCCACAGATCTATTTCACTCTTGGCTATATGGGTCTTAAACTGTACGTTGAGACCTACACCACCAAAGGTAATATCACCAGTAACGTTGGGGCTTTGCCTGCTGATCAGGTTGGTTTCAACTGGAACCTTGATGGTGTTCAGGCTGATGCTTATTCAGAACCACTCAGGTACATCCCGACTGTGTTGATCAACATCGAGTCGCCGACTACCACTGAAGGTACTGATGGATACACGTTCGAAGAAAAACGTCAACGAGTGATCACTGATAGCTTCAAAACAAAAGCTCAGATCACACCGATTGATGTGCAGAACTACTACTCAACGTACGGGATCAAAGTGCAACGGTATCAGGACAACCTGACCAACCTGATGTACTTCATCTACAAACCGTTCCTCGATGCTGAAAACAACATCATGCCATCGACCAACACGTATCTTCGGATTTATCCAACGATCCACGAAACCGTGAGCACAATCAAGAAGAATGTTGACGGCACCATGACCATTCTTCCGAATACTTGGTTCAAGTTTGAAATGAATCAAGATTCATGCTTGCCGCTAACGGATGATGAAGTTAACTTCATTGCGACACTCAACAAAGAAGAGCTCGCAGCGGAGTTCAACAATAACCGATATGTCAGAACACCCTTCCACATTCGGTTGCTACCAAAGCTTGTTTACCCGACAGCGATCGCCTACAACTTGATGCAGCCAACCATCGAGAAGATGACCATTGCTGAGGACAACCCGAACGCCTTGGCACAAATGCTCACGATCAGTGAAGCAATCACCCACCAAGACAACGGTGGTGGCAGTTTCCTCATTCACTTGGTTGTCAAGAAAGACTATCTTGATGAAATTCCTGAATCTGACATCACCGTCTGGCTGTCAGCAACTTCCACCGATGGTGCGATCATCGGTGTTGCGGCAACAAAGGTGGGCACGGCTGATGACTACACTCTTTACGAGTGCAAGTTGGAGACCGATTATTGGATTACTGAAGACAATGAGATCAACTTGACCAATGTCAAGGATGAAGCTACCACGCTGAATCATCGTGTCTCATTGTCGACCAAGTTTGACATCACGTACCTTGTCAAGCAAGAACATTTCCCTGATGTGTCAACACCTCCACACATGTACTCAACCGTACCAACGAATGTCATGAACGGGTACTGTGCTTTACTGAAGCAGTCCATGATTGTCAACTTTGGTCATGCTCTTGATGACGTCATCTACAATGGTGTCAACCTGACCAAGACCAAGAAAGAATACCTCCGGTATGCTGTCGACATCCCGTGCACTTATCCGGCTGACGTGTACCAAAACGGATGCTGATAACGTCCCCGTCTTCCCGCTGGTCAAGATCCATGCGGCTGGTGACACCATCATTGGTCTGGATGGCAATCCTGAACTGTTGCACAAGAAAGGTGAGATCTGTCTTGACACCACGGGCAATCCGATTGTCCAAGACCAACGTGTCAATGAATACCTCATCCAAGCGCCAGTGTTTGATGGTAAACTGTACATCAGCGAACATCCGACACAAGTAGCTTTTGTTTCTGGATTGGTTGAGATGTTTGAAACCAACTTCCAGCTGATTCGTGATTCAAAGGGGTACATCACTGAACGAACGAATATCTACTTCAAACCCAGTCGTACCACTGGCAGTGCCAAGTACTACACTGGTGATGGGGTAGAAGTGATCTTGCCTTTGGATTTGACGATGAGGTTCAAGGTCCATGTTGATCGCTTGGTGACCAATGACACCTCGATCAAAAAGGTCATCTTTGATTCGTCAACTAGCTTGATCAACGACATGCTCAAGCTGTCGATCATCTCCCAGACTGACATGGCAAAAGCCATCAAGGAAAAGATCGCTTACATCGATTCCATTGATGCCCTTGGCATTGAAGGTAGCACAGATCTTCAGACTCTGGTCAATGAGGACTCAAGTGCCCAGCCTTCATTGAAGCAACAGTTGGTATTGAGTGAGGACAAGCAATTGATCCTTCAAGACCAGCTTGAACTGGAATACACAGCAATCAGTTAATTACAAGCTCACTACCAGCAGGATTCCTGCTGGTAGTGAGTTATCAAGAAAAGCATTTTTCAGTGACCAGTTCTTTTGGAAGTTTCACACTAAATGTACAGTGATCAGCTCGTGTATATGAGAATTCTACTTCAGCATTTGCTGAATAGTAGTAATACACAAACTCATCTCCAGCTAACGAACGAAATGGCTTGACGGTCTCGTCTGTCACGAAGTTAGCAGTTCCTTTCCAGGTAACTGCCGCCAACCGACTACCATGAAAGAGAATCGGATACGTAAACAACCCACTGCCACCAGTGAGTTTAATCAACTCCAAAGTCAAAAACTTGATGGCTTGGGTCAATACCTCAAAGTCTTCCGGGTAGTTGCAGACAGTGTCAATTTTTTTCGTTTCAAACTTTGCGAATAGGTTGACTAAACACTCCTGAATTTTTTGCAACTTTGGATCGGTTGTATCTGAGTTAAGCAAACCACACACCCGATCAATTTGATCTGTGGTGAATTCAGTTTTCTCAGCATCCAGTTTACAAATCAACGTGTGTTTAACAATATTCGTGCTCAAACCGTTTGTCATTGCACATACCTCACACACAATACAGAGTACCTGAGCAGGGGATTACCCTGCTCAGGTATGAGAATCCGGCTACCGGATAAACGAGTCAAACATGAACTTGCTGCCGATGTCAGCGATCGCTTGGGCTTTCGCCATCTTCACTGTCTCAGCGGTAAGCTTTGTTGTGGTGGCTGACTGACGAAGATACTCACTCATGTAGCGATAGAGTTCTTCGACCATCGTCCCACCGTACCAGTTGGACAGATAGAAGTTGTACAGCATGTCCTCGACACTGACTGTGTCGCTCTTTGTCTGCATGAGTTCACACGCCACGTCGATCCGTTGATCATTACGGGTGATGAACTGGCCTTTGTCGTTGGGGTTGACCTTGAGCTGGGCATCACTGCTGCGAGCCGCCACTTCACGAACATACGTGGTCAGCACTGACTTGTAGGCCTGACGACGAGTGTCAGTCATCAGGTTCTTCATGTCATTCACGGTGGAGGATTTCGCGTTGATCAGTTTCTGTTCAACGTTGTACCGTGTAACCACAACCTGATCGTAAGTAATGCCACTGCCAAAGGATTGATCTTGCATCTGCGCATGGTAGATGTCCTCAGGGTTGTTGTTGTGGTAAACCCGCATGTAGTCCCGGAGAACAGGATAGATGTCGACGCCATCAGCGATCGCTTTGTTCACCAGGTTCTTGTTCAGCAGGTTGCGGTCGATGATCAGCTTGTCCGCAAATTTTGTGGATTGCACATCCAAGAAGATCAGCGCACCCATCTGCAGTTCGTGAACTCGTGACAGGTTTTCACGAACCATCAACATGGTCGTCGGTGACAGATGTTTGCTGCCAGCCTTTTCAACCAAGGTGTGCAACGAGTGCGACAGGAAGTACAGGGTATCCAACAGGTTGGAGCCACGGACCATACCTTTTTCGGCGAACAGACGTGACTTCAGCTGCTGGAAGCTCAATGAACTGAAGCAAGCCTTCAGCATCATTGCCAACAGTTCCTTTTCTTCAGTGGTGACTTCTTCACCATTGATGGACACTGAGATGTTGGCGTCATCATTGCCAGTCGTGATATCCACGTTGGCATTGCCACCTTCTTCAGGTGTGCTTTCTGAGCTACCACCGTTATCATCCGGTGTGGTGTCACCATTAACGGTGACATTGGACCCATCACCGTCAACCTTAACAGCATCAGGTTCGCTGGTGTTAACCACCACTTCACCGTCACCGTCAGACTTGATGATAATGATCGAGTCTTCCAGAATCGCGCTCAGTGTGTCGGAGCTGACTTGGATGTCATTGGTTGGGGCAATACGTGTGAGCAGATCAGAGATGTTGGTATTGTTCAGATACTCAACATGGTAGTTGTACTTCTTGCACAACTGCACGGCGCAATCACGAGCATTCTGATTGTACCGTTGGTACATCTGCTGCACATCAAGCAGCCGGAACTTCGGAGCGGCTGCACTATAGTTGCCTTGGTTGTCGGTGTGACCAAGACGTTTGTCCAACATCTGGCTGGCCAGATCGTCAATCCGTTTGGACAGCATTTCAATTTCTGGAGCGATCACTGTTGTGAGGACGTGATATGCATCCGCAAAAGAAGTGCGCAGCTTGTACGACATGTCACGCAAGCTGTACATGTCGTTCACACCAACGGTGGAGAAGTATTCATCCATGACCTTAGCCGCAAATTCTGCCGTGGTCAGATCGCCTTTTTCAAGACGAGTGTGAAGAATGTGATCGGTGAGGTTGTCAAGGATGATCGCAAATTCGGTATCCTGACGAACTTTTTCTGGGGTCAACATGTAGCTCGGCTGAGCAATGGCACTGAAGATGATTCCCATGATGATTACCTCGTTTGCGCAGGCATCGCTGCCTGAACACCAATTTTGTCAGCGATCATGTTCGCCACTTCAGCCTTGCCTTCGGTTGAGGATTCATCCCCAGCGTCTTCAACGGTGTCCATCAGCACGCCATGAACCAGCAACATGGCAAAGACGCCACGGTATTCCTGAACCGTTTTGTTCATTTGAACTTCTCTTTGAAACGGGGTCAGCTGCTGGGATGTGGCTGACTGAACAGTCGGGATTGTTACGTTCAGTTGTGACATCTTTTCCACCTTAACAGTATTGTTGTTGGTTAAACTCTTGTGGTAATTTCACTACATGCCAGTGGGCATCTTATGCGAAAGTCATATGGTGTTGGATATCGCCTATTATATTTGGTGAACCAGCAACCGTATGCAACTACTTCTACAGTATATACTTGGAGTATTACACATGACCAAATTCAGATCTTCTAGCCAGCGGGCACAAGCCCTTCTTGCGGCTAAAACACTCCCTGATGCTGAGTGGAATCGAATCTATCTTGCGTTGAAGATCCGTCTTGGCATGATGGACATCACTCCAGATTTGCTGCCTGACCAAGACACCGGTTACCAAATGGGTCTCCAATCTGGTTGTGAGGATCTGAATGGTGCCCTTGTCACTTTTGCCGGTATGGCTGTAAAGTATCTGGGTAATGGTCTGGCATTTCTCAGTGATCGCATCTTTACTGCCCTGAGAAACAATGCTGAGACAACCTTTCTCAGTTATACCCAGATCTTGACCAACTACAAAATTCGAGTGTGGAAAAATGCTCGAGATCTTGATGGTGAAAAGTTTGATGCTTACATGCTGAAAGTCGTACCGTATGATCAGCTGTGTAAACGGGTTACTGCAGTAGAAGCAGTGCACCGGGCATTGAGCAGTGTTAAGACCATTTATGACACAACAATTCCATCCACTAACAGTTGGATGACACCTGAATGTGACAGAGCAATTGCTGCGATGGAACGGATTGGATTCCAAGCTCGTCATTATGAATTCTTGTCAAACGTCTCTAAGGTATACGGAGACGCACGAAAGAAACAGCCGTTGCTCTTGCACAAGTACACTCCCAAGGGTATCCTTGGTCTGATTGATCGCTGTGATAAGCTCTCGCAGTACGCTGATCCAAAGTACATCCAAGAATTCCAAAACAGGTACGAATCTTGTCTGGAAGCCTTGGACAAATTTGAATTGACGACTGAGATGGACGATCTCAGTGAAAAAGAAAAAGATGCTCGTGAACATGAGCTAAAAATCAAAGCTGCTCGGCTTTGGTGGATTGCTCATTTCGCCAAAGCTGCTTATACCGTGACTACGGATATCTTCGCAGATATCGGCAAACTGGCAACCGCCACTGAACGTTGTATAGCTACCCCTGATAATGGGTAGGAGGAAAAACCATGACCCAGCGATCGAACTTTGTGAAGCAGTTCAGCAAGAGTGAAAATGTTACGACAAAAAGCCGTGAAATCTTGCAGAATCTTAGTCAATCAGGATCAACCGTCCAGAAACACAAACAGGAATACGCTGACACCCTTGCGAATCAGCAAGCGACTTCGTTGACCACACAAACAGCGCTGCCTGAGCAGTTGTCAATCCAACGACAGATCTACAACAGCACGGCGTATGCCCAGCTGAAAAAGCTTGTCGTCTCCCAACGACACTACATGTCATCCGTCTCCAAAACCATGGGTGCGTTTGATGAACTGATCCACGATGCCCGGATCGCCATGGAGCTTCAGTACCGGATAAACAAGGTACAGTCAATCCCCAATGACAAGCTTGGTCTTCCTTGTTTGACGGATGTTGTCAGCCTGCCGTTTGTGCAAACAAAAATTGAACTGCTTTCCAATGTTGTCGCCAAGCTGATGGACATCAAAGCGATCATCAGCGAACCTGTTGAACACGAACAGGATCTTGGGTCAACGTTGACTCAGTTGATCAATCGTTGTAAGACTGAAAAGTCTTTGCAGTTGGTTGATCAAGTGTTGTCAGATGAAATCGATCCGTTCCTTGGTGTGAGCAGCATGCGCAACACAACCAGGTATGCTTCCGCTGCCGAGGCCAGATACAACAACATTGACTGCAACAACTTGTTTACAGAAATCTGCAAGTTGGCCAGTAATGTCAACAAACTAGCACTTCACCTGGTTGGTGGAAACTCCCAGATACGGAGATAGCCCACCCAGGATGTTCCAAGCGATCAGTCAAATCCCCGATGCTACGTATCAGGGTGACGCCATCGACAGTCATGCAGCGGCGTTGTGCCGGTTTAACCGAATCACAGCTGCAACCAATCTGATCCTTCAGGTCGTATATCCCTGTCTGGCCACTGAGATTCGTGAGTTCGCGAAAGTGTGTGAAGAACTTGGAGTGTACACCACTCTCGATGACACGGCGAACTTTGTTGCCCCTGCCCAGACAGAGTACCAGCTTGAAAGTTTGGTACACGAACCTGAATCGTTTTTCGATTTCTTGCATGGCAGAAGCAACACGTACAGCACTTCTTTCATTCAACCCAGCCTGAAGTACTGTGATGTCTTGCTTGCTGGTGCTTCCGAAAAACTCACAGCAGTCAAACAGCTTTTTGGTGTTCACACTGAAAAGCTGGAAACCGCTGAAACTGAGGTTCCAGCAATGACCTGCAAGCAAGCGGTAGAATTCCTTTCCAACTGGAAAGCAGCCATGGATACCTTTACTGAATATCTCAACTCAGTGAGTGGTCAGACTACTCCGGCGAACAGCTGGGATACGTTGGAAATGGGTGTGACCGAGTTTAACAAGTTCAAAGAAGACATCAAGCTTGCTTGTGACAAGAACTTGGTGGCTGCGAACAGTAATCTGTCCAGTATGACAATGGCTTTCAAGTTTGCCTCCACCTACCGCAACAACAAGTTCATTGAAGAAAAAACCACAGCGGATCAGCTTGGTTATTCTGACTTTGAACAACAGAAGATTCTGTTGGCAGCGGTCAATGCAAACCTCGAAGCGGTTGATCAATTGAAAGGAAGTCTTCAATTGGTTGATCAGCTTGTGAACACATTCCCCAGTGAAATTCATGGGGAACATGTGTACAAACTCAGTTACCTGTATCAGGTAGCATCACTGCTGTCACAAACAGCAATCTTCAATGGGTTTGATACTACTTTTGTTCTCGACTGCTTTAAGAGGTAGTCGTCATGACAAACCGAGAAAGTCATCTTGCTGGGGTGATGTTGAATGCCATTAATCCGAACAAGCTGTCAATTGACCAGCTCGGATTGACCCTCAACTCACAAAGTCAGGAGTACAATCGACTCTGCTCTTGGTTGACTCTCAAGTTTAAGAAACTGGATGATCAACTTGACTGTTATTCAAATAACATTCTTGCTGACTGTCTTGTTCCTGCTTGGAGTGCACCAGAGTACTGTGAGATGTTCACGACAATCTCAGAGAGCATCAAAAATCGCTGTCTTTACCTCCTAGACGGACGAAAGACACGTAAGTTTAGTATTGACATCGGTGCATACCGAAATGCGTTTAGAATCAAAGATGGAGGCCAAAAATACCAATTGGCTTCTCTTGGGTATAAATCAGTGAAACATGTCTTGGATGTACATTATCACCGGCATCAAAACCATGGTGATCTCATTCAGGAATACGTGACTGCACTGACCAATGAATACCCACAAATTCCATCGGCGATTAGCAATCACTGTCGTTGTTTGATTGGCCAGCTCTCAATTGATCTGGTGTATTTACTTCGACAATCTTTTGTCATCTTGAAAGAAATTGATTGTTATTAGTCGACACTAATAGGATGGCAGAATGATGAGCTGCACCTCGTCATGATTACATCCTTGAGAGATGTGATTGCCTCCATGTGGGTTTAAGCTGTCAGTAGGCCAGGCCACTTCGGTGGTCTGGTCTACCACAAAAAAAACTTTACCGTTAGTATGTCTAGTGAGAGGCAGCAACTGCTGCCTCTCACTAGGTTAAGGTTAACTCAACAGAGCCTCATACTTGTCGCAAAGCTCGGCAAAGCTGCCGAAGCTCTTAGGAAGATTGTTGAGGAGACTGGTGGTGAAGAGTGCACCACCAGTGGTGCGTATCTTACCATTGACGTGGTCCGCTCCGGTGCGCACCATACTGAACTGAACCATGTTGTTGTGGCCCTTGTGCATGAAGAACACAAGGGCCACACCCTGGCAATATGCCACGTAGACCAGCTTGGCGTCAACGGGGGTGTTGATGTAGCCACTGTCACCAGGGTTTCCCAGGTACAGCTGACAGGTGTACTCCATCAGCTCCGGCTTCATGTTGACCAGAACCATGGGGAAGCTCCAGCTGGGGATGACGTCGGTGCTGGATTCCAGGGACTTGATGACGGTGTCGAAATTTTCAGCGGTAAGCATGGTCATGATAGACTCCTTCGGAGTTTGTTTAGAAGAGCAGGGATTGCTTCTTCACAGTTGTTATATAGCTGTAACTTGAATTGATTTACACGATAGACCAAGCTGGAGCAATCCAGCTTGGTCTATCTAAGTTACTTACCGAAGTATACGTCAATCACATTTTGTTCCAGTTTCTCCATCACCTTCTCTGTGATCCCAGTTAGGATTGGTGAGTTAACGATACGGTTGGAAATCGAAGTCGCTGAGAACAACGCATCAATTTCTTCTCCACTTTCCGTCACAGGAGCAACTGGCAACACTGTACACGACACTGTCTTCAGTGAAGAGTCAATGACCATCTTGTCGCCAGCATGGTGAGTCAATTGCTCACGGATCAAGAACTGGAATACGACTGTGTTTGCATCAATCGTGATCCCTTTGTACTTTGATCCAACAGGCACTTGTGATGACCCAGCAAACTGGTATACTGAGTCAGTGTCCTTCACATACTTGGCAACACTCTTCTTCGTTTTGTTATACTTGTTGATTACAGCAAGCATGGTTGGATGCATGTCTGACAATTCACAAGCATACAGGATTCTGACGTCAACCACCTGACCTTTCACTTTTGCTTTGGGTGCTGTACGATTCAGCTTCTCCAAGTAAGCTAGCGCGAATTCATTTGTGGTGACACCTGTCAAGTCAGTTGTATCGGCAAGTTCAAAAACCAACAATGGATCTTTGAGATCCACATGGTCTCCGATTGACCTTGCATCATGCACTACAGCTGTTGCTGGTACATTCAACACACGTACATCTACAGGAGCAATCTCAAGCGCAGCACTCAACTTCTCAGTGACCGCATTACTGTCTTCAAATGTTGTTGAGTTTTCAACCAAGGCAACGTTGCAGATGTAACCATGTTTGTAGTTAACCTGCCGATTCAGATCAAAGTCAGCTTCAAAGAACTGCGGGTTGTACCGTAGGATATCATGCTGCTTAAACCGATCACCTTTCTTCACCGTGATCTTCTGAACCTGTTCAGTGCACATGTCACTGCACTCACCATACTGCGTAGCATACGAGAATGCTCGAATGCCACCATCCTGATACTTGACTTTGACCAATTTCAAGGTCTCATCAACATCAAGGACGAAACCATCTTGTTGCGCCGCATAAGCGTAGATGTCACTACACCGATGTGCGATCATGGTCTCAAACCCGGTACGGATTCGACCACAGGTACCTTCTTTCGTCGGCATTGTGTGGCTCATCTGCACAGAGATGAAGTTAGCTCGCTTACCATCGTCCTGCGTTGCACAAGGCATCAACAGAGACGATACTGACAAGATCTGTGTGGGATCAAGTTCGTCTGGTTTGCCAGCCTTGGAGCTGATCATGCCGTACACGTTTCCGATCACTGGGTCCATACTGGCTTGTGCGGTGATTGCTACGTTAGCATTGTCAACGGTGGCCTCACTCAACACACCCATGCCATCTGAAGGATACCGGCGGTCAGCAACTGTGAATGACTCTGCAGTACGACCACCTGAACCAAGGTAGGTGAGTTTTGTGTTGATCTTGATGTCATGAATCGGGTTGATATCTTCAACCTGCATGACCGTCTGGTCTTGGATGATTCGTTGCAACACCGCATTCGGGTTAATCGAATACGGCATCGTTGAACCTTTCTGCTTACGAAATGCTCTGAATTGTGCAGTCATCTCGTTATACAAAATAGCGTTCATCCGTTCGTATGTCCGCAAGCAATGGTTAGCCATTGCAGCTGCTTCCTTGTGGTACGGGACAACAAGCATTTCAGTTGCACGGATCAACAGACCTTCAAAAGTCGTTGGTTCTTTCATCTGGACAAGACGGTCGTACGTCATGGTGTCAATGAACATGTCAAATGTGTCATCAATACCAATCAGGTAGTTTGTTCGTCCATTGCCTTGCTTTTTGTCCATGAGCAAGCGATAGTAGATATCCTTGTGCTCGTATTCCTCAATCGCACCCAGCTTCAGATCAAACATTGCCAACCCTTGAAAGATGAGAGACACCTTTAAAGGATAGCGTGGAATGACCAAAGCTTTATTATCAGCAAACCGAAGAACCACATCAGTGGCTTTCAGATTTTCATTCTTCAAGGCTCGAGTATTGACGATCTTGTACTTCGCGTTCATCCGACGAAGCATCGTCAACAAACCAAACCGATAACACAGCAAGAACCCTACTGGGAATTTACCATCAAGAATCTTGATGTCAACCCATTCAGTGAGTTGTTTGCCATAACTGACGCCAGTTGCACCTTGAATCAAATCAAGGATGGAGATCGGAACGGTGAATGTTTCTTTCTCCCACACCCCAGTCATGATCAGACGACTACCACGATCAATGTAGTAGTACGCTGGGCAATATGCCGCCGTGCCTGACTTCATCCCAATGAAAATAACCTTGTGCTCTTTTTCGTAAGCTTCGATTTCTTTCCATTGAGCTGGTGTCAAGTTGCGCATCGGTTCAAACATGACCGCTTTCCTGTCCGCTGGATCACCAAAGTACAGGAAGGATGTTGCTTTCTGAGATTGATGGTTGATCTTGATTGCAGAATAGCGTTTAGCAATCTGCATGTATTCGTAGGCACAATCTACTTCACCATCAAACTTACGAATCCCGTACTCAACCTCGAGTGCTTTTGGATTCGCTGAGTTGATGTAGTTCACCACGTTGTTGAAGTAAACGGCAAAGTCGTGTGACGATGCACTCAACTTCTCAACGATTGTTTTGTTGTAGTTGGATGACAACGACACACGAGTGGGTGAAATCTTCGCAATTGGTTTGTTGTACAACTGCTTCGACATCACCGAACGAATACCATTGACCAGGAATGTCCCATCGTCCCGAATGATCGGCATGGAAAAGTTAATTGAGTGTTGCTTTCCATGCACTGTCTTGTACTTAAACGAATAGTCCTTCGTTTGAGTCAATTCAGTATTCGTGACACGTTCTTCAATAGCTTGCAGGTACATGCCGTGAGCTGCCATCGAAGCGGCTACTGCCGCCATGTGTCGATGATGCATCTTCTTCAGGTACACCTGATCAAGATCGGTGATTGAAGAATGGATCATGCTAGGATCTGGAAGCGCATCTTTGAGGTTAGTGACATCACTAACTGGACCGATTCGTGGATCGACTTTTGATGTGATCAGTTTCGCAAGTGGAATCCCATTGAACTCAACCGTCTTGTAGCTCTGTGCCATCTTCAAGGCACGTTCTTTTTGAGCCATTGTCAGTATTGGATTCTTCTGGATTGTGGTGATCGCCTTCTGATCAAGCTGCTGCATGTAAGCTTCACCCATCTTCACCATCTGCTCAGGTGATTCCACCGGGGTGTGATCATCATTCGGCAGTCGGACTGAGTTCAGCTCTTCTTCTGTTTGATAAACTGGACTAAAAAACTCTTTGACCGCTTCTTCGTCAGGATACACTTGAGGCGAATCATCCTGACCATCTTCTTCAGGATTGTCCTCAGAAGTTGTGACCGAGTCGATTGGGTCATTGGATTCTTTCTCAACCAGTTCATTGACATCAGAGATGTCCAATGACGTCATGTCCTTGGTTGACATGTTGAAGTTGACACCATTGATGCTGACCAGCAATCGTTCCAGATCGCGTTCGTCAGCCTTTGTCAGTAGTGCGTCAGTGGTTTCAGCGGACTGCCCGGTTGATGAACCGAGAACTTCACTTCGATTCGATGCAGTGATCTTGCAGAAGTTATCGGCAATACTCTTCTCAATCTGGTCATCGTTAATTGCCGTTTGCTCACGACTATCAGTTGGGTCATTGAAGTCAACCACACTGATAGCTTTCGCTTGCTCTTTGGCAATTCCGTGCAGTACGAAACCATTAAAATGATTGAACAGTTTCGTGTAAATCTGATTCCGTTCGTTCAACGTGATCAGATCCTGCAATGACCAAAACAGAAACTCATCTCCCATGTAGAAAACAAGGTTCAGTTTGGACAACATGTCTTTTGGGATCTGGTCAAACAGTGATGGTACTGTACAAACTGCGTTAACAAAGTTGTACAAATGAACGAAGAGCATGTACTGGTAGCTGGTCTTTTCAATCAAACTCCCAGTGGTAATGCGAAAAGATGTTTGCTGGAACTTGCTCTTCACAAAAATCTTCGGAGCAAGCGGAATAAAGAAGTAGTGCAGCTTCTCTGGCATCTGCAAAGCAACGTTGAACACACTGGTCAAACAGTGATTAACTGCTCTCCAATAAGGCATGATGCCACGGCAAAACAAGCGAAACACGGGGTTGTGGTTGATGATCCCAAGGAACGGACCACGTTCCCCGATCTGGGCCATGTTACGGATGATCAGGTATTTACCAGAATTCTGAGACTTGAACTTCTCCAGATTTCTCTGCAGCTGCATCGTCCGGTAAATGTAATCAGTGGGTGTTTTCAGAATCCCATCGGTGACTGGTTCCTGAACATGGTACATGTATTTTCGGAAGTTTTCATTCCGAATGAAGGGTAGATCAAGAAAGGGGGTGTCGTGAATTGGTTCACCTTTCTCAATCCGACCAAAGTTATCCAGAATGTGGACAACAGAGTTTAGCGGTAGCTGGATTTTCGGTGGGGCTTCTTTAAACTTGGTCGCTGAAACATCACCAATCTTCCAGCAGTGCATGGTCCGAAAAAAGATATTGTAAGCAAGTCGTTCCTGACCAGCTTGAAGAAGTTGATCATCCGTCGCATTAACCGCGATACCTTTGAAATCATTCATATCAGCTCCGGTAGTCTCATGACGTGGGCCACTCCCACGTCATGAGATAATCTTGCCTAGTTGTTAGGCAACAGAGATGTAGGTGCCATAGTCCCGTAAATCCGACCAACTGCTGAACCACCCAACGACGTACCAAAGTACAATGCTGGGTTGCCCCATGTGGTCTTCACCAAGGCGTTGATGATGTACAACCGACGGAACACATTGTTCAAAGTGAGCAAGCGTTCATTCGGACCCATTGCTGAAAGGGTCAACAGGTACTCTTGGAACGAAGTATTGTTACCAAAGATCTGAACACCTGATGGTCCATCAGCGATTGCAAGATGCATGATTGGTGCAAGATCCTTGATGGTCATGGAAATATTGAGGACTGTTGGGAGTCGACTCAAGTTCCAACCAAATTCACTTGAACCACGTTGGATTGACAAGTTTTCAACAATCCCAAGTGGAATTGCAAACATACCCTTACAGTACGCTTTCACCAGAAATGGTGACGTGTATGCATTCAGACCAACAGATCTTGGACATGCCAACGGCAAGAGCATTGCTAATGGCACGTACAAAGACTGTGTAATTGACAAGTTGTCAGCGGCCGGCGCTCGCAACTGGAATGAGAAGTTGTAGTTCTTTGAGAAACTGCTACTCAACCAGATGTCTGGAATATCCAAAAAACCACTACCAGTCATCACGGCAGCAGCAAGACCAGCAAAGCCAGCTTTTGTAGCAACACCCATCACAACGTCAGACGCACCTTTCAAGATGCTACCAATGACCGGCACGTTGTTCAGAATTGAACCACCACTACTGAATGTTCGATCTCGGCCAGCGGCTGCTTGACTATTGAAAAACTGAGCAACCGTTGATTGACCTGTGGAGTTTGAGATCGCTTCGCTACTATCCGTGGATTTGTTAATCCGGAAAGAAATGTACTTGTCAGCACCAGTAGCAGAAGCTCGAGCACGCTGAGTGAAAATATCCCAGAATCCATCAGGTGCGGCTTTTCTTGCTGCTCTCGACAAGAAGTCGTCAGTGTCTTTGTTCTGCATCGTCAAGTTCAAACCAAGACGATAATCTCGTTTTGAGATGATCTTGTAGATGTTTGGCCCGCACCCTTGTAAAAATCCAGGCAATGCAGCTTCGTTTGGTTCACCATTGTTGTTGGCACCAGAGGACTTCAGTAACTCCATGTATGACGTGTTCGCCTGACTACCTGAAGTTGTACCACCAGTACCTGCTTTTGGGTTAAATGCATCAGGGATGTCCCAAGCATTTGGATACCACCCAAGGTTACAGCACAAGTGTACAAGGATGGAGTTCACGTAGCGATAATACAGAGGCATCGCTGGATCAAGATCGTAGTACCGGGTAACACGATCATTGGGGCTCAAGAAATCTGCCAACCACACCGTAAAGTGATATGGCCAAGTGAACGCGGTGAATGCCAACTTAGCCGCACCACCGATTGCTGATCCAAACAAACGACCAATTTTCAGTGCGTTACCACTGTTAACGTCACTGCAGAGATCAGCATCAACTGCTGTTGAATAGAACTCCCACAGCTTTTGGAATTCAGGAACACCGACCGTGATGTGCAGCAATTGTTGGGTAGTCTGGTACATGTCCATATAGACTCGACCAATCCCACCAAGTTCTGGTTGTCCCATCAGAGCGTTCATCGGGTGGATGATGTCATCATCTCTACCAAATCCCCACCGACAGTTGATTGCTTCATTCCCACCAAGTGAAGTGTCCGCAACCGAAAATTTGGTAAAAGTAGCATTGTCGGCAGTAGCTGAAGAGTACAAAGCATCCGCTGAGATCTGACCAGATCTCATGTTTGTTGCAGTGGCATCCGCACCATCTTTATCAAACCTAAACAGTTCTTGCAAAGATTGTGCGTAGGTGCTAAATGAAGATCTGAGCGTAAACGCATACGGGTGCAAATATGCACCAATTGTTCGGTCGGAAAAGGGATTACTCTGATAAATCCCTTCAGCGTTCGCTGTAAACCGATTTGTATTTGTAGCCATCTGTTCTTGTGATGTCGCCATTGTGATCTCCATCAATCTAGCAGTAGAAAAGCACAGGATGATCAGTGAGAGTGGATATCCACTCTCACTGATCAGAATTAAGCGGTTTGCCGTCTTACTTTTGTACCAACCAGGTTTGCACTGAACGGTGTTGGGCTTTGATTACCCTGACCGGCAGCTGCCATTGTTGCTACTGACTGTTGACTTACACCAATCAGTTGCTGCAACAAATCCGGAATTGATTGTCCAGAATTAGCCAACGCCGTGATTACTTCAAGGATCTTTGTCAGAACCCCAAGCAAGTCAGTATTACCTGATTGACCATTCGCTGGAGTAGCTGTTGTTGTACTGACTGGAACTGCACCAGCAGGTGCCCCACCATCAGCTCCACCATGGGAAGTTGCGAGCGAAGGAGCAGCGGCTGCACCACCTTCTCCACCCCCACTACCTCCAGCTGGAGCAGCTTCAACTGCAGCAGGAGAACCAGCGCCAGCAACTGACACAGTGCTCCCACCACCGGCATCAGCACCGGCTGGTGTCCCACCGTCTGAAGGAGTAACAGTCTGAGCACTGCCTCCACCTTCACCACCACCGGCAGCTTCGCCACCTCCACCAGCATCTGGAGTAGCACCAGCCGGAGCTGCTCCACCACTGTTAGGATCGGCTGGGCCACCACCTTGTTTCATCAACCCAAGAATAACTCCAAGTTCTTGTGGGCCACGAGTCTTAGCGATGCTTCTGAGCATCCCAGGATCGGATGATGCCAACCTTGGAAAGTACTTTTCTGTAAAGCGTTCACCGTACAAAGCACGAGCAAACGCTTCTGGGGTGATGTCTTTCTTCCAATAGTTCGTGAACAACCGAACTGCTCCACCAGGTCCATGCTGGATAGCACAAGACCAGAAAGCTTCTTGAAGTGCACGATTTCCTTGAACAAACTGAGCCACTTCAGGAGACTGCTTCTGCAATATCCCCATGGCTTTATTGTAGAACTTGGACACGTAAAACTTGTGTTCCAAGTCATGAGTAATCTTGCCATCTTTAACCAGTTGGAGCCAAGCGTTCGGGAACTCACCTTTAGAGCTACCGGTGTTCGCCTTACCAACCAGAGGCATCAAAGCTTTGTAAACATCTGGAGCTTCAGTTTTACACCACTCAACGAACTCTCTCAATGAACCCATTCGTGATGACAACTGATAAGAACCATACGAGGTGCCACCAGGTGGGTCGTATGAAATTGCGGCGCTACCTTTACTACCAGATTCAAACTTAGCAACATAGCTACCAAGTTCACCATCTTTCCCTGTAATATTCGCCGGATTCACCCCAGTCATATCCACACTACCAGTGGCCCCACCACTTGTGACTGCAGGACCACCAGCACCATTATTCCCACCAGCATACGTACCTGCTCCACCGGGGATAATCCCACCAGTAAAGGCGTTACCCTTGCCAGCATTAAAAGCATCACCACCGAGCATTCTGGCAACACCAGCATTGCCACCAGCCGCCGCAAGGACAGAAGCATATTCAGTTTTGTTCTTTGCTGCTTGTGCTTCACCAAGAGCTCCTGCTCCGCTAGTTGATCCAACTGCAGCAGCTTCACTAGCACTCAGATCGTACTTGCCACTACCACCGGATTCTTTCTCGGTTTTGATCTTGGAATCTCTGTCCTGACGAGCAGCATCAGCTTTTGCTTTGCTCCCTTCATTGGACTTGTCAGATTTCCATTTCTCTTCACTTTCCTTGAACTTCTTAAATGCTTCAGGTGTCGGTTCAAGGCCTTGGGTATTCTGGATTACAACGCTGCACTCACCTTGCATGATCTGCAAGATTTTGTTCTTCGTGCCATCACTGGCTTGACCAACTTCGTTATACCCAACTTTCTCATCTTGCAGTGCTTTAAGATAGCACTTACAGATTGGCAGGAAACGACGACGGAACCATGTCACCCAATACTTTACCTGAGCCGGATCAGAAGAGTCAAGACCGAACTTATCAGTCCATGCTTCATAATCACGGTCATTCAAGGGTGGGGCATTCTTGGTGAGCATGTCGTAGATACGATCTTCGAGTTTGATCGTTTGTCGCAAACCACCATCACCAATCAGGTTCTTTACTTTAAAATCAGTGTTGACGCCGTAAAGCTTACACCGAGATTCAGCAAAGTCATCAGTTCCAATGCCGATCCAATTGTAGAGGTTCTGACTGTATTTTCCACCGAAAGCGAATGTATCAATGGCATCAATAGCCAACAATCCACCGCCAACAATCCAACCAACTGGACCGGAACCTGCACCAGCTGCTGCGATCGCTCCACGGGCGGCCATTTTACCACCGGCACGAATACCAATTTTAGCTAAGGCTTTGCCACCAAACCGTTTAGCAAGTCCAAGCCCACCAGCCATCATTCCGTATTGTGCAAGGTCTCCAGCCATCCCACCGAGCATTGATCCGCCGCTGCCACCTTGATCAATGTCATGATCTTCAGGCAAGTCAGTTTCACCAGCAACTGCTTCATTGCCACCAAAAAGGTGTGACAAACCAAGCAAGCCAGCTCCAGCTGTCAGCAGTTTCCCAACTTTGCCCATCTTCATGAACTGACGGAAGAGCCCCCCACCAAGTGAGAATGCACCTTTTGCAATGCCAGGAATACCCCGACCGAGAAGACGACCAATCGTACCGACGAACGAAAGCAACTTGAAGATACCTGAGCCCATGAAGGACACACCACTCCAAATACCTTTCGCTACACCAACCAAGGAAGAGAAGATGCCACCAGCACCAAAGGCACCCATGAGAGTATCAATGAGCCCCTTCTTTTCGCCCTTCTTACCCACGATGCCATCTTTGATTGATCGCATTGTGTCATAGAAGCCACGACGCTCCGTATCTTCATTCTTCTTTTCTTTTTCTTCTTCTTTCTGTTTTCTTGATTGGAAGATCGTATCAGATTTACCATCACCATCGCGGTCACCAGGCTTTGGTCCGGACGAAATGGGTTTTGGTTCAGGTCCAGCAGGTTGACGTTTCCTCAAGATTTCGATGATGATGTCAAGACGATCACCAACAATGCTCTTGAGGTCTTCCTTATTGAGTCCTTCTGACAATCCAAACATTTTACCAAAGAGCTTTCCAGTCCCTCGGCCAAGTGCTCGAACACCATCCAAACCCAACATCGCAGATTTCCCAAGCAGTTCTGCAAATGGAATATTCCCAGTCAACAGTCCGAGCATGGTCTTGCCCAAGCTCTTTCCTTTTCTAAGGAGTGTTCCAGCAAGACCCATTGTCCCTTGAAGAGCTTTGCCAAATGCAGATCGTGCCCCAAGGATATCACGATTGTGAACGTCGACCAGACCATCTTTGATGTTCTGTTCGGTCACCAAGATGTCTTCAGTATTTGGGTCCATCACTGGAGCATTCAAGGCATATGAAGTCAGCAAACGTTTACCCGTCTTGACAAAGACAACCCCATCTTCCTGCTGTCGTTTTGACAGGATTGGATTTCCGGGATCAACCTTATCTTTAACGTAAACGTCAACGTAAACCTTATCTTGCCACTTTCGTTTCATGCCAGCTTTGAAATCAGAAAGACCACCCGTAAAGAGTGTTTTGATTCCATCTTTCTTATCTCTCGCCCACTGCATCCCAGTCGCTAATTTACCTGCAAGGACGTCAGATGACAAACCCAATCCAGTGAGACCAGCACCAAGAGCATCTAGTGACAAACCACCAGCGATTCTTGCGCCAGTTCCAAGCAACCCAATCCCTTGCTTAAGTCGATGTTGCGCGTACGGAAGAGCCGTACCAGTAGTCCAATTCCATGCCCCAGGGATCGCTGCCCCAGCCATTCTGCCAGCAAGTTTAGTTGCACCCCAAGGTACGGCTACTGACTTTTTAGCCAGTGAAGCTAGCGACTTGAAGTTAGCATGATCTTTCGTCCAACGAAACACCTTTCGCACAGTGCTAGTGGTGTTACCGATAATTGAATCCATTTGTCCTGACAGCGCCCCAGTCAGATCGATCAGCCGATTGAGCAATTCTGGAATGGCTGATTGTTTTTCAGCGTATTCCTTAAATGTTCCTTCAAACTGATTGACTGCACCAACGACGTCACCTTGGACTTGTGTTGTAAATTGCTGAGGTGCTACTGTGTGCGACTTGGCGATTGCATCAGACAACAGCTCAGCAACAACTTTTGCATTCTCCAGTGTAACCGGAATAACCTTTTGCTGATCAGAAGGAGCGGACAAGTTAAACCGGGTAGCGGCACCTTGTCCATTCATGAATGCTGCCATCACGTAAGGTGGTACTCCACGATAGAACGCACCATTTTCAGCAAAGGGTTGATCTTGTTCGTGCTCACTCCAGAATGGATCAAACTGACGTGATTCTGCTGAACCGAGATAGGGATTGGTTTCTTTCAACCGTCTGAGTTTAAGCTGCAGTGCTGCAGCATCACCAGCGTTGCTGAAGGAATCCTGCATCCCACGCATGGTCTGACGTGATTGATCAGCTCGATCAACAAACCACTGTTTCACGTTATCTGGCAAATTGGCTTTAATGTCATTCTGCCAAACATCATTCACACCGGCTTTCCACTGAGCAGAGATGTCTTTAAGTTGCGGACCATATTCCCCGAGATGTTTACGAGCAAACGCCATTGTCTTGCCAACCGCGCCGCCTTCAAAATTCGGGTCCTTCAGCAAGTCACTCAAACTGATTTGCTGACGAAGTGCCGCCTGCAACTCAGCTTCTCGATCAGTGTGCATGTCACGTTCGGACACAAAGTCCTTATCGTCCAACGACACACCTGACGAGAGCTGACGTTTTAATCTCCGCTTCATTGTAGGTGAACTGACGGCCAGACGAGGAAATGAATGGTTTCAGATGTCTAGCATTTTCCGTATTTTGAGACATACTTGTCAAATACGGCAAGATATTCATCCTTGTTCATTTGTTCAACAAGGACGTCATCCATCGAAGAATATGCCTGGCGATCAAGATTGCCATTTGAATCAAACAGCAATGACGCCAGCAATGCAAGCAACGCTTCTGGATGTTGAACACCCTTAAACGTCTCACGCATGTACCGAAGAACACGTTCTTCTGCTTCAATTGAAGCAAGTTCATCTTCAAAGTTACTGTAGTCATCACTGACATCTTCATCACTTGCAGCACGATCAGTTTTGATCTGCTTGAAAATGCCAGCGAATTCCTTGATTACTGATGGCTCAATCTGCTTCTTGTACATTGCACAGTTCGAAATGAATTGAGCCAGGTCATCCTGAACATTGTCAAAATCCGTCAGGTCAGAACCACTCGTAGCTTTGTATGTTCCACGAATTGTACCAATCGCCTTTGCCATGTTTCGACGACGATCTGAAGTACTACCAAAAGCTTCTGACGCAAACTTCTTCTGCAGTGTTGATACTCGGATAAAGTCATTGCTATCATGGTCAAAGACCAATTCTTCAGCTGGCTTACCCGTTTTGATCTCTTCCAGCAGCTTAACCATCTTTGCCAGATAACCAGGCATGATCGTTGTTACTGAGAGAGTAAATGCATTTGTGATTGTACCTGGCGCATTCGGATCTTTCAACATCGTGTTCGTTGTACGACCACCACCACGTTGAATATCCGGAGCAAGGATTGACAGCATTTCACCCAGCAAACTACCTTCACGGTCTTCTGCCATCTGCTGGGCTTTGAGTGCCAATCTTGTCTTCGCATTTTTGAACAGATTATTCAAGGACAGCATCTTGTTAGACAACAATCCTTTTGCGCCGTACTGCTCACCGAACAACATCTTGCCAGCACCCTTAGCCAGCTTGTTGCCGATCATCATGCCAAGTATGCTACCACTTTGACCACCAACACCTCGAGTACGACCAGACATTTCGTCCATCGTACTCAGTGTGTCACCCATGGTCTCAGCAGCATCACCGGCCATCGACAACCCTTCTTTAAAGGGATCGAGGACACGAGACTGCAACTTACGCAGCATGTTCACTTGCCAGTTGGTGATTACATTGCCAAAGCGTTGCAGCCCGGCTTCTTTCACACCTTCCCAACGAGTGAGCTTCTGGACATCCGGCAAACCAGTGTTGTGTCTGATTTCATCCAGTTTCTTTTCAACGATCTTTGACAGACCTTGCACCACTGCTAAGGTATCCTTAGCAACGAAGTAATGTTTGTACTTGATCTCCAGATCCTTTTTCATGTACGGGATCTGGATTGCTTGCAGAAATGTTTGTTGGAAAGCAGCCCCTGCACGAATAGCTTGCAATTGGCTGTATGATTCACCATGTTGCTTAGCAGAAAGAGCGCGATCAACAAGACTATCCGTCTTCTGTTCTACAACTGCATCGGCTTGTGCCTGCAATTGTTTCTTAAATACTTCGTCAAGAGAAGCTGCAATCGCTTGCTTTTCAGCGTCTTCTTTTGTGAGCTTGGCATTCGAGCGGGATTGTTCATCACTGCTTGAAACCAACTTGTCGTATCTGTTTTGCAGCGACTTTGGTAGAAACTGCTTAACCCTTGGGCCAAGCGTACGGCCAGCTCGCTTAAGCTGTTGCACCATCGGAGCAACATCTTGCTGCAACTGATTGCTGAGATACGACAGATCTGAGGTAAAGTCACCAACTTCTCCAACGAATCTTGCTGCGTCAGGAACGCTTTGAGAAATGCGTTTCCCCAGACTTGGAAAAAATGTGGCATGAGCTGATCCAAGTGCAGAAGAAATACCCTGACGGACTTCATTAATCGGGTTGCGATTATTTTTCGTATTGGTGTTCGCGCCATCGCTGAAATCAAAACGATCAAATGCCGAGGCGGCATCATCAAAATCGAAATTCATGTTACTGGTGGTACGATCTTGGCCTTTAAATGACCCAAGGTTTTTCTTTGCCATTGTGAACTCCAAACCAACTTAGTGGGTAAAACCGTCCATCTGATTAACCACTATAAATACAATCTATATTTATAGTGAGTAGTGCCTTTTGGCACTACTCACTGATCACGACAAGATAATCGTTGACCGATAATACTGGAAAGAGGTAAATGCATTCAGGGCCGCCAATGAATTTTTCTCTAATGTGGTGTAGTCATCCAACGTGTATGTTGGTAACAACTTCACCACTTCTGGATCAGAGACTCTTGGTGGTGCAAACAATTCTGCTCTTGCCATCCTTAAGTCCATCAAAGCCTTTGCCCCGTTAGATTCTGGGTGCTCTGACCAATTGTAAAAATGGTAGATGAACCAGTGGTCAAACTCTTTGTAATGTTTTTCCTCCAGCTCATGCCCAGGGACACTGATCACACCGAAGTTGATTGATGTTTCTTTCAGACCAAGAATCAGTCTGGATTTCAACTTCTTTGCAGCTGAAACGCTCAACACCAACGGATAAGTGTTGATCACATACGTGAGTGTTGTCACTGGAGAAACGTTCAGCGATTCTCGCATCTTGTTTTCAGCGACGATCCCCTGATGGATATCTTTCAAGTCTTTCCACATTGTTGTTGGTGGAGCAGTCATCATTCGGAACTCTGCTTGTTTTGGATCTTTCAACAGTTCAAGCAGTTGCTCTTCAGTTATCCCCAGCTCACTAAAATACGGAGCATGTTCTACCTGAATCCGGTTGTTGTAATTAGGCAGTTTGCTGATGATGTACTGGTAAGCCTTCGGATCATCCTTGGTCATCCAAAGCAGACCACCAAGATAAACATCCAAAAGGTATGGCAATTCAATGTATATCGAAGATATTTGACGAGTGGCCTCACTCCGATATGCTTTGATGAAGTCATCTCTTTCGTCAGCTGAATACTTGTTCGTAATTTCCGTGAGAATTTGTTTTCGTAATGGAGATGAAGCAGGTATTTGAGACATATATCCTCCAAAAGGCACATGGAGTTTAAAATGCAACCAAACCGTCCTTGGAATGTTTGGCCGATGGATGTCGGTTCAATCATCAAGAGAGATTTTCTTGGGGAAGTCACTTCACCATTGATGTACGAGCCATCAACCAGTTCATTTCATCCCTTCGGATTGTACAGTGAGTCAATCTTTGGTCAGATTGGTACACCAGATCGGATATCCCGTCTTGGGTATATCTCACTTCATAGTGACATTCTGTCGCCATTGATTTTTCTCAACATCATAAACGTCTGTGGTTGGTATCAGGACATCATGGAAAGCAAAGTCCATGCTACCTGGGATCAAACCAACGGGTGCTTTGTTCCAGCTGAGAAAGAGAACCCCAGTGCGAGCACTGGTTATGCTTTCTTCATGGAGCATGTTTCCAGTCTCAAGTTTCAACGAAACAACTCAGTTTCAAGAAACAACAAGATTTCAGTCATCGAGCAAACCATTCAGATGAACTGTCATGTCATCCGACACTGGTTAGTTTGTCCTGCTGGCTGGCGAGATGTCAAGACTGATGTCTCAGGTCGAGTGGAAGTTGATGAAGTCAACAAGCTTTACAACTCACTCTTAATGATGTCGTTGGAGATCAAGAATGGAGCGAACAACCCGATCTTGAGAACATTCTTCAACAACGTCAAGTACCACGTACAACTGAAAGTGGTTGAGATCTTTAACCACTGGAAGAACTTCTACGAAGGCAAGACTGGTTTCGGTCAGGCGCATTACGCCAAACGTAACCTTGCCCTTGGTACTCGTGGGGTTATCACCGCACCAACACTGATGGCTGATTCTCCAGAATCACCTAGCTACATCAAGCACAATGAGACTCAGCTCTCAGTGTTCCACGCAGCCAAAGCCTTTGAGCCAATCGTCATCCATGCGCTCAATGTCTTGTTCACTTCACAGGTGTACACCTTGGGGAGTATTCAAGTGCCAGCAATTGATCCGGCTACTTTGAAAACAAAGTACGTTGAGATCGTTCCAGCTCAAGTGACGTATGCATTGGATACCCAAAGTAAACACGATCTGATCAACAGCTTCAAGGACACTGACGGCCGTCATGACGAAGTTTACATCATGGGGGTCGACGGAAAGAAGTACTGGCTGTGGGCGGTGTATGACACTGGCAAAGACATCTACTTGCTTCGCAACATTGATGACTTTGAGAAGCTTCTCTCTGCTGGTGGATCATCCAAAAAGATACCGCTAGCTGAGTGTCCAACCTTGACATTACCGTACATTCAACCACATTGGGACACAGTCATCAAAAGCTACAAAAAGCTTGGGATTGACTTGTCCGACATCAAGTTTGAGTTGTCGTCGGTGCCCCGTGACAACAACGGTGATGTTGCTGAGAACTTTGATCCAATCAAATTTGGTGGATGTTGGACAAAAAACAAAATTGTCTATCTGAACCCAAACCTCAAAGACGTCATTGCTTACTACACTGGAGCGACCACGATTTCTGGACTTGAGACTTTCAACTACTATCTTGAGCATCTCATTGCACATGAGCTTGCCCATGAAGTGCACGAAAACATCGCAACAGAAAGTGAAATCAAAGCTCTTCAAGATGCGGCAATCAAGAGCGACTTCACAACTGACTATCTGCGGACAATTGACAAAACCAATCAGGAAAAGTACAAAAAAGAACTGTACTGTGAATGGTTGGCTGAATCAGTCATTCCACAGATTGAAAGTAACGTCACCGTTGACCGACAGAAAATCAGAGCATTGACCAAAATCGAAATGCTCTACCTTGCTACGTATGCGGCTACCCATGACAAGTTCTGCACGATCACTCGTTTCCCTGCAGTCGAAGTCGGTAGCATCTACCCTAGTAAGGTGTCGGTTCTCACCACATCACCTGACCGGGTGGTCAACTTCAAATCTCAGTACAGTGAACTTGGGGATATGGTCCTTCCACATTACCCAAGAATTAACATCAGACAATACATTGACAGCACCATCGTTCATCCATCAAAGACACCTGGTCTCAATGCCGACTTTGATGGTGACAAGGTTAGCGTCAATGGGATTATGTCATCAGAAGCATTGGCCGAAGCTCGTAAACATCTTGAATCACCAGCAAGTATGATTTCCCCTGCTGGTAAGTTCTACAACACTGCTAACACCAACAGTGTTCGGTATGCTCTCCACGCTTTGACCATGCTTCCAGATGGTTTGGTTTTACCAGAAGCCGAATAATATTAACCCTACTGGAGCAGGCATGCCTGCTCCAGTAGATAGATTAACCTTCTTTAAGACTGAACGTGAGGTCTTTCAGGGACGGATACCGACCGCAAGAACGATCCTCCGTGCAGAAACCAAAACGTTCACAAGGGGCACCAGCAGTATCGAACACTGCCGGCAAAATAGGGTTGACCAAGGAAAGCAACTTGTTGCTCAGTGCACGTACTTCCCACTGAGCTTTGCGGCAGTTCCTGAGTTCAATGAAGTGAAGAAGTGCCCTGGCATTGAACGTCAGAACAAACTTGGTTTCACAAGCATTGCTGAGCAAGAAGCGAGCATCTTCCTGACACGATTGCTTTTTGTAACCATGTCCTTCAAGAAGATGCAGCATTTTGGAATACCGTTCCTGGTCGTGTCGCATCTCTTCGAAGAACATCGTTCTGGTGTCTTCATGTTCAAGGATGTGTGGTGGTACGACATACGTGAAGTTCTCAGCGTTGGTTTCCCGCTGAGACTGCTGTGTGACGGCCATCCCAATCCGGTGTCTGGTCACCTGTTGAGAAGAAATGCGGCTGAAGCCAGTGATCCCAAAGGTAAAAGAAACATGCTCCACCACACTGGAATGACCAGAAGCAATGACCTTTCGGATCAGGTCATTGTCGGGTCTCAGCCGGGGACTTTTGATTGGGTGCAAGACCAATCTCGTTCTTCATAAAGATCTCGTGGCAAGCATCTTTACGAAGCTCATTGAAAAAAATATCAGCCGCGCCGTCAGGTGAGTTGCACTGCTTGCAGATCGAGTAGATCAGTGTCGCCGCATTGTGCGTGTGCTCCATCAGCTGGACATTGAGTTCCTGAGACTTGTCTTCCATGATCCCTCCAATAAAAAAATAATAGAATCGCTCCAGAATGTAATCCTAACGAATCAATTTTTAAACCTAGACGAATAGTTGTCTAAGCTAAATTGACTCATTAGGAAGCATTCTGAGTTGATTTTGAACCATCAGGGTGCAAGACTGCACCCTGATGATGATTTACGTTCTCGGTGGATGAGGAACAGCTGTTGGGTCAATGCTGGGTTGGTCCACAGCTTTTGTCCCATGCATCACTCGATCAAGTACCGGTGAGTAATTGCAAAAGGGGCAATACTGTATTCCACCAGGGGTATACACCATTTTTCCATACTTGTGACAATTGGGACAAATCCCCTGACCACCATTGAGCTCAGCCATTGTTATCTCCTTAACGAACGTAATATACAAAATGCCACAGAAAATGTAACAACAGTACGGCATTCACTGATGATACGGTTACCATCGTTGCAGTGTACGACATCACAACCCGGATTGTAACATTCGTTTGAGTATTGAACTCAACAAGGTTGCAAACAAAGTCAGCAACCTTGAACACAGCAATCTGTGAAAATGCCAGATACACACACATCCAAACCTGATGGCTGTCCAAGTTCGGATCTAGCCACCAAGCTTTCACGGTAATGAGTACATTTTCTGATGTGAACTCCTGAAATACCACACCACAAAACGCAATCAGTACCAAAAATAAAAACCCAAAAGTCCAGCATTGTGCAAAATTGACCAAGGGCATCAGCACTTCTTGTGTGGCTTTTCCAGATAGCTGTCGCATGATTTTCTCCAAAAGTTAAACGGGTATGACCATCAAATGACAGCTAAAGTTCCAAGGATTACTTTCACTATAGTGATATATCGAGATAATTTGAATGAAACTCCGAGATCCTATGAGCTTTTAGCTACATCATAATTACAAGCAGCGAGGTTCGCATGTACTACGGCTACATCGATGATACACTTTTTCAGAAAAAAACTACAATCACCAATGCTGACGAAGTGTATCCAGCATGTGTGATGGACCGGCAAATCGGGAATTACTTCAACAAGAATATCCGAGTTGGTGATCCACGTAGTACTCGGTTGAATCTTGGCGGGAAAGCTGCGAATGGAAAGATCAGCTTCCACTATGACAAATCCAAACACCCCACAGACTTGTTTGACCAGCTGTCGAATGATGATCTGATCAAGTTCTTCAATGTGCTTGAGATGATCTACACTGCCAATGGTGACAGTCGTGACACGATCAACTACTCTCTGGCCAGTGGGGCACTGACTAAAGATGTTTATGTTGCGGATACCCTTGCTCTCTCCAGGACAAGTGTGACGGGCACCATCTACAACGTTGATGATGTCACTCCGACCATGACCATTTCTCTGGTCACTTACTTTGATTTCCACATCAAACTTGCTGATCAGGATGAAGAGATCTTCCGTGTGTGGCTTGATCGTGCAAGTTTCCTTGCTGACTATCCCTTGGCGACAATCAACAATGTTGTGTTGCCTTGTGACAAGATCTACATCCTTGATCCTACCAAAGTTTCTGGTGCGATCGAGATGATGATCAAAGCAAACACTTCTTCGTTTGCTGATCTTGATCAAAGTATCGAGACTGAAGATCACAGTGGTTTTATGACGTACTTCACCAAGTACCTCACAAAGTCACCTTCAGCCACACAGATGCTGCCGTTTGGTGTCCTGTATCAGGGTGCAAAACCAAGCAGTCTTGAAATCCGTGAAGCTATCCGCAATGACCTTCTTAAAGGTGGCATTGCTGATGCCTCTGTTTGGGAATCCATCCTCCCGGACCTTTTTGTCACGGCACAGTTCTACATCATTCCGGTATGGGACAATGTGACAGTGGCGTTCGTTTGGCGTGATCCATCCGTCAATCATCAATGCGTACAAGTACAAGACTGTCTTGAAGAAGATCTTCCCGAACATGGACGATGACTACATCGACACCAATCAGGAAATGATGGTCTGTGGACAGAGTGAACTGTTCCTGACGACCATTCCTGATCCATTGAACAAAGACAAGTTTTCTTTGCTCAAGGAACATCCTTCTTATCAATACCACATGTCCCAAGATGGGTCAGTGTTCACCAACATGGACCCAATCACCCAGGACTTCAACAAGCGGTTGAACCGGGCAATGGCAATTGCTTGCGGGGAATCCACTTCTCTTCCAGATGTCACTGACAACGTCATTGACACCTTGACTTGGCACACATTCACCACTAACAAGGTGGAGTACAATATCCTGTCACGGGCAAGCTACTACAAAGCGCTTGGTCTTTCAGAATAACCTTAACTTTGGACAAGGAGCATTCCCCAATGCCATTTTCTCAATACCTTCGCACTGACGGTAAAGTCAAAGCTTGCCAACTGACAGTTGACACAGAACAAGACATCGCTGATGCTCTGTCAATGGCATCAACCATGGGTGGTCTGGCTTCGTTGACCGCCACTCGTTCTGCGGAAACCAACTGCATGGAGTATTCATTCCGGTATCGTGACACCTCAGCTACAGTCACGCTCAAGAACACCGATTGGCTGGTTCAACAGCCGACTGGTCGTTACGAGATCGTGGACAATGCTACGTTCATCGAACGCTACTACAACGGGGAAGTCGATTACATCTTCAACCCCTTGAATGAAGAAACTGTGAAAAGCTTCTTCCTGAAGTTCGTGAACCACAACTTCCCAGAACTGTACACCAACAACATGGTGCCATCACTGTCGCCATACGAAACGCTGGCAGTCTCTTCAGTTGCTACAAACGCTTTGTTCTCGGCTCGCATTGAAAATGGTGCAGTGATCGCCTCAGCTGCCGACCAGAACGCGGTTGGTTCTTCGATGATCGGTGCTCAGGTCACAGTCAACTACGCTGCTGCGGCCAAAGCAACAGCTTACTCGATTGGCATGAACAGTAATGTTTACAATGCCCCGGTCGCTTGGACCGTTGACGCTGTTGATGGTGCTGATGTCGTCACTCGTGTATCCACCGTGACTGAAAATCAGGTAAAGACTGGGGTGTACAAGATTGACGTACTAGTATCAGCTATCAAACTGGTGTTCACCTTCCAGAAATTCGCGTCTGCGGATACCAGCTTTGCTGATCTGCGCATCGTGACCTTCAATGGTGGTGACATTGTCGCTCCTGACACTCCAGTCCCTCTGACCAAGTTGTCACCCGACATCCTTGAAGTGGTCGCAGAAAAACTGATCACTTGGTACGATCCGGCGACTGACGTGTACACCATGGATTTCTCCACTGGTGGTATCACAGACCTCACCGGTCTTGCGCGTGTCTACAAACACTTGATGGGTGCGTCATTCATCACGGACAATACCAAGGTTATTCTCAACTTCTCCAACAGCATTGGTCAGGCTGAGATTACCGATATCACCTTGCAGGTTGGTTTTGATCTTGGGACTGACTACGCTGGTTCTGTGCCCAACCAGATCAACGCCATCGGCTTGCAGCAGTTCTTGTTCCAGTTGAAGTGTCTGGACCAAACGAATGCGTACCGTCTGAAGGAAATCAACTTCGCTCCGTCGAAGCCTGGTGCCATGTCGGCCATCGCAAAGTCAGTCACCTACAACAGCAACAAGCTGTGGGATGACTTTGTCGAACAGGTCATCAACACCACCGGTTTGAACCAGCCTGGTCAGATCAAAAAGTAATACCTTGGCTTAAATCCTAGTGGGGCAGCACATGCTGCCCCACTAGTGAGTCTACTTCGCTGTAGGCTTTGTGCACATCAGTGCAAACTCCCCAGAAGCATTCCGGGTAAGATGCTGAAGCTCTGCCAGAATCACAGGATTGCTCCTGGCTTCGGTGCACTCCTTTTCAGTTTTGTACAACGTGCTGCCAAGCCACTGGTGTGACAAACCAGGCTCAATGATGCAGTTTGCACCAACCATGACACAGACGATGAGTGACCACATAGTTGTTACCTTTGGTTGTTCTTGTGAACCAGAAGAACGGCATCAATTTGCGACTTAAGCTCTTCTGGTGGATTATGGCTGGGGATTTCACGGAAACCCAAGAAGGTCATGTGTGTGTTCATTTCGTGTGGTGTCCCTTCAGCATGCAAGTGGGGCATCTCCTTCCAGAATTCCAGTCGCTCATTATGCGCATTCAGATACGCGTTCAACAAGCAGACTGGCGTGCGGTCAAGATGCACAACTTCACCAACAAACTCGGGGATGCGGATGACCCCGCCTCTGGTAATGGCAGCAATCAAGCTGTCAACTGAAATACTGGTAACCGCAATAAGGTCAGGCAACACAATACGTTCACCGCAAAGTGCACACCGGTAAATCAGCTGGTAAAACACGATATCAACCATTGGTCTCTCCTTGGTTTGCCATGCCCAGAACGTCTTCAATCAATCGGTTCCAGGCATAGCTGTTTGCACTGTTTTCAGAATACTGGATAACTGTGTCACTTTGGGTGGCTAACATTCGGTTTGATTCACAATAATGAAAGTACTCGTGGTACACCACAAATCGTGTAACAAGCCACTGTTGGAAATGTTCTCGGTCCGTATGGATTCCGAATAATCCAGCACAGTTATTACGATGAAACCACCGTGAGAACGTATTCGTAAAGAAGACCACCCAGCGCTCAGAGTACATCGTCTCGTCGATGTCATCAATGAACGTTTGAGCAAAGTAACCGTTGTCTTCTTTAACCTCAAGTAAGATTGACAAAACAACAGAAGTGATCTCTGACTGATCATTCCGATCACCCAAGTCGTCCAAGTAGTTCTCAGCGAACTTGATAAACTTGCGATCACTCATGACTTTTATTTTGTCGTTATCACCAAATACCCGAGATACTTCTCTTTTCACCAGCGTGGTATTGGAATGATTCCACACTTCGGATAACCTTGACGACAACTGAGGATAAACAACCATGGTAAGCCGGTCAATTTTGGTTAGATCATCCATGTCACCAGTCCTTCTCCAAAAAGAGCTGAGAGAGAATTACTTGCCGAGCATACTCATCAGCATCACTCTCTGCCAAATTCGATTTTGAAAATTTGAACAGCCGTTTAGCCTGACAGCAATGTCGGTACTCATGAAGAACTGATATTCGGGTGATCAATTTCGCGAGTATGTTGCAGGTTTGAGTGTGGGTAACCACCTTTTCTTCAAATATAGTTATCCACCAACGAAGGATCGCATCACGATAAACCAAGACCACTGGAATTTGACTTTCTTGGTTTAAATAACTTTCTGATACCGTGGTTGCCAGCACATCAGGTCCAATGAACTCATCTAACTGATTCAAAATTGATCCAGTTATGTCATACCCAGCAGCAACCATTTCCACCTGTTTGTTCCAAGCGAATAGCAATGCTTGTTCCGCGGTGGTATTGATCGCATTGGTTGATTGCACACCAAAAACTTTCTTGATTTCAGCATCAACCAACTGATCAAGATGCATCCACAACCAGTCAGCTGACATCGTCCAAAGTTCATTTGTGAACTGCAAGACCGACAAACAAAGAGTTTTTGTGCTTGCTCCACTATCTCCAGAATGTGGCATTCTACTACTCCTCCTCTTCTGGGCGATCCATCAGTTTTAGGACATAGGCAAAGACCTCCACCAGTGTCCCAAGAAACAATTGTTTCAGTGACCGAATTTTACAAATCAAGTTTTTGTAGACGATCTTGTCATTCTGATAATCCTCCACAATAACAAAATCTTCGACGTTTCTAGCCGCCGTGATGTGTACCTGAATACCAGTGAAACCTGTGACAATAATCCAAAATGAATGCCGCTGATTATCGGGATACTGATAATTGAGTGGCTGATACGGCAACCTTGTAAACTGCCGAATCAACTGACTTCTAACCACATCATCCGACTCATGATGTTTTTGTGGTGCAGTTAAAAAATCTGCCTGAGTGTTGTTCCACTGACCCATGATCTGATCCTGATAGAACAGAAAATACAGGAAATACGGAATGATCTGGGCTGTGCTCAAATTAATTTGAGCACAGCCCAGAGCAAAGGTCACAATCTCGTGACGAACATTTTTGCCCGTCATACCAGCCACAATAGTATCCAACAGTTGCCGCACCAAAGGTTCGTGCAAGTTTGGATGGGGTGGGAAGTTGTGTACAAGCATGTTCTTTTCCCGTTATCCCTTGATTTTCTCTTCTGCCCAGTTCTCACTTATCCTTAGCAAGAGCTGGATTACTGCCGCCAAAAGACTCTGTAAGACGGTCTCGTCTCGCATGATTGTCACTTCTCCTTTGACTGTGGCCTCATGAATGTCCGTAACAACAATGTACGATGTCCAATTGTTCTGGGTTCGAATTACCAAATTCCTGAAACCTTCAGGCTCGAAAATTACTTTCTGGCCGCGGTTTGATCTTTTAAACATCGGAACACTCACTGGAAAATGCTGAAGCCGTCCAAGCTGATGATGTAAAAATTGATGTCGGGTGGAGTCCACTGGACTCCACCTTCCTGGTTCCTCAAAAATATCTGATTGGATTTCCATCAGAGATTTCACCACCCGATCAGAGTTACCAGTGATATTTGAAAAATATTGGATCACTTCATTTCTGCTGTGTCCAACCTGATTGCATCCCAACATGAACGTCTCAAGATCGGTTTCAATCGATCTCTTATCATGCGGACTCGTCAGAATCAGAATAATCAAGTCAAACAAATGTTGGACCAACGGTAGGTACAACCGTTCATTCGTTCCCAACCCCAGCTCAACGACGTTCATATCCCCTCCAATGTATTGCGAGTTCAGCTAAGACCTGAAACATCGCTGCACAAATTTCCATACCTAGTGTTGAACCACGTTTCAGCTTAGCTTCACTTGACAGACTTTCAGTGAGATGATGCATCGTCACATCACCAGTTCTGGATCTTGATGCAACAATCGTGATAAACTCAAGCTGACTAAGTTTAAAGACAACATCAATCTGATCACTTTGCGGCCGTTCCTCAATAAAGGCTATTTCAACCGGGTATTGTGAAAGTCGTACCAACAAATTGAATACCTTCTGCACAAGACCACGATCGTAATCTGCTGTTCCAAACTTGTTCAGCTTTTGCATTTCTGAGTTAACCATGAAATCGGTCACAACTCGGTCAAACTGGTCAGCAATCATGGTAAAGTACTGTAAGGCATCATTTTTATTGTGGTTAACCTGCTCACAACCCAGTGCAAAAGTTTCAATCTCGTACTTCAATTTAGCGTAATCATTCGGATAAAGTAGCACACTTACAATCAGCTCTAAGAGCTGTGCGGTCAAGGGATAATACCAGTTCGATGATTTTGATGTTGAATTTTCCATATTGCCCTCGATAAATGCAGAAGGGGCAATCTTGCCCCTTCTGCGGTTACCAAAATTCTCCGGGATGAACTTCCTGCAAGCGCTGGGTTTCGATTCCAGCTTCCTGCAACATTTCCTTTGCCAACGGGTCGCAGTATTCGTCAAGATAGTAGATCTTGTTGACTTTGCACCCGATCAAAAGCTTTGCACAGATCACACACGGATGCGTGGTACAATAGATGTCAGCACCAGTGATGTCCAAACCACCGGTAGCTGCCTGCAAAATCAGGTTCTGCTCAGAATGCAAAGCTCGACAGATCTCATGCCGTTCACCAGAAGGAATGTTCATCTTCTGGCGCAGACAACCAGTTTCAGCACAATGCTTCAGTCCACCAGGAGCACCATTGTAACCCGTGGCAAGGATGCGATGGTTGCGCACCGCAACGGCACCAACCTGTCGACGAGAGCAAGTCGACCGTGTGGCAACCTGCTGCACAATCCGCATGAAGTAGGAATCCCAACTTGACCGTTCCATGACTAATCCTTCACGTACTCAGGCGTGTTTTTGATGAGATACTGCAGGAGATCTTCCTGTATGTCATCAGTGACATATCCACAGGCAGTTCGCATGTGACCACCGTACCGACCATTGACTTTATTCTTCGGATTGTTGAGAACAATCGCAAAGACCTTGGACATGTCCACTTCCTTATCGTCTGTGAACAACCCAACCTTCCACACCTGATTACTCAGGTTGTAGGAAAAGAAGATCATCAGGTCATGTTTGGTGGGGTCCCATTTGGACTGAAAGAACTTGGAATTGCGGCCAGCCTGATTTGCCACCAAGGCGACCAAATCAGTTCCACGAATCGTGAATTCCTTTGCACCATCCTGACAATCACGAGCATTGAACTTTTTGGCATAGTGCAAAGTCAACTGACCATCGCAGAGTTCTTGAGTGAGTCGTCCTGACTGGAATGTGAGTTCATCCAAGAACAACTTCGGAAACCAAATATCCGGGGCATCTTCACGATGGAGCAGATCGCCGCCCATGTAAGTGAAGTTCTGGTGCTGGATGTTGATGTCTCGACAACGCTCATTGAACGCCAGCGTGTCGTCGTTGTGATTGTACACATCGTACCGACCGCACAAACGCACAATGTACGGCATCCGTTCATTGCGGAAGAAGTAGTTCCATGCGAGTTCGCAGGCAGCGGCTTTCTTCGCCATGTTGCCAGCCCAATCCAGAACACTGGCGTCGTTCAGACGCAAACAGTGGCCATAGAAGCGATCTGCATAGAGAGCGGCTCGTTCGATACCTGAGTCATGATGATCAATAATGATCATCTTCTCTGCATACCGATCGAGCAAAACATCCGGCAGAGTGCAGTCGACAACAATCATCAGATCAAACTCGCCACAGGCATTGATCTTCGACTCCAGCTTTTCAAGCGGGTCAACATGATCATACCCAACTGTAGACACGATTGCCTTATTATTGTGAACATGTGCCGCCATGGAAGCAATCGTACCCGAGCAAACACCGTCCATATCGATCCGATGATAGACGATGACCACATGATCCATCTTTTTAGGAAAAATCATTAGTCCTCCATTATTTTACTATAGGCTAGAGGGAGTGGAAAACCACTCCC